GCATCGATTACAGCACCACGCAAGGTAAGAGCTTGTTCTCTGGGATTGCGGCATCCGGCACCGTCCTGTCTGATGCAGTGGGTGACACCTTTGCCAGTATGTCCAATGCCCTGGGCGGGATCACTATCTTCTCAGGTGGCTCCTATCAAACCTTGGGCGGAATGCGTGCAGCCGTAGCCTTCAGCTACTCGCTGCCCAATGCTGCAATACCAGACGCCGATCAAACTGGTCGGTTTGCCAAGGTTATCGTAGTCCCTCCACTGGCAGGTAGTTGGTTCACCAGACCCCTCTACTTCCACTATAACCCGTGAGGTGAAACATGTTTGCCTATTTCAATAAGGCCCGGTTCGTCTCTGCGTTATCGACGTTGGAGGGTCGAACCCTGGACCCAGCTACGGTCACCCTGGCTGGCACGGTTACTGCTGGTCCATTCCTGGGCAGTAACAAGGAAGTTGGTCGCCTGTGCTCGTACCCGAGCGCAGACGGTCTGTCCACGCTTAACCGTACGGTTTACTACAACCGCATGGACCTGGCGTACCTCACCACCTCGGTTATCCCTAAACTGGTTCAGCTGACCGATGGGGTGATGGTTTACGACCTTATCCCGCAGCTGATCCAGCTGACAGGGATTGAGTTCACGACAGATGACCTGGTTAACGCTCAGGTGACCGCACAATCGTCTTCTACCAGTTTTACGCTGACACTCACAGCCAAGGCAGGGTCTCCTAAATTCAAGGGCTCCTGCACGCTCACAGTGGCTCGTAAACCTGCCCTCTCCACTGCATTCAGTACCAATTCTATCAATTGGGTATAAGGAGCTAACATGGCTATCACCGCCTATGGTCTCGAACACCTGCCCCAGAACTTTGCTATTGGGTCTTACACCACATGCTTCGGTATGGCCAACTCTGACCTGAAGTTCAATTGCTATTGGGGCGGTTCTGGTAACTTTGCCGCACTGCGTCCCTACAACGGCAACATGATGGCGTTGGGTAAACTGCAAGGCAACACCGCGCAGTGTGCCGGTTTGAACACTTTGCAGTTCAGTGCGCTGACCCCCGGAGGCACTCCCAACAAGTTCACGCTGGCCTTCCGGGTTACGCGATTCAACGCACCTAGTGCTGACCAACCCATTTTCAGCATCACCAACGGAACAACGACGGCGGGCGACGGACTGTTACCCATCATCTACTCCCGTACCACAGATGCGGTGGGGGTGGCCACGTACTACGAGGTGACCATTGACCTCAATGCCTTGACGTGGGTGGTCTTCACCAACAATGTACAGACCAGCTCCGGTGCACTACCCACCAGTATCACCAAAGCCAACTTCCGTACGCTGTACTGGCAGATCGGCACAATCTCCACCTACTACATGATCCTCGGTGGCGATTTGGTTGTTCATGGGCTCTCCGACATCATCACAGTTGTGGACTACGGCACCGCCGGTGACACCGCAGTTAACCGTTTGGGCCCAGTGGTGCTGAACAGACTGCCGGTTGTCTCGACTACAGGTACTTCTACCCCTCCGTCGGGCTCTACCACAGTCGATGCACTTAATACCAAGCGGTCTACGTCCGCTGCCCTTACCGCACCGGTGGTGGCATTGGCGGCCGATCTGTCACCACTGCGAGTTAAGATGGATACGACTACCATTACCGGGCTTAACGTGCTCGGGTTGACTGTCAGGGCTTCGGCCACCAAAGACCTATCCACTGCTAACAACGTCTCCCTGGCATTGGCTTACGGCGGTACAACCACGGCGGCCACTGCAATGCCGCTGACCGCAGGTACCATGTCGTATGACACCCGCTTGCCAGCAGCCATTGCATTGCCAGATGGCACCGCATACAGTCCTACGTCTTTGGCCGGGCTTGAGATTGTAGTCACCCCGACTGCACCGTAAGGAGGAGTCATGACTACCAATCTTCGTGACATTAACGTCTACGCCATCACGCAGGATGGTCGCACCAAACTGCGCGATGTCAACGTCTACGCGATCACCTCAGAAACCACGGTGCTGAGCGTTCGACAGTTGTCTGCATTCATCTTGACCAAACCTGCTTCCGGTCCTCCTTATGGCACTGCGCCTTTGGTGGGCTTGTTGACGGCCATCAATAATGAGCAAAGTCGCAACTTTGTTGCCAGCGACTTGACCTTTGCCGACCCCGTGGTGCTAGATCCAGCAACGGATTACAACACCACGGTAACAGTGACTGCAACGCCAACCTGTGCGTATGGCGGTAGTTATTTGTTTAACTACGCCCGCCATCCATTGTCGGACGCTTTTGCAGATAAGGTCAACGGTCTGCCTGGAGTGGTGGGTACAACCGTGTACAACACGATTGCCGCTATCAACTCCAAGTTTGGTCTGGCTCTGGAACAACGCGACTTGGTGGATGGCCCAATCGCCAATGGTGCAACCAGCATTACGCTGACCATTGGTTCCCGTAGTTTCTACTACCTACCCGGCACAACCTTTGTGCTGACCAACTAAGGATACCCGACATGATCATTCATGATGCCTACGGTTGGGCCTATCCGGTTCCAGCCACGCTGACTGCGGCCACTACTCTGCCTGGTACTGGGTGGGTTCGTCGAAACGACAACGCCTACTCCGGTAACCAGGTAGCCGGCACTTCGGTAGATGCCAACGGCTACCTGCACTTGACCAACAAGCGCACTGCCGGGGCAGACGTTGCATACATCACGCTGTACAACACCCTGGCTAATCTGGTTGGACAACTGACGGCTGGCAGAACCATCTACAGTGGGTTTCGTGTGAAGAACACTACTGGGTCTTGGTTTGATTCGGTGATGGGCTTCATCAACGACAACGTGGTCAACCGACTTCAGCTCTTCTCGTCCACCGACCTGCCTGGTTTGGCAGCAGGCGTTGAATACTGGTGTACGTGGAAGCTGGACTTCCCCAACGGAATCATCGATCGTTGGGTCAATGGGGTAAAGCTTGCGGTTACGCCAATCCCTGCCTGGATGACAACCGCGGTTGCCAACAACGCGGCTATCTACCAAGACATGGGTGGCTACGGCGAGCGCACCTCAACCCTCAACTTGACCTATGAATGGTGCTTTAAAGACCTTTATTGGATTGAGTACGAGTCTGGGGAAACCCTGATGCCTCCTGGCAACATTACGGTGGCACCCATGGCGGTAGCGACCACCACTGCCACTAACCTGACCCCGTCTACCGGCACAGTGGACTCGGTGTTGAAAACCGCCATCACGGGTACGTCGGATATCGACACGCCTGTTGTTAGCGGGCCTGCTCAGCTGGCCACGTTGGATGTGGGTTACACTGCCCCCAGTCTGACCAGTGCCAAAGTGGTCGGGGTGTTGGCCAAGGGTCGGTTGAAAGCGGTTAATGGCATGACCATGACGGCAACGACCAGCTTCTCTGAGGATGGTACGGTCTTCAAACCGTGGTCGAAAACGATGACGGGTGCAATGGGTACTTTTCAGCGCCTGACTTCAACGGATAAAAACGTTGCTGGTTTGTCTTTGACAAAGGCCGACATGGATAAGCTCAAGATTCGTCTGCGTTGCTCATAACGGCATAAGCCCTCCTTCCCCCTAAAGGGAAGGAGGGTGCACTTATGTTGCCGGATTAGCCGCCGCAGCGGCAGCCGCCTGTGCCTCTGCTACAAGGTTGGGGAACACCCAATCGATCGATGCCACCTGTTCCAGTGTGGTGAATGCATTGAGCTGTTTCTCAAAGCCGTGACGCATGGCAGTGAGTTTGGCCATCGCCGGGGTGTAGAACGCATCGTTGTTAATGATGCGGTTCACCAAGTCGACCATGCCATCGCCCACTTGCATCGCCGTGCGCTCCGCGTTGAGTTGCACCAGGAACGGAGTATCAGGAGGAGTACCCTTAGAACCTGCATTCTCCCAGGCCAGGTAGGCTTTGGCTTCGGTACGCTGCATGGTCCAGGTGATCAACTCGGCTTCTGGATAGTCTGCCCGAATGAAGTTAACGGCTGTCGTGTAGTCCGCATTCAAGCGATCCAGTGCGTACGGGCGGATGACCCCATAGTCAGGCAACGTTGCCCCAGAGGCAACGATGGAGTCATAGACGTCTTTGATGTCAGCCACTGTTTCAGAAATCTTGATGGCTGCAATCAGCCGAGCAGTATCATTAACCAGTCGGTTGGCCAGGTTTTTCTGGGCCACGTCTGGATCAAGATCAACGATTGTCCAACCGCGTTCGTAGGTACCCGTTTGACTGATCACGGGAGCGGCTTCGGCCAGGCGTTGGGTGAGTGGGTTGAAGTCTGGCAACTTGGAGGCAAAGACCTGTCGATACTGCTTTGGGGCAATGAAGGGAGGGGAGAAGCTGACGTTCGGATTGTTAGCTCGAATATCTTGTTCGGTTACTGGGTACTTCCCAGTGAGGGTGTTGATATAAACAATGAGAGACATAGTAACCTCAGGAGTCAGGGAAGCGAATGGCCATGTAGATGTAACGCGATGCGCCATATGCGGGATAGGAGAAATCGGTGGTGGTGTCGCCAGGACTAATGACAACGTCGTTAGTCTGGCTATTCCGATCGGGACTGTTGGCTTTCAGGTACTCGAAGGTACTGGTAGTGTCAAGACCACGAGCCCCGTCAAAAATCATCCAATCACCGTCGTTGTCTTTGCGTTTGACCAACAGGAAGTTTGCCTTGAACCCCAGGTTGAGTTGACCAGCGCCTCCGCTGTTTGTCTCAAACCACCCACAACGAACATAGCTATCAGGATCGTCCGAGTGGGCAAATAGCAGTGCTAGATACTCTCCAGCACCCTGAGCGTTGCCGTAGCCAACGGTGAAGCTTGAGGCGTCTGGGCTGACTGGTCCTTCCCCAGGGACTCCCCAATATCGACCATCATCAATTAGACTGCCAGAGGTTGTGTTTAGCGTCAGAACACCATCGCTACCGTTACCAGAATCTAACCCGCTATTGCGATGGTAAACGTTCCAATCCCCGCTACCGTTGATCATCTTGGTGACGATCATGCCGGGAGCAACGCCCAGGCTGTGTGGAATTACCTGACTTATACCACTGCCAGAGTAACGCACTGCATCAAAGAACTTGGGGGCTTCACGAAAAGACCATGCCACATAGGTGCCAACGGAGCTGCCCACATCTTCTTCTATCGTAACGCTGAAGCCGTCTGCCAAGGGTGCGACTGTGGAGATGCTACCATTTGGAAACGGTCCGTCAGTTGTGTTGGTAGACAGTAACGGTAGGTTATTTGCACGCATACTGCTTTCGATCAGAATGTGGTTCCCACCGCCACCCCGGCGTTTAATCCAACGCAAACCAGAATTGTTTAACAGGTCAACGTTGCTACTGACTTTTCTATCAGCACTGCTCTGTAGTTCGAATCCAGAGTAGGTCTTTGCTTCAAACAACTGGCTTAAAGGAGGGACAATAATTTGAGTGTCTGACGGGGCACCCATCAGTCTGGATGCAATGCTCAATTTGTTGCCCCTTTACGACCCGTGATCGTAGTGCCAGAGCTGATCGATGCCACATGGGCAGTAAAGATAAACTCACCGGTCTTGTTGGCCGCCGGAGTGTCTGGGGCCAGACCTGTGGGGGTGATCCATTTGGTGATGCTGGTAGGCCAGGTGATCGAGAACGGTGACGCTGGTTGAACAATGCGAATGGTGAACCCAATGCTCTCGCCTACCGTGGTGGGAACGTTGGTGAATGCCACCGTCGTATTACCAGTCATCTGCAACTCGAAGGTCGAGGCCGTTGCCAGGTCCAGGGTTACAGTGCCGGTTGCCGCCGTAACGATACGAATCTTCTCAGCCAAGCTACCCACGCTGATAATGGTGGCCGTTACTTTCTTGACCAGAGAGGTCAGTGCAGAAAGCTTGGTGATGTCATTGTTGTCACCCTTAGCAGCGAAGCCAGTCAGCTGGGCGATGATCTGTGCAATGGTACGAATACCCATGGTAAAGCTCCTAATAGGTTGGGGGTCTTATACAATTACGGCATAGTGGCCCGCCCCCTAAGGGACGGACCATTACGTTGTCACGGCACCCCACTGACCACCCACAGGAGAATCTGGCGATCAGTAGGCTGCATAGTCAAACGCGTCAGGCAGAACGCGTCCACACTCTACAACTTGTGGCTTAGAGGAAAGGACGGGAAACCCCAAGCCACCGTACCTTAATGCCAGGCAAAGGACCAATTCAGTCTCAGCGCCCGACTCCTTAAGGTGAGGACCAGCGTCGCAGCAACGCGCACATATAATGTCTACCTGCACACCACGACTTCTACCTCAGAACCATCCCACCATTCGTGGACTAATGGCCCAACTTCTTTATCCCAATCCAGACCGCCATTACCGCAACCCGGTGGAGGCATGGCAATGGAGTCCAGACCTAGATGCAAGACAATGTCGCATAAGTCTTTTAGTCCACTTTTAATCCATTCAATATCAGAGTTCCTTCTCCAGGTGGATTTGGTAGGGAATAGAATCGCGTACTTACCGTTAGGCAAGCGGTACACGTCCTTCAACGTGATTCTCCCTGGTTTAACCAGAGCCCCTTTACAGCGTCGGTTGTAATCGAAGAAGCATAACGGGTATCGATGCTTGAAACCTTCAGCCACACCTTTACCCATGATGCCACCACAGTTGACTGTGATGACGATGGCGTCTTCGGTTGAATCAAACAAGTTGCGGTAAACAACTTCGACGGTCATTTATACACCCACGATCCTCTGATAGTGCTCCAGTGTCCGGGTAAGAATCTGGCGCAGATCAGATAAAGTTTTCAGGTATACAATGGCGTCATTCCCTCCTACTTCAATGACAGCGGAAATGTCTTTATCCAACCACCGTAAAATGGTTGGGGCCCTGATCACGAACAGATCCAGATCGGATTGTGCAACCGGGGTATTGAACTTCCCATTGCTGATTTCGCGCTTTACATCTTGCTCAGCAAAGAAAAGTGCAACCTCATGGTCGCCACCCATCATGGCTTCAAACTTGCGGTAGTCTTCCCAGTGTTGGACGACAGCAGGTCCTGGGCCACTCAACATGTTTTTCAGTTCGTGTGTACGCTCAATTCTATTTTCTAACTGCATTAGAATACACTCGTAGACAAGAAAAGGTAGTCGTGTGTCATACAGTAACAAAAAGAAAATAGGTGGCATAATGCCTGTACAGCCGCAGTAGCGGCTGTACAGGCAGAGTATTACGACCATTTCAATCGAGGTGTTTTACCACGTTGAGGCATGTAAGTTTGACGGGCTTCTACTGGGGAGTGAATGAAGAGCTGATCAAAGCAATGACGGATGTCTTCATCGAGGTTGATGTTCAATCGATTGGACAGCTTGGTCATGGTCATCTCTCTTATTCTCACCAGTTCTCCATTGACAGCGATGTACCAATACCGATGTCCGGCATGCTCCAAATAGCTGACCATGGCAGAGTTGAAATGGAACGCGGGGATCTTGCATCGTATTCCATTGAACATCGTCAACAGAGAAAGATGGTCAATCAAATAAATGTACTCATCCAAGGACAAGTCAATGTACGTGGAGACAAAAAATAAACCTGTTACCCGATCAGTTGGCCCTAAGTCTCTTAGGGCCATTTTCCGACCAGTCCATTGTAAGCCGACCTCTTTGGCTACAAGGGAGGAAACATGTTCGCAACATCCAATTTTCATGTACCCCCCTCGGCTACCAGCAAAGTTGAAAGTAAGTAAGTGAGTGAAATACTCCTGTTATATTTAGGCCACCAGTTTATATTCACGGCGAGCCAGTCGATAGAGCAGGGCCAGCTTACGGCGGACCCATGGCTCTGCGGGTGGGTTCTTGCCACGGCGAGTGGCTGCAACCCGGCGTTCTTCAGGAGACTTGAACAGAAATGGAGCTGGGTAATAATGCCAGTCTCCTTCGCACCCGCGACGGACCAGCAGTGGGCCGATCAGGTCGGCAAAGGATTCCCCACGGTCAATGACCTGACCCAGCTTGGCAATCCACAGGGGATTGTTGTCCACTGGGACGTGCTCATCCTTTTCGTTACGCACGAACAGGATTGGGTGGTACTCTTCTTCAGTTGGCATGGTGCGCGCTCCTCGGGTAAAAATGTTCATCATGGTCATGGTACTAACTCCTTAAATTCAATTGGGAATTCATCCACCGATCGTTCCCGATTGGGATCGAACGGCGTTGCAATCACGTAGACCGGATGGTCCATTTTAGGCAGGAACCGAACCCAGTGGTCCGATTCCTGCTTGATGTTGTCGAGCATCAGGTTGAGCAAGGTGGGCTTGCCCGACAATGCTCGGTGAAGATACTGAGCCTGAACAACCAGGCTCATCATTTGCAGCCTGGCAAAGGCTGGATCAACCCAGGACTTAGAAGCCACCATAACCGCCATGTTCCATTCTCCACATACCCTGCGATGGCTTATTCAGGTCGCTCACTTGCAAACAGAAGCGACTGGCCTCTCGGAAAATGTTGGTGTGAGTCTCTGGCGACTGCCCAGACAGATTGGCAATACGATTGAGCAAATCTGCCAAGTCGTTACGAAGGCTGTTCAGCAACGCCATCTTCAAACAAGGGCTCAGCTCTTCGTGATGAAGCAAAGCAGGTGCCTCATCCAGCACAGTCCGCAGACTGCTTTCCAATACTTTAAACTGCTGTTGCATAACACTCTCCTTAGAATTGCAGTACGGTGATAACATGGCCGTCTGCAAAGCTAACCATTTGTTGACCATTGGGGGCCACACGATGACCCACAACGACCGTTGAACGATCCTGTGCAACACCGGGCTTCTCGTAATGGCCAGCCATGAGCGCTGCGCCAAGGATCAACCCGGTTACTACTGCGATTACATTTTTCATCTTTTCTGCCTTAAGAAAATGGAGATAGATGCCTTCGTCTAATGACGATCAGGCATTGTAGGATTTATTTTCTGCCAACATTTCATCCAAACTCTCTCTGGGCATAATGTCCAGAATGTCTTCGATGGGATGGGCGAGGATTTTGCTGAGCAGTTCATTGTCGATTGGCTTTAACCAATCGACGCCGTTCTCATCGAGAAACAGTTTACGAATCTCAGCAACGAACAGCATCCATGCAGAATAGTCGGCGATGTTGAGATTGCGATCACGTTCTGGAAGACGCGCAAAGTCTAAACCCATTTTGTCCCAAGCGTGTTTAAGCGTTTGGTCCTCTGGGTAATAGATAGTTGGCCTGCGTTGTTGAAGAATGCCGCGGATCGGCAGCTTCAACATGTCGTACCATTCGGCGAGTTCATCCGGACCGATAAAAAGCTTACCAGCCGAATCCAGACACTTTTCCAGTTCTTGGACAAAGAGTTTGTGAGCACGGTTACTGCCGATGTCCAGGTGCCAGCTCTCACGGTGCAGGTTGTCAGGATCTAACCCCATGACCTTCCACGCGGTTATTAACAGCGACAAATCCTCGACAATTGGTGGTGGCGAGGTTATCACGTTGCGCCCTGTGAAAGGTGTGCTGGATTCAGCCATGATCACGCGGCGGGTTACGAAGCCACGTCCTTCACGATGAACACCGCGTTGTTGTTCCACCTCGGCAAGATGTCCTGCCGCCACAACGATAACTGGTTCATCATCGGAGGGAACCAGGGTGCTGGTTTCCGTACCGAAGCAGTAACCATCCTGCGCCATCTCTGCCGGTGTCTTGCGATTGCTGGCCAGAATGGGCTCATGGGCAAAGAGCGATTCTGGTGCAGGCGGAGCGCTGTATTCCTTGAGTGCCTGAGACAGAGCTGGAAGCAGTTCCGGGTCTACATCGCCAATAGCAAAATCCGGCTTGCCTTCCACCGACATAAACAACCGAGCCTTTAAGCCAGGGTGCAGCTCCTCGGCCCGGCTGATAATGGCATTCAGCTTTGGGCTGGTTGGCAGGAACGTGTTGGCCATGATGAGCGCCTTGTCCAAAGGGTCCTCTGGCATCTCCTTACCGGTTGCCATAAGGAACATGAAACTGGAAAGTTCCTGTTCCAGCTCGACTCGGGTCTTACTTGGCGTTTGGTAGTGTTTTTGGGAACCACCGCCACCGATTTCCAGAGCACCGATGTCGCGGAAATTAGCGTATTTTTGAATGGTAGACAACGCCGGTTCCGGCAATTCGGTGACTGGCGCCTTGCGTTCGTTAACGATGTGTTCAACGAGGATCGCGTGGGTCGCCTCACTGACTGCACCGCATTCGTTAGCAATGAACAGACTGGCCTTTTCTTCTGGAGACAACTCTGTTCGATTTGTTTCCTCGGTGCCATCAAGAGGAAACGGTGGGAACGGGTAGGGCTTGCCAGTAACTTTTGTTTTGCCGTCGAGCATGGCGTTCATCAATTCCATGCGATTGGCAGACGCGTCCAGATGAATGCAGGACAGTGCCTTTTGTACTGCACCTTCTGGAACCCAGCGACCATGAACGATGGTGTAACGAACTTTGTCGTCGGCGACCACTTCAGTCCCTTCAGGGAAGACGGCTTCCATTGGAGTACCGTTTACCAAAACTTTGCTTTCATTAGACATTTTAATTCTCCTTAGAACCATGGATGTAGTCTGGGCCACCTTTGTGGCCCAGACTGTAGATTACTTGACAGGCATCATGTTGATGCGTTGCAGGCGGGTGACTTCGTCCATACCCTCATCCCAGCCTTCACCATCCCACGGACCGACCAGGCGGTCACGAATGGCTTGGTCGGACATGATGATCCGAATATCGGCGGCAACGTTTTTGTCGTAGACCGCTTGTTCGGCAGGGGAAAGGTTATCGCGGATCTCATCCGGTTCGTAGTCAACGTTTAAATTACTCATCGTCAAGATCCCGATCGTTGTTAGTGACGATTTGGTCGCCAGAGAAGTCGGTGGTGATGAAGGTGCGCATGACGTCGGTCATGATCTGCACGACGTTGGTACCCCACAGACCACCCGTCATCAATTGCACGTCGTGTTCAGTAGACGCCGAACCACCGAACAGATGGGTGTATTCGCGAGGAACGTTCATGACGAGCACGCCTTTGTCGCCACCGGTGTAACGTTCGAACAGAACCAGGTTGCCGGTGTGACCAGCAAGGATCAACATCCGACGGTTGTTCTTGCCAGGCGACACTGCCCGCACCAGAGTGCCCACTTTCAGACGCAGGTTGCGACGAGTCAGAGGACCGTAGTAGTCATTGTGCTCCATGTCGCCTTCGAGGATTTCGATGCACGGCAAGTTATCGGCATGCTTGCGGTGTTCGGCGAGGTAGAAGACGTTAAGAAAGATACCGTAGCCGGCGGGCTGATCTTTCTTGGGATCGAATGCAATGGAGCCAGCTTCCAGAGTGGCGTTCTGTACAGCGTTGTAGGATGGATGAGTCATGGTATTTCTCCTTAGAAATGGGATACGACTTTTAAGTACACTGGAAATCAATGCACTTAAGAGCGGGCTCTCTCCCGGAGAGCCCTAGGGTGTTAGAAGGTTACGCCATCGGCAGGCTTGCTAGCCGCCTTGACCAAGCTTTCAAACTGGTACCACACAACCAGCGTGAGCACAGCGCACATCCACCAGCCGGCATAAAGCAGGCCGATGGTAACGACGATAGAGCAGATGCGACAGGAGAGCATGTAACCCTGGGCAGCGAAAACCTTGGACAACGACTTTGCAACCCCTGCCTTGAAATCGGCAGAGCGACCGACGAAGAAGCGCACTCCCTCCATGAAGATGACGCTCCAGAGAGTCAGCCAGGTGACAGCGCTCTCACCCAGCCAGCTGTAGAGCCAGTAGGTGATGAGCGCCGGAACCAACAGCACGGTCATGCCGACAGCCAGCAGGACCGGTTTGTTCTTTTTGATCAGCAGGATGTAATCTTTAAGAGCCATGTTTAGTTCTCCTTTGAACTAGGATTAATTGTAAGCGTAGACGTGACCAGCATAGCTGATCCGACTGATTTTTGGTTCACACCGTTTTGCCATCCGCCAGATGCGGCGACGCAGTGCGTGTTCGCTGTGCAGAGGAGACAGAGTAGCCTCAACTTCTAACACCTTGCGCAGCCGAGTACCGCCAACCACAACTTCGTAGTAATCCTCACCACGACTTGCAGCCTTGAACATGACGCCTACCGAACGAACGTAAGCGCCACCATGTACAGCCCAGTAAACAACACGTAGCAGAGTAGCTAAGCAAAGAGCAATGATCAGAGCAGCTTGTACGTATTCCATGTGATTCTCCTAGAATCGCGAGTATAAACCCAACCCATCGAAATGATGGGCTGGGGTATTTCAGGTTAACCTTGAAGCTTGTTCATGGTCTTGACAGTTGCACGCAGGCGATCAACCAACGTGTCAAACGCTTTGGCAACGAAGTCCAGATGACCTTCTTCACCAGGACCGTCAGGCAGTGCAGCAAAACTAAGAATCTGTTGCAGCATGTGAACTGCATACAGGCACTTGTACTGGTCGTCCTGAGTGACGTCGATACCATGCAGTAGAACATGCCTGAACACGAATTGGTTGTCGGTGGTCTTAGCAATCCCCAGATCTGGGGTGCAGCGCTTAGCCAGATCGATCAGTTCGACTATCAGCGCATCGCCACCGTGTTCGTAAGCGATGTAGAACATCTTCTCTGCACGCAGAGCTTCGCTCTCAAACTTCTCACTGACCCAGTGCAGCTCCCTGCGAAAAAGATCGACATCGACCTTGGGTGCCTGAATGTAGGCGGCCAGAGGAAACTTCCCGAGAGTATTCCGATTGTCAACTTTGAAATGTACGTCCATCTTGTTCTCCTTAGAACTTGGTAGATTTGATAACCGAAAGCAAAGGCTTGGTAGGCGCAGGCGGTGGAGTGAAAGGGTTTGGCAGGCTCAAGAATTCGTTGGCGATACGGCAGTTCTCAACGTAGACCTCATTGCTGGTCAACGGTTTGAATTCTACCATACCCAATTCGACTGCGCGACACAGTGCCTGCAAATTGTTCTTGGCACCTTCGACCGAGATATAGTCCTTCATGCGATGGACATCGTCTTTGGTAAAGGCTGACAGGATCTGAGCAGCACTGCGCAGACGAGCGATCTTGACCAGATCCATGTCTTCTTCCAGATTGGCACCCGGCAACCCACGCCCCTTGGCGAACTCGCGGCAACGATGGTAGTTGCGCAGAGCAGCCTCATTATCAACTTCCGGTTCAAGCACCAGATCACCAGAGGCAACGAAGCCTGCAAACAGCTTGGCAACCATGGTAACATTATCCAACGGATCACGAATATCAGTAACCATTTTAGTTCTCCTTAGAACCGAGGGTATAAAACCCAGTCTCCCACTATTGGGAGACTGGGGTACTATTCAGCTTTACTTCATCCATTCCATGTCGGCGAGGACTTCAACCGTTGGTTTACAACCCATGCCAACGTCTTTGAACTGCTTGTCAGTCCATTCACCTTTGCCGATCGAGTAAGGAAAGTTGTCCTTGTACAAATAGACGCGGCAACGGAAGCCGTTATCTTCGTACTTGCACCACTCGATCTTGTTCACCAGCCAGGTGGTCATTTCATCCCGACTGTCAAACTCGATGGTCGAGTCCTGGTGATCCCAACCGACTGGCCAAGTCTTCTGGCAATACTCCACCATGTACTTGCCATCTTTGGAAGATTCGAGGGCTGGCTGAGGAGCCGTTTCAGGAACGACCACTGGGTGAAGTGGATCACCCAGTTGCCAGCTAGCGTCCTCTTCGAAGTCCCAGTTCTGTACAGACTGCTCCATCAACCACTTCACATCCTCATCGGTAGTGAAGTCCTTCAGAGCCTCTTGTACCTCTGCCGAGCCCAGGTTGGCTTTACGCAGAACCCGAGCCATGGCGATCATGCCGTCGATCAAACCGATCGTGATGCCGTCTGGAGAACGGCAATCGGTTTTGCTGATTGACATTACACCCAGACCTTCGAAGTCATCGTAGGTCTCCATTAGATCCGTGACCTTGGCCACCGCGTCGATGTTAATGACGCCCAGGTCAAAACATACAAAGTCCAGACCAATCTCCACAGCCCGCTTACCAACCTTCTCGTAAGAACGATTGCCAGCATCTTCCAGCAGTTCCTTCCATTCTTCACGAATGGTGGAGATACCATACATGGTCCCCTCTTTACGACCAGCGTAGAGATACTTGCGACCTTCGTATTGAAAGATCAGGGCGCCTTCAGCATCTTCGATGAAAGTAATGTTCGCTTGTTTCATGACATGTCCTCCTTAGGACTTGGAAGGTAAGCCTTAGCCTAACACCATTGTTAGGCTAAGGATGTTACTATTACTCGACGGAGTAGATCTCGCCGTTGAAGTTGATGACGCGCAGCTCACCCAAGTTATTGGATTTAGCCATGCGCTGCATGTACTTCCAGAGTACAACCTGTTTGTAACCCATAGAGGGGTTCAGGAAGTTATTGAAAGTAACGGTGATGCCGTGACGCTTAATTACCCCGCCAGCCTCAACCGTCTCAATGTAGGTCAGAGCTTCTGGTTGATTGACTTTCAGAGTAACCTCTTTAACCCGAGTGAGGGCGAAGATGTTGTTCAGGGTAGTGGCGATAGTGGTAGTAATGGACATGTTAGTTCTCCTTAGAACCTGGTTAGATAGATGAACGAGATTGTTTATTCAACTCATTCACAGCAAGAATATAGGTTTGAAATTTCTTTATATAGGGTCTGCACTAAGATAATCTAGGTCTGACTTTTTCTCGTATCCTATAGCCAAGCCTACCCTCAAGGGACTTCTATAATGGATCACTATTACAACTTCGACTTTGATAGCCTCGAAGCCGATGCCGGGCGGTTCATAGCCTCCATGGCCCTGGAAGCCCTGTCTAGTGACGGCGGCACCATTAAGCAGGTCTTTGACGTACTGTGCGAAGACCTCGTGGTAGATAACTATTTGGTTGAGCATATCGCCAAATACAAACGTGGGTTCATCAACAAGAACGAAGATCACATTGCGTTCTTTGGTGGCAATCTGTTAGGTGTGGAGATTGTTCGCCATACCTCAACCGATCGCAGTATCTTCTTTGAAGACGTGATTGGTATTGACGAGAACGAGGCTCGTGCCGAGATCGTCAAGACGCCTTTGATCGAATCTGACTTTGCGCGTCTGAGTGACCCGTATAACACCGCCGCTCTTTACCTGATCTATCGCCTGCACAACAGTCCTAAGCTGTCTCAGGCTAAAAAGATCCAGGCCAAGATTGATGTGTTCTACATGTTGCAGGTTAAGCTGTTTACCAGTCTGTTGTCTCACTGGTACGACAAGCCTGCTTCTGTAGAAGAAGCCAAAGCAACCTATGCCTCGCTCTCGCTGAAGTTTGACATCAAGCAAGCGGGTTCATGGGACGTGTGGTTTACTCAACGGGCCGAACGTTTCTTTCTGCCAAATGCTATCCACCACGCCTGCGTTGAGCACTACAGTCCAGACGTGTCGGTTACTTATGCCGTAACCGAGCCTCAGGATCGTTTGCGGGAAGTCATGAAGAAGATCTTCCAGGTGCACCTGGATGTGCGTCGTAACGGCGGTCGTATTCGTACGACCACCTCGACACTGACCATTGACGGTGAGTTGATGGTAAAGAGTCACATGAATGCCAACAAGCGCTATGTGCCTTACATCCTGGGCGTCATGCAAGACCCCAACACATTCATCCGTGATGAGTGTGTAACGATCGTGACAGAGATGGTGGGCAGTGTATCGCCCAACCTTTTCCTAGAACTGCTCAAGTGGACCTCAGAGGCCCACAGGGGGCGCATGAAGGTACCTACGGGTGAGTTGGCAGAGGAACTGGTTCTGCACGCTGTAGACTACATCCAGGTCAACCGTGTGGCATTGAAGCGGGTAGATGATCTGGCTGTATTGATCTCGCGTCTTAAGGATCTGTACATGGCCTCTCGGATGCGTGACACGGGGTTGATCAAAGCCCGTGACATGGCCTTGCAGATCGTGACCAAGTCTCGTCTGTCTAAGAGCGACACCCAGATCTCCTCGCTGCGCACTGCGCTTGAACTCTACATCGTGGTTCGTGCCTTGACCATGAACTACTACAAGTAAGGACTTGTCATGAAACTGACAGAAAAGTATTCTACCCTCACTCTTGAATCAATGGAGGGCATGGAAATCGAACAGATCGATGATCTCGTTTCTCAGATCGCCGATGACCGAGCACAGGTCGAAATGAGCCTTGAGCTTCTTCAATCCACTGGCGGTGTTTCGATTGATCTGGCGAATCAGTTCAAAGACTACCTGCCTGCCGACATGGCACTTGAGTCCTTTACGACCCAGCCTACCAACACCAATTACGAGATGACGCAGGAAGCGTTGTCGACTACGCTTAAGGTCATCATCGCCGCTGGCGTCATTGCAGGCTTGGGTACGCTCATTTGGTTGATGATGCGTGCTTCTGGTAAAGGACAGGCAACTCCAAATGCCAAGGCCGTTGATAACCTGAACAAGGTCACTGGTGGCAAGGAGGAAGCCGGCAAAGCTGCCAAGGAAGCGTTGGCCATGAACACCGCAGCCTACCACGCATCGGTTGAGAAGGTGAAGAAGACCACGGATGAAGTGGTTGAGCGGCTAAAGGGTTACGGTCTTAACAACCTGGCCTGGGAAAGTTTGGCACATGTTTCTGTCGACAGTACAGTGGGCGTATATTCCCTGGCGTCCAAGGTATACAGCAAGCTGACCATTGATCTGGACAAGGATTATAAAGAGATCCTTAAGCCGGCTGTCGAAGCTGCTTTGAAAATGAAAGAAGGCGACGAGTCCGACATCTCCATCAAGAAAGCCTGGGCGGCCTCGGCCGAGTTTATGGGTAGATCCAACAACCCCGCCATTGCAGAAATGGCAGAGTTCGTTCGCTACTTCAAACTACAGCAGGAGATCCCCCTTACCGACAAGACAAACCCATTGCACACGATGATGCACATCCGTGACTGGGCTAAATCACCAGCGAGTATGGTTGGGTCGGCCCTGGAAGACTTCATCCAGGCCATTCGGGTCGGTGAGCGCACTGGCGAGCGTTTGAAGGTTCGGGTTCCTGATAACTCCAAGTTGGTCAAAGACTTTGATGACGTGACTAAGTTGGCCAAGTTGATTGAGGCCGATGAGAAGCGACTGAAGGCGACTGAAGGCGTTCCCGAACACACCAACAACATTCTCACTCGATACATCGACATGACCAAGGAAAAGGTCAAGGTTGCCGACTGGTTGCTGGAAATGGTAGACATCGAAGTTGCCGCTTTCAACAAACTGGTCAATGTGTTGGGTAAGGAGACAGTTGATGCACTGAAGGAACAGATGGAGATCTTTGAAGTCTTCGCCATGAGTCCAGAAGTCACTCCAGAAACCCGTACCAAAATGCGTGAGATCGTTGCTCGCTTGCGCAAAGACATTTCCAAGTGACACCATAAGCCTCCTGCCCTTTGAGTGGGCAGGAGGCTTATGCCATTAGCAGGTCATGGGAGGCGGCTGCCACCCTTGAGTATTCCAGTTGACACCGGAGTTGTGGTTGTAGCGATTGGTTCTCAGACGGTCACGCCGTTTAGCCGCAGCCGCATCGATCAGCTCTTGAATACTCTCAGCAGATTCCCCAATGTCAAACGACAGGGTCATCAGGTGACGGATCTCGTATTCCAGACGGATGGCTTCTGCATCAGTAGTCACGTTATTCAGACGCTCGAACAGAGAGTCCAGATTAGCGCGCAACTTACGAGCACGATCTTGTTTGATCATGTCCGCTACAGTCACCACATCCTTACCGCGTACAACCTCGGTACGAATGTCTTTGGACGTAATGCCGTAGTGTTGCAGGTTACGACCATGGATCAACATCCAGTTGGCCATGAGGTAGGCAATGATCGAGTCATCGTGTCCGCCGGTCTGGTGATCCACACGCCCGTTCTTGACAACCAACCCACGCAGTTCACCCGAGAGTTTCTTATCGAGGATCTTACCGGCTGCATCTTCCAACGTGTTGTTAAGCACGTCCACATACAGCTGCGTACGAGAATCGCCTGTGGTATTGAACCCGAAGTATTGCTTGTGGGTTTCGTACATACGACGACGCAGCATGGAGTTGGCTGTAGAGGTCAGCTCTTCTCCGTACTTCTCTTTGTTGTCCGCAAGGTGGTTGAAGATACGACGGAATGGATCGATACCTGCCGAGTCCAGAATCTGAACCAGGCCATCCACAATCGACTGAGCACTGGACTTACGTTCAGGGATCAGCGTGATGTTCGGGTAACGAATCATGAAGGCACCGAGGAAACTAATCCAGCGGTAGATACTGGTACGGTTAAAGGTACCCGATGCTACCACCGACAGTGTTCGGGTATCAATGATCACCATGTCAATACCGTCTCGACCGATCGCATCACTGGTATCGAGCCCCATGATGAACTTGCGCTCTGCCAACATAGCAGACATCTCGGCCTCAGGGATATACCAGCGAACCATGTAGCCTTCTTTGGTATGCTCAATCCAGTTAGGATCTCGCTCAGACTTAGCAATCCGTTCCAGCAGCTGTGCCGAGATTGGGTTACTGCCTGTACCGTTTGTCCAGCGGTTAAGGTAGTCCCGCTCTGCCAGTTCCCCCGACGCTTTGTTGCGCGCCATGGTTTCCCATAGCCAGGCATCGGTGTAACCCAATTGCCTGTGAGAGAACGTGCAGTTCATCAGAGGAGCATCGGAGGTGCCATGGTCGAGAACCATTTGCTCCAGACGTTCTTGACTGCCCGCATCCAGGAACCCTTCGTTCCAGATAGCTGCCCCTTGCAACATGTCGTACACGTACCGACCATCACGGCTGTCAATACGGCCAGCGGTAGTGGTGTACAGAATGCCGTATGGCGTGTTGTTACGTTTGGCGTTCTCACGGGCAGCGGTGGAGGAACCCAGAGCCGATGGCAAGGTAATGCCGATGTGGTTAATGTGCGGGGCTTCGTCAAATTGCAGGATCTCGCCTGTAGCACCCCGACCCACTTTCTCAGCATCGATCTCAGAGGCCCGTGGCACTTTGGCCGTGTAGAGCATCTTGCGAGCAGCGTAACCAATGACCTCGGTGTTGTCTGGGTCGTTCTTGTCAAACGCAATTAAGTATTGTGGGATACCGTCACGCATGGCCTTCATCCGATTGACGTTCGTCGTTCGAAGGTTGGCGTCTTTTGTAATAAGCTGGATCTCGATGTTGTAGCAACCGAAGTAGATCAGCCACAGCATCAGACAGTCGGCCGCGACAGACTTACCTGTCTGACGAGGCTGGATCAGGAACATGTCAATGTGGTTAAGGAACAGCCACATCAAAGCCATGTTACCCCGGTTAGCGCCGTACGGGATCATGTCACCCGCTTTAATACGGATAACCTCCCTCAGGAAGTACCAGGGGTTTTCCATGCACTCTTGCCAGATCTTGATCTTGGTAAGCTCGTCCAAGTTGGGATCGTGGGGATTGACCCCTTGCAATTCTGGCTGCATGAGTGCCAAAGCAAAATAGGCATTCTTTACGCCCATTGCCTTAAGCAGGGCTACGTACCGAACAAAGCTTTTGTTGGACGTATGGAAATCATAGATGGCCCCCGGATAATCCAGGATGTCCTCCGAGTGCAAAATCATAAACCGCTCCTTAGTGGCTCCCTTGGGCTACTGCCCAAGGGAGCTTACGACTTAGTCGATCTGGAAGAAAGGAATGGCACTAACACCCATCGCATGGTCACCGTTGCCGTCACGCAGAATCCATTCGAAGAACACAGGCTCTCCTGGATTAGGCTGCGCCTGGATCTGCAATGCACCTCCGAACCCCGTAACAGGGAACTCTTGACGGAAGCCTGCAATCACCAGGTTGAAGTGAGTAGGAGCTGGGGCTCGCAACTCGTTGGCTGGGTTATGGATGGGCAAGGTGTTGTAGAACATCTTCTCCAACCAATCTTCTTTACTGCCTGCCTGTTGCGAGACGTCCAGCAGCCAGCTACCCGCAGAGCGATAGTCGCCCAAGGCTTTAAGGTCCAACCCAAACACAGTCGCGCCGCCAGGGGCGTAGTTAACCGTGTAAGAAGTGTTGGCCGTATTACCTTCCCCGTAAAGGGTGATGGTGGTTGGCTGAATGAACTTCCAGGACTTGAACACAGGGTCAACCGTGTTAAGGTCCAGCGTCAGAATAAGGCTCTGTCTGGCGCCATACAGGAGGGGGTCGAAGATAGGTGAATTGATGCTCAGGCGCACCTTGCTAGTGACATCATAGAGAGTATCGCGACTCAACGTCGAAAGATAATACTTCATACGATATCCAGAGAGCTCGTCTACCCATGTAGGATAGGCCCAGATACGAGCTGCAAAGGCCTTCTCGAACGCGGTAGTCTCAACCGTGTACGGTTTAGACATGTGGGGTGCTTCGCCCACTGAAGCGCCGTACAGGTACTCTGACGGGTCGAGCAAATACCGCAGCACAACCTTGGCCCGCATGCCATCGCTGTTAGCAATGTAGCGGTCGTTGTAAAGACCGAACAGCGCCATCTTGCCGCCATCGATTGGTACCTGCTTGGTATCACCGTCCGAGTAGAGGACCTTACCAAACGCCAGAATCGACTCCAGTGTCACGTTACGCGGGATCACGATGTTGGTCGAATCACCCTCGCTCAGGAACGAGGAGTCGAGCATGATGTCCTTCACGTATTTGCGCGAGGTATCAGGCTGGCTGGAGAACGAGGTGTTGTACGCAACGATCGAGGCAGTCTCAACAATGTTACCCACGTCATCGTAGAAGACCAGCGTCAGCACTTCGTTGTCGATCACGTCTTTGGCCAGGTAGCCTGGACTGACGATCTTGACGCCTGAGTTGATAACCGCGCCCACACCCGCAGAAGGGATAGCAACTGTAGCCACCGTCTCCAGCAACAGGTTCTCACCGATCAGTGTGTTGCCCTGATCGTACATCGCCGAGATGACCTCACCGTTGACACCAATGTCGGTGCCTTTATACAGCTTGGCATAACGACTCAGCGAACCCAATACGAACAGATGCCGATCGATCGATACGGTCGACGGCTTAACACTGCGGTCGATGTAGGCACGGAAGGCTTTGATGGGCTTGCCGGGATAGGTCGACAGAATGATGTCTGTCTCGCTCAGGTCCGTTGCATTAGGAACCTCGTGGCTCAGCTGCAACGTACTCTTGCCGGTGGTGTAGTCAACGTCGATGACCCGGTAAACCAGATACGACTTAGTCGACCATTCCAGCACCCAGTTGTCGATGTTAGGTACGTTACGACCACCCGCACCCCCAGGGATAAAAATTTGTGGCATTGACCAAACATGAAACGTTGTCCGATCGGGATCGATGATCATGTTTGGATCTGTTGTGATTCCGGCCATGTACGTGGTCTCTTAAAAAGAGCCTCCCGAAGGAGGCTAGGAAATAGGTACCCAACCCTCTTCAACACCGAGCAGCAAACTGGTGTCGATAGAGTCTGCGAAGTACAGCTTGACGGCCTTCTGAACCAGGTAGAACTCATACACACCCAAGGTGATAGCGGTGTAGCTGTCATGGGGGTGGATGGTCACGTAGTCGGGCGGCAGGCTAAGCCGATACGGGTCATACTCCAACAGGTAGACATAATCGGCCAACATCGTCTTGGTTTTGTTGTCAGTCAAAGGCATGTCAGCAGCCTTGATGGACAAGTAGCCGTGTTGCAGATCACGAATGATCTTGGCCAAGAACGGACTGAACACGTCGTAACGCGCAGGAATAGGGTTGGGGTTAGGCTCGGTAGGCTCATGGACAAACTGATCCATGTAGTTCTCGATCAACCGATCCCGTTCCATTGCAGCGGCTCGCAGGTTGGTCGTCGTGTCGGTGGTAAAACGATCCACAGGCACAATCACTTCTTCTACGCTGTACGGATCGCCGTTAACGACGCCCGCTACAGATGCCCCCACGCCATTCTCAGGATAGGAAATGTCCGAGGGTTGGCGCACTCGACCACGCACCACAATACGCTGGACCTTATCGTCCCGCACGTTGTAATGGTTGTTGTGGCTCAACTGCCCGTATTCCACAAACCCAGTGTCCAGCGGCAACTCACGTACAAACTCGCCTGTGTCGTCCACAAACGGCAGACCCACACAACGAATGTCCACACGTTGCAGAGGATCGGTGCTGATGAATTCCTTGTTGCAGATCACAACCTGAGGCCAGCGCACCACGTAGTCGATGTTCTCGATCAACGTACGGCGATTCAGCCACAGCGTAATCTTGCCGTAGGGCACTTGTTCAACGCGGTTAGCAGGTTCACTCGGATCGACTTCCTCAGACTGAACACTGAAGATCATCAACCCATCCGTTGCATCCAGCTGGATCGTGTACGACAGGAACTGTGAGTTGTCCCGCACTACGCAGAGCCACGCCTTGGGGTCCAGGTTCCAGTGAGCCACGCCATTGGTAATGACGTAGTCAGTTCCCAGCACGGCAGGCGTAAACGAGCCGTTGATTACCCCGCCCCAAGTTGGCACCTTCATGAAGAAGTAGTCAACGTCGGGGTTCATGGTCAGAGGAGCCGTACCGAACGTGGTAGAGAGCTTACTGCCCCCCAGTCCAATGCGTCCTTCTACAAACGCACAATTCGTGTTGCGGCAACTGTAGTGGGTGGTGCCATGTGTCTGGCTCCAACCCAACAACAGACCATCGACATCGTACTCGTAGACAGTCGCGTCGGCTTGCAGCCCAACGGGCAGCACGGCGACAGGGTTACCCAACTCCAGGGTGGTAGGAATGGGGCTATCTGCCAGCAACTTACTGATGGCATTGTAGCCATAAGCTTGTTCCACTTCTGCTACCGTGAAGTTGCCCGAGAACCGACGCATCAGCTCAGGATATACCGCCGCTTCCAATGCAGGTGCTCGCCAGAACGGCAGGGTAGAGTTGATACCCAGCATAGCGAGGCTACGATCAGCAGGAGGGAGCTTGTACAGCTCTTTAATCCGACTGGTCTCATTGATCAGAGGACGCAGGAACCCAGCTTCTCGTACGTGCACCTGAACGGTCCACTCCATTGGGTTACTGAAACCCGTTACCCCGTCCTTGTAGCCCACCACAAACGGCACAGGAATCGACCAGTCTTGATGGGTCACCATTCGCATGGCGTTCTCAGAGTGCTGGTAGTAGTTGATCGCTTCCCAGCGACCATTGTCCAGAGGGCGAGACAGATAAATATCCAAATCGTCCTTGAACTGAATCGATTCAATGAACGCTTCTGGTCGGTGAAGCAAGTATTTTCGAGAGCCGTCCAGGGTAGAGTCGAAGGTAGGCAGATCAACCATCTTAAACTGCACCACCTCACGCATGGACGCATCCATGACGAACTCTGCCCAATCCCCTTCCTTAAACACCGCCGAGCTGTAATAGGCTCCTGAGAAGTCTGGAACCATAATGCCGTTGTAGTAGCACTTGACAGCGCCAAAGCCCAAGTTACGCATGACCGTAACGCGGGCATCCAACAGCATCAGCTCATTACGACGCTTAAGACGCACACCCTCAACAATGACATCACCACCACGACCAGCGCCGCGTATGCCACCCAGGTTAGCCCAATCATTAGCCGGGTTGTCCAGGATGGTTTGGTACGGGATTTCTTGGGCTGCGTCACTGCGATCACTCTCAAAGAAAGCATTGGAGTAGAAGCGCAGAAAGACCTGTTCCGCCGACAGATCAAACTTATCGCCCTGATCTGCAATCGCAACCAACATGTTGCGATTAGGCAGTACAACAATCCAGGTTTCGATGCGGGGCAGATGCACCCCAGTGCGGCCATAGATGTCGATGAGCATACCCATGACATTGCAGTGGTCGCTTGCACGAATCCAGGTCCCTGCTTTAGGGAAGATGCCGATGAATCCAGGATGGAGATTACCAATCTGGAAGAGGTGGAATACGGTCGTGTCATCCGGTAAAGGAATCTCCTGCCCCATCTCCACGTCGTACTTACTTCTGGCGCCCAAGTAATTGGTCAGCCGGAAGGGACTGATAACCGCCTGAAAGTCCTGGCCAGGAGCACACCACACATTCGCAATGGCGTGATCGATCAGGTACGTACTAGGCATTGACAATCTCCGATTCAATAAGGCGAATAGTGGTACGGAAGGTTTCAGCCTTCTGACGCACACTGCTCACGTATTTCAGGCGGTTGCTGAACTCACCGCGAGAGAAGGTGCCTTCGCCCAGCGCAGTAAACAGCAGGGCGCAGAAGGTAGGAGCATGCTCCAAGGACACCTGTACGATCTCGTTGGCGTTAACGCCGAACCACAGGTCACTGACCATGTTCGCCAGCATGCCAGGCATGAACGCTGCTGTGCGGTCAGTGCCGTCAACAGCACGCACGTTGTCGCAGAAGGCTTTGATGGTGCTGCCAGATTCCATCTTGTCCATCACCCCCGACACGATGTCCATCGGCATCTTCAGGTTCTTGGTCAGGGTGTGCATCAGTAATGGCAGTTCAGAATCACTGTAGCCACCCTCACCCAGATCGTGAGTAATGTTGTAGTAGTGAGCTGCTGCTACTGTCGTGATTTGGAGTTTAAGCTTGGGGTCAATGCTGAATTTCTTGGCAACTACCCCGGCCAGAATGTTTGCATAAGCAACCTGTGCGACCGGATGGAAGAATGATGCCAGAGACTTTTCACGGACCCCATGCAGTGTCAAAGCTGCACGCAACTTCAACAGATTAAGTTGCTCAACTACAAACCCATTAGTGCCATTGAATTGGCGACCGTCAATCGCGATCACTGGATCGCGGTTGGCGGGGGTTTCGTATGCTACCGGTTGAGTAAAGGTTGGAACTTCCTTGTGCCCTTCCTGAATAAGGAAGATAGAACCGTCGGGACGATCGGCCAGAGCAGCAGCAACCACGGCTGCGCGGATAGCGGCTACCTTGTAAGGTTTGGCAATGGTTGTTTCATACGGTTCAATAATCATGGTAGCCTCTGGCGTTCGTTATATGGGAAAAGAGTTGGTAGTTAATCTTCTATCTTATGGCTTAGTCAACATTGGCCGATGCATGGCCTGCCTCTTCCAAGGGGAACCATGGCCCCAAAGAGGGTTTACCGGCAGGCAAACTCTTTGCAAAGAACGAATACCCCCTTTAAAGGAGCGTACCCAATGGCAACCGTTAAAAACGCGGCACCGCGTTTCCTCTTCGACGGGTTCGACGACAATGGTCGTGGAAGCAACCCCGCCACCCCGTTGGCCGTGCCGACTCACTGCCCGATGTTCATGCTTGGAGCCGCCTGGGGTCCTGAGACTGACCAACTGGTATCAGGTGGGCAGATCAAGATTCTCTACGGCGACGATGTGTTTGATCGCCGTGCGGCTCACTTCACTCACCAGAACCTGCTGGCTGAAACGGTTAACGCCGCTGGTAACCAGATTCTGGTCAAGCGCATCGTTGCCGAAGACGCCCCTGCTCCCGCCGGTATGACCGTCTGGGCAGAGCTGGTTGCCGACAACGTACCCAACACGCTGCGCAATGCTGACGGGTCCTATAAAGTAGATCCGTCGACTGGCCAGGCGATGGTTGATCCGACGACCCCAACCCTGTTGGGTAGTCGTGTCCGCATCTTCACCACTCCACTGACCACCGGCGATCTGGGTCAGGCTGTTATTGGCACCGGCGACATGGTCGGCAAGAACAACGAGTCGGGCAAAACCTACCCGCTGTTCGACCTGCAACGTCCTCACCGTGGGTCGGCTGGTAACCGTGGTGGCGTTCGTCTGACTGCTCCGACTATCAAGTCGTCTGGCGGTACTCGCGATGATCTGATCGAAGACCAGCGCGCCTTCCTTTATAGCTTCCAAGCTATGGAGCGCCTGACTGATCGTTCGAGCCCTCTGATCAAAACCACCCTCGGTGGCGACCAGTCGGTTATGTTCTCTTTCAAAGAGGGCGTGTACGACAAGAACACTCAGGTCGAATACGGCATTGAAGAAGTGCTGTTGCAGAAGTACAACGCTCGGGCAACCGACGGTGGTCCTGATACCTACGGCACTTTCTCGGGCTACTTCGTTTACGAAGACAACCTGGAAATCCTGCTGCGCGCTCTGCACGCAACTGAGTTGCCGTACGACACCGCTGGTGACAGCGAAGAAGACTTCCACATGGTCAACTTCCTGACCGGCATGTCGTACCTCGGCTACCCGTACCACACCATCAAGATGGAATCTCCATCGGCTGGTGGCCTGCTGTTCACCGACGCCACTGTGCACTATGCCCAGGGCGGTGCTGACGGCACGTTCACTCCGGCTACCTACGATGCTGCGGTGGGCGACTTCATCGACGGCTTCATGGAAGACCCCTCGCGTCTGTGGGACCCCTTCCGTGTACCTGTCTCCGTGTTCTACGACACAGGCTACACTCTGCCTGTCAAGTTGAAGTTCCCGAAACTGCTGAGCTTCCGTGATGACATCTACGTGGTTCTGACTACGCAGGTCTGGGACACTCCGGCAAACGACGAAGCAGAAGACTACTCGATCGGCCTGGCACTCTCCAACGAGCTGCTGAGCTACCCTGAGTCCACTCTGCATGGCACCGGCTGCTGCCGTGGCATGATCATCGGTCACGCTGGCGTATACCCAGCTGCCAAGGTCAAGTCGGTTGTTCCTCTGGCACACAAGTGGGGTGCTGATAGCGCCGCTTACATGGGCGCTGGCGACGGCATCTGGGTCACTGAGAAGCGTCCAGATACCCCAGGCAACAACGTGGTTACCGGCTACACCTCGCTGAACGCACGTTCCAAAACTGATCCAGTGGTTGACGACTTCTGGTCTGCCGGCATCATCTGGGCTCAGTACAAGAACCGTCGCGATCAGTTCATCCCGGCCTACCAGACTGTTTACACCGACGACACCAGTCCTCTGAACTCGGCGATCAACATGATCATCGCAGTGGACATCGTCAAGGTCTGCCGTGCGGTCTGGACCGAGTTGGTTGGTTTGACCGACGAGCTGACCGATGCGCAGTTCATCCAGAAGTCCAACGACAAGATCTCTGCTGCTGTAGCTGGCAAGTACGACGGCCGTGTACGGGTTATCCCGAACACGTACTTCACGCCAGACGACAGCGAGCGCGGCTACAGCTGGAGCTGCTTGATCGATCTGGGTCTGGGTAGCCTGCGTACCGTAGGTTCGTTCACCGTACGCGCCAACCGCCTGGGCGACCTGGCTGGTGTAGCGGTTTAACCCATTAGCCCCGTTCTAAGGAGCGGGGCCTACTTGAGGATTTCTCATGGCTAGCACTGATTTGGTAAATCGTCTGCTGGGCAAACAGGGCTTCGCTAAGAACGCCCTGACTCCGGTTGTGGACCCGCGTATGGGTGCACAGTTTGGCTTCATGCCGAACTTCCGCGAGCTGCCGAGCAACACCCCGTACACCCGCAAACCGATGATTCCAATCGTGGTTCAAGGCCCTAAAGCCTTTGACTACCTGGATGGCGGGCAACTGATCAAAGATACCCTCAAGGTTCTGATGGAAGAGCACCCACTCTCCATCGAAGGTATCAACCTCACCATGACGCCTGAGTTTGCAGAAACTGCGGTCGGCGGTGCTGGTCAGAAGCTCAAGATCATCAGCAACATGATGCTCGCTGAATCGGCTCCATCGTTCAGCTACCAGGAGAAGTACGGTAAGGTTCTTACCCGCTTCTTCACCTTCTGGCACAAAGTCTGCATGATGAACCCGGAAACCAAGTTCCCGGACATCTTGTCGATGGCTGTTTCTGGCATGCCTGAAGAAATCCTGGAAGACTTCATGTCGATGACCATGTTGTTCATCGAGCCAGATCCAACCCACCGCTATGTGGTGGAAGCGGCTCTGATCAGCAACATGATGCCGTCCTCGGGTATTCCTCGTGAACTGGTCCGCAACTTGCCGGAAGGCGATCAGGCGCTTCAGTTCTCCATGGAATTCACCGGTGTGACTGAATCGACCGACGCCGTCTTCGCGTTCGCTCAAGAAGTGCTGAGTTCCATCAGCCTGACTGGCGTGAGCCCGAACAACCGTCCGGCTGCAATGGACGCGATCCATGCCGATTACCTGGCATCGACTCGTGGTTACAAAGAAAGCATCGCTGCGGCAGCTGCTGCCTCTGTCGGCGCCAAAATGTAACACCTTGGCCTGGGGTAAAACCCAGGCCATTTATGCCCATGGAAACAAAAAAGAAAGCATAAGAGATAGCCCTCTCCTACCCGAAGGTAGGAGAGGGCGTTATGATCTTACTTGAAGTAGTCTCGGTAACTGTCCATGAGAACATCATAGTCAGTCTGCAAGTGACTTTCGTGCACCACGACTTTGGAGACGCCGAGGACACTTTCAACAACAGTACCGCCCGCGTGTGGGTGCAACCAGATTTCCATCTTTCTGGTGATGCTATCCAACTCGACGGGTTCATCTTTGTACTTGGATGGCCAGCGCCATACCCCACCCAGCTCGGCATTGATCTGAGACCACATGTCGTAGACAGTCAGTGGGTTGTCTGCTTCGCGCTTGACTATCAATGCAGTCAGCGAGGGTTCACTCCGTTTAGCCGCTTGATCGCGGATAGTCATCATTGCGTTGACCATTTGTGCTTCGGTCAACTCCAGGTCTTTGTGAATCGCCTCTCGTGGAACCAGAGGCACCCGCCCGTCAACCCGATCAGTGGTAAACAGGTGGGTCAGCAGGTACAGGTGCAGTTTCTTTGCATGGCTTCGAAGATCTTTCGACATTTGCATTCTCCTTGAGGAAACCGTGTGTCAGGTAGTGCTGAAGCTCGTCGGCCAAAGCAACAATCTGATCATGGTCGAGCCGAGCGCCATTGACGTTCAGCAGAAACTTGTCTTTGTCCAACATTTCATGCAGGTGAACGTCACGCTTGCCACCAGGAATGACGATGTGTTGCCACTCGTCTTTATCCTCGTAGTAAGTTACTGCCTGTGGGGCCTTAGGAAGGCCTGTGGGGCGTTTTGCAGGTTTGCCGACATGTTGCTCAAGCGCAGCGATCATTCGCTCCGAATTGGCCGCACGGACAGCGTCGCCGAGATCTGGGATCTCAGGCGTTTCAAAAAGAGCAGCTGCTTCATCTATGCTGATAGGCTTTCGACGAACGCGTTGAACGGTGATCTGTGTACGCTTGGCCCCATTGGTGGGTTCCTTGCGCTGAAGAGTAAGCGTTTTACCAGACATACTACTAATCCCTGAATAGACCAACCATCTAACCTATTCGGCTGACAGAAGGCAAACGAAAAGAGTGGAACTTAGGCAACCGATTGCGCTGCCCGTTGAGTTTTGCGTTTGGCCTTGTAGGCCACATTGACCTCGTAGCTTTCACTTGCGCGGCTATAAGCCAGCGTAAGGATGCTTTGAAGATGACTGTCTGAAATAGCGATGTTTTCACGACGCAGTTCAGATTGCAGCATTCGCAGGGCGTCGATGTACTTACGACCACTGCGTACAGCTCGTTTGCTAGCTTCGTTGGCCAGCAGTTCGATGCGTTCAATCTCCTGGATGGCTTCTGTCATTTCTTGTTACCCCGTGCACCAGCGTGCTTAGAAGTCATCATGCGCCCACTGTGCCGATAGTCAGCGTAACTGTCACACACGATCAGCGTGTTTTCAGGAGTAGGGTGATAGCCGTAATGGTGTTCCCGACGAGGTGCCTCAACGTTGACCACCAGATGGTTACCGTACTTCTCCATCATGGCCTTGAGGGACAGCCAGAAGTCGGCCGGGATAGTGGCAGTGCCCATCCGCTTAACTTCTTCCCGGTTACCTGGAGGTGCGCCATCCACGACCAGTTTGGCGTTCTCAGGATTACCCCAGTTCTTGAAGCTAGGGTCATCGCTGGACAAGATCGCCATTTCCCCACGACGGTAACCCGTCATCCTGGCTGTCGATTGGGCAACCAACTCCATACCGGTTGTCACCACTCGATGGGATACCAGCGCTGGGTCCAAAGCGTGCATGCGGTGGGCGTGGTTGCCCAACGTCATGGCCAGGCGATGTTCGCTGATGCTACCCACGAACAGGACATCGCGCCGCACAGGCATGGGACTGGCGAATGGTTCCAGACTGGTGGTTGACATGTCCAGGATCGTACCTGTGTTTGGACTAACGGTACCTTTAGGCTCTTTCATTACTGTTCCCCTTTAACGAATGGCAGAAGTGATTCATGTGGCAACACAGCACCTTCCAGTGCAGCTGTTACCTGATCGAGCACCTTTTCTGGTGCATCGAGTTCCCCTAACACCTGGTAGAGTTCGCTAAGAACATTTTCCAGTGTATCGATGCGTCTACGCGCACCTCGCATCCGACGATCATGTCGGTTTGCTTTGGGCAGGGCATTGCCGACCTCTACATTGCACACCATCGGCTCTTCTGGTGGAAATTCCTGAAGAAACAATGCGGGGTCGAGGATGTTGCGCATGACGGAATTCAAACCCGGTGGCAGCAGCGTATCGGCCTCCCAGTCGTCTTTTGCCTCAGGACTTTCGATCAGAAAGATGGGCCGACTAACTAAGTCAATCTCAACAGCTGCCTGAGCTGCTTCTTCTAGCCAGGCCATGTTAACCTGGGTGCCAAAGAAAGGACCGAAGTTGTCGGGGCCGATAAAGCGCCAATGCAGTTCTGGTGTGAAGTAAACGTGTGTTACAGATAGATGCAATCCGATGACGTGTGCTAGTGCTCGCAGGATAACCTGCAACGGTGATACGGGTGGGTTTGCCTCCAGATGAGCTTCGAGCGCTGCTATGTTGGTGCAGCGAACGATGTAAGCATTTGCTGGATAAGCCGTCCTGGTTTTGTCACGCAGACGCATGCGACGAGAAAACTGATCCTCGGCTACATGGTCAATGGTTAGGAGCCCATCTTCCGTAGTGATAGTTGTTTTAGAACTAACATTGCCGTCCCCATCAACGACGATGTGAGTGTCCGCTGCGTTGCCTTTATTTTTCATACAACCTTCCTTACATCGTGCGTGGCAAGCTTCCGATACCGTAAATGAGGTAGTCGGTAGTTGTTTTTGTAGCAGCCGCAATCGCTGCCAGTCTGGTCAGTTTGATCTTCTTTATCCCCCCGTACTCCAAACTACAAAGCGACGGCTGTGGAATCCCAGTCAGGATTGCCAGGCGCGTCTGAACCATGTTGAGGTTGGTGCGCGCCTGAATAATGCGCTTACCGATTTCCTCACACTGTCTGCCCTGGGTACGCAGATAGATGTCCTGGTCGGGACAGATATCTATTTTTATCTCGTTGAGTTCAAGAATCAAATCGTCAACGAACCCTGCCCAGTTGAAAGCATCATCGGCCTTTTCCAAGGTACGTGCGTGCTTTCTCAGAATCGCGAACAAGTCCGCTTGTTTATCTACTACCGTTCCCATATTTTCTTCTTCCTGCCATTGCGAGCAACCTTGGGTTTGCTCGTAGTGCTCATCCTTAAGAGAGCGAACTTAATGGTTTCCTTGCAACCATTCCACATGAGCGCAAGGACTTTCTTTTGTACTTCTAACTGAGCCTTTTGTTCGGCGTTTAATTTACCACGGTGTTTGGTCGCAGACTCCATCGACCTGACCCTGGTACGCCTGGTCATTTCTGCCAGCCCTTGATGGGTTTACCACGCCGATCCTTGTGCCGATAGAAGTTAGGGCGGGTCTTCCCTTCCATGAGCAGGGCAATCTTGGCATCGACCCGCTTACGCCACTCACGGAGCCATTGTCTAGCCTCTTGGAACGGGCTCATCGCTGCCACCCTTTCTTCGGTCGGCCATTGACATGGATCTTGGAACGGCGCCGTTCTGCGGCTGCCCGTTCTGCTGTTGGAGCAGGATCGCCCCAGCAGGGTGAACCACCGCCTGGGTTGTCAATGGTAGGGATTGGCCCAGATGCATCAAACCGCCCAACGTGGGCATGAGAGAAGTAGTTGAGGCCACTAGCTGACCGCCACCGACTGTCTCCCAGGTCTATCGGCGTGTCGCCCGGTATCCGTTCGTAATCGATATCGAAACCTTTGATGGTCTCGGTTCGTTGTTTCAGTTCAGCTTCCTTGCGGGTATCAATACAGACCCCGTCACGTAGGTGGCTATAACCAATCAGCGAAACAAAGTCGTAACGAGGAATGCCATCCAACCGTGTAACGTTGGAGCAACGCATGGCCGTCGTCGCCGCAATCGTTCCGGCCAAACCATCTGCAACGATTGGGTCTGTACCAGCTTCAAACTGGATAGACCATTCGGTACAGGTCAGATCGGCCTGGGCGGGCGGGGTAGTTACTACGCAGTGTACCCCGCTTTGACGGATAAACCCACGTACCCGATCAAACATGTCCACCAGCTTTTCAGCTTCGGCCATGTCGGCAGCGCTATGGCCAAGCATCTCAAACAAAGAAGGGCGATCACGATTCATCTTTCTTCTCCTCGGGGAACTTAAGAGCTACTTGCTCTTTGGTCCAATTAACCAGATCCTCCAGCTTCCACTGTTGGTATCCGACAGTTACGATGTTGCGCACCCGATCAACGATGTCGAGTGCTTTGATGGGTTCGTCCACCAGATCAATTGCCACCATCGCAGAGAACGTGCAGTAGCGATCCGGCGATAACGCTATTCTGTCGTAGGACTTGCAACCCATCATGGTTTTGCTTAGCTTACTGTCCCCGCTTGGATCGTTGACATAAGTCATCGTATATAAGCGCCCGTCTGGGGTAAGAAGCATACCTATTTCCAGATTATTGACCTTGTCGGTGGGACAGTAAGTCGGGTCAGTCAATGTCTCCCTGGCCGATACCGCGATGGCCGTCAATGGGAGAATGAGCCCCTTTGGAGTTACCCATGCCTCCATTTGGAAAACATCGGTCGTCCCATTTCGCCAGTAGATATTTGGCGAAAAGAGAATCAGCCCATTTTTAAATGCAATCAGATTCATTCCAAACCCCCGGCAGGTGCTTCATCAACCGAAGTGATCGTGTGCTCGATGCCGGCTTTGGTTAACTCAGCCGAGATCTCCTCCGCAGTACGCAGGCGCAGTAGTGGCTCAAGATCACTGGCATTGTAAACGTGGCATTGGCCACCGGAAAAGCGGTCATGCAACAAGGCGTAGCCAATGGCTTGTTCATGCGAACAGCCAGCTATCAGTGCCGTCTTAGCCAGGTCTTCACCAGACCCCATGGTCGCCACCATGTCATCGGTAAGAGGAATGAGCACGGTGGTTTTGATGTGTTCAAAAAGGTAAGCCGAGTGCTGCGTCATGACGACGATGTCTTCCTTGACTGGGGTTTTAAGACCAGTCCACGCAGAAGGGTCTTTTTCGTAGTCGATGATCCCCAACAACAACTGTTGAACCAACTCTTCCATGGCTTCTGGAAGGAGGTTGTCGCCTGCTTGACCAGCATAAGCACGACCGCAGCTACTACGAAAGATCTTTTCACGGAACTCGAAGCTCTCGGCCCGCGTATTCAATCGAACTGCTACACGGCTGTCAGAGGACATTTGCCCTCGGTGATACGCAATCGTTGTCACAGGGTTTCTCCATTCAAGGGCATAGTGACCCACCTCTTGCGAGGCGGGCCTGACCGGTGCTCAGTGCTTAGTGGCGGTCGCTGCCAGCGGCGCGCAGGGCGGCGATCTGGTCGAACGATGGAGAAGTTCTGCCGGTATTACGTGCAGGCTTGGCTTCAGGAACCAACAGCACGCCGATGATGAGACCGTCGGCATTGAAACGGATCGGTTGACCAACGGTCGGCAGGGTTTTCAGGCCACCTTGAACGGTCAGCGGCAGTTCGATGACGGAGTTGCCGATGCCGGACAGTTTGATGTTGGTGCCGGAGACACCGACGATGCTCGAAGTATAGATAACTTGGCCTTCCACTTCTTCCGAAGCGAATACGCCCAACAGTGCAGGAGTAGCGATGGTGATTTTCATGCAGTAAGCCTCGTTGTTGGATTGCATATAGTTGCAACCGAGTGTAACAAAAAAAAGAATGCTGAGAGAGATTAGCTTCCGCTAATCTCTCCTGGCCGGGGTATTACTTCTTCGCAACCAGACGTTGGCTCAGGCTTTTCAGATGAGCTTCGACGGCTTTGTCTTCATCGCTGCCGTCCCAGGCATCGGTGATCGACACGAAGTTGGTGTTGCCCTGGTCTTCCTTGCCAGGCTTGAAGAACGCCGCTTGCACGCTGGTGCCGAGGTTGCCGAGATTGACAGTGGTGCGGAAGGAGGTGGCGTCAACGTTGGCTTCCATGTGCTCTACACCGGCGTCGCCGTTGTAGATGCGAGTGACCTGCTGGAAGTCACGACGGAAGTTACCGACCGCTTGAAGGTCGTCCACAGTGACAGCGCGTTCGCCGACATCGGTGGTGGTGACGTAGCCGTCCAGAACATCGGCCAGGGTTTTGTTATCCAGGCTTACTTCCAGATCGCTCGGTGGCTTCTCGCCGCCCAGAGTGGCGTCGATGGCGGTAGTCAGGTTCTTGAGCAACAGAGCGGAACCAGTGGACAAATTCTTTTTGATGGACATCTCATGTTTCCTTGATTACGATTGCCAGAATTGGACAGAACATGTTCCAGGTCTTGGCAGGATAAATCTCATCGTGAAATGAGAAGCTTATGAACCAATCTAATAACTAGTCCACTTGAATGATTTAGGTGTCAACAATCTTTATTTCAGACTCCAACGTTTGGCAGGTAACCGAATCATTGAACCAACTCGATGAAGACCAACGATACATCCGCCAACATTAACGGTTGCATAGCAGTCCGATTCCTCACCCACGAACACTTGGACAGACTGACCTCCAAACAAGATGAATCTCTCGCCCGTCACGTCCCCGTTATCTACGTGATGGACTATGAGACTAGTTGGATGCCAACCTGATTCATGGTATTCGGGTATTCGTAATTCGGTGGTGACCGTATCGGTTTGACCATCGTTACGAATTTGTAGTCGGTGATGTCTGAGCATCTCTCCTCCTAGAAAAAGGTAATCTTAACCTTGCGTTCACGGAAATCGCCTACTACACGACCACGCAGATAATGCTCTTTGCCCATGCGAGCAAAGTAGTTCTCACGAAAAGGAGGTTGACCCATTTCACTCATACGACAGGCAACATTGTAATCGTAGCCTCCAGGATGAATAACAGTAGTCGAGGCCACAACCACAGGACCACCTTCCTCAGGCTCACGGTTAGCGAGCCGGATTACGGATTCATATCGCAGGTTCATTTGAAGCCTCCAAAGAAGGTTCCGCGCAGAAAATGACCGCCTTCCCTTACAGAGAAGTAGGTTTCTTCATGAATGCCAGATCCGACAGCGCCACGCCGTCCGACTTCGTTAAAGACCACCACGTCGTGAGTAACCTTCGTGTGGCTGGAATAAACCTGATGCCCCGATAAATGATTAACGTACATCCGGTTATGTGAACGGTATCGAAGCATGACCTTATCGCCTCAATTCAACTGACAAGGGAGTCATCCATTCCCTGTACTGTTTTTTGGTAGTGCCAAGGAAAGCTGGTCCGTCCCTGGTGAACAGCTCATAGGCACTAGCGGCGATGTCGCCGGCACCATGGTAGGTGAAGTTGATTTGGGCCTCTCCGGTGGTCACAACGCTGACCGTACTCGAAGAAGAATAAGTCTCCTTACCCAGACGAGTTCTGCCAAGACGCTGGTGGGACTCGTAACGAATACGTTGGTTACTCATTCGTCAGGCCTCAGTAAAGTCATGAGTCGAGTAGCACTTCGACCCGCGTCGTCAATACGCCCCTGTTCGATCAGGCGATTAATACCGCCCTCACCGTACGGATGCAGCTTGTGGGAGTAGATGGCGTAGTGAGCTGGGGCTGTCCAGAAGGGTTGGCGAACGATGGTCACGTTGTCCCGTAGAGGCTTGTCGCCTCGATAGTGAGTGGCGTGGCTCTCCGTTCGATGCGGGTCGTAATGGTCCTCCTTGTGCATCTGAGAATTGCTGTACTTGATCACGGTACCTCCTCAACTGTAACTTTCTTCTGAGCCCCAGGAGTGTTTAAATACTGGGGCAGGTACATCGGCCCGAGGATGGATTATATCAATCCGATGAACCCCAGCAACGACAGTGCTGTGATGCAGCGTAAGTCCGGATGTGGTCCAGCGAGTGCTGTTGGTATTCAACCAACTAGGTTCTTCAGAAGATCTGGTGAATACTGTTTGAACCCAACCCTCCCCATACTGCCTGGTCATGTGCGTATATTTCAATCTATCCACAATCGTTTCCTCGGCCGTAACTTTCTTAATAACGGTACTCAGGGGAGGTCTGCTGTTCACCTCGGGTCTTGGAAAGATAAATGCGTTCAGAACTGTTCGAGTAGGTGAAATGTGTTTCTTTGTAGCCACGAATGTATGCTGCAAGGCTAACCTGGGTAGCGATGGCAAAGTCATGGTATTCACCATCCCAGCGGCAGTGACTTTGGCTAACTGACAGCGCTGTTACGATTTGTTGGTTTTCGTATCGCACGACTACAATCCTATCTTTTCGGCATAGCCTTCATGCCACATTGGACGAGGCTCAAACAGGCGACCGAAGTCTTTATGCCCGGCGGCCATGATTAATCTGGTTTCCCGATAGCGCTCAGAGGTCATCCGCCTTGCCCGTTGCTCGCAGTAATGGAAACGCTCGACTTGACACATCCCAAACTGAGAGCTCCTGGCAGTGCGATAGACTGTTTCGAAATCGCTCATGCTGTAATCGGTTGGAGCCAAACTCATCGCCATCGCCGTGATGTCGGCAACGAGACCCTCTCTTCCAGGCACGGTAGAGATGTCGGTGATGTTACCAATGACTTGAACATAGTTGCCGGCATATCGGCGGACTGTGTTGCAATAGCGCAGGCTACTCATTCTAATCCTCCTATTTCAAAGGTAGCGCAAGCAAATCCGTTCCCAGATTCAGTTGCCTTGTAGTGACGTTGGATAACACCATCTATCCAAATGATCGAAAGTGTCCGTTGATACAGAACTTCCATGTTCTCAACTTCTACCACACTCACCGCTTGCAGGCGATGATTGTTGGCATACTGCAACTGAGTCGACAGGTAGTTAACCATTGCAAATCTCCAATACAGTTCAAGTAGATACTTCAGGTGTGTAAAAAAGTAATCCGGTGGCATAAAGCAGGGACTCCCTTAGGAGCCCCTGCAAGGTCTTATGACCACTTCAGATAGCTTGGGGTAGGGAAAGATGTCCGTGTAGGACGATCCCAGCCCAGACGCTCTCCCAGGTCCTTCAGACGCTGGGTATCTTCAGATTCCAAACCCATGGTGCGGATGGAGGCCTTAGTTGCATGTTCCAGCATCGCCGGAGTAACAATCAGATTGTCCTCAGTAGCAATGTCGGTCATGCGCGCATCCATACTCTCCAAAGCCATCGAGTAGTATTTGCGAGCGATGGCGATACCACCCTCGTTCACATAGTCCCACGTCACGATGTCTTCAACGTAGCGCACTTCACGACCGCCTTCCATCTTCGGCACAACCGCTGCACGAATGGAGAAGCAGGTTTCTTCCTCAGGATTGTCCAACGACATCTTGAGGGTGTCGCAGTACGGGCCAGAAGGCTTGACGCGTGCCACGATGGCGACCATCGGGAAACCAGACTTCGACTTGTAATTGTCGTAATCCAGCCACACCTCAGCAAAGTGACCACACACCTTTTCTTCGTAGATCTCGTTCAGACGCTTGAAGAAATCGTTAGGCCCCATGTTCTCTTTACGAGGATGACCCAACTCAGCCCGCACAACGCCTGCCTTGATCCGGCGCATCAAAGAGCCGGACTCTTCGAACAACTTGGCCGCCTCTCCCAACGGGTAGTACGCACCACCGTAGTTGTGGACGTTAAAGCCCCCAACTGTGATAGGGTAGTAACCGTTGGCATCTGGCTTGATGATACCTTTTTTGTTGACGCCCAACAGGGCCGTACAACCGTAACGCACTTGATTAGCGGCCATGGCCCACTACCTCATTAACATGTCCTCGATAGGCTCTTTGATCTCACTGGGGTTAACCAATGCTGTCGTCAAACCTTCCTTGAAATACGAGCCGATGATACGAGCAGGCGTGTTAGTCGGCCCCCAGATGATGGAACGCAGAGCAATGGTAACTGCTTCTACGGCCGCCAATTCCTTAGGCGTTCTAACAGCGTGTCGCAACTGAACGGCTTTGTTGTTCGCCACCCGTGTGGTCGAGGAGTGAACCATCTGCATGATCGAAGGGTTGGCCCCAACGTTCACCCCACAGAAGCGGGGAGCATTCTCATACGGAATGGTCTTATCGTTCTCGCCCATAAACCAAGGCATGTTGCCCTTGGCGGTGAACTCGTTATACACGTAATAAATCATCTCATTACGCATAACCAAGTTCAAGTTTGGGCAGATCACAGCACCCTTGGCAAAGGAGAACTCGACGTACGGTTCTTCCTCAATCACGATGTCCTGAACGTCAGTGGGTGTCAGGCGCATCAGAGATGGAGCCTGAGCGATCGTGTAGGTATTGTCCTCGAAGATCATGGCATAGATGGAGATGACATAGACTTCGGGCTCAAGAGTCCCCAGCCCCCGCTCAATGTACCGAGCGGGGATCACGATCTTGCATGGAACCTTGGCGACCATCTCGTCACCACGAACCAGGATGTTGCGCTTGGCAGCTCCTGCATCGCGTTTCAGTCCTCGGATATCCATGCATCATCTCCTTAGCGAGAACCGCCACGAATGGTCAGCAGTTTGGCCATCCAGTCGGAGACGTAGTTGACGGTAGCGATCGAGGCGACTTCCTCTTCAGAGAGGTCGTCGTCGTCGCTGCACACCTCGTCCATCGCCATGATGAACTGCGGCACGTCGGTATTGACGTAGAAGGTGTACAGCACTACATCGCGGATCGCCGGATAGGCATTCTTGATGAAGTTGGTAGCCAGCTGATCGCACGCGTCATTCAAACGCAGGATCACTTCATCGTAGCTGCCAACCAGGCCTTCACCCAGACGGGCATCGATACGCGAACGGATCAGAATGAACAACTCACGCCGTGCAGTAGAGTTCAGGTTTTCCTGCTCGCTACGGCTGGTCATGGAAACATAGTTGTTCCACTTCTCGGTCAGCTGAACCGATTGAGCCAACAGCTCTTCGCCTTTAGTAGGACGCAGTTGGCCGGTCAGCAGGGAGGCACCCAGAATGATTTCAGGACTGCCTTTGATACCCGCTGCGTTCTTGGTCTTGAGCCAATCGGTGTAGATGTCCGAATGTACGTAGGTGTTGTCACCTTGGTACGCCAGGATCATGATACCGTTGGTGGCACAGTTCTCACGCAGCTTGTTGATGTTCCACACGTTGTTACCGCTGCGAGCGATAACGGCGGTGATACCAGCGCGATAGCCAGGCAGGCCGTGAGCCGACTTGCTAGGGGTCATCTCGGACAGGTTACGTGCCCAGACGTGGATCAGGATGTTGTCGTTGATCCAACCATCGGTCAGATCATCAGGACCACGCACCATGCGCATCGAGCCATGGGTGAAGGTATCCTTGAACAACTGGAGCAGATAGTTGTCTTCATACGAGGACAACAGTTTCCCCAACTGGCCATCCACCGACGACAGACCCGTCTTGGTCAACTCAACGAAGTTGGTGAACTGCTCTTCTTCGTTGGACAGCACTAGGCCCTGAGGAATCTCGCCGAGACCTGTTGCCGTAGCGTAGGTTTGGGCGATGTTCTGGACGTATTCGCTGGACCAGATCGGATTGAACTGAACTGGGATAACCGCCCGACGGCGATAGGCGAATGGGATGTCCGGGTTGATGATCTTTTCGAAGTCGGCCATGATGCCGGCAATCAACGGAATGGCATCGTTACGCGCCGTGTTGATGTTGCTGGCAATTACCTTGGCCGAAGCGAGTGCATCGCGGTCAGCAAAGGCGGTATGGACGTCGCATTCCAAATGCGAGAAGGTATCAGAACGATCGTAACGCTGCCCGGCATCGTCCATCGACGAGGACGAGGTGTCCAGAGCATTCTTGGACAAACCGATCAGCGTATCGAGAAAGCTGTTCGGTGCGCCATTGATGGCAATGTCGCGCTCGGCGGCATTCGTAGCCAAAGCAATGGCTTCTTGTACGAGGTTGGTTGGAAACATGGAATTCTCCCTACGCTCACAGACCCAGTTTGTTTTTGATGCGAGCGGTGACCAGAGAGGTCAATGCTTCATCGGAAATAACATTGCCGCCAGTTTGGCGTTGGACCTGACGACCCATGACTTCGCCCAAGGCAAGCACGACAATGTTGACCGCATTAGCAACGACTGCGGTGTTGTGTTCGATCAGCCGGGCATTGTTAGATGGACCCATGATGTTTCTCCGATGAGAGTATTAAATGAAACCGGGGTTATGCACCCCGGTAAGCTGCAACCATTTTCTTCGCTGTGTGCATGAGCAGGGAGTTCATCATCCCAGCCTTGCGAGCAGAGCGAACAATTCGATCTTCGATCCCTTTGTCGGAGCACACCATGTCCAATGGCTGACCAGACTCGGTTTCAAACGTCCCACCCATAACCTGACCAAACACCGTTTTCATCTGATTACCCACCACCCCCTTATCGCCTGCGAACGCATCGCGGCCGTGGGAGATGTAGAAACGGATAGTCATGGTGTCCATCTGTAGAGGTTGGTTACGGATGCGCAGAGTTTCGTCTGCACGTCCACTTTCCACAGGGTCACCCAGATCACGGTTGCGATTACGCAGTTTGCGATCAGACTCTTCGACCAACTTACGCAGCGAAGGAGACATGTCCTCAAGCTCACCGTTATAGAGGATCTCGATCTTGTCAATCACGCCATGCAGGTTAGCGCTAGGCGATTTATCCGCCAACAGTTGAAGAGACTCAACCGCTTCTTCGCTAAAAAGGTCTGCCGCTTGGGAAGTTGGATCTTCCATAGTACATAAAATATCATCCGGCTCAACCGTTTCGCCCTCTTGAGCGATGGTGTGCAAGGTGACTTTGAAGTCAATCACGACGTCACGAATCTCGGTTTCGTAAGCCCGCATGGCCTTACTCACCCGCTCGCTAATCATCGAGCTGTCTTCCAGCGTGTTAACCGACTCGTACAGAGCGATGGTGCACGGTACGCCATGTTTGTACATGACAGCCCGCGATTCGAATGGAGACTCCTCGAAGAAGGCTTTGTTGTAAACCAAGCAGTCGCCTTCAATGAACGTGTCGCCAGCCTTGACCAAGGTAATCAAATCGTTGGGGTAGGTGTGACCTTCACCAGAGGTAAAGACTCGACCCACTTCCAATGCATCAATAGAGCCGTCAGCGTAGGTAACTTTCATTACCCCAGCTTTCAAACTGGTGACCACCCCAGCCCCACGCGCTACGTAACAGAACTTCTTGCCCACCCGGTGAGGAATGATATCTTCATAGTTGGTACCGTACGGCATGGTGCGATAACCCACCGCTGCAATACCCGAACCATGCATGATACTGACAAATGCCAAACGCTTAGGGTCGTCGATGTCGCCCGCCGGAGCCAACATGGCAGAGGTGGACACCATGGAACTTACGCCCATGTCTTTTGGATCGCCGATCAACGCCTTACCACCGGTGTTAACAATCCGAGGGTTGGCCGAGAAGTAAACGTTGATACCCACGTCACCGCTGTCTACGGTAGCCTCACCGATAGTGCCACGGTCGTTCTTGTGCATCTTGCGAGTACGCGCCACCATAGACCGCTTGGAGCGACCACCTGTACCGATGTACGTAACGGCTTCAGAAGCCCGCAGATCGGCAATGGGGTTACAGTCGTTGATAGGGCTGGTTGCTGAGTCGCCGGTGATGACGTTCCACACCGCAGTGGGCTTCATGTCCATTGCAGCTTTGGTGACACGGCTGCGCAGTTTGTACTGACGCGTTGCAACCACCAACTCTTTGTACACCGCCCCTGCCACACGCTCGTAGCCTTTGTAGAGCATGTAATCGCCATCTACTTCCTCAGGGGAGTAGTCGGTCAACAACAGCTCAGCAGAACGCGTCAACAGACCACGCCAGGTGGTAGGCTCACCCATCTCAATCAGGGTACGCTCGGTCATCGGATCAACGAACTGCTTATCCAGCAGATCCAGTTCCACGGTGTAGGTGCCGTTACGACTATTGGCATCCAACAGATGACTGTAAGCCGACATGGTGTCAAAACTGTAGATGCTGATCTGACGGATTTGCTTGTGGTAGTAACGGAAGCCCGACAACAACATCATTGCCAAAGGTTCCCGCGTATCCAACACCAGCGTTTCATCAGAGAAGCGTACAGGGTATTCGTGGCGCTCAAGGTTGGCACGATCGCCAGCCAACACACGGCGGGTAGTGGCCTTGAGCATGGCGATCAAGTTGGTCAGGCCATGGTAGCTTGCCATCACAACGCCCAGTGGGATGTTCTGCCCACGTACCCGGATGATGGCCATCTGGTGAGGAGCAGCGCTCAGGTCAAGACCCAGCAGCTCTTCGATCGTGCCCAGTGGTTGACCGTTAACCGACAGCTTGTTCTGGCGATCCATGAGCACCAGTTGTTTCTTACTGTCAATCCCACACACCACACCGCCGTCTTTCTCCAGCGCTGCAATGGTGGAGTCCAGGCCCCAGGTCAAACGGTCTTGATGACGGAAGTTGAAGGTCAGATCACCAATGCGCATCGAGTGGACTTTGTGGGCCAGCAACGAATACGTCTTGGGGCTCTTGAACTCACGGTCGAATACGTTGGTGAAGTGAACGTCCTTGAGCACACCTTTCTTATCAATGTCCATAGCAGACAATTGATTACCCAACCACGTCGGGTAGTTGTGTACTTCTTTATCAGACAGCGTAACACTGATCTTGCCGTAGTAGCTGGTCAGGGACACCTGGCTGGGCTTGACCTTACGGATAGGCACATCGACCCGTTGAAAGCGTGAGCGATAACGGGTACCACCGGCCTTGAACACACCCTCATCATCGATCACCGGCGTCATAAACCGAACGGTACTTGGAGCACCGTCTACCGGTTGGAAACGCGCAGAGGTAATGTCTTGAGCCCCGAGCACGGTACGCGACTTGTTGACGTTGTAGTCAACAACCGCCATGCCCGACTTCTGGAAATGCAGGACCGAGTTAACCAAGTCCTTATGCATGGTGTTCTGCACGTAGGTCTTGTTGATCTCCCGTACAGAAGATTCCAGCATGGACTCATCCAGCACCAGGCCTTTGACCTTGTACTTGGCTGGAGTCACTACCAGCTCCTCAGGCTTGACCACCGCAGCTTCATGCAGCAGACCAGAACCATACGGGTTCTTGATCTTTTTATAGGCAACTGCCAGTGCCTCACCACGACGTAGCTCAGCACCCGAGATCAACCCATCTTTGGCCCGAGCACGAATAGGTGCCAGAATGCCTTCTTCCAACGGGTTGGTGTTGGGGTTATGGGGTGTTGCGAAATCGTTGCCGTTCTGGATCTGATCCACACGATCCAGTGCTTCCAGGTTGGCATCGATCTCCTCGTCGGTTAACTCAGTGGTAACCTTGCCGGCCTGTAAGTTTCTGGATAATGCCTCGGATCGTTCCGCTTCCAAGACCGCCTGTTCCTTCGCCGAGGCTTCCTCCTCCACCGACACGGACTGCTTTGTAGTCGCTTGGGAGTTGTCCACGCCGATATTGGCTAAAGTCTTGGGCGTCTGTTCGTATTTCCCCGACACCTCCTTCGATGCCGTCACTCGACTCAGTGTTGCCTCGTTCTGGGTCTGGATCTCTGCCTGGGTCAACGGGTCTTTTTGGGACTGGTCGTTTTGAACATGCCCGTCGTCGAGCGGCAGCGGCTGCTTTTTTTCGGCCACCACTCCAGCTTCGATCAAATCGATCAAGCCATTGAGGAAGTGCTTTTGCAGTTGTACAGGTTCGTACTTGCCAGACTTCTTGCCGACCTTACCTGCAATGGCAACTTCTTCCGTCGACTCTTCAGAAGAGACCGCGGAGACTGCGCCGACAGCCTTAACCGATTCCTTGGTCTTGACGATGATCTCTTTGCGCAACTCGCCCAGCGTGGCGAGGTTGGCAAAGTACCAGTTGCCCCGCACCATGAACACAAAGTTCACGTTATGCAGTTTGGACTGATCCAGTGTTGCGATAATGCCCTGAGTAGGATCACCCAACCATTTCCACACTTCCAAGAACATCAGACGCTCAAGAGATCCGAACAACTTGATCTCTTCCACGCCCATCTCTTTCTCAGCCCGCTGGATCTTACCCAGCGATGGAAAGCTTGTAGGCATCTTGAGCGGAATGAAGTGCGGACGATCCACCTGTTCAACCAAGGCCTTAACCTTGGCGAAGATGTTGTCACGCAAGTTCTGGTTGCGCTGGAAGTCCAGGAAGCGGTTGGACTGGTACTTAACAAAGTGCATACCCAGAGCGTGGTTGATCACGATGGTGCTGGTAGCAGAACCCAGTGGCACATCCAGGTTGATCACTTTCTTGAGCGATGGGAACTTTTGGTGGAACTTACGGATGAAGTTAGTTGGACTCCCCGTAACCGGCGTTGTCTTACCGTGAGTCGCTGTGAACTCGGTAACGTGATCAACCCAGACAGCGCCCTCAGTTTTACGAATCATCCACCAGGTAGGCTCTGGGGCCCACTCAGTCATGTCGCCGGGCAGGAAGTGCAGCACCGACCCGGTTGGAAACTCAACATCAACCATATCGGACATTCGAGGAGAGCTTACTTGCTCACCTCGGACAATCCCGTAGTGTCGGTTGAAGGGTTCAAAACGAACCATGGTGATCTCCTTTACTTACGATTAACGCAAGCTCATGTTGTGAGTGACCAGGGCTGTGGTGTAATAGTCCATTGAGGACTTCAACCCGCCTTGGGGGTTCAAATAGGTGGTTGCCTGATCCATCAAGTTGTCCAGCTCCTTGATAGACTCATCGGCCATGACAATGTTACCCGAAGCCATGTCACCGTCGTGGTCGGCGCCCAGGCCTACCAGCATCGCAGGGTGCACCGACATCGAGTCAAAGTACACAGCGTTACGCAGTGGGTAGCTGTTTACCACAAAGCTGTTTGGCCCTGCTTCCCAGTTCTCATCCAACCGCCGAGCCTGAGTGGCAGGCACGGTGGACACCAGAGCGATCTGGCTTGGATAGATAGAACCAGCACCTGCCACCGGATAACGGGTAGGGATCAGGTAGCACTGCAACCAACGCTCTACGCAGTTAAGGTAAAGGAAGTCGGTCAGTGTGATAGGCCGAACGTTGTGACGAGACAATCCTTCTGGCAACTCGGCAATGTCATAGAACATCTTGTATGCCCCATCTTTTTCATAGATGAGGCCCAAGTACATGCCGTTGATTTGTAGGGCAGATTGACGCAGAGAGTCTTCACGGAAACTCTCAATCACTTTGCCCAAACCGTCTTTGGTCGTCCAACGGTCTTTGATCTGGAAACCCACATTGACATGAACCCGCTCAAACGTCTTGGGGTTGATCAACCAGGCGTGAGTGGATTCAGGCGTGTCCTCGAAGACATGCTCCATCAGCACCTTACGCAGGATACCGATTGTCATAGGGCGAGTGCCCTTGGCGGTCTGGAAGATACCGGCCTGGGTCTTGTTAATGTCCAGCGCCTCACCCATGCCGATCTCAGCACGAATAGGGTCCATCGCTGTAATGACGTTTCGAGTACCGTCAAAGATACGACGACTGGCCATCCGTTGGGCCATGTAACCGCGCTTGCCACCAATGAAGTCAAAGAAATACTGCCAGACTTCCTGGATAGCCCGCTGCAAGGACCTACGAGGGGCATTGAGTGAACGCAAATCACCAGTCGTTACACCGATGTTCAAAACACGGGCAGAGGACAGTACGCGACGGTACAGCTCGTTGACCTCGTTCTCTTCCAGACGCCCCGCTTCGTTGGTTTCGATGTCACGCAAACCAGCAGGCAGCACAACGAAGCTTTGCAGGGTCGCTTCGTCTTTGTACTTCTCCAACATCTGGATCTTGATGTTGCGTCGATCAGAGTTGCTCTTGGCAAACTGGATCTTGTTCCAATGACGGAAGAAGAAGTCGTAACCCGTATCGCCCTTGAGGGGATCGGAGGCGACAAAATCTCGCTCAACCTCATCCCACACTGCAAACTTGGTTTCGTTGATGATCGCAGGATACAGTCCCTTGAGCGACATCAGGATGTCGAAGGTGGTCGGGTCAAAGACCGGCACGGCAATCTTGATTCGACCGAACGTGGTGTCGCGTTCATCCGATCCGACACGACCAAAGATCTGAGTAGAGAACAGACCTTCAGGGTGCAGGTTACGGGTGGCCGCTACGGTGATGTCCAAACTGGTCACTTCGCGCAGTTGGGCGACCCGCGGCGAACGTGTATCCAGGATAGTGACGTTGGCCGGTAAAGAGGATCTTTTCATGGCACCCTTCTCTGATGACAGTTAATTTATGATTTGTAAGCTATTTGAATAGTGGGTGACGATATGGCCAGCAAGAAAGCCGGTGGCAAGGTCGATTTCGATTTTGATAACATGGAGGACATGGATTGGCCCGACTTCGACTTCGAGGACTCCATAGAAGAGCCTAAAGACGACCGAACCCCAGTCCGCAAGGTCGCCTCTTCTGCTCTCAAAGGAGCGGTCAAGACAGTCGCTGACCCAGCCCGTATCCGCAAAGCTGCTACAGCCGTTTTGCCAGGCGCTTACAGCGACACTGTGGGCGTAGGTTTTGATGCCGCTACATCGATGAAAGATGTCTTCGATGCTGGGGCAAGTGAAATCGATAAGACCCGCAAGGACATGCAAAAGACCTTGCGTCGCACTTTGCCTAAAATTCAAGGAAAGCTCCCTGATAAGTTAGGCACGTTGCTTAAGAAATTAGCAGGGGAGGACGATTCGGCTTACCGCGGTAAAACCAAGGAGCAGGAACGCGCCGAAGAAACCTCTGCTCGCCTTGACGACATCATGGGTGCCATGAACGACCAGAGTCAATCTGATCGTGAGATTGGCGAAGCTCGTCGCATTAACAATGAAACAATCGGCCGTAAGCGTTTCAAGACGCAGATGGCTGCCTTCAGTTCCATGGACACCAGCCTAAGACAGCTGCGTGACTATAACGAGGGCTTGGATTCTCGTTGGAAGCGTAAGACGTTGGAACTGCAAATGCAGTCCAACTACCTGATGAACGATTTGGTCGACCAACAGGGTCGTTCCAGTGTCGACATCATGGCACGACTGGATGCCATTGCCAAGAACACCGGTTTGCCTGAAGCTGCCAAGATTACTGCCAGTGAAGAATTTGGCAAGATGAACCAAGCGCGTCTGTTGGAGGCGCTGGGTTCTGGCATGTATGGCAACCTCGGTGACTACATCAACAAAACCGCCAAGGGTGTCAAGGACCGGGTTACCACAACCGCCCGTGACAAACTGCGTGGTATTCGTGATGGATTCCGCGACGCCGGCGACATGGGCGGTGACATGGTTCAGATGCAAGAGGAGATGGGCGGGTCTGATGACTCTGTCGGCTCTCTCATTGAACTGGCCATGGGTGCGGCAGGTGATTGGGGCATCAACAAGTTTGGTGGTAAGGCTCGGGCACGGTTGGGGCAGAACGTTCGGTTCAACGGCAAACAGGGTCTGACCCGCAATGCCTTGACCAACGGTGCTCGCTGGTTGGACGAACAGGCCGGCAAGCGTAATACCCACGACGGCATTAAAGGTACGCTGCTTGACTTCGGTCGGTCCCTGCTGCACTCGACCAACCTGGACAGTTCTATCAAGAATGAGGACCTCTCCAAAGGTCACATGCCTGATAACTTCAACAAACTGTCCAACCGTTCTTTGATCGACATCATTCCTGGATTGCTGAGCCGTATTCACCACGAAGCGGTTAAAGCACGCACAGGCGATGACTCTGTACCAATGATCCGCTACGACATGGCCTCGGGTACCTTTACCGATGCACGCACCATGATCGGTCGGGTTAAGAACTCATTGGTACGTGACGGACAGTCTGCTCACAACGTCAAAGGGCTTGACGGTATCATTGATACAATCGATCCTGAGAAGAAGCTGACTCAGAACCAACGTAAAGCGTTGGGGCGTCATCTGGTTCAGTTGAACATGACCAACAAAGCCTTCAAGGTTAAAGACATCGCCAATGGTGGTGCATTGCATGGCAATGCTCACCCAGCTGACAAAGCTGCTATCCGTAAGCTGTTGCAACAACGGCACAAGGTGGACATCAACGGCGACATTGCCCAGGAAGACCGTGAGGCGGTTAACAGTCATGAAGCCGATGTAGGCACCATGCTGCAATCAATGCGTCACAACTTCTCTGACCCGTCTGGCCCTATCAAGGCGCTTATTCAAGCGGGCTATAAAGAGGAGTTGCTCAACGCAGGGATCTTGGTTAACAAGAATGGGTCTGTATCGATCAACTTCGATAAAGTCACCGACATGCGCCTCGGCGAAGATGACGGTAAACTGTTCGACCAAGACAGCCTCTTCTCTCCTAAGTCCAAACCTCGTCCTGCTCCAGCCGGCCCTGGTGGTCCAGGGGGCCCAGGCGGTTCCGGTGGTAATGGAGGCAACGGCGGGAATGGGGGCAATGGAGGAAATGGTGGTCCAGGTGGGCCGGGCAGTCGTTCTCCTCGTCGCCGTAAAAAGGAAGACGATCAACTGCGCAAAATGTTGCAAGACATTTTGTCAGGTGCCAAAGCGGCTAACGATCCAGGTAAAGCTGCTCCACCACAACCTGCCCCTGCTGCCGCTGCTCCGTTCGTGTTTGACTACGAACTGATGGGACGCACCTTTGCAGCCGCTATGCCCAAAGCTGAAGCCCATGATGCCCAGCCAACGCTGGACAAAATGGACAAGATCATCGCTACACTGGAAACCCTGAACGATTCCTACAACCAAGGCTACCAAACTTTGGTTCTGGAAGAGATCATGGACATTCTCCAGGATGGTCGTCAGTTTGCCAATGTTAAAGTCACCGATGACCTGTTCATTGTGGGCGGTAAACAGTTAGGCACAGAGGCCGGTCTGTGGAAAGACCGTGCTAAGCGTGGCGGTAAGCGCATTGGGGACGCGTTCCGTGGTGCCCGTGGGTTTGCTAACAAGCATCTCAAGAACATCAAGGATCGCGCCAAGAGCCTCGTGGGCGGTGCTACCGACATGTTGGGCAAGGCAGGTACTGCACTGGATAACTTCCGGGGCAGTGTGGTTGATATCTACGTCAAAGGCTGGGAGCACCCTGCTCTGGAAGCGCGTAAGTTGCAACTTGGACTTTACCGTGACCAAGCCACTGGCAAGATCATCAAGAAGCTCTCTGATATCAAGGGTGCTGTGGTCGATGAGGCTGGCAACATTGTTCTGAGCCTGGAAGATCTCAAGACGGGTCTGACTGACCGTCTGGGTAAGCGCGTTATTCTGGCTGGCTGGAAGAACCTCAAGGATGGGGCGAACAGTCTGATCGATTCTGCTCTGGGACGTTGGGCAGGTGTCAAGAACTTCGCGCTGGGTAAACTCACTGCGGTTAAGGACTGGGCATGGAATAAGCTCAACGGACTGCACGACGTTTACCTCAAAGGCGAGAAGCTGCCTCGACTGCTTAAAACCGTTTTGGAGAACGGTGGGTACTTTGACAAAGCTACCGGCAACGTGATCAAGAAGCTGTCTGACATCAAAGGCGACATTGTTGATGCTAACGGCAACTTGGTGATGTCGCTCAAGGACATGCGCAAGGGCATGGTTGACCAATACGGTGAAGATATCAAAGCCGGTTGGGCAATGGCGATGACTCGGGTTGGGCGTGGCATTACCCGGCTCAAGAACACAGGTACTCGGGCACTCGACGGTATCAAGAAGATCGGCAAGTCTGTCGGTAATGGGTTGCGCAAGTTTGGTAAGTGGGGCGTAGGTCTGTTGTCCAAGGCCGGTTCCAAGATCTCCAACATGTTCTCCGACGACGGGTATTCCAGCGACATTCTCAAAGCACAGCTGCAAGTGCAAATGAGTATCCTGGAGCAGGTTTCCAACCTGAGCAAGCCTAAAAAGGCAAAGCGCAAGGTGGGCGATGCTGATGGGGATGGCGTGGTCGATGGTTCGTGGCAGGACCAAGAGCGTAAACGCGCTCAGGCTGTCAAGGACAAGATCGCAGCCGCAGGTGGTAAAGCTACTGGGAAAGAAGCATTGGGTAAGGGCGGCATTGCTGCCCTGCTCGGTGGCCTGGGTGACAAACTGAAAGGTTTGTTCGGCAAGAAGAAAGGGGATGACGATGGCATGTCCTTGCAAGACGCTGCTAACGCTGCTGACCTTGCAAGTCATGGTAAGGGAGTGTTGGGCAAGCTGCGCAACTGGGGCGGGCGCGGGATGCGTTGGGGGGGTCGGATGCTCAACAAGATACCAGGGGTTGGTAAGCTGGGTAGTCTGTTGGGTAGCGGTGCTGTCCGCACAGCGATAGGCGCAGGTGTTCGTACTGCGGGCAGTTGGGCTCTACGGGGTGCTCTGGGTGCTGGTGCAGTAGCGGCTGGCATTATCTCTGCTCCCGTGGCAGCGATCGCAGGCACTGTGATCGGTGTGGCTTCGCTGGGTTGGATGGCTTACAAGTGGTACGACTCCAGCAAGTCACGCCCATTGCAGAAACTTCGGTTGGCGCAATACGGGTTCTCGGGTGATGACGATGACTATGCCAAGAAGATGTTGGCGTTTGAGGAGAAGTTGCTCAAACACGTTACCGTTACCGATGGCAAGGTCAATGTAACCTCCGGAGGCGATGATGCTCTGGAAGCTATCAAAGAACTTGACCTTGATCCAGAGAAGCCTGGTTCGCTCCCAATGCGTAACTTCTCCATCTGGTACGAGCGCAGGTTCCGTCCTGTGTTCAGCACCTGGTTGCAGGCCATGGCTAAGTTGGAAATCAAAGAGGCTTTGAACAAGCTCGATGACGACCTCAAAGCCGATACCAAACTCGCCCTGCTCAATGCAGTGCGTGGCGCGGGTCGTGACGCTTGGTCGATTGGAGTTACGGCAACCCCAGGGATGTCGCCTCTGACCGACGAGAAGAAGATCGATGACATTGCAGCCGAAGCAGAAGCCGTCTTTAAGAAGGATGGTGCCAAACCATTGGAACGCACCCAGCTTCCTCTACCGGGTGTGGCCCCCACAGCTCCTACAGTAGCTGCTGCGGCTACTGCTGCCGGAGTTGCGGCATTGGTCGGGGCTGAAGGCGCATCGGCCTCAGGGGCGCCTGCAAGAGCTGGTGGCGTAAGCATCAAGGCTCCTTTGATGGCAGGTGCTCCGGGGGCGGCTGGTATGGCGGCTCTGGCTGTGATCGCGGGTGCTTACTCGACGTTCACGAGCAAAGACGGTGTCCCTGTGCAATTCCCTGAAGACCTTTATCCGACGACAGTGTTGGATGCGTTTCGTACTGTGCGAATGCGGGTCTACGGTCTGACAACACTCAACACCGAACTGGTCAATGGATTGATCTATTTGGAATGGGTGGCTAACCAGAAGACCAAGGTGGATAGCAATGGGGCGGGTACTTATGAAGGTAAGTTGGAAGAGTTGATTGCTCAGTGTGGTCCACGTTTCGGTGTGGGTGAGATTGGGTCGGCCAGCTACAACAACTTCAAACAATGGCTGGACCTTCGGTTCCTGCCTGCGTGGACAACCTTTGCTGGCGCTGTGAAAGCAGTGTCGGGTACTGCAACGCCTAGCCGTGCACATGAGAAGCTTAAGTCTGCTCAGATGTACAAAGTGGCCGAAGCCATGATTGGTTCCGGTGCTGTGTACAAAGACAGCTTTGTATCCATTTGGTCGATTCCACTGAGCCCTACCCTGGGCCAGAAGCCAAACACGGATGCCTCGACTGTCGCTGAGAACATGAAAGCGATCATCAAAGCCAGCGAGAAGGATCAGCTGGACGAAGAGTCGGGTGAGAACGGTAAGACCAAAAGTTCCCTGCTGTCTAAAACCAAAGGCTTCTTTGCAAGCATTGGTGATACGGTCAGTGGTTGGTTCGGTGGGGATGACAAGCCCAAGCCTGTAGCCGATGACCAACCTGGGTTCTTTGCCAAGTTGTTCGGTGCCAAGTCCCCCAATGAAGGAATCAATGGTGGGACAACGCCTAGCGTAGCGGGTGGTCGCAGTAATGCAACGACCAACTACGACAAGGCAGACCGATACAACGGGGGCGGTGATCAGTACACACCTCAACAGGGTGGCGGGGTCGCAACAACCTTTGCACAGGGCGGGGAAGGCGGTAAGTACGGAAACTATACCGAACTGCCAATGCCAACAGGACCTAAAGGCTTTAACGAGCACAAGGAACTGCTGGCAGCTGTGGCCAAGATGACTGGGATCAACCCAGGCATTCTGGCAGGGTTGGTGGCGACTGAGTCTGGATTCAACTCCAGTGTCAAGAACACCGTGGGTTCGGCTACGGGTCTGGGTCAGTTCATCGGCAGTACATGGAAGACGATGCTCAAGACCTACGGGCCAATGTTTGGCATTCCAGCCAACACTCCAGCCACCGATCCAAGGGCTAACGCTCTGATGACGGTGATGTACATGAAGCAGAACTCCGAGCAACTTAAAAAGTCGCTGGGTCGTGATAACTTCACAGACGTCGATTTGTACGGGGCTCACTTCTTGGGCGCAGGCGGTTACGCTCAGATGGTGAAGAACCCAGATCGCTTGGGCAAAGACTTGGACTCCAAGGCTGCTGCCAATAACAAGTCGATCTTCTATGTGGATGGTAAGCTGGATCGTCCTCGGACGGCCAGGGAGATCTTGACGATTCAAGGCAACAAGCAAATCAAGAACCGCAACCTCTACGGTCCGATGATGAACGCCTACCTCAAGTCGAAAGGCGAGACGGTGGACGATAGCATCTTCAATGCCGGTGGCGCTTCGGTTAATCCATCTATGGATGCTCCTAAAACCACTCCACAAACGATGTCTGATACCGCTGCCAGCGCTGCTGCTGCGGGTGCAACTGGGGCTCCAGCTCCAGACATGGGTGTTACAGCGGCCTCCAGTGCCACTCCAGAGGTCAAACCGTCCGGCCCTGAGACTGGGCCAGCTACAGAGCAACCAGTCGCCTCTGCTGCGGCTACAGCTCGTGCTGGTAACGCTATGGGTTCTGACATTGCATCGCCCCCTAGTGGGATGTTGCCAGTGTCCGATCCTGTGCAGAACAGTCCGGTGCCTACTGCTCAACCTACCCAAACAGCATTGCCCATCCCTACTGCCGAGGCCATTGATCGTCAGCGGGCAGCCAGTGCTTCGGCACAAACCACCTCTGCGGCTAACATGAGCGGTGGTGGGGTTGATAAGTTGGTAGAGGTATCTGAGAAGCAATTGAAGGTTCAAACTGATGGCTTTGAAGGTGTTATTAAAGCCATCGCTGGGTTGAGCCAGAGTTTGTCTAATCAAGGTCCTCGTGCTGCGGGTCCCATGAGTCTGAGAATCCCTACGTAAACCTTAGAGCCCTGACTCCCCTACCTGTGGGAGTCAGGGCTTACTTTATGATCAATCCTCTTTCTGGAGAATTTACATGGCGACCACCCAGGTACGGAACGACAGTTGGGTACGGTCCAGCTTTTTGATTACAAAGGCAGGCCGTACCATTCAAGACCGACAGAATCGATTGGATTCGGGTGCACGCGTAAAATTCAGCGACACCACATTGGGTGGCGCTCGCTGCATCAACCCGTTTCCACAGTTTACCCAGTATGCCGATATGACGGTACCTGGGCTCAACACTGCGCTGAGCTATTCGATTGACAACCCGGTGTACCAGTTGTTGATCAGTGAAGAAGACCGCAAGACAGACGTGCGTAACAGCGTGGCAGCGTCTCGTGGCCTTGGTCGCGCTTATTCGGCGATGTACGACGACACAGGTGAATACATCACCATGCGTCTGGGTGTGCCTAAGATGAACGGGCTGTTGTCGTTCTTCTTCAGCTTCTATGATCCTACTGCTTCGGTGGTGGCTCGTACAGGTGCGGGCCCTAGCGTCTTCTATGAGGCGGGGCGGATGCTGACGGCGGTGGTGGGGGCAACCATTGCGCCTATTATGTTTGTCGGCAAGGCCGTTGCTTTTCTGTTGGGCAAAAGTATTTCCAGGTATTACTACTTGGAACCAACGATGCACAACTACTGGATGGCGGCGAACAACATTGCCAACTCCTTGGCTACCAACATGGGGATTATTCCTCGTGTGGGTGGCCGCGATGATTCCAAGGAAGAGATTGCTGCTCGTGCAGACGAGATCAAGCAGTACAACGCAATGTTGCCAGACATCTTCCGTAAGGACGGTGGCATCGATCTGTTTGGTGTGGCCAACCGCTATAACCGACTATCGCTCAAGTTCCAGGAAGCGGTTAACGACCTGGCCATTCAGGCCACGTCTAAGGGCGGGTTCATTGACTCCTTCAGGCAATGGGCAAACAACGCGGCGTTTGGCGCGCTAACCGATACTAAGATCGGTGACGTCATGACCTACACCCGTCGTTATCTGAACGCTACGGGTAACCAGTTTGAGAACCTGGACAGTGATAAGCTTGAACGGGCGGTGCTGTCGTTTAAGGCGGACAACGAAACAGGTGGCACTGACTCCTCAGGCAAGAAGACGGCCGACGCCAGTACCTTGGCCAAATGGAGCATGTTGGACGCCATGGTTGAACACCAAAAGGCGGGCATGAACGAGGGTGCCGAGTGGGTAACCTTCCGTGTGGATAACAGCGGTCCTAGTACCTTCTCGTTTGACAACACCGTAGGCGAGTCTTCGATTGCTTCTGGTTTCAACGGCACTGTATCCAACGCACGCTCTATCCGCTTCAATGCGGCTGAGTTCCAAACCGGTATTGGGCTGGTTGACACAGTAGTGGGTTCGATCAAGAACGTCATCTCAGGCGGTCTGGACTTCATCGGTGTGTCTAACCTGACAGCGCTGATGGGTAACGCCTTTGTTGACATTCCGCAAGTGTGGCAGAGTTCGGCTGCTAGCATGCCGGCTACCAACTACACGATCGAACTGCGGGGTTGGTCGGGCGATCCTATCAGTCGGTTCAAGGACATTTGGGTTCCAGTGTCCATGGCACTAGCTACAGTCATGCCTCAATCGACCGGTAAGATGTCCTACACCTCGCCTTTCATTCTGGAAGCGTACTCTCGTGGGCGCTGCACCATCAAGCTGGGCATGGTACGTAACTTGTCTATCGCAGTAGGTGTTGGTAACCTGGGCCGTAACTCTGAAGGTGAAGCGCTGGGCGTCACGCTGAACTTTGAAATCGTTGACCTGTCCAGCATCGTGCACATGCCAATCAGCACAGAAGCTAGTTTCTGGTCCGGCCTGACGCAAACTGTGGGCAAGATTGACGATGGCTTGCGCGGCCTGGTGACAGGTGAGGCTACTAACTCATCCCAAGCCAAAGCCACTCTGCTCGACCCGGCAACCTATGACGACTCCAGCAAGTTCAGTGAGATGATGGCTGTGCTGGGCGGCTTGTCACTGCAAGAACAAATCTACACCACGCAGAAGATTCGATTGGCTCAAACCAGAATGATGACCTCATTCGACACCTGGTCCAGTCAATCCAGTTTTATCAACAACGTAGCAGGGAGTTTGCCTGGTCGGATTCTCTCCATCTTTGGTCGTGGTACCGTGGCCAACAACTAACAGCATACGCCTCCTGCTCCCTCACAGGAGCAGGAGGCTATGTCGCTTACACGAATACCCAAGCAGGCGGGTGACCTACAACGTCGTACAGCTGCTCACCAGAAAAGGGGACTACCCCATTGTTGGCAGCCCAGTTCATTTCCAATTTGTTCTTTTCAATGTTGGGGTTAGGGACAGATGGGTTAGCCCAACTGCGATAGGCGATAAAGCCCAAGTTAACCAGCTTGATAGTATCGGCTGGCATTTCAACCACGGTCAGGGCTTCGATGAAAACAGAATCGATTTCCTTACGGGTCAGCACCCGTTTATGGACAATCCCAGTTGCCTTGTCCATGTGCCACACATAGCCGTTCTCACACAACCAGTCATGCAAGATAACGGCTGCTCCATGTTTACCAAACACCGGTAGAATGCCCTGAAAGGCTGGAGGGACAGTTGCGCCATCCGTACCAAACCCACGGGGTACCAGCACCCATTCATTACTGAACTTATCGCCCAAGTAATAAACGTAGTTTTCATTGGTCAGCCAGTAGGGTTTACCGAGTGCTTCTGTGAACTCCTTGTTGTATGCAACGCTATACAAGTTAAACTGCCGTATGGGGACGATCAGCACTTTGTCAGCCATGACTTTTGCCTTTGTTAAGCAGGGAAGAACGAGTAATGCTGTTTAATCCAAGCCTTGGCCTCAACTGACTTGAAGCCAGGAGCAATGGTCATTGCATTACGGTATTCATCGGAGGTTGCAAATACTTTCACAGCATCCGATGAGGCCGACACGAACGGAGCTAGGGAGGGGACCGGCGCACCGTTACGCATCGTAATGTCCCAAACGGGATCAATCAGTCGAAACAGCGCCAAGATTCTGGCTTTAGCTGGAGCGTAGGTGAGTGGGTTATCGGTGGCCAGCAAGGTGTACTGGGCCAGGAAGTCACGAGCAAAGGTTGGATAGCGAGCTTTGATAGCCTCAGGGGTTACGTACTTGACCATAGCTTCCACGGTATCCAAGTTACCGCTGAACACCACAGCGTACAAGTTCTGACTGGCAATGGCACTACGCTGGGCGTCTGTGGCCGCCTGCTTCATCAGCATGTCGATGCCTTGAGGGATGCCCGACTTGATAGCCTCGTTCATCACACCGGACAGCAGAGAAGCTTGAGCAGACAGATCCACGTACTGGATAGCGTCTTTGTCATTGAGCAGGCGTTGCAGTGTCGAGGCAACGCCTGAGGCACTGCTGATGTCTCGGCTAGAACCCAAGTACGCAGTACCGGCCAGGACAGTGCCCTTGGCTGCAATGAATACCTGGTTAGCCAGTGCTGGGGACATACCCAGCGAATCTTGCATGACGCCTTTGGCTCTGTTAGACAGATCGTCCAACACCCCGCCTCGGTTGCTAAAGACACTGGCAATACGAGAAGCGGTATCGGTGCCTGTTGCCCGACCATTCTTTACATCCAGAACCAACTGGGTCAACCTGGAAGCCAGCTGAGGTGTTTTACGTAAGGTATCTACGACCTCATCTTTCATGCCAGACAGTGCATCGATTACCGAGGTGTTACCGGTTGCGCCCGTGATATCAGCGGCGTCTTTAACCTTAAGCTTTTCATCGATACCCGTGTAGATCGTAGTCGGGGCAATGTTTGTTCTCATGATTAGGATTCCACTGATAAAAGGACTATAGGATTGGCCAAAAAATAAACCGAGGGCAACAGACCCTCTCTCCAACCCGAAGGCTGGAGAGAGGGCTGACTTATGCTTGCTTGGGGGTAACAATGATAAGCTTGTGTTTGGTGACACGACTGCGATTCCACCGCAGTCGGATGGTCATGGTTACTTCATCGGGTGCAAGAATCCGTAGTCCTTTCTTGAACACGTCAAAAGTCATGGCCATGCCTGGTAGTTCACGACGTAGGTTGCCCTTGTCGTTTCCTTTCTTGCGTCCTTTTATATCTTCGCGAATCAACGGATTGGAGAGGTAGGCATCTATCTCCGGTTCCAGGTTGTTCACGTCCTTGCCAAGCATGGCAAGGATGTTGCTATACATCTCAGTCAGCTTTCCCTGTTCGCCGTTCTGTGGGGAGATCATGTTGATCGTCGTTGTGAGTGTCACGTTCTGGGGGAACATTAACTCCACGTCAAAATGAATCTCCTTTGGATTGAGGACCTTTAATCCTCGGGCCAACATCTCGAATGTCATGTCAGGCTCAGACAGTCCCTTACGCAGGTTGTTGCGCTCGTTCGTAATCTTGTCCTGAGACAGACTCTGGGTGTGAGCCAGATTGTCCAAGTAGTTGGTCAGCAACAGGTTCCACTTATACGGGGTTATCGACAGCTCAAGCAAGGTTAACCGATACAGCCTGCTCAATAAGCCAGACGCTTCTCGGATACGTTTGTCGTGAGAGGCCAACAAAATTGAGATGTCACTCCCTCTTTGTGTACTCATCCAGAAAGACCCTCAGCTTGAGGAGACTAGAGGTAGGCCTTAAATACAATCTCTAGCTCGACAAACAGATTTGAGCATTGTGCAAGATACCATTCATAGTTCATGGCATCGCTTTCCTTACACAGGTTGATGTTGGCGACCAGTTCCCTGACAGCGGTAATCAGCTCCTGCATAATGACACTCGGTTCGGTAGACATACCTTGTTCGTCAACGAGGTAGCCATCGAGAGTAGTCGTGGTTAGGTTGTCCACAAATCTGCGGCTGAGTCGGGTGGTCGTTTCTGGTTTTCCTTTGACCATGACTGCATGGGTGGTGCTCCGTACGGTATCGATTAGATTATAAATGTCCGAATGGACACTGGTTATTGTGGAGGTGCGCCAGGTTACCCTGCGTCCTTTCCACCGGTGTTGCGCTAGCAGGCTTGCAAATCGGCCAAGTACATCCAACATCGACGTCATGCGATCTGCTAGCGGATCGGGCTGAGGGGTAATTACGTCCTCATCCTCCTCCATTATCCATCTCCAGATTTTCTTGAACATCACATGCGCCTAGTCGTAAGTAGCCTATACACATATTTAGTAGCTTTGAAATATAACAGACTTGTCTATCTCACGTAGATAATTTAGGTCTGAGATTTCCTTATATTCGTGGAGAATATCATGACAGAATTGATGGGAGAAGAAGAACTGGATACCTACGTGCCTAGCAAGATCCCGGCGTACGAGAATCCAGATAAGTTGCCTGATACACCTGAAGGGGTTTTGGCCCTTACACAGTCGGTCAGGCTCAAGATAGTCAACAACCTAACCAATGACGGCACCAAGGTCCCTAAAGATCTGGATGATGCCAAGCTGCTGTTGGTCACGTTGTCCAACATGGACCAAGTTTCATTTGGTCTGATGAAACAGAAGACCGACAACACTGCTGCTGCGCGCGAACAGTTGGTGGCACAGGCTTTGGTTGAACTCAGCCGGCGGCAAGGTAACAAGCCCCTGTTGCGTGACCCTACTGCTCGTACGGGGATACGCGAGTTGCCGCACATCGACGACTCCAGTCTGCCTGAGATATCAACGGTGCCTGGTGAGATGGATGTGGGTGTTCAAACGATAACCTACAAAGACCTGGCTCAGAAGCACGCACGGGTCAATAACAACCTGCTTGAACATGATCCAAGCTAGGGCATACTCTCCCTCTTCCTTTGCGGGAAGAGGGAGAGGGCTTATGCTTCGAATGGGCTCGGTAGAGAAAACACCCGTGCATCCCAGAAATCCAATTGGATGTACAGGGAGAGGATTCGTTTGGTATCGTCGAATGGGTTTTGTATCTGCCCATCCTGCGCAATCAAATCCTTACGTTTGGGCGTGTGCTTGAACAACATCGGCACACACATCGTAGTCAGACGCGCAGTAGACTCGCCTTTGATGATCTCCGCTGCCTGGATGTCGTACCACTCCTGAAAGTCGTACATGATCACCATGGCGTAGTTCTCACGAATCAGTTCCAGGGTAAAATCCTTGGGAGCAACACTGATCGTTCTGAACCGGGTGTCAAATGCATACTCGTCGTACTCGTCGACGGGAATGATCATAGACTGCAACGCCAGACAGATTTCATCCTGCTCGATATCATCCAGCTTGTAAGGCCAGATGTTGATGTCAACGTCCACCCCTTTGTGCACTGGGTGGTCAATGGCTTTGGCGTAGATCGAGCGAACTTCCAAACCTACCAGTGCAGGGATCATGGTTGGGAAACTGCTTTTCAAGACCTCAACATTACGACCTGCGTAGATGTTGCGCCACATCATGGTCACGCCTGGACCAAACCGATCATAGTTGTCATCGATACGGTTGAAGTAGTCGGGCGTCTCTACCAGCTTACCAGAGATATCCGGACTGAAGGTGTTCATGGCTCCCAGACGCGTATCCAGAATAGCGTCTAGGAACACGCAGAACTTACGACGGTTCACGCACCGTCTTGCTCGGAACCGGCAGGGATGTCTCGTGAGCCATACGGGCCGACGATGACCGAGATGTGCGCAGGGTCTGCCAGAGACAACAGATAGAGCGGTGTCATCCAAGGGAAGTTGAACAGGATCGTTGTCACCTGGTACGCCTTGGGCACGTCGAGCATGTAGTGACCGTAAGGGTGTACCAGGTCTTGATCAACGTCCTTAGGCGTATCGCCATGCATGCCTGTCATGGCTGCAACCAGGTGCCAGCCCAACTCTGTCAGTTTTGGTTGCTGGTCAGCGGGCGACTTGACGTGTGGGTACTGCACGGCAGGTTCAACAAACATGTTGAACTGCTGACTCAGGCCCATAATGAATTCACCACCCCAAACCTTTGGGGAAATGGCGGTGGTACTGATCGTGTTAAACAAGGTCAGCACTTCATTGGGTTCGCAGTAGAGCGGCAGGTTGTGACCGAAGAACAACTGCGTGAACATCAGTGCAGCTTTCTTGGCGGCGTCTTGACCATAGGTCCATTCGCAGCGAGCCAGAACAATAGCCAAAGCCTCTTGTGCCTGACCCACGTAATGCGCAGCTGCCTGAGCGCGATCCAATTCCATTACAATCTCCTACTGATTGAAAGTGTTATCCAAATGCATGGCTTTGAGATAGATGGAAGTGTTCTGCACGGACTTGACCTTGCCCACTTCCATGCCTGGAGCGTCCAGACTGGCCGAACCTTTTTCCAGGAACTGTTGTTCAAACCGGGCCAGTGCCTTAAGGTTACCGCCCCGTACCCGCATCAACTCTTCCAATGGCCGATCAACCCCTTGGTTGGAAAGAACCTGGGTCTCGACAAAAGAGAGGCTACTGGTTTTGGATTCGTTGGTAGGCTGGTCAGTCAAGGTATCGACATGGCTGTTATCTTTGGCCACGGACATCTTGCCCATGAGCGATTGACTCTGCCGACGGTTGGGCAGAACAACAATCATGTACTCATGGTTACTGAGCATGGTGACACCGGTTGCCCGGTCAGTAATCCAGATCCGCTGGAAGAACTTGTACCCAACGATATCACCGATTTCCAGGATACGTTCAAAGGTCAGACTTCTGCCTTTGAAGTTAGGCACTTTCAGGTAAAGGAATTCTTCACCTGACCCCAGTCGATTGATAAACGCATCGAACTGGCCATCGTTCATGCCTGCCACATAGGTAGCATAGCGTTTCAGATTCTCGCCCTGTGGGTCATACAAGGCGTAATCTGCAAATAGGATTTTTTCAGCAACTTTACGATTACCAGCCATGGGGCACCTATGTCAATAGGCTCCCAGCAATTGACCAAGCTCACTGACGTTATCAGCGAGGTCGCGAGTGGGAGCGAAAATGTGGCGAGCATTGCTAACGAACTGGACAGCCACCACATGGGTGAAGTCATGCAACCAGTATTCCCAGTTGTTGGCGTTAGCAATGAGGCAGTTGAGTACGTGGGTGTTATCACCCGGCAACCGAGAGAAGGCTCGGAAGAAATAATCCATCAGAGCTTTGATCTCTTCAGCGCGAGATGCATGAGCCACTGGTGGGTAATAAGACAGTCGCCATTGTCTGGCAACTGCCGAGTCCAGAGTGCTCAGGACCTCATAGATATTATCGCGATAAGCTTTCATTGTTCAGGCCTCAAGGGAGTGGCTACAGGACCACTCCCGCACAGATAGCATTTATGCCGGCTGCGTAGCCTTCCACTTCTGGTGGGCTGCGACAGCGGCTTTTGGTGGCTCCTTCATCCAGTAAGGAACGTACTCATCGTGGTACATGTTCAGAAGGTCGGCAGTGGACAGGAACTCACGAGGATGAGAAGCTTCGTTGAAGTTCCAGGTGGTGCGAGTTTCCAGCAGTTGGTTCCAGTCGTAGCCTTTAGCCTTCAGACCGTCGTACAGCTCTTGTGGAGCAACGTTACGCCATTTCTCTGGCCAGTCCTGCATGCAGGTACGGATGAACGACATTTCCCAGGTGATATGCATTGCACGACGCAGAGTGTAGCTGTTGTCCAGTTTGTCACGGATGGCAGTACGCGACAGTTTAATGTCTGGCAGAAGATCCAGCACATACTTCTGAAGATCGCCGGTCAGGCCGAAACGGTTGTACTTCTTCAACCATTCAAATTGGGTCAGGCCGTGCTTAACGCCGCCGGATTGACTAACCACAACATCGAATGGCATGCCGGAGCCACCAGATTTACCACGCAGGTTAGAGATCAACACCGTCATCAGATCGGTATCACCGCTGACCTTGTCATCACTGTTACGCGGATACATCGGCACGCGGTCGCTGGAACTGACCCAGTGCGGGCTGGCCATCATGCAGAACCAGCAGTTGTTCACCAGGAACGAGAACTTCTCAGGCACGTTCTTGAACTTGAGCCCTTGCTTGAGGAACGCCAGTTGCTTCTGTGGAGGGGTGCGGGGGTCCATCTGGAACTCTTTGCCCACATGCGCTGTCATGATGACGTAGCCGCCGCCACGGGCCGTCTTAACAGGCAGCTCCATCATCATCTGCGTCTTGGCCATGCCACCGCGCATCACTTCCATGTTCCGACCGGATTCACCGATGTCGTGTTCGTCTTGCAGCTTCTCAACGGAAGACGTCAAGAAGTTGGAGAGTGAGTCGATGCCGTAGAGATCTGGCACAGAAGCCTTGACAAAGACGCCGTCGTCGTCGACGAAAGGGGTCGTCAGGCATACTTGTGGATCTTTGGCATTGCGTTTCTCTTCTTTGAGAAACTCGTCCCATTTGTCGTCCATTGCGTCGGACAAAATGGAGTACCATTTGTCGCCCAGGTATTCACGAGCAGACGTCATCTGCAAGATACCTTCGACGTTGGACTTCTCATCGAAGACAATGTCATGCAGTTCGCGCAGGCGCTCGAATACAGACGCCTTAGACAAGCTGCGAGGACGACTGCGTTTCTGCGACATCTCGGTGTCGTAGCTGGTTGCTTCTGCCAGACCGAAGTAGGCTTCCAGAACACACAGGATCATGTCCCAGAGCATCAACGACTTGTAGGTGTTGCCTGGCCCTGCGATGCCCGTCAGCCAGGACAGGCCGCCACAGAGAATCATTTCCCCATGCTTGCCAGTCAAGTAAGTACCCGTAGGCAAGTCCCAGATACCACCGGTATTCAATACGGGCAATACTGCGGACGATGATTCAAATTTAGCACGACGCATCTTTTATCCCCAATTCGTGTAAGTGCGGTATAGCTTTCTAATACGTTTCTCTGTCTCGTAGCGCTTAAGTGATTCAAATAGTATAGCCGCTTACGAGTGGAACCTATTAATCCGACATTGTGGACGGTACTTGAAATGCGCGATCTTGAACTTAAACACCAGATGATCATCACCGACGCGTTGGGGATCGGCATGGTGGGCGACGTTGTGTCCTCTGTGCATGCCAAACTGCGTGGTGTGGCCAACATCATTGGCGACTGGTCCAACAACCGCATCCGTCCCGATGCCAAGATTCCTCTGGTTGCCTACAACAGCGTTATCAAAGATCTGGCCGGTGCCCGCTTCAGCGACATCTCTCAGGTCAAGATCACCACCCCTCGTGGTCTCAAGGGCGGCCTGGCCGATTACAGCGAGTCTCTGTTCGACGCCTTGCTCAAGGTTGAGAACATTGAGAACGAAGTGCTCAAGCCTTTCAGCATCTGGTTGAGCCTGCGCATCGCCAGTCCTGACACCCTGGCCTCGGCTGCTGGCGTAACCGATCTCAAGCACTTCAAGGAACAGGACATCGAAGGCACTCGTGCCGCACTGAGCAAGTTCGTTGATCCAACCGGGCGTGTGGATTCTCTGCCCCTGCAAGCGGTGTACCCTAACCTGTCGGCCATCAAGCCTACTTGGGACAACGCTAACTCGTTGGCCACTCGTTACCTGGAAACCAATCCTAGCAAGATTGTAAAACAGGTGCGTGAGATCTCCGAGAAGGTGGGTCGTGTGATCGACATCATCGAGAAGGGCACTGATGAGAGTACGCCCAAGCTCTCGGCGCAGACTGCTACTATTCTGTCAGGCATCTGCCTGAACATGAGTCAGGCAGTTGACCTGTATGGTCAAATGGGTATCCTGATTCGTGAGCTGGTGGTTGCATGTGATCATCAAGTCGGCGAACTCAAGAAGCCGTTGGCTGAAAGTCGCAAGATGGCCACCGAGTCTTTCGTGCAGACGAGCGAACAACACTTCACGTTCGGCGGCGTCAAGATCCCGTACAGTTTCGTCAAAGACAAACTGAACTGGCCTGACCACGAGGTGGTTCCCCTGTCCGATCTGGATTGGGTGTTCGAGCACCTTCAGCGTGACCCGTTGGTAGGTACCGATGACACCGATGAATACAGCTACTCCAAGGACGCTGTAGGTGCGGTACGCATCGGCGAGCATCTGTATCCGATCACCAACCTTAACCTATTGGCAGCGGCTCAGGGCTCCGACAGCGATACCATCGCATGCAGTATCCTGACGGTTGAGGCACTGGTGCTGGCGTTCACTCAAGACGACGACAGCAAGATCTATAACTGGCAATGACATAACTTCCCTCCCTCCAGCCTGACGGTCGGAGGGAGGGGTTATGCTGTCAACTGTCAAAATTTGAAACAGTCACTTCTGCCAGATCGTGAACCATGACATCCCGATCGCCATAGGCCAACCAATTCGGCAACCAGCAGAGCAGCTCGGCACAATTGTCCATAACAGAAGCGTTAGGGCTAATTGGGCAGGCCGGCGCTGACTGGAATATCACACTGGAGAGATCAGCCATCCGCTCAAGGATCATGTCGTCGTCAAACAAATGCATTTGCGCATTCAGACTAGTGAGCCTGGGCGATTCCTTGCCGCGTACCTTTTCCAGCTCACAGAACACCGTAATAAGAACCAGAGTACGTTTCACGCCTTTAGGGACGATCAGTCGCAATAATTTAGTCCATAGGGTCTCAGTAGCCATTGGGAGTTACCTGCTATTTTTTAACAAAGGTTCGATTGGCAAATGGGGCTGTCCAGATACCGTACTCATCCCCGTTCGTGACCACGACAAAGTGTCGCACAGTGAAGGCAGTGTCCTGTCTGAGCAGGATATACGCTTGGGCAGCTTCGCTGGCTAGCCCGGCTATTACATTTCGCTTTGGCATGTCCACGCCAATAGACAGGTTAACTTCTGACTGCTGCATCGTCAGCGCTTCATCCAAGTAGAATCCTTTTACTCGGACACTGGTAGCAGGTGTCTCTACCAATTTAGAAGGCTTGTACTCAACCTTTCCTTTAGCGCCCTCGATCGCCGAGAAGAAGCTGTCGGTAATACGAGTAGCCACATAAGGACCGGCCACATGCTGAAACGCAGTAACGTCAGGATTGGTAGGTTCCAGAGTGCTTAGAAACTCTTTCACCAGGCCACCCATCTCCAAGTAGGTGTCCCACGCCCGATCAGCTCGGCGAACAGGGTTAAGGTCGTGCGTGAACATAGACCCATAGCTGTCCACCAAATCCGTTACCACGGTACGACTGTGCAAGAAGCGCGCACCTACCTTGGTCATTACCGAATGCGCCCCTGGCTTAAACACAGCATCCAGGAACATCACCGCCATTCGGCCTACCTTGGTATCCAGGTACTTGGCATGCTCATCCGCGATCTCATGGATAATGGGATCGAGGTTAGCAATCTTGGCCACACAGTAAGAAGCAGAAGGCAGGAGTTGTCCCACCTCAATCTCCAACTTGTGCAACTGCTCTTTCTTCTTGGAGGTGGGTTCAAAGTCCATGAGGTAGACGTGCTCACCCCAGACCGGTTCCCCGCCCTGCATACGAAAGACCATACGAGACTTGCCCAGCAAAGGATGCCTGCCGTGCTCGTGGTTCCAGTACCCTTCTGGTGCAGAGATCAGACAGTGGGATTCGGCCTCCCCTGAATGACACTTAACGCTGGCCATAAGACCGTCGTTAGCGTTCGCCAGAGACTCGTGGAAGCCCATTGGAGCATCCGCCGCCACATGGCCTAGGGTTACCGTAGAACCCTTCCCTGTGAGCACCTCAGACAGTCTCAGGTATTCGATCAAACCTTCCTTGAAAGGAATGGGATTACCTTTGGCGTCCTTGTAGTCGTTTTCGACTGCCTTGATGTAGCCTTTGGTGAAAAAGGCCACCAGGTTCTTGCGAGGCAACATCAGGTGAATGGACTTTGGAATGTCCTCCATCTGTGCAACCAACTGCAACGTGGCATTCATCCCTGCCGCCAACAGGTTACCCACTGTGAGCCTGTCGGACTCTTTATACAGCGGGATGCGAATATCAATGACCTCGGCGATGACCTTGAGAGGGTCAGTGGAGGTGTCTGAGTATCCCTGAGGAGTCGGGATAATCTTCTTCAACCCATAGCCTCGCTTGGCCACCAGCTGGGACGATACGTAGCCATGAACCCCAACCGCATAATCGTGGCTGTTTGGATCAGAAGCTTCGTTGATATAAAAGCAGGCGAATTCGTTGAAGGGTTCCTCTTCGGGCACCGCTTCTTTTTTTGCCTTACCTTTCTTGCTCGGTGGTTCTTCGGTAAAAATAGCGTCCACCTTCAACGAGGTCACTATCGGCAACGAAGCAATGTGAACGAATCGGGGTTGCACACCCGCATCGGTGGCATTGAGCGTCGATTGATCGACCTCTTGACCACCGATGCTCTCGATGAACTCTTTGGAGAAACCGCGGCCACCATTACTGATCGGTGACGCCACGTCAAATGGAAGATCGCTCATGACTCAGTCCTTATTACTCACTACCACATATTACCGAGTAGTAGGGGGTGAAGGAGGAGTGACAGGAGCGGGGGTTACCGGAGGCGTAGTCGGCGCCGGAGGACTGCAACCCAACAGGTAAGTCTGGTAATTCTGCATCAACATGGCACGACCAATGCGGTCATTGTCCATGACCTTATCGATGTATTCGAGCAGGATCTTGTTGATGGTAGGCTCGCTAGCACCAGGAGGAATCCTGATGATGTCAGGATTAGGCAGCTGGGCCATTTCTGGCAGCTTGTAAGGCGCACAGCCTTTGGTGTCGATCGGTGGCAGGATCAGCTCGCTCTCGTGGTGAAACTTGAGGCAGGTGCTACCCACCACGCAGACCACAGATGATCGACTCTCAACCGACGCCATAATGGCTGACAGCTTGTCCAGGACTGTCATGGCCAAACCGCCCATGACAATCGCGGAAGCAACCCCAAGCAAAGGTATCCAATATCTGCCCATCTTATTCCCCCTTGTACCGTTGTTTCAAAGCGTCCAACCGTCCAGAGGTATCGGCAGAGTCGGTCACAGAAGTGTCCGACGGCGATCTCTTAGGGGCAAGACTTGGGTTATTACGAATGAGTTCAGCAATCAACTCATTGGCGGATTTTACTTGTTCCTCCAAACGGTCGTTACGGTCGGTCAAGGTCTTGTTAGATGCAATCAATGGCTCAACGCCACTGGCAGCCAACGCAGCCTTGTGGGCCATATCGGAGTAATAGAGGTACATGGTTAACCCATGGTCAACCACGTAGAGAAACACCGAAAACTGAATCAATCCGGCAATAAAAATATAGTGGATTTCTTTTAGGTTCTGGATGCTATGTGCCGACCAGTTACTTTTCTTCCACCATTCCCGGATAAGCGGCATCAGCAAACGATATAGTGCGCTTAAAAGTGCTGACATTTCGGGATCACTCATCAAACATGGCTATCATAGAGTAGTTCTGTTCTAATTAAGGGAGCGACTATGTATCGTGTAAAAGCATTTGGCGAGTTTCCAATCTACGCCAACAACCAGCCGAACCTGGTCAACCCAATTGGCGAGCTATCCTTGTATGGGGCTACCTTTGCTATTGATCGAGGGATCTATAAAGGAGCCAACAGTCACCTGCTGACGTTTGCCTCCTTCAACGAACTGACAGCGACCACCACGCAGGACGTTGTAGTACCGCCAGCCATTTCTGCTTTCCTGATCGAGATCATGGAAAACCTTTATGGTCACGCCGAATCTGGGCTGATGGGTGATGAGACTATCCCAGTCAAGGAATACATCCAGGGCCAGTGGCAGGAGCAGTTGCAGAACGTTGACGTGGGCGTCATGGTCACCGACGGCAACCGTTGGTTCCCAAGCTATATCCAGTTTGAAGGCACCTCAACCACTGCCCCTTATCAGGCCAAGGTCTGGTTTGCCGACGAGCATTGGATCAACGAGTATGACCTGTGGGAAACCCGTGTTGTACCGCCGATTGAAAACATCGACCGTTTCTTCGACAGCGCAACCGCCGTGCAGGCTCTGCTGACTAACGAGGTCGGTGTCGTTGACATCATGGCTCGGGTCAACATTGCTCAAGGCCGTAACCCTCCTTCTCAGATCGTCACTGAGGAATACGAGTGGCACGATCCTACCAACGATGCTATCCGTATTCCGTTTCCATGGCCAGTGCTGACCTACGGTGATGGCGGTCGTAACATTGACGCCAACCGCCGAGCGCTGCAAGAATACATCATGGCGAACACCGCGTACACCGAAGACCAGTGGCAGGTTATCTTCCCCGACATCTTCAGTGCAACCGAGTTCATCTTTGCGCCTAGCTGGCAGCAGATTGCCATGGCAGAAGATGCGGTCAACGGTGGCATCTATTCACCTATCTCCAAACTGTCTACGGCTATCGCTGCGGCTAAGTTGGTGATTCGTGGCACCGGCTATACCGATGCTTACGTGAACGACAACATGTCGATCATCAGCTCGGTGTATAAGTCGCTGCACATCAACGTGATCGGTGGCTACCACAACCGTGATGGCCAGAACCAGATCAACCAGCGCTGGAAAGACTACATCTCGGTCAGCACCAGCTCGATTGACTTTCGCCGCATGGACGATGCGACTCAGAAGTTCATCGTCTTGCTTAACCAAATGCTTCAGATTGCAGAGACCATGACCGTGCGTACTTCGGTGCCTCGTGGGTTCCTGCGGTTGGTTCGCGATGACATTCTTTATGTCACCTGCACCTACGAGCGGACCAGTCTGATCGTGGTGTCCCGTGAATCGATGTTGGAGAAGAACCCAGTCGTGGTATCCCAGTAAGGAGATAAGTAATGGCAACTTCAGTTCTTATCTATGCACGGGGTAAGTTCGAGGTCCAAGCTCCGTTTGCGTTGGTGGCAGATGTTAGTTACACGGCCACCGCCATTCGTAGTTTCCGTGAGGTGCAGGCAGCGGGCATTGATATCTTTGCCAACTACTATGCGCCCATGGGTCTGGACCAGGCGACCTATGACTCTGATCGGGTAAATGCTACCAGCCTGGTTACATTGCAGGCAGACGAGCATCCGACGGTTATCATTCCAACCACCTACATCCTGTCTGCCCCAACCACGGTTGGGGAAGGTTTCAGTCGGATGGTGATTGGAGTGGACATTGGTATTCTGCCAGACGGCCTGGACCTTACCTACGTGACCGCCGAGATCGTAGCACTGGTCAGTGACTTGACCGGGCTGCAAAGCGATGTACAGCAGTTCACAGCACCTATCACCGGGCTGCTGACTCCTGAGCAGGCAGAGAGCTTTGAGCAGAACCGTATTGCAGCCATCCGTGGTCGCACTACTCACTACGCTCAGAACCAAACCCTGCAAGACCAATTGAACAAGGCTACTGCTTTGGCTGCACGCTACGAGCAGATCATTCTTCAATCGGGCATTGTTAAACCAGCCACGACATAAGGCTCTCCCCCGAGTGGGGGAGAGTTATGCCGTTAAATGAAATTGAAGGGAGGGATAGTTTGTACGTACCTTCAATCACGCAAAAGGAGTAACCCCATGGGTGAAGTAGTATTGGCTTATCCACGCGAAGCCGTAGACGATCTGCTGGACCAACTGTTTCTGGACAGCACGCAGACCCGCGAAGGTTTCGGTTGTGCTGTATCCGGTGATGCTGTCTGGGAAGACCGGGCCGTGCTCAAGGCTCGGGCCACAGAGAAACAACCCATCGACTACACCTTCTTCATCATCCTCAATGATGACCAGAACAAGCCTGATCTGCTCTCTGTCTATCAACGGGCCAAAACTGTTGGCGAAGAAAAACTGATGGGCCTGTACTCCCTCGGCTACAGTGGTCACGTTGACTTTGCCACCGACCGGCGTAGCGACGGGGAAGGTAACACCGACTTCTTCGCTTCCCTGGAAGCCAGCCGTGAGCGTGAAGTGGGTGCAGAAGAGATCGAGATCATCAAGCCTCGTGGGTCGGGCATGCACCCCACAGTCTACTCTCATTTCGGCTGGATCAACGACAACTCCAACGCCATCGGTCAAATCCACTTCGCTGCGTTGTCGGTTGCTACTCTGCCGGCCGGTAGCGTCATCGAAAGTAAAGAGCCTAATCAGATCATTCGTGGCATGTTTTCGTTGCGTGATCTGTTGGACGACCTGGAAACCGGTGCAGGCTTCGAGAACTGGTCGAAGATTCTGCTGGAAGCTCTGATTCCGTACTTCAACGCCCAAGGCAAATGGATCGGCGAAATCGACTTCGACAAACACACTGGCCGCCGCAGCATTATTACCATGACGCCAAACAATGGTTTCAACGAGTGCCTGATCAAAACCGACGGTGTGTTGGCCGAAGGTCGTAACTGGCATGTCGCTGGCGAAGATGCTCCAGCCCCAGCTGAATACGTGTACACGGCATAGGCCATTCCCTCCTTCCTCATTAGGGGAAGGAGGGAATTATGCTGTCAAATGTTTGGAGCAGTGATTGGAAGAGGACTGCTTGCACCGTTCAACGTGGTTGCACCGGTCACGTTTAGCGTACCTTGGATTTCAAAGATACCTGTGTAGGTAAAGTTGGCTGCTTTGAAAGCCATGCTGGCGGCGGTGTAGTCAACTGACCCGGCCACCGTCACAGTAGCATTGCCTTTCACGTTAACCAAGGCATTGCCATTTACAGTGATGTTCAGATTGCCTTGGATCGTGTGGGTCTCATTGCCTGGCACTGTAATGTCAAGGTTGGTCCCTTTGAGAGTGACCTCACAGTCGTTACCAGTGATGAGTGTGACACGGTTCTCCAACGAATCCATGGTGACCTCGTTGTCGTGATCGTCGGCCACTGTGAACTTACCTACCCCTGGATCGCTGGCAATGTTGAATTTACTCAGCTCACCGTTGGCACGGCTGTTAGTGAAGAGCACTCGCTTCTTATGCGTGCTGACTTCCAACATGTAGCTATCGTCGTCGTTCATTGCCTTCTCGCCACTGGCAGATGAACCGCTCCAGGCCATAACCACCGTTTCCAATCGACGACGATTGTTGTTACTGTGCCGACACGTCCAATAGTAGACGCCTGTCTGTTCGTAGGTGTAGATGAGAATCTCTTCGCCCGATACCACGTTAGGTGCGGTACGTCTGTTAGACTCCCCTAAGCCCATCCAGGTGGCTTTAATGGTAGTTGAGGTCACAGCCTTGTCTGCGTAAGCATTGCCCGCAGAGTCGGTCCCAGAGCTTTCTATAGACACGCCCTGGTTAACCAAGACGCCATCCAATTGGTTGAGCTGTTCAATGGGAGTAACTTCAATATCCCACAGTCCAAAGTCATTGTTATCGACCGCGGTGCCCAGTGAATAGAGCTTAAACTTTGATAGATCGCGATCATCTTCCACGATGTTATCTCCTAAAGATTAGGGGCACTTTATTAGAGAATGCCCAGCCACAGGATTTAGCCATGCGCACCACCAGCCTTATACTCGTCGGCTACAAACGTTTTTCGTTGAGCAACATCAGACAGTTCACTTATACCCCAGAAGCACTGGAACAGGTTATCCTGGGTAGCAATGGTGCGGGCAAGAGTTCTTTGCTAAGAGCCATTATGAATCTGGTACCTGAGGGCAAGCACTTTGCTCCAGGGGGTTCGTACGATCATACCTTCGATCATGAGAACCAGATTATCCGGGTCTTCAGCCTCTATAAAGTTAAGGCCGGGTACCATGAGTTCTGGTTGAATGGTGTCAACCTTAATGACGGTGGCACTCAGGCCACTCAGCGCGAACTGGTTGAGAAACATGTGAACCTGACTCAGGACATCATTGACCTGGTGACTGGCAAACTGCGTTTCTCCCGGATGAGTTCTGCACTGCGTCGCGAGTGGCTGATGCGGATCAGTGGCACCGACTTCACCTTCGCTACACAGTTGCATGAGCGGTTCCGTGTCAAAGCACGGGACCTGCAAGGGACTATCAACTACCTCTTGGAAAACACCAAGAAGATGGCTGAAGAGATTGAGTCTCTGGAAGAAGACTACAAGACTAAAGATGATGAGGTCTTGCAGCTCAAAGAGATTGCAGCTCAGGTAGGTGGGCTATTGGCCGGTCGCATTGTGGAAGGTCACAGCGAAAAGACCATCACCCGCATGCTGGAAGCCTACAAGACCATTCGTCAACGCTCTGACACCATTCTGGCTGAGACCATCCGTAGACCAGAAGCCATGGCCGGTAAGTCCAAAGTGCAGTTGGAAGCCGATCTGGTTAAACTGCGTGATCGCATGATGCTGATGCGTGGCGAATGCAACGAGCATGAGAAAGCACTGGAAGGTATTCAGTCGCTGATTCGTCACGTTGGACGATCAGCTCTGGATGATCCTTCTATTCTGACTGCCAGCATTGCAGAGGCAGAAGGGGAGATTGCTTATCTCAAAACTCAAGGCTCTGACTACGATTGCCGTGGAGAAAACCCAGAAGGTCTGCTGGCCATTGCAGAAGGCATTCAGGTAAGCCTCTCAGAGCTCTGTGCAACGATTCCCGTCAACTCTGCCAACACATACACCCGTGGCGAGTACACGGCCAACACAGAGCGTCACAAGCGGTTGTCACAACAACTGCTGGAAGGACAGAATCTGGTTAGCAAGCTGGAAGGCCAACTGGAACATGCAGGCCATACCCCAGAAACCAACTGCCCTAAATGCAGCACTGCGTTTAAGCCAGGCTGGGACCCTGACCTGTTGAACAGGATGCAGGCCAAGGTCACAGAGACGCGTAACCTGTGCGCTGCGCTCACCACCCAGTTGGATGGTCTGAGCGTTCAGATTGAAGACTTCACCGGCTACAGCTTTAAGCTGGGCGAACTGTCCCGACTGCGCCATGCCTCCAAGGCATTGGGTGCTTTCTGGGACAAGGTGTCTGACGATCAGTTGGTACGTAACTCTCCTGCAACCATTGCTACTCTGTTGGCTGAGACCATTCGTCGTCTCAACAACCAGGTGAGGATGCAGCGAGTCGGTTTGCATTTGGCTGACCTGCAATCGAGGATGGATCTGATTCAGAACTCGGGCGACCCTAAGTTCCTGTTGGCTCGGTCTGATCTGCTCGAATCTCAGATCTTCTCCAAGTCCAATCTGATGCGTGACATGGTTGGCGATTGCGGGGCTATCAGCGAAGAGATTTACCATCTGGAGAAGTTGGATAAACTCGTTGAGGAAATGCAGCATGCTCTGGCCGACTTCGACATGTACAAAGCCATTGCTGATCGGGCCATGCAAGAAGATGGGTTGGAAACCATTCGTGACAATGCGATGGCTCGTCTGGGTGTTTTGCACACCCAAACTCAACGCTATCGCGATCTGACAACTCGGTATGAAAACAACCGGGAACAGATCATCGAGTGTGATGAGAAGCATTCGGCATTCAAGTTGATTGCACGCGCCCTGTCGCCCACTGAAGGCATTATCGCTGAGACGGTGAAGAACTTCATTGGGCACTTCCAACGCATGCTTAACGAACATGTGGGGATGGTGTGGAGCTACAGCATGGAAGTAGACGCTGTCATTGAAGACGGTGCCAGTCTTACTTGCAAGTTTCCTATCATCATGCGCGACAGTGATCAGTCAGTGGAGGACTTCTCCGATGGTTCAACCGGGCAGGTCAGCATGTTTGACTTTGCTTTCAAGCTTGTAGCCATGGAGCTGTTAGGTCTGGTCGACTATCCTCTGCTGGCGGATGAGTTCGGTAAAGACTTCGATGAAGAGCACCGCGAGCGTCTGGTGAGTTACATCAAGTCGCTGATGGACCAACAGCGGTTCAGTCAACTTTTCATGGTCAGTCACTACTCTGCGATGTACGGCTCATTTAATCAGGCCGAGTTTGTGGTATTGGATGACCGCAACATAACTCGGCCGGATGGCTGCAACACTCAGGTGATAATCGAATGATTCCTAACAATCCTGGTATCAACGTAATGGGCACTCTGGTGCCCACCGACTTTGTTCAACTGTGCTTCCTCGATGAGCATGGCGTCAACATCGGGAGCAAGCGGGTTTACCACATCGGGCTTACCCGCAACCGCTCCACCGTGCTGGTCACTGACCGGGGTCACTTCTGGTACGACCGCGTACCGAAGTTCAAGCAGTTCAGGCTCAACCGCACACAGGCAGAAGCGCTTTGGCCGGCGACTCCGGCTCTGAAACAGAGCCAGGCTTTGGTAGAAAGGATTATCTCTGAAAACTTCGAGAGTAGAATCAAATGAATAAGTCCAGCACCGCTTTTGAAACATACCGGGCTACCAAAGACCCAAGCCAGCCGCAAGACAGTCGGGTTGGGGTAACGGCGGACGGTGGCCTGTACCTTAAGCCAGAGCTAAAAGAGCGGCTCGATGCCGCCCTGGCAGAAGTACGGGGCGGTAAGGAGCCTTCTCCTTATCCAACGACATTTACAACGGTCTATACGGAAGACGTCGCTCTGAAATCCGCTGAGGCCATGTGGCGAGTAGGTTTTTACGGAGCCATTCAACGGGCGCTCTTCATACACGCGAATAACCTACCTTCTACGTTGGGAGGTATGTGTGCCATGCTCCGCGATTACTGCAAGCAGCGGTTCGGGGACAACCACATGATCGAGTTGGCAACAGAGGATAACCTGCTACTCTTTATCCTCCGTCTCGACGTAATCTCCGTTTACACCCTTGCCGAAATCCTAGCCATTCCGCCGTATGTCCCAAACGAGGAATAGTCATGTTTCCAGGCAGGCTGCTTTATCGCGGGACATTGTCTAATGGTCGGGGAAAGATAGAGGTCAGAATTCGGCACTGCCTCCTCCCGACAATGCCAGCTTACTGGTCAGAAGTCAATGCGATGACTCGCGACATCATTCACAAACTGGGAATCGAACATGTCTAACGTTACTCTGAAAGATAAATCATTGGTTGGGGTTGATCCATGGAGCCCTGACCTGACCGAGGAACAGAAGCATCGCATTGTAGAGGAGGTGCGTGTTAATCTGCCGTACTTCTTCCAGGTGATGCGCTGGGGCACTCCTGCCATCGCCCTACCCATGGTCAAGTCTCTGGAACTTGGTCAGACATCAGAGCCAGCTATTCCGCCCGATGACGGCTTGGCCAAACTGTTGAGTGAAGCAGCCTTTGTCAAGAAGTGGATGGCTATGGCCAAAAGCAATCCTGAACATCGGTACGCGCTGCGCCAGTCTTTGTCCACTCTGGCAGCAGCGGTGTTCGCACGGTACGCCAAGTCCGAGGTGCTCTCGACCGCTGCGTTTGAACTCACCGTCAATGACTTCATCCACAACGTGTTGGACATCCCGATCCTGAAAATAGAACTCCATCGTGGTTCTCAATCGATGGTGTTCTTCCACCTTGTTAACGAAAAATGGTGCAGACTATGACCCGTGATATTTTGGAAGTCCCAAAGGGTGATCTCACTTCTCCAAAAGCCATGCTTGACATTCTGCGCTCGGAATGTGAAAAGCATGGGATTGATCCAGAAAGCCTTTATCCTGTTGCGGTCTCGACGGGCGAACTGTATTTCACCGATGGCGACATCGTCACTTTCAGTATTGACTGGAATGCCGATAACCCTGTCAGTGCACTGACCAGACAGCTGGAATACGTCAAGGTCACGATGCATGACGACGGCCGATTCACCCGCGAAAACGGTGTCAGCGAAGTACCGGTCACCAATTTTGTGAAAGTCCCGGAAGTCTGGAAGTCCGACCCGTTGAGCTTTGGCACGGTGTTGTACATCCCAGAATACTTCCCCCTTCCACTAACCCGTAAGTCGGAGAACGACGATGCGTCGGATAAATGATTACCTCAAAACGCTGCCCGCACTGTGGGTAGCCTATCTGTTTCTGTGCGCCGGTGGACACATAATCGCAGTTGCGTGGCTGGCTAAAAAGTGCTCTGACAGCATCGAAGACAGTCAGACCTCAGGCGCTCTCTATTTGGTCTGGTTGGTGCTGTGTCTGTTTTTTATCTACAAGTTCTGGCAAGCGGCGTTGTGGGAACAACTACCGAAGCCTGGTGCCGTCGATTATAATCAGGGCGAGGCGTGGAAAGGTCCCGTAACAAAGATGGACGATACAAGCGTCCTCCACGACATGATGACCCAGCAGATCGCCAAGGACCTTAGTCGAATCTCTGAACAGGTCTGGGCCCAGTACGGCGGCAAGACAGAACTTACCCAGGATGAGTTCAAGGTCAAGTCCGATCAGATGCTGCACCGCATGGCGACTAACGGTGCCGTCGATGCCTACGAAGCAGCAGTCAAGGCATCTGCTGATGAAATGCTGACTGCGTCCAACTGGGCAGCTGCCTTGGCCAACATCGGCGAGTCTCACGGGCCAACCGTTATTCTCACCCCCGAGTACATGATCATCACTACGAGGAGGCAGGATGACCAACCGTCGCCAGAAAGCAAAACGCCGTAACGCCAAGGCTCTGAAAAGCTTTGACAACAGTTACAACATCCAGGAACTGATGGATGCTGCGCAGCAGTCAAGGCCTCTGACCTCCAGACCCAATCTGGTGGCGTTCTGCGTTACGGCTCACCTCACCGGCGATGATCAACAAGAGAACTTCGCCAACCGCGTTGCGTGGCTCAAGCAGCGCGTTCGTAATGATCAGTGGGCCGAGATGTGGATGGCCTCTCGTGTGACCGCTCCAGAGGACTGTGGGCTCTCCAAGCCCCTGACAGATCGTCTGGATAAATTGATGGAGGTGAAAGATGAGTTGGAATAAAGCACCGTTAACCACGAAAGGTTCAGCACTTCCGCCAGGCAATGAGGGCTACCGGGCCGACCTATCCAGCTACCCTAGCGGTGCCCCGTCTATCAGCCGCAGCCTTATGGAGCTTCGGGATGGTTGGGGCAATGCTGTCATGAGGATGTTGGGGATCGTTCAGGAAGATCAACTGCACGTTAAGTTGGAGGAGCTAACCACTTACCGCGCGCTGGGTGGAGAGTGGTCTGTTCACGACCATTGTCATCGTCTCTTCCAAGAAATGGAAGCGATTCGTTTGGAGCGTGCGAGATATGGTCTGGGTGCACATGGGTTTGTTTCCCTGCATGCCAGAACACCCTTCTTTTTCAATTGGTCGACTAAACTCATTCGTGAGCTGTTCTGCCGATACCCGATAGGAATTTAATCGTGGCTAAGATTAACTGGAAAGAATTACCCAAAGCAGTCAAGCGCGGTAAGGGCTATAAGCCTGACAACGTGGCAGCTCTGGAGAAGAAGTTCGAAGTACAGCTGCCTTCTGACTTGACCAACATGCTCACGCAAGCCAACGGCATGCTGATCAAGACCAAGACGGGCAAGATTACTTTCTTGCCCTACAAGAAGATCTTCGACACCATCGTCGTACAGCGCAGCCTCTTCTCCAAGGAAAAGAACAAGGAGAAGGACGATGCCCGTGCCAAACCAGGCAAGGGCGTTGCACAGGCCTGGTGGAGCGATGGTTGGATTCCATTCGCTCGTATCAATGGCGGTGACCTTTATTGCGTTGACACCACCCCAGGTGACGGTGGTAAGGTCGGGCAGATCATCATGTTCCGGTCTGCTAAGGCAAACCGTAACGTGGTAGCTCCTGATCTGGGCACCTTTCTGAACATGGTCATGGACAAGGCAGGGGAACCTGCTGGAGGAAAGAAAGATGAATGACGACCTCATTTCACCGCACCACTCCCTGGTCTGGTACTACGAGCCTAAGCCGAAAATCAAACGGATCGTGGATAATTACCTGGTAGCCAACTTCCAACCAGTCGTCAATGCCTCTCAGCTCTTTCCATCGGCCATGCCTAGCAAGTTGTTGGCAGCTATGCGCGGCCAACCTGTGTCGGATTACTCTGTCGACATTGGCGGTTCTCAGCTGACCGATCGGTCAAACATATCCTTCACCTTCACCGAAACCTATTCCAAAGAGGAAAAGGCTGCGTGGATGAACTTGTTGGGGGTGAGCGCATGAGAAGGTTTCAGGAACGAATGACGGTCTTGGGACAACCTCCTAAGGAACCTAAGGATGGGTTTACTCAGGCACTGCTGAGTCCTTTCAATGCCATCATTGAAAAGCTCAAAGAACAGGTGGTCGATCAAGCCAAGATGATTGATCGATTGGCTGAAATAAATGGGCAATTGTTTAACGGTGGTACGCTATCTGCCGAGGACAAGGAATGGGTCCGTAGCCTACGGCGCTTCCCTGGCACTGCTGCATTGGGTATGAACGACCAGTGGCTTAAAGAAGCCTTGGACAAACACTACGACCGACAGGAAGACTTCCTCAATGCCTGGACAACCGCTGTGCCAGATCGACCTGGTGCAAAGTGTTCTGAAACACACTCCGTCACAGCAAGTGCAGGCGGCGAATGTATTACGAAAGACCATTCAGGGTCTGGCTCTGGAACTGATCCGTCAACGTAAGCAATCCTCTGTGTCATAAGTCGCCAGGCTTCCCCTGTAGGGAGCCTGGCTTTATGCCCTAGTAGTGTGTATGGTATTTACTGCATTGAAGCCCTGTGGGCCTCCTAGTCGCTTCTGGGCTGTCCCTCCAGGACAAGCCCTTCAGCTTAGTTGAGAACAAAGGAAGCGTTGGCAGTAATTGTTAGAACCCCTCACAATCGCTTCATCTAGCCAACGGCATATCACCTGACCCCCTCCGTCGCTCCGCTAGGTTCCCCCTAAAAATAGGTGGAATAATTTGCACTTAAATACAAAAAAATAAAGGGTAGAGTAAAGACAGGCCAGCCTCCGTAGAGGCCAGCCTTATCATCCTTATAGTGTGAGCGATTTAAGTCGCGTTACCAAAGCCAGTAGCTCCTGAGGCGAAGTGCGCTTTTGGGTAGCAGATGGAAGAGCTGCACACTGAGCACCAGTGAGCAGTTTGAGTCGTTCAAAGGGAGTCATAGCTCCTCCTGTAGTAGAAGTCCCACTCCTCCTAGTTAGAGCTAGGAGGAGTGGGCATTATGGGCTTTATTCGTCTGGTGGATCAAATCCATCAGGTGACTCATCTGGCCACTGTTCATCTAACGCCCAACCAGAATCTGGGTCAGACGGTAGATCAGGGGGCTTGGATGGCTCTGATGAGGGCAGCGGCTTTTCTTTCGGCTTGTTCATCGATGATCCTCTTCTCAATGTTTCCAATGATTGATTGGAGAACTTCATGTCGAGTGATGTGTGCATCGACTACCTCGACAAATGTCCAAATGCGACTGATGAGTTCCATGGCCGAATGATGAGACATACCACTATTAAGCAATGTGGTTTTAAGACTGTGTTCCAACTCTTCCTCAAGGGTTGGTTCATCGTCGTCATCGTCCATCAGATCAGGTTCGTCTTCCTGACTTTCCCAGTCGTCATCTTCCTCTTCTTCCTCCTCACTGTCATCGACTTGATTGTTACGATCGATACAGGGTTGGCAGACGTAGTACACTGGCCCGTGAGAACCCTCCTCCCAGTCTCTGGTTGGTTTTAGAATGGCCATCTTCTTGCACCACCGGCACTCGCCTTCCTCAGGCTCAGCCTTGGCCAGATTGGCCCGATACCCATCAATGTGCTTGTCACACATGTACTCGTATTCTGAACCGAACGAATCGGACTCAATGCAAATACGATTAAACGCCTCTGCCCTACATTTTCTAACTTCACAGCTGCGGGGCTTGGCAACGCGGTCGATTTCACCTGGCAATGACATACAGCAGTCCTCCTTAGGACTAGGCGAGAAGATTATTAACTGCACTCAAGGAATGACGTTAAGAATCTGTCGATTCTGCGGTCATTAAAATTTCCATGTACCCATGTAGGCACACAGATCCGAGTGGATTTCCAACAAGCGTTTTTGTTCATGTTCTAACAACTCTACCTCTTTTGGACGCTCTCGCATTGCCTTGGTAATCGCTCGGGAAACTAACCTGAGTTTTTCGCCAATAGACAAAGTGAGGTTGTTCATCTCAATCAAGTTAACAGTACGCATGATAAGCTCCTTGCTTCAGCGGCATAATGGCAGGCCCCTCTAGGGGCCCGCCGATGGGTGGATCTGAATCAACACATTTACATTCGAGACTGGATATCGGTTACCGAGTGCATCCGTATCAGAACAGGTTTGGGTGGCAATGGCAGATGCCCATGCTCTTTGATCTGTTCATGCGACGAATCCATCAGCAACTTGTGATACCGGCCTTGCCATTCTGCAACCGAGCGACGAACCATTTGCAGTTCGGTTGCAATCGATTGCTCACTACGACGAGACATCCGTGCGCTGGTTTCAGCGGCAGTTGCCTTGCGAGTGGATTCCACCAGAGCTGCCTGAAGCTCTTCTACGATGCGCGAGCTGCGCAAGAGTAGATAGGTCAGCACCACACCAACAATTCCCCCTACAAGCAACGTAGGACTGCTAGTCACCGATCCTGCGAGGATAGCGATAGCACCTAGAATCAACAGCACGTAATTAAACGTATCTTGCATCGCATTCTCCTGAACGCTAGTAGGTAATGAAAATTGTTTTTCCATTCTTATCACTCACTTTTATTTCAATGACAGGAATCTGGCGCAGTTCGCCCCAGGCTTGTATTGCACGAATCACCCGCTTTTTATTGTGCGGAGGAAACTTGACACTCACTGGGTTGTCTACGACTTGCCCAGTTTTGTTATCTACAGAGATGACCAGAAATTGAGTATGGCCAGCACCAGTAATAACCGCACGCGCTCTTTTAACCCTTACCAAGTGACCAGGCATAAAGAGACCTACGACAACCAGTACAGCAACACCCAAAGCCTTCAGCGCAGTAATCCATTCAAAGCCGACGAAATCCAAAGGTCTTCCCCTTAATACTAATTTGACCAACCGCGAAGTTGGCTTGCTCAGCTGCATATCTAACAGCATGAACAATCTCCATTTCATCAAGGTCGTAGGGATTATCCACTATGACGGTGATGTGCTTTCCAGAGGCTGTGCACTCGAAGAAGAACTCGGGGTTCTCTTCGGGGGGACTCACTGTGTCGAATGATACAGTAATTGACCTCCAGTCCTTACATTTGGGATTATGTGCCCACACACAAAAAGCTACCCACACAGAGATCATAGTTCCGACTATGACCAGTACCACGATAGCTATCAATGCTCCTTGAGAGGTTATCATTCGATAGCTCCTTCCAACTCACCCAGTGTTAGTCGCAGCCACCGCCACCACCCGAATCGCTCGAACCACTATCACCGCCACCACTGTAACCACCAGAACTACCGCTGTCACAGGAACGATGACTCGAACCACCGTCGTTGCCCGACCATGCAGTAGTGGCCATAGCTGCTAGGGTGAAGTCATCAGAGTTATCGTGAGGGTGACTCATCGATACCCGCCCTGTATTAACCGGAGCCGACATAGGGTGGGCTGGTCGACGTTGTTCTGCAAGCGGCTTGGTCGTTCCAGCCGCCTTAGGAGACTGCGTGAACTCTTCGGCCCGTTGCAATATCTCGCGAGCAGTTTCAACATGCAGCGGAGCGCGCCGAGCAGTGTCACCCATACCACTGATGGTAGGGATCGCACCAATCAACATGGCTTCAGCAGCCAGTGCCCGTGCTTCCATGTTGGCAGTCCGTGGTGCCAGCCGGTTGTAATCCCGCTGCAATTGCCGATAGGTTTCAGCGTAGTTCTCCAGATCAACCTCCAACTTCTTGATCCGTGCACGCAAATCGGATGCTGCATGCAACCAACTACGGGATACAATAGCCAGCCACAAGAATGCGACCGACATTGCAATCAGCGCAAACACTAATTTTTCCATGATAACTTCCTTTGCCTATTAGGCGGTTGGGATAAACGTGGAGAAGACGCGCTTATCGCGGCTTACCACATTGACGGAGCGGTGCTTGGCAATATAGCGAGTGAGCCAGCAGCCCATGACCATAGGGCCAGAGTCTACCAGTAGTTCGATGTCAACCTCCTGAGTCAATCGAGGATTGCCCAGATGGAAGCCACCACAGCTTACTTCAACCACACGCTCTGAGCCATGGATCATGGTCAGAGCAGTTTCACCGTCTTCACTGAAGGGGTGAGTGTAGATCAGGATCACGTCTTGCTCGGCTGCAAAGTGACGCATCTCCTGATAGATTCCGTCATTGCCGTTAGAGATCAAGTGCGGGTGGTTGATCGCCATGATCTTTGGGGCGCCCTTGGGCATGTTGTTGAGCGTACTTGCTGCCAACGCCAAACCCTCTGGCTCTGGTTCAATAGCCAGCAGAACAACGTTCCAGCCGATCTGTTCCAGCTCGCCGCAGAGGTGATCCATCTCGATCGTGTCCTGTTCACGAAAGGACAGCAGCAGAATGGTTGGCTTAGGCTCACTGCCATCGCCTGGGCTACCACTCGCCAGTTGATATACCAAGTCGGCCATCTCAATGGCCAACAGTTTTTCACGACCCGATACCAGTACCGAGGAACCAGACCAGATACCCGGTTGCCCGAGAGCTTGAGCCAGGTACGGATTGGTGACTGGAAACATAGTTCGATTATGCATGTTACTTCTCCAATGTTGGTATAAGGGAAAGTTAAGTTTCCTTATTTCACAACAAGAATATAGGTTTGAAATTTCTTTATTTAGGGCATTCCATTATCCTTAACAAACAAAGCAATATAGTAATGAGCTAGATAAGGTGAGGGTGTCATGAGGGAATGCATGGCACTACAGCTATCTCCGGTTGGTCAAGGTAACGCCTCAGGTTATCTGTCGGGACAGTCGTCCGTATAGCGGGCTCCTTTATTTCAGTCTTTCGTCATGTTATCTCTCTTCAGGAATAAGTCCTTCGCTCAGGGTAAGACCTGGGCGAGGGCATCTATGCCGTCGAATGATCCTAAGGCATTCACTTAGATAATCTAGGTCTTAAAAAAAGTTACGGCATACTGCTCCTCCCGACCTACGCCGGGAGGAGCAGAGGCTGCTTAGCGACTCAGCACAGCAGAGATGATTGCCGGTAGACCGGTCATTCCGTCGAGGTAGGTACCGTTGCTGTCAGTTACAGCAGTGAGGCAACCATCGTCGTCAACCTTGAGAATCAGGCCCTCATCAATAATTTGCTTGGTCAGACTTGGAGACAGCCGGCCAACCAAAACGTCGGGGATGTTCTTAGCCTGACCAACCGGCTTGCCAAGCTCGGTGTACTGATGCAGTCGGTTGACCGTGAGTTCGCGCAGAGTCATACCTTGACGGTTGACCTCGTGCGCCGCAACTTCTGGCAGGTTAGCACTCAACGGCGCAGGCAGTGGCGCTGCCCATTCGGCAGAGTATTGACCTACATCGAAAGAGTCGTCTTCCCCCAGGTCGATATAGTTGTCAATCCATTTCTGGAACCGATCGGTGCGGCCGAAGGTTTGCAACAGACCGTTCTTCTCGATAAAGAGAAGTTCTTTCACGGACACAAAAGCGTCTGTGTAAAGAACGATCTGCCAGTCCATGGAACGAGGACCACTTGGCAGACTAATCACGGGTGGCATGAACGGATAACGCATGCGCTCGGCCAGCACCTTCGACAGCTCGACGCTCAGGAAGACATGGACCAGCGGCGTGACCATGATGCGGCCACTGCTACCTTCTTCGCGAGTGGCGACGTATTCCCAGACCAGGTGGCGTTCTAGGTATTCTTCGTTGATATTAAAAACAGTGTTCATTCCCTGTTTCAATGTATGCAGTGCACTGACCGGGATGGTAGGTACAGTGGTGTATGGACTTACACGGACGATTGCTTTCATGAGTGTTCTCTAGATGAGAGTGGGTGGGTGTCGATAGATTCATCCAAGGTTGTCAATCTTAGAATTCTCACATAGAGTACATAAGTCCAGTAGCGGCATAATGGCTAGGGCAGTTAGCCCTAGCCACACAACTTACTCTCCGTGACCCGATGCATCGGTTCGGAAGACAACTGGCTGAACTTTCATGAAAGTAAACCCATGACGTCTCAAGCACTGGGAGGCGCTAACCTGCTCTTCGTAAGAAAGGTGGTGCCAAAACAGTTCCTTCTTAACCGCCAGTCTGTCGTAGAGTTCTTGAACGGTAGGCGGAACCATTTGCCCTATAACACTCTTGGCAAACTCCAGCCGTTTATCATAACTCATTCTTTCCCATGCAGCGGTGCAGAATGATTCGCCGGAGCTTTCATTGAAATTCTTGCACTCTAGCTCCCACAGATACTTCAGTGGTCGTAAGGGTACCGTAGCGTACATCCAGCAGTTAACGTCAATGTCTGGATCAGCAACGACCGCCACTTGACCAATGTTTGCCTTGAAGTCCCTGCCAGCGTCCAGATAACGCAAGATGCCTTTCACTTCCACAAAGGCAAAGCTATGGATGCTTGGGAAAGCGCTGAGTCGAGGAACAACGATGGCCGCCATGGACATGCTGTCTGAGTCAATCAGCATGGCCCCACCGTCATGTACTCGATCGTGCTTTGCAATCTCAGCAGTAGCCCATTCGGAAATGTAGGCAAAGATCAACGGGGCGATCATGGGCTGCTGACCTTGGCGAACCAAGAAGTCGTCAACAACCTCTTCTGGGAAATACCGCCAGATAATTTGATCATCGAATCGCGCACCAACCAGGTTCATTTCACGGCGGGCATTGGCAGTGATCTTTTGCAGGTACCGGCTATGGATCACCGGCAACTTTGCAACGGGGTGAACGTGAATGACTTTGGTGCCCGGCAACAAGTTTGCATGCAAATTAGACATTGTAGCATTCTCCACTTAGTTAGGCGCAGCTAAGAGGCATCGACAAGCCCTCTCCCACTCGCACAGAATGGGAGAGGGCCATCGCGGTTTAAGACTTGTCTTCCTTGCGTGCTACCCTGTTGATAAGATCTGACGTTCTACGACCACCACTACCGGCCATGTCTGCGTCCAATCCCAGAAGATCATCAAGCATTACGTCGTTAAAGCGCCTGGAAGGCGTCTCAGACGTATCTTCCTTATCCTTGATCAACTTGCTAAGCTCAAAGCTTATCGCGTCGTTACGGCGATTAGAGAGGTCCAGAGCAGTCTTCAATACTCGGGCCTCCTCTGAAGTCCTTTCCAGTAGTTCTTCCGTGGCTCTGGTAGCCCGACGCATTGAGTCCGCCAATGCTTTGTAGCGTACAACTTCGTTGGCTGTTTTGATCAAGCAGTAACCAATGAAGGTCAGGGACACTGCGGTGCCAAACAACCAGCGGTAGTAGCCAAGCCATACCGCAGCCGCAATCATGAACAGGCCTAGGGACAGGCCTACCCAACCAGTATAACGAGTGACCATCTTGCGTCTCCTTTAGACGGTGGATAAAGACCCTATCACGTAGCGTCATAAACTAGGGGCATAAGGCCGGGGCATTGCCCCGGCTCTATGGTGCAGCTTAGTGGTACAGGTAACCGAGTGCCTGGTAATCGGCAGCTGAGTTGTAAGCTCTGCCGAACCATCCCCAGGTAAAGCGCTCATTAGCCTCACGCGCCATCGAGATGTCGGTGTAGTAGCTGGTCTGACGAGCGATCAGGCAGTGCAGGAGGGTTTTTAGGCCATCCTTGCCACGAGCAGTAACAAAGCCTTGCAGGGCACTGAAGGTCTTGGTACCGATCCCACCGTCTACCACGAGGTCAGCGTACAGCTTCTGACCGTTGTTGTTGACGTTCAGGAACTCTTGCAGGAAAGTCACCGAACGCGTCTTGCCAGCGTTTATACCGATGTCGAACATCTTGTCGGCAATCAGAGGATGCAGACTGAAGACGTTGTCCAACTGCATCTTGCCCCAGAACTCAACGTCGTACAGATAGAACGCTGCGTCAGTGGACAGGTTACGCATGGTGCCGTCCCAACCGAACTTGGCTTTCAGGTCAGCGGCGTACTGAGTCGCCAAACCTTTGGTGATACCGTGGTTGGTCTCACCACCCAGATCGGATGGATCATTCACGTAACCGGCTTCGATGCCGGTGTAGCGAGTGATGATGAACTTCTTGTTGAAATCAGACAGTGCAACAGACATGACTGCTCCTAGCCTTAGATGGCGTCAGTATTGCGTTCAGTTTGAATACTGGTAGTGCGATGAGTTTGGCTCGTCGCAATCGCAGTGTCGTAGTAGGTTTGGCCTTTGAAGCCAGACGACTTACGGGTGGTGTACGTGGTCCAGTTACCCGCTTGGTACGCCGTGGCGTAGCTCACGTAGACATCTGGGTTAGTACCCACAGGCACTGTCACCAAACTACCACCGTTGTTCTCGTACCAGATGGTCATCCAGTCAGAGCCGGTGTCTGGCACGCCAGGAATACCAGGGATACCCGTGTAGCGAGCATGCTGCTCTTGGCCATAGCTCATGTAGCTGGAGTAACGTACACCACCTGCTTGCCAGTAACCCGTCATCTGAGAGACAGTGTAGCTGGTGTAGACTTGTTTGGTGGTGTCCCACTCGGTGTAGTCGTCAGTGTAATGATTGGTCTGACGAACATACGCTTCGACAGTATCGAAGGTGGTCAGGCGACTTGTCTGACGCTGCTGGGTTTGATAACCCTGCGCATCTTCATTCCACTTGACCACATCGGTTGCCCAAGCTGTTTGACGGCTGGTCTGACGGACGCGACCCACATCCCAACTGGTGTCCCAACTGGTGGCAAAGTTGGTCAGTTTGGTTTTGCCTGTACGGAAGGCCACACTGGTCCAATCACCTAAGTTAGCAGTCACGTCTGCGCTGCTACCGCGATGCCTGGCTCGGATGTAGAACTTCTCAGCGTAAGGCAGGTCGGTAACCAAGATGACAGTCTTGTTAACCGTGTCTGCCATCGACGACCAGACGATGTTGGTAAAGTCGGGGTCGCTGGCAATCTGGTAGTCCGACGAAACATGCGTCTGGCTGCCAACCGGATAAACAGCGAAGTCCGACGTGCGGATAGTCAGGGCATTGGTATCGAAGGTTTCCATGGCAATCGGTGCCAGAATATCCACGGGCGAAACACCTGTGGACACAATCTTCATCTCGATTGTGCGCGGCACCCCATTCTTGGTTACCTTAAGCAGATACGGATTGATTACCCGCACGCCTGGCAAAGTCGAAATGGTGATGACATCTTTGGCAATGGACACGGTACCTTGGTTAGAGGACACTGTGTAGGTGCTGAAGATGTCATAGTTCGTGATATTGAAGGTATGGGTTTCACCTTCAGCAATGATGCCTTTCAAACCGTCCAGCGCCACAGCACCTGCCACTTCGGCATAACGCTTGAGCGATGCCACCATGGCGGAAAAGTCGCTCTGATACTCCGTTAAATTATCCATTGACTGTTCCCAATAGTGAGTAAATCTGTAACGCTAGACCTTACCCTGCCAACTGCGAACTTCAAAGGTGTCAGCCACCAGGCGCTGCTGGGTGACCATCCTGAACTTCTCGCGTTCGTGCATGACGAAGTCGATGTAGTTGGCAATGATTTTCTGGTTCAGTTCCAGCGGCCACTCGGGACGAATATAGCCAGAGGAGTCCGACATCAAACAACGGTTGATGATGGCCTTGTCTGTATCCCGATTGGTCAGAAGTCGAACGATCGAATCGTACGACATTAGGTGTTGGTTGACAAACGCCCCAACGTTGAGGACCGGCTTGTCCATCAGCCTTGCCATCAGGTACATCTCAGAGGCGGCGGTGGTGGCGATCTCTTGGGCATCGACCAATAGACGATGTCCAGATACGTTGGGTTCAATGATGCGACTGTAGCCGTATACACGGGCCAGGTCTTTCACCATTTCAGGAATGCAGACGGGATGTGGTTTAATAAACCAATCCCCGGTAGCCATCAGTTGCGCCATGCGATTCTGGTCGATGAACGACACAGAGTTGTTGCCTGGCAAAAAGATGACACGTCGATACTTACGGCCATTGTCGCCCAATGCGTACTTATCGATAACCTTCTCGATAGGAAACGCTTCCCGAGCTTCTTGATTAGAAGCGTACATCATCGAACGAGCATTCAACTCACTCGACAACGTGCGCAGCATCAACCCATTCTGGATGTCGGTATAGCAGAATTCGTCGAAGAATGGCGGGTGGCAGGGACGGGCATCGCACGTCACGGCCAGAGGACACATCCGATCAATGAGTTTCTCCAACTCCAAAATGGCATCATTGTCACAGGTCCTTTGATTGGGACCAATGCGGGAGACTTCAGATGCCTGAGGGGAACCTAGGTACAAACGGTCAACTGGATTCAATGTAAACACCCCGTGGGTAAAGACGGGGGAGTCGCCTCCCCCATTACTCTACCCCCCGACCTATGGATCGACTCGGGTAGAGCGCTCTGTTGTAGCGTGAGTGACCCGACTAGTCTGTCGTGGATCAATTGCTGTCAGGTAGTAGGTTTGGCCTTTATAGCCAGACGTTTTATGCGTGATGTAGTCTGTCCAACGACCTGCCTGATAGGCGGTGTTGTAACTCACGTAGTAGTCTGGATTCTGACCGACATAGACGTTTACCGGCACATAGTCGTAACCCATGAACTGGTTGACCATGATCACTTCACCAGTTGGGTTACCGTTGGCATCGAAGACACCTTGCGGACCATACTGGTATCTGGCCACAGCCGACACGTAAGAACTGTACCGCGGACCGCCTGCCTGCCAGTAACCAGTGACCTGAGAAGTCTGGTAGCTGGTGTAGACCTGCTTGGTCGTATCCCATTCGGTAAAGTTATCAGTGTAATGGTTAGTCTGTCGTTGATACGATTCAACCGTGTCAAACAACGTAGTCCGACTGGTCTGCCGGGTGTAGGTCTCGTATTGCTGAGTGTCTTGATTGAAGCGCTCAGCTTGAGTGTCCCACGCAGTGTTGCGACTGGTTTGACGCAGAATTCCTTCTTCCCAACTGGTGACCCAACTGGTATCGAAATTGGTCAAACGAGTCTGACCTGTTCTGAACTCTACGTTAACCCATGGGCCCTGATTGATAGCGGCATTGGTCGAACTACCATTGTGTCTGGCCCGAGCATACAACCTGGTACCGTAAGGCAATCCAAGTGCATTGATCGAAAGCTTGTTGACCGCGTCACCCATGGACTGGAAGGCCACGCTGATAAAGTTGGGATCAGCAGAAACTTGCCAATCCGTACTAACATGCGTTTGACTGCCAGCTGGGTAAACATCGAACGGCTTAACCGACAACAAGGTCGAGTTGCCGTCGATGAACTGAAACGGCGTTGGAGCAATGAACTCGATCGGCGAAACCCCAATGGAGACAATTTTCATATTAATCACCCGCGTAATTCCGTTCTTACGAACAGTCAGTACAAAGGGATTAACTGGGGTTAAGGTGGCGGACGTGGTGATCGTGATGGTGTCTTTAATCAGGGTAACCGACCCCTGATTGGTAGTCACCGCATACGTACTGAAACGGTCGTAGTTCGTGATGTTGAAGGTATGGGTTTCACCTTGGGCCACAAAGTTACGAGCCCCATCCAAACAAACGGCACCGCTGACTTCAGCGTACCGTTTGAGGGATTCAATCATCGCTGAGAACCTTGACTTGTAAGCAGCCAGGTTTTCCATGGATTATGCCTCGAAGACCACCGTCAGACTTTGGCACAGCGCGGAGAGTTCGGCCAACATGCCATCGTTGATGTAGTTGACAGAATCACTTACACGCAGTGGGCTCATGAACCGAGTGTCCAAGACACCGGCAGTTGCCTCAAGCTTGGTAGCCATGGCAAAGTTTGGTACTAAAGGCAGGCCAACTTGAGCCTTGTCAACCTGGTGAGGGTTGCCGTGGTCAGCAATGTGGATCTGCAATATACCGTCGTTTGCATTGATGCGCCCTTCAAGTCTGGCAATCTCTGCTGCAAAGCTTGTACGGATAGCATCGAACTTGGCTTCATCGCCACGCAGAATGGCATCACGGATGGCATTCAAGGCAGGGAACAGTTTGCTCCAACCGTAAATGTCAGACAGTGGGTGAGCGTGAGGTGCTGGAGGATAACGATCAGGGGCACCAACAATCATACCCCAATCAATCACCCGGTTATCCAGATCAAGGTTCTGGATCATCTCCAGAATGGCTCGAACAGAATAACTCATCCAGCCGCCATAGCACTGGTAGGTGACCATCACGTTAGCACTGACCGTGTCATCGTCGATGATGAGAATAGAGCAAACTTCTTTGCCCGATTCCAGCGTGGCTTCTTCTTCCAGCTGGATAGCGGTGTACTGTGTTCTAGGTGCCAGAACCTGACCAGTCGCCATGTCTGTCAAAACAACAGAATGGGTGTAAAACGGTCCATTGTCCGTGACAAGAAAGCGTTTCCCCGAAGCCGGCAGAACATGATCCTCATTGAGAACCAAGTTATTGGGGTTAAGACCGGTTTTATCAATTTCGTACTTGACTGGCCGAATGGACATGACAATAAGCCCTTAGGTGGTAACGCCCCTCCTGAGAGGGGCGATGCTTTAAACAGGAAGTCGTGGAACTTCCACCCGGTAACGACAGTCCACTGCATTGGCCGGATCGGTGTTAACCAGATACACCGCGGTGCCATCGGTTGCCACAACAATGACCGCCTCAGAGTTGATGTACATGCCATGGGTCGCACTACCTACGGTGTCGTCCAGAAGACTGACCGTCACTTTAGGATGCGCTACATCGAACACGGTTTCATCCAAGACACTCAAGTCAATGATGTTCGTGTCAGCTGCCGAGATAGAGGAATCGCCCGCCATCACTGCCGGTGTCAGCTGAGTGACCGCCATCGACACAGCATTCAGCTCTACCCGAGTTGCACTGCTGAACTTGGTCAGCGTGAAGCCAGGCGGAACCGTTACTGCACTGGAGTCCACAACGTTACTGTAGACCGGGGCAGCCAAGACCATCACCGCAGTGCCCACCGACACGATGTTAACCATGGTCAGTTGCTTGGCAGCATCGAAGTTGATGGCACCCAGACGCAGGTACTGACTGGTAACGCCGTCAACAGTGCGACTATCCAGAGTAACCACCGGCAACAGACGGGTAGTCAGGTCGTCGTGGTCGGACGCCGCATGCAGCACTGCCGAATTGAAGTCGTAGGCAATGCGGTAGGTGATGTAACCTTTGTCCAACTGGAAGGTCATCGTGATTGGAGTAGCAGCTGTAACCAACGCCTCTGCAAACCAACCCAGAACTGGTTGAGCCACATTGACCCCAGCCGTACCAGTGATGCTCGCAGCAGCGAACATCGTCAGGTTACGGGTGTTCAGTCGTTCCAATGCGGATACACGGTTACCCATTGTCGCAGCGTTTTTACTGAACAGCGTGAGGGCGTCCTGAATGACGCCAATCGAAGCTTTCAGATCATCCTGCGCCTTCTTAAGGGCAGTGATGTCGGCAGTCCAGTCCTTACCAGCACCCGAGGCATCCCCTACCAACTCAATCCGCTTGACCACTTCGACGTAGTTGGCAGGCAAGGTGATAACACCTGCGTTAGCCGCGTCAGTGTGCCAGGCGATAGGTGCTGCCAGTTTGGCGAACATCGACACACCCATCATGACCTGATAGCCAATCTCTGGCATGCTCGATGCGTCCCAACGCATGCCCACCTGAACTTTGGTAAGGTCAGTTGGGTGACGACGGATCACTGGGATCATGGTCGCTTCTGGATTGGCCAGCACGGTCGTGTAAATGACAGTGCCATTTTTCATGACAGCGTTATACGTGACCTCGGCATGGATCGACAGATCGCTTACGGTGTCCACGGCCTTGTACTGGATCGTTAGCGGGAACTGGTTAGGCTCCAGCACTGTCGCACCGTTGACCACGTTGGCTTTGAACGCAGTGTACTCGCCAAAGAAGACGACGGTTTTATCCGTCACGTTCAGCGGGTTCAGCACGATCGGGTTGCCGTTGGCATCTTTTGGTGCCGCAGCGATCTGCAAGTTGATCAGATCTTCGATGGAAGGAATCGACGTCCAGTTGGTAGCACTGAGCGCAGCCATCTTCGTAGCGATCAAACCAGTTGCTACGTCGGTGGCCGACTGAGCAATCAGTACGTTCCATTCAGCCGATGTCTTGTTATCAAAGCGAGTGGCGTTGGTAACTTGAGCATCTTTGAGAACGTTGTCCACAATGGCCTGAACGTTCTTGCTGATGGCGTCGATGGAGGCATTCAAATCCTCCTTGGCCATGGTCACGATGTCGCTAACACTTTTGCCTTCCAGACGGTAGGCTTTGATGTTGTACAGCAACCCGTTGGCCAGGGACTCCAACATCGCGTTGATTTCCAACTGACTGTACGCACCGGTTTGAGCAGCAGTCACATGGTGGCTGTTGGTCTGGTCGGCGGTGTGTTGAGCCAGGGCAGCAATGGCAATCTGCTGGATCATCAGGTTGGTCATCGGTGGGTTCATGTACACCGTTGAGGTCATCACACCTTGAGCGATGTCAGAAGCCGTAGCAATGCCGTAGTTCTGAACCAACGGCAACCCGACCTGCGCTTTGTTTACCTGGTGAACGTTGTTGTAGTTGATCATGTGTGCACGGAAGTCAGCGCCGGCATCGCCGGTGGTGCTGTCAATCGCACGAGCCATGTCTTGCAGAACGTCGATCAGGTCACCCAGTTTGGTGAAGTCTTGGATATCCTGGTCATGGTCCAGCGGGTTGAAGATCTCAGGCAGGTTAGCAATCTGTTCCCAGTAGTAACGCAGTGGGTTCAGCAGCTTGTTAGCCAGGATCTGAGTCAACAGAATACCGTTGAGTTGCCACTCCCCACCCATCGCCTGATAGCTTGGGATAAGAATCTCCCCGCTCAGCGTTGGATCGTAGAAGTAAATGCAGCAATGCAAGTCCAGGCCGATCTCACCGGAGGCGGACTGGTAGTACCAGCCTTCGATCCAGTGAATGCCACGATACAGTTTGTCACCGCTAGGGTAATGCACGAGGTAGTCGATGGAGGCCGAGTAAAAAGGGGCATACTGCGGGATGATTATGTTGAATTCCGACCACGTTACAGCGGTCAGCTCGTACCGTTCGCCTTCACGCTTGTTGGTGAGGGCAGTCCCCCAGCGGTCGAAGGGGAGGGTTACAGTGTTGAGATCAGTTGCCATGTCTCGTGCACTCCGAAAGCCGTCTCTAGGGTGTTTGTAGGGCGGCTATTCTATAGCCATCTATCGTCCATAACATACTTCTCTCTATATAGGGACCGGAACTATGTACACGCTAAGAAAGTTCTATCACAAAGTGAATGCCAATGGAATGCGCTGGTTAGAAGTTGACCTGGCCGAAGTCCTCGCAGCGGACGTTCGGACACTGACTGCAACTTATGGTCAAAGCCGCATGATCTTGACTCACGATGCCAGTCCCAACGTGCAATACCTTTTCGACTTCACTCAGGATGGGGCGACATTCGTTCAACCCTTCTTCTCGGCAATCACCGTTGCCAATTGGTTCATTGCACTGGCTAACAAAGCACTGCCTACTGTCGAGTTCACCGCAACCAAGACGGTGAAAGCCAAGTACGCCAACGCATTGGAAGCAAACTTTTCAGTAGAGGAAGTTATCCCAGGTGCTGGACCTAATCCAACAGTGCCGTTCTCTGAGCGTACAGACCTACTGCTGACTCACCCAACGCTTTCCCCTGGACTGGTTGAGGCAAACGTACTGGTGGAAGTCAACGGCTTTCTGCATCGCACCTACTCCTCTGAACGTGGGCTCTACGTTAAGCAAGGTGGTCGGTCTGCTCAGGTAGCCAAGATCAACTCGGTGGGCATTGTGAGTCTGGCTCCTCTTGGGGGGTGCAAGATCTATCCGATCGTGGAAAGCATGATCACAGGGCTGCCCGAAGACGGTGCCACGTTGGACACCCCGCTGTATCTCAACGTACAGGATGTGGATTGGGATAACTGCACGGCCATGCTCTCTCTGTGTGGTTACCTGATTCCACTGGGCAGCACGTTCCGCTCGATCGGTAACTCAGGTTTTGAACTGAACCTGTTGCGCTACCCGTACTTGGAGAACTTCCTCAAGGCTGAGAAGTATCTGGACTTGCAGCGTATCCGAGCGGCTATCTCCACCAACCCACTGGCCCCCACCATGATCTCTGTACCAGAGTCCAAGGGTCGTAACTTCCTGCTGGAACTGTTGACCACCAGTCAATCGTTTGTCATTGCCGTCCAGTCGCCGGACGTCTATTGCGACAAGATCCCTTTGGAAACCACACAGCATCCTTGTGTGTTCCTGCACCACGAAACCGTAACCTCTCCAGCCGTTCACCACGATGGGCGATTGATGAGTTACGTGTTGGAAGACGAAGGGGACAAATGGGTGGTCATTGTGCCAGATGGCATTCACGACCGGCTGCGCATGCATTCTATCCAATGGCATAACGCTCCAGCCGTAGACTCAGTGCGTACCAACTTGCACCGCCTACAGCCTGGCCGTGGGGCCATCTTGGATATCAAGCGAGACCTGTTCATCTAACAGCATAAGCCACTGCCATTCCCCTCACAGGGAATGGCAGTGGCCATATGTTTAGTTGTCGCCAATCAACATCTTGAGAATGTCGATGATGAACGTAAAGAACTGACTCATCACGTTCGAATCAATAGGCTGCCCACGATCGGTGGTCATGGAAACATAGAACCCAGTGATAAGAATGGTGAAGACCAGGAGGACGATGCAGATCGCAACCAACAGGTTCTTATGTCCCGCTCGTTTTACTTCCTCGATCTGTTCGGCCGTCTCAGGGATCTCAGTGTTCAAGATCCGTGTCCGTACATCAGGCGGCAGGCTGAGTATGAGCTGGAGAAACTCATTACAGGTCAACACAGGAGATATGTCGGTACCTGTTGGGAAACTCAGTTGAATCAGCGGCACAATCGATGAGTACCATGGCTGGACACCGATCGCTGCCGCTGGGTCACCCATCGTGGCTGCTAATAGGTTCATTTATCTTTCAAACCTTTATCGATCTGCTGCTGATATTTGTCATTGGCGTCCAACTGCTTAATGCACTTGGCAATGACCCCGTCACGCTCAATGATCGCTTCACCGAAGATCACTACAGTTTCCTGGTCAGTTGACTGTTCGATCAGCGACCGGGGTGGCGGTGGCACTGGCAGACACGTCTTTTTGTCCAGCTTTGTAGTTTTCGCAACCAGGTTGGTCTGGAAAGTTTCCACAGTAGTTCCCCCACACGCTGTCAATAGTACGCAGGGTAGTGCCACTAGGACGATGGACAGGAGCCACTGTTTCAACTTTGGCAGGCGCAGAGACTGAGCCTGGCGTGGTTTTGCTGCTGATAATGGCGGCGGCTGGAACCTTGCGCTCCCGCTGGTCACTCTCGGCTGAAGCGTCATGGAGGATCTCCTTTAATGTATCTTTAGCAGTTGCAGCGTTGGTGTCAATGGCTTTGTTAGCCACGTCCAATTCTGTATTCACCTCGGCAAACGATTTCTCTTCCAAGTTCGCTACCCGAGTCTCTTCAACCTTTTGGAGTGACTGGTGCACTTTCCAGGTACCGTAGATAGAAGCTGCTCCAAAGAACGCACCTCCAAGTATTACGGCACTGATCAATACCCCAATGATCCAGCCCTTTAGTTTGTCTATCATGTTGGCTTAACCCATTTGAGCCCGAGTTCGGATACACAGTAGTAATGCGCCACGGCAGTACCGTCAATGGCATGCTCACTGAGACTCTCCAGCGAGCGTCCTGAGAGGTTTTCCAAGTTCGGCAAAGCATACACCGCTTGTCTAACTAGTTCCTTGTCAGAGGAGTTCCCAGGGACTCCTATTGCCTTCTTAACAGTAGCCGGGTCAATCTTTTGCAAGTACATGGCAGACGAGTAATCTGCCACCGCTCGTTCAATGCAGGTCATGACCTGCGTTAGAACAAAGAAGGACTGTGGAAGCCGACCCAGGTAGGGGGTTTCCATGACGACGGCATCTGGATAATACGTTTGCAACCCATGAAGAACTTCAGTATAGATCGCTTCCAGTCGCACAGCATGCTCGCCAATGCGTGCTGCTCTAAAGCGTTGACGTCGCAAGGCTTGCTCAGTCGTGAGCGTCCAAGCTTCTGTCAACACCAGTTCCTGTTCGTGAAGAAAGCAGTCCACAATCGAGATACCCAGGGATCGGCTCCCTGGGTCTATCGCCATGACACGGACACAGTCTCTGTCGGTAGTTTCCATGTCCGGGCCTTGTATCAGGAGGAAGTGGTCAACCCAGTGTTGGTCAACATTGGATCACTGGTACCCAATACCATGGATTCTTTCACCATGGAGTTGGAGTTTGGCAGACTGTGGTAGGTGTTCAGAATACCGCAAACCTGGGCAGCAACCAAATCACCGTACTCGATGCTGGTGTTGCCAGCGCCAATGCCTTGAACGATGCGAGGGATACCCGACACCACTGCAATCTCGGAGATGATCGCCAGACCTTCGTTGTCTTCCAGAATCGTTTGACCCAGGATGATGTCAGCAATTTCTGCTGCCGAGAAGATAGCGTCCACTACCGAGTTGACAGCTGCGTACTCGCCGCTGGCAACCAGAGGCGTAGTAGAGGTTAGCACCAACGGGGTTGGGTTGAGGTTGGTGGTATCCGGCACGAATGGACGGCTGCTGATCTGGCCATTGACGCGAGTGTTCATCGTCATCTTCGGACGGGCAGTGGACATGTCCAATACCTTGACGTAGTAGATCGCGTACCAAACGCCATTGTGCAGCTTAACCACGCGGATCTTGTAGTTCAGTCGCTCAGCCAGCGTCAGGTCGGCGGTCAGAGGACGGACGACCAATGGGATCATGTTGAACAAGCTGGCATCCGTGGTGGAATGCTGCTCGCCCACGGTGTAGGGACGACCACTGGCCGACATCACCGACTTGTGCCCACCGTTACCGATAGCCACGTAACCCACAGATGGCATTTCGCCCTCATATGGTTGTACACCTGACAACACCCCCATCTTTTCATTGAGGGTAGTGAACGGTGTTAGCTCGAAAGGCTGCTTGAAATACTGGCAGGCCTGCAAGTATGCACCGTAAATGGTAGAGATCGTATTTTTCATGACCTGTCCTTACATGTCCAGAAACAGTTGGTTGAGGTGGGCGAGTACAGTCAGATCGTTTGGAGCATTCGCAATCTCAACCACAATCGATCCCTGGAAGAAATAGTTGTTGTACGTGAGGCGGTATGAGACGGTCAGAGGACCGTCGTCATTGAACGCAAAGTCGCCCACCCCCACCGTCGTTGGAGCCAGTGGCGGTAGGTCAGCGGCAGCCAGAACCTGTGCACGAGTAAGCTCACCAATAGAGGGGTACTCAATCGTTGCAGTAGCGCCGTAAATGACGTCTACCTGCACAGGCGGAATGATCACCTCGATCGGACCATTGATCCAATTGGTTTTATCACCCGGCTGAAGCGTAACGACCGCATTGCCATCGGCATTGCGCTCAACCGACCCCTGCTTGATCTGATCAGCAGTAATGACAAAGTCATTAGCGCGGTTCAAATACAACAGGATCAGCTGAGTGGGACCAATGCCCCGAAGCTCGGATCGACCGATCGTCTTCATTGCAATGCCCCCGTGATGGTACCGGCAGAAATGATCCGCAGGTATTCGCCAATGTCGTAGCGCTGGGTGGTAACCAGCTCAACCTGGAACTCACTGCTGCTAGGAACGATCCGTGCCTGTGCAGTATTGAACCGCACTCGCATGACACCCACAGGTGGTCGATAGGTTTCAGCCAGTGCTACCCAGGTATCAGAGCCGGCATCGTAGAACTCAAGCTCTGCCAACGTGACATAGAAACTGTGCAGTACGAACAATGCTCGCAACACATGTTCCATGGCCATGCCCGATACCCAGTTAACCGTCATGACACGCTGACTAGGCAAGCCGCGCAGAATAGCTCGGCTGAACTGAATGCTGCGCTCGTTGATCCACGGGGTTGCGTTGCCATCAATGGTGATAGCACGGGCATTCAACGTCACAGTGACTTTGGTATCGTCAATGTGGTTATACCCAAAGAAGAAGAACCCCGGTTGAATCAATGAGTAATCGATGGCCATTCGAGCGGACAACGCACGAATGACGGCCTCCTCCTGAGAGATGGCCAAAAGATCAATAGTTGTGCTCATTAGTAGTACACCTTGGCTGGCCCATAGACAAATGTGAGCGGACTGTCCACGACGGAGAGTTCAACCACGTTACAAGTCGTCTTGCCTTCTGGGACCAAATCGTTAGGTCTAGCAGGACCATTGTAGGTCACTTTCAAGGCGCGTTTGATGAGTGCATCATAACTTAGACCAAAGGCTGCCTCAAAAGCCACTGAGACGTCCATAGCACCGCCGTTGTCCTCCAACACCTTGCCCACTACGCACTGAGACCAGAAGGCTGCCTGAAGGCTACCAGAGGCCGGCGTACTGTACATTTGCATCGCATAGATCAACTCATTGCCAGATGTTGGAACCACTGTCCCCGTAGAAGCATAGTAAAGCTTCATAGTCCCCAGGGCCAATGGCGCATAGGTGCTAGACGGTTGCAGCTCGATCACCATGTCACGAGAGGTGAACAGGTGCTTGGGGTCTTTGTCTTGGCGCAGGGGTCCGTGGTAGATCACCTGTGCCTGGTAGATGTTGAGCAATGAGTCAGGCGTTGTGGAGTTGGTCAGTGTCAACCCACTGTAATCTGCCTGAACGAGCAGCGTGTTGAACAACACGATGTCGTTGAGCTGAACCTTGTAACCCTGAATCAGTTTAGGAACAACCGTTGGGTATTCGGTCAGGTCGTAGTTGATAGCCAAACGGTCCACCTTGAGATCGAAGATGCCGTTGTAGTCTTCAAACGACAGCTCAAGACCCGCTGGGATTACATCGTCGAAGTTAGCACGACGAGGATGACCAATGTTGATCTCTCCCGTAAATCGCCAGCTATTGGGATGCGCTTTGAGCACATACCCGCCCTCGATGTCCGAGCGATACTCCACCTGATAGAAATCCTCAGGTGAGCAATTGAACTGGGTCTGACGAGTCAGCTCTTCAACAATGTCCAAGAACCCTGGTCGCGAACCAATCACGTCAAAGAACGAGCCCGTGGTCGACAACCCAATCTGACTCAGAGCCACGCGGTAGTAGCCAAAGGTTGCGGTGTTAAAATAACCACCGTCACCTGCCACCGTGGTTCCGTTGAGGCCAGTAATCTTGACCATCGTGTGGCCTTGCTCATCAGTGCCATAGGGAGGACTGATGGTCACCTCGTCCATGTTGATGCCGGTATTGTTTTCATAGTTGAACATGAACAAAACGGCATCCGCTGGCGGAAGCCGAACTGCACGTTCATAATAGAAGTCGCTCATGATCTTCTTCCATTCGACAAAAAAATAAGCGGGCACAAGGCCCGCTATGGCTAGGTAAGCCGATTAGGGTAGTTCAACCCAGACAACGTCGTTACCGTAATCAACTCACGGATGTCACGCAGTGCAGGTTCCAGAGGCGCCAGTCTTAACTCACTGGTACCGCTGAGGTTACTAAGGTCGGTAGGTGGCCTTAATACCGGGTCAAACATTCTCAGAGTAGGCAGGGTCCATTCAGAGTAACCCTGAGCGGTGGTGTTCTGCTCAAACTCCAACCCCACTTTCATGAAAGCATTGCCCTCACCCGACACTTCCCGCTTGATGATTGGGTAATCCTCAAGCTTGGTCATATCAGACCGGTTCCAGCTGGAGCCTTTGGAAGTAAACTCCTTAAGCTTTAACAGGTCCCAGTTGTGAGTGGCTTCCTCAGCGCTGTCAGAATCACCGAAGCGAATGAACTTAACCGCCAGTGGCTTGAGAGGACCATCGTTGATCTCACGCAGGTACTGAACCGTGTACGACGAAAGCCGGGACATGATACCGATCATGGCACGGTGAATATCGTTGAGGCTCATCGTGGTGTTAAGGTCCATCCCTGTAGCTTTAGACAACAGGTTGGTCCACAGATCATCCAGCTCAGCCTGACTGAAGTCCAGCACCGAATCCAGACCCCGCACATTCAGCCACTGTGCAGTAGGGATTTCATCGGCCAGGTTAACGAACACGTCCTGGAACATGTACATGCCCATGGCTTCAGCTTCAGCACGGGAGTTGTAGTTACCCTGAAACGATGCCACCGTCTGCTGGTCCATGGCCCCAATGTAAAGGGCGTAGATCGCATTGTAGAAAGCATCGGTTGAGGTGAACGTACCAATGGGAGGCAACATGTCCCACAGTGCAATCGCCACTTCCAGTGTCGAGTGTCCAACGGTGCCCATCTTATCCAACATCTCTGCTGGAGTAGGAGCAGGCGTCTTAGGCACACAGATCGCATTGATGTTTGGCACCAATGGTAAATCCTGACCCATCGACCGGTTGTACGCAAACAGGAACAGGATAAACGCATCCAGTGCCGTCAGTTGTACAGGCACCCCAGTACGAGGGTTGGCAAACGTTACCAGAGCCCGATACCGTTCATTGGCAGACAGGTACACCCAGTTGTTGAGCAGGAAGTCTTCCAGACGATAAATCTGGGAATCCGTCATGTCCAACACGCTGGACTCAAGCACCTTGGTTTGCACAGTGCTGGACTTGGCAGACAACATGAGACTGGTGGTCTCAGTTTCGTTATCGCCAATCAATGCGCCGTTACTGCGAGCCAACTTAACCTGTTTCTGCAACACGCTCAACACGCTCACCTTGGTAGGTGCAACACCGGCATAATCAGCGGTGGTCTCACGACGAACCAATTCAACGGTAGGCTCGACGCTGTTAGGCATGTCTGAAACGTTTTGAATCATGGTGTAATCTGCAAGCGGGAACTGACGGTCTTCCAAGACCTTCTGTACCAGCAGATTAAACGACGAGGTATGACCAGGGAACCTGTGCAGATACGTAAGGTTGCGGTAGAAGAAGAGTTGTTGCTTCTTCGTCATGGCATCCATGTACACATCCAGTTGGCCATTGCTGGCCAGGAACTGACGGATGTGGAAGCTGTGCGATTGGATTGTACGGCTAAGTTGTGTCCGCGCTACCATGATGAACTGTGGCAGGTTGGTGAACAACAACTCAAAGCGTAGCCAGTCGTAGAGGTCTTCAGTGAACGAATACATCTCTACGTGCCAACGATCCATCGCTGCGTAGATTTGATTCTGCACCAGTTGCTGGAAGCTTTCCTCGTTGGAGTCGATCAGCAAAGGATCGATCCAAAGAATCTCGTACTCTCTGGCAGCGATGGCTTTGGCCATGGGTACCGGATTAAGGATACCCAGAATCAGCGATTCCTGACGCTTGTACTGATTCTTCAACGTGTTGTAATAACGAGAGCCGTAAGCGTATTCACGAGCGGTTGCCCGGTGTATCTTGAGGTTTTCTACCGTAAAATCAATGATCTCGCCAGTATCCTGCGACACCACCTGCATCGGTGAGTTCGTAGAATGATATAGACCCGCGATATTCATGTAGTAACGCCAGGTGCTTTTATCAGCACTAACGGCAAAACCTTTTTCTACCAGTGCTCTGTTCGTAGCCACCGCACTGAGTTCTGATTTGATGACCATGGTCTTGGCCAAACGCATCACATCAGCGCGATAGATCTGATAAAAGTCGTTGGCCATAGCCAGCACCCCAAAAATGAAACACCTGTAAATAGAAGGACTTCTTGATGAACCAGAAAGTCTCTGCGCAGACGGTTATCCGTACCGCGAAGCCAAGCGCCCGTGTTGCCCACGTACGACCAGGTGTAGACGCTGCTGCCGTGCATTCGAAAATGATTCACGACACCAGCCCGTATGCACGACCACCAGGGTCAGACCCTTACCTGGGTAACTTTGGCTATCTTCAAGAGATCAGTGACCAAGTCGCTGGTAACATCGAAGACGCCATCAATCAGCAACAGCTTCAGCCTGAGGTCGAAATCTGTATCCAGATTCTGACCGCGTTGGTCCTGTCCCCTAAGGACATGATCAACACAGAGTTGTCTCACCAGGTGCAGCCGAATATTCTGCCGGCAGAGATGACTGCGAAAATGATCGCCATTGTCAAGAACTATGCCGAGAACGACTATAAGATTAAGGCCATGCTTCCGGATAAATTGCGTAAAGCTCTTTTCGTGGAAGGCGCCGACGTTACGCTTATCATCCCAGAAAACTCGCTGGACGACCTGATCAACGGCCGTACTGGTAAGAAGGTTGCTCTGGAAGAGTACCGTAAATCTACCGACCTCAAGAACATCGGCAAGCCAGTTGGCTACATGGGCGCTCCAAGCGCCACACCTACTGCCCGCAAGATGACACTTGAGTCCATGCTCAATGACGTCAATTCGGAACTGGTTATTCCAACCCAGCCACTGCCGGTTATGCAGTGTGGTGTCTTTACTAAATGCAAGGGTTGGGTGTCTCCAGAGATTTACGACAACCCGATGATGATGAAGTTAGAAGACATCACCCAGTCTGCCATGACTGCCAAGCAGAACATGGTGCTGGAAGGTCTGGGTGGTAACTCCTACCGTAACATTGAAGACATTTATCACAACGGCAACCTACGCGCCGAAGAGATCTTCATGTTGAACCGTCAAGAAGAAGCCAGTCGTGAAACGATTGGTGGTCCTCTGATCAAGCCAGGTTCCACCGAAGCACTGATGGCGATTCACCCACCGGGTAAGCCAGACAAGCCCATCGGGTTCATTGCTATCCTGGATGAATTCGGTAGCATGATCTCCAGGACGGCGCGTACCGACTACTTCAACACCATCAATGCCGGCGTGTTTAACAACCGCTCTGCACTGTCTGGTATGTTGAGCGCTGCTGCCAGTCAGCTGCGCGATGAAGACGGCTACGCCACTCAACAGATGTCTCAACAGGCGTCCATGGCATTTCGCGACATGGCAGCACGGGACATTGAAAGCCGCTTCATGGCAGGCAGTGTGGGTAATGTCACCGTCAGTCGTCAGCAGATGGCATACGACCTGATGTTTGAGCGGGCTCTGTCGGGTAAGCAAACTCGTCTGGTTTACATCCCAGCCGACATGGTGGTCTACTGGGCGTATCGCTTCAACGACAACGGCACCGGTCGCTCTCTGATGGAGGATAACAAGATCCTTTCCTCTATCCGCGCGCTGACGCTGTTCATGAACGTTGAGACCATGATCCGTAACTCGATCGATCACCGTGACATGAAGATCACGATCGATGAAGACGATCCTAACAAGTCTCGCACCAAAGAGATGATCGTCCACGAGTATGCACGTCGTCGTAGCAACTCTATTCCTTGGGCTACCTCCAACCCTAAACGCATGATCGAAATGGCTCAGGACTCTGGCCTGTCGGTAAGCGTGGAAGGGGGTGATAACTACCCAGGGACCAAAGTTGAGATCGTTCCTCGTGATATCCAGTATCGTGAGATCGATTTGTCCATGGATGAATCCCTGGCCAAACGTCAAACCATGGGCTATGGCTTGGCGCCAGAGATTGTCGATCTGTCTAACCAGATTGAGTTCTCCTCCAAGATTGCGACCAGTAACGAACTGTCTCTCAAACGCGCAATCATTATCCAGGACCGTACCAATATCCTGACCCGTGAAACGATCATCAAGATCGTGATCAACCACCAGGGTATCATGGATCAGTTGCGTGAAGTGGTGGGTCAGTACGTTGAAGATCTGGGTGGTAAAGAGAAGGTTGCTACAGTGGGTATCGACAAATACGTCGAGATCTTCTTCAGTATCTACACCTGCACTCTGCCACGGCCAGATACTGGCCTGAGCAATCGCATGACTGAACTGGGTGAATACTCCGATGCGTTGGAGAAACTGCTGGACCTGATTCTGCCAGACGACGTGTTGGGCGCACAAGCAGTTGGCACAAGCAGTAATGAATGGGTCACTCTGGTTAAAGCCAGCGTTAAGTCCACTCTGGTGCTGCGTTACTGCCGTGAAAACAACATCATGCCGCAACTGACCGACATGTTCAAAGTCGGCACAGCAGAAGACTACGGCAATATCTTGTTCAATGAGGGGATGGAAAACATCAACGACATGAACAAGGTCATTAAAGTGGTTGGCCTTAAGCTCTACTCTTCTGCCCTCATTAGCGAGAATGAGTGGGTGACTCTCAAAGAGCGCATGGACACAGCCCGTGTTGAAGGGGCTGAAGAAGGCGAAGGCAGTAGCACCGGCGGCGGTGATGACTATAACGACGACTACGGAAGTGATGACGATGACGGGTTCGACTTTGGCGATGACGATGATGATGGCGATGGCGGTGATTTCGACTTCGACTCAGATAGCGACAGTTCTGACAGCGATAGCAGCGGTGACAATTCCGATTCTGGGAATGGTGATTCTGGGAGCGGCAATAGCGATGGCGGGAACGATGACTCTGGGAACGATGAACCGGTCATCTGATACAAAAAAATAAACATAAGTGAAAGCAGACTCCAGGCCCCCGGTGGGCCTGGAGTCTATGCGCTTATTCAGCACTCTTTGTAATCAGCCGGGGTTGTCTAGTGGATTTACCTGCGGGTGCAGAGTTGGTTAGTGAATCGTTCAGCTACGCAGCAGAGTCAGATAGCCTTCATCCCAAATGGACTCAACGACTTCAAACGTCTCGCCGGAGACGGTGTGCATGTAGGTGCGAGCACCTTTGGTGGTCTCGGGGTCTTGAATCAACGCCCGGATGATCGTGTACAGCTCAGGAGCAAGACTGCTCAATACCTTGTACGAATCCCCATTCGTACTTGGCAGGTCAAAGCTGGCCAGGGCCATCGGCAAACCAATCAGACGATACGACTGGCGCACCGTCAACATGCTACCGTCCATGCCGAAGCTGAACGAGTCCAGCGCGGCCGACATGGCCAGGCCAAATTGCTTGAACACCTCGTCAGAGAAGCTCGTGCTAACTTCGTTACAGAGATCAAAGTAATCAACGAAGAAATCAGTGATCTCGAAGGTGGTGATACCGAGCATTGCCGACAGCGCCTGGTTGACCACTTTGGTCAGTTCGGTGCTGAGGTACAGATAAGCTCGTGGATTGCATTTGAGCAGTTCATCGCCCATCAACAGAACGATTGCAACACGCTTGTCGATGGAGGCTGAGTTAATTGCGTTAACCCGCTTGACCATTTCTTCCGCCACAAAGCTGCGGATGAAGTAGCCACAGGTTGCGGCTACAGCGTTGCGGGCTCGGACACGTTGCTGGAACTGCTCGATCTTGGTGATAACCGCGTGCATCTCTTGAGGGCCTTTATGGCGCTCGAAGAAGTTCAGCTTGCCCTGGAACTTTTCCAGCTCAGCGAGATGGTCTTCTGCGTTAGCGGAAGATTCTGCCTTGTCCAGATCAGCGAGGGCATTGATGATGGTGTAAGGAACACCGCGTGGAACAATGGAGTGCAGGACGCTGAGATCGGGCATGATGTTTTGCCCGGCCAACATTACCTGACGCGCCGCTGCCCGTTTGGATTCATTAAACTCCAGATCGAGGTAGTCCACTTCTTTTTCCCGAGCCATGAACGCTTCATAGCAGTGGTCGGCAGAGTCTTCCTCGCTGACCAAATAGCGGAAGTGGCTCTGCGGGTTGTAAGGATGGTCGTGGGGTTGTTCCATGGTCCAGGTACGGCCAGTATCTTTGCTGGTCGTCATCGCCGCCGTAGAGCCGTTCTTGAGCTTGAGGATCGACCAGTCGTCATCGCCGTTAACCAACGACTCGATATCGAGCGTAACGAGGTCTTCAGGCTCTTCCAGTTCTGCTTCTTCCAATGTAGTCGGCAGATTAACCTCGACATGCATCGGACGGAACAGGAAACGACCCGTGACAGTGTCAGGGATGTGGTACTCGGAATCAGGCTTGCGATCGACATCGTTGTCGAACTTGACCTTGCTCATCCACTCCTCGTTGAAGTCGTCGTTGCCCAGCACCGACACTTCAGGAATAGAGGAGCTGACAGTTACGCCCACTGGCTGAGACTGCGGAATGACGCCCGAGACATCACGTTCAACAGTAACGCGGGCTTGAGGAATGGCACGAGGTTGACCGATGCCGGAAGATTCAACGACACCCAGAGCCTGCAATTCTGGCTCAGGGGTATTTGCGCTATCCGGACGGGGGCGGGTATCTTGCATTGCGGCTGCTCCGAACTTACTGTTGTCCTGCACCGAGGCAGGGTTGTAGGCGAGTGCGCCAATCCCTGCTGTGGTAGAGATACCAACATTGGCTGAAGCGTACTGCGCCGGGTCTGCTGCACCGTAAGCACCGCGGGCTGCCCCTGGAATCTGACCAGTTGGGACGCCGTAGGCTTGTTGCTGTTGCTGCGGTGCCTGAATGTTCTTCCACTGTTGAAGCGTGTGGTTGATGCGGTTCACCATGTCCTGAGTCAGATACGGGCTCAGATCAAACTTGGTGGCACAGGCAGCAACTGCATAACCGCAATAGAACTGCACAGCCTTGCCAACGACCGCTTGAGGATCACTGCCTTGCTGCATGATTTGCAGTTGCTGCAAAGCGAACTCGGAGCCGTCGGTAACGATGGCTGCGAAGTATTGGTTGTTGTAGAAGTTGTGGCTGAACAGGTTGTACGCAAAGATCGAGACCGGACCACCGCGGCAGTTGTCTTGCAACTGGTTGACCAGAATCGCAGCAGTTGTAGCGACCACCCAAAGCAGCTGAGGGTTGGTCTGTGCAAATGGCACCGCCGGGATAGGCAGTTGCACATTGAACGGGTTTTCAATCCAGTGGCCGTTTACCGGACCCTCGACGGGAAACGGCAGCGCTTGTTGATGCATGATTCTGTCCTTTCAAATAGCAAATCTAATCACTTGCGTGTTAGAAGCTGCTGCGTGTATTCAAGTAGATTGTGATGTTTCTCGTTACGAAGCAAGTCTCCCCTTGCGTTCGTACGAACATTGGTCCCGAGCTTACCACGTCCAGTGGGCTCGTTCTTACCCATGGCGCAGTAGCTACAGAATTCGATAACCGAACTGTGCAGGAACTTGGACGGATCATTCAGAGAACCGCCACCACCTTTGCCGCGTGGGCTGTCGGTGTTTTCTTGCAGTACAGCTGTCGAGGTGATCTTGAAGATCTTGTTGTCCCCTGGGGAACTGACAGTGCTTACCTCGGCATGGTTAACGTTGACCACAGTAATACGGTCGCGCAGCAGACCTTTACGCATGGCATCGCGAACTTCCTTCTCGCTCAACCGACCCTTCTTGTTGTACTGGGCCCGCAGTCTGAACATCAGCAAGTAGATTGACCGACTGATGTCTTTAAGCAGGTATCGCACAATCATCAGGCGCTTGCCATACAGGCTAGCGACTTCAGTAGGGGCAGTGGAAATCAAGAAAGGCATTTCACGAATCACCCACGCAAAGAACTCGTGGATGGTTTCTACCATAATCTTGCCTTGATGCAACGTACGCCTCGATTGGTAATTGACGTAACCATCAATCGAGATAAGGTGCTCACGCAGAAGAATCATGCGCTCGCCCTCGTTCATTGTATCGCCAAAGATAACCCGACCCATCAGACGCTGCCACATCTGAGGATTTTCCAGATACTCCAACTGAACCTGATCTGGATAGGTATCGATGACATAGAACACACCTGTGAGCGCGTCCAGCATATCTGCTGTAATCGCTGCACTTGGAATAGCTACCCGTAGACCGCTGCGAAAGTATTCACCGCGTACGGGTTTACCACCCATCCCCGAACTTGAACAAATGGTCCATTCGTCCAGATCCAGTACATCATGATTGATTGTACTCGCGTCCCCAATCAGGACACTCGAACAACCGAAGTGCTTGGTCATCATTTCGGTCAACCCCATGCGACAAAGCATGTAGTGTACCAAGGTTGAGCGCAAACTGTTCTTGCCCACCTTTGCAGCCTTGGACTTACTTGAGCGGTGATAGAGGTTAGAGTGCGCTACAGAGCCACTATAACTGGTACCGTCAACGTACATCTGATAGTTCATCCGATAGAACTGCACCTTAGTCAGGCCCAACCATGCGAACAGACCACCACGAGTCACACTTACAGCAACGTCACCGATGACAGGCGACAGCATGTACTCGGTGCCACGAACGTGCATCATGCCCGCTTCGATGGCGAACGGCAGGTAGAAGTAACGAGACTCCATCGGCCGATCTTGATACGTGAATTGCGCCTCGTACAGTGTCATGTCTGTACGACTCAGTTCTACATAGTTCTTCTCCTTCTTTTGATGCAGCAGTTTGTACTCTTCCATTGCAGTGCAGCGACGCAGCCCGAGGTACTTGACGTCGGGTGGGAACTGATCTGACGAAGCGCGGAAGTCACGGTCAACATAGTTCTCAGCAGTAGGTACCTGCTTGAGCGCAATGCCGTTGGCGATATCCGGATTGAAAGGTTCGATGCGCTTGGCAATGATACCTAACATTTGGCTGTTCATCTACCACGCTCTCCCATGTAAACTACTTACTCTTAAGAAATGCCGTCAGAAGACCCAGCATGGCTAGCAACCCTGCAAAGAAGTATTTCATCTCTTCAGAATTGTCTTTACGATGATAGCTTTTAGCATCGTAATAGTCGGCCATTGTTTTCATCCTAGCAGCGTTGTCGATGTCGGCAACAGTCGCTTTTTGCTTGACCTCGATTGTTTCTTGCTCCGCGGTCAGCTTGGCTTCTACTAAGGCGATCTTGGTTTCTGTTGCTTTTGTTTCAGCCTGACGCTCCACGTTCCCGTGAGCTCTGGCTGCGGCGGGAGTATCGAAGAGGAATAATCCTGCTTCTCTACAGCTCTCGAAAGAATAATGCTTGCTGGTTCTACTTAACGTAACACCATCTTTCCCTAGCTCCTTACCGGCGAAGATGTATACCCCGTCAGGTAAGTCGCTGATCACGAGAGACTTAACCAATTGCACAACGCCGTGGATCAGTACGTACTGGTCTGGGCGATCTCGCGTATTGCTGACCAGCAGGATGCTGAAGTCAGTAATAGGCAACTGCTCTCGATTAAGTAGTACGGAGATGCTGTTTTCTAATCTTTTCCTGGCCTCAGAATCATTCCAGTAAAAGCGACAGCCATTCTCCGTCGTGGCAAATACAACATCGAGTTCTTTACAATGAAATGCCCCTCCGCGCTCCAGAAGGTATTCATAGCTTGCAGCGAACTCGCCATAGCCTGCGTTAGACATCGCTGAGTGTATTGCATTTTGTCGGGCTACGACTTCTCGCGGGTGCGGTGCTCCAACCGGCACACGAATACGAGCTGAACGATACGTTTCTATGATTGTCGCTCGATCGGAAGTCGGGCGTTCAATCACATCCCCTTTTACGATACGATCCTGATCAGGCGGAAACACCACGTCAACACTATCAGTGATGACTCGGGTGATTCGCATCCCAAAGAAGGCGTTCATAGATCGGGTGGAGACGCGCATACGCTGAGCGATGCCGTCGCGACCACATACCCAGACTTCTTTGCCTGTGTTGTTGTACATCTCCCTGGTTTCAGAACTGCATGGGGCCCCAAGAAACAAATCCGTCTTCCCACTGACTTCCATTTGGAATGAAGGCAGGGGGGATTCGACTTGAGACTCCTCTTCATAATGCGCCATTACAACGCTCCATGTATCGCCGTATCGATTTATATTAACAAGTCCTAAATCCTCAACTAGGGGAATGCAGGGTTAGCTGCTAGGCAAGGACCGAACTCAAAGATCGAAGCCATCACTGGATTCAGATCACTTAGATAATTTAGGTGTGTAATTCTTTTAAACCAGCAGGAGACTTACATGTTGGAACAACCAGGTTTAGAGTTGTACGCTATCAGCACTTTGGTAACATTCTGCTCTGTCTTCCTTAAAGGCTTTCAACACAAGAACGTGATCGGGGGTCATTTGAAACTCATCGCTGTGACGTCCTATGCGATGGCTGTGTTCGATGTAGCTGCGGTAATGGTGATCTATAAGGGCGGCTGGTGGATGACCCTCAGCTCTGGCACAGGGGCCGCTATTGGAATGGTACTGGCCATCGTTTTCCATGACCGCCTTTTCAATAAGACGGCATAAGGGCATAAGCCCGGAGCCGAAGCTCCGGGCTTATTTGTAACGCCAACCCTTAAGGATTAAGCGCCAGTACCGACGTTGGTACCAGAGCTATCGCCTTGCGAGCCAGAACCGTCGACAGGGGCGCTGGGTGTAACGCCAGGGGCGCCATCCTCAGGCTCGGTCAGATCAACAGTCCACGATGCTTTGTTTTGCAGAGCAGCGGACAGGTTGGTGACCTCGATTTCGGCCAGGATCGGCAGGTTGCAGATGTGCAGGTAACGCGACTGCACAGTAGCTTCCTGACGGGTGTTACCGTTACGGCTCACTTGCACGACGGAGACGAGCTCCGGCATGAATGCGTGCCAGCCGAACTGGAGGATGTCCGGAACGTTAGCTTCCGACTCACGGGTCAGCGTGAGCAGAATCTTGTTGTCCATCTTCTTGTTCAGCGTGGTAACGATGGTTGGGTTTTGGAACATTGGACCGAAGGTCCGCAGATCACCCTGAACCTGCAAGTGCTGACCGATTTTGATGTCGGTACCCACCAGCAGTTTCACCGCCTTGGAACCGGAGATCGATGCTTCCAGCGCCGCAGGGTATGCGGATTGGATGAGCATGTTGGTCGCCAGGTCTTTGATGGTGTTGGTCAGCAACGCAGCGATGTCGATCGCCTTGTCGTTGTCGCGCAGAGTCATTACGGACTCAGCAGCGTCAATAACACGCTTCTCGTAGAACGGGTGGATAACCAGACGGCCAACCGAACCGAGTTGTGGCATCGCCGACTTGCGACGGGTACCGGCCATGTAGTCAGCCAGCTCGCCGGAGTGGTTCAGCAGGGTGGTGATGGCAGCGTTCGAGCAACGGCGGCGCTGTGCGCTGATCAGTGCTTCGAGGTTTTGCGCAGGCTTGGCCGAACCGACTGGAGCCAATACGGAGATTGGAGCAGTCAGCGGGATGCCGTAGCAGTAGCGCTGTTCCAGCACGTCCAGCAGTTTGCCGAGCTGACGTTTGTTTTCGTTCGTACGGTTTGCGAACGGGAACCAACCAACCAGTTTCGCCAGATCTGCGAACTTGGTAGCAACTGCCAGGCCGACGCCGTCAGTTTGGCTGATTTCTTCACCTTCCTCGTTGAGGATGGCAGTGATACCGATGATCTCGCCATTGACGCGGCAGACGGTGTTCTGCAAGTCGAGGGAGCCGGTAACCGAAACAGCGTAACGCACGGTCAGCTTGTTCTCGGCGATTTCAGGAATGGCGATAGCCGCACCGGAAGTCGTTTTGGTGCCACCATGCAGCGACAGGTCACGAGCTTCGAAGCTCAGAACTTGACGTGGTGCTTCGCCTTCTTGAGCCGCCAGGAAGCCGGAGGTAGCCAGGTTGCGAACGTTGACCTTGACGAAGTCTTGGCCCAGTTTCAGAACCAGCCAATCCAGACGGGAGCCCTGGCCCAGACCGTCGGTCAGTTCCATGACGCCTTGTTGGATCATGTGGCTTGGGGTGGAGATGTTGATCAGACCCACTTCGCCGAAAGCCAAAGGAGCGACGGCGACGTCGAAGCCTTCGATCTTGACGTTGGTCGGCGCGTAACCCTGCACGAAATACTTGCGCGAGGCAGCGTTCGGGTCCTGAGGAACAACTGGCTGAACGCGCAGCGAGTCATCTTCCAGCAGCTCGGGGTTACGAGCGGCGTCGATCAGGTTGACGCGGTCGAGGTTGTTCGGCACGCCGTCAGTGTTCTGAATAGGAGCATTCACGATCATCGAACGTGCAACGGTCAGAGTCAGTCCGGCATCAGCTGGGGTCAGCACGATGGTCGGGAACCAGGCTTCAGCGAAGGCGTCTTGACGAGCGGCAGCAGCGGCCAGGGTAACGGACCAACCCATCATTTGGCGCAGAGGCTGTTCGGAGAACGCTTCCTGGGCCATGACGGTACGGTCGTAGTGGTTCAGGTTACCCGAAACACCTTCGGACGCCATCACAACGCCGTTAGCGCCAGAAGCGGTAGCGGTGTTCAGCGCAGCTGTTGCGTAAGCCACTGGGTTGGAGAAAGCCATTGCAACGGCGGTAGCAGCGTTGATCTGGTTTTGGTTCAGACCGTGGGTGCCAGCGCTCAGAGCGGTTTGCTCAGGGGTTTCGCCCATGCCGGTCAGGTTGACCTTGCCAGCAACTTCGCCGAAGGATTCCATGACCATGGCAGTCAGCGAGTTAACGCTGTTGCTCAGGTTCGCCTGATCGGTTTCGGTCAGGTTTTCAACAGCCATGGTCAGACCACGGTGGAAAGCAGGGTTGTTCAGCTCGCTACGGCGCTTCTCGAAGTTCTGGTTCAGACCAGCGACGAGAGTATCCAGAGGCGTCGATGCGCTTCCGCTCAAATTAAACACGTTCATTCTGTGGTTCTCCAGTTACTGGACGTTACGTTTGTGTTAGTCGACTAACAAACGATTGTACCGGCAAGATACTTTCGCTATAAGATACCTGTATAACCTTACGCCCCGTGGGGCGCAGGAGAACAGAGCTATTGAGCAGCCATCGTCTGGCCGATCGAAATTTCGTTCAGCACATCCTTGATCAAGTCACACCCCAAGGCACCCAAGCCAAGCTTGTTGTATACCAAGGTATGCGCACACCGCAGAATACGCCCATATAAATCTGTATCAGTAACGCCAGGCTTTTCTTCGACGTTGTAGAGGCCAATCAGATTCTCCCCCAGAATAATAGGGTGGAGATTCAATTTAAGGTCCTTGACCATCGGGACCGCATGCCAGTCGTTGATAAGCTCTGCATACAGTTGGTCTCGCTTAGGACGTTCCTTATTATCAGGGAACAGCCAAGACGACAACGAGTAGCTCACTCTGTCGTGAAGTGTAACTTCGTCGCGAGACACTATGCCTGGAGTGAGACCATCCAAAGCATAGCAGCAGAACCCACCGTTAGGATCGCCGCCCAAGGCTTGCTCCAGCGTAGTATTTTTAGACTTGAGCGAAAGCTCAAGCCAGCGGGGCACTGCGATCAAGTTCAGCGTGCCCGCAACCGCCTTCGATGAAGAATTGTAGATATAGGACCGAGACATGGATAACAAACTCCTACTGATTAAGGTAATTTCGTTGCTGCACGTTGAGGGGTTGTTAGGGACTCGCAGCGACGACATCCTTAGTACGGCCCGAGAAGTCATCAACACCACCGAGTTACCTAACGCTGGTGCTGAGAACGATTATGGCCGAGAGGTTATTGAAGGATTGCTTAACACTGCTGGCTGGTTACTCGCCGCAGTGGCAGAAGGCACAGCCGTAGGCCGCGAGGACCTGCTTCAGAGAATAACGATGAACTCCCAAGGTGAGAGTTTCATTGTAGAAGCGTTGATGACCTTCATGACCATCACAGACGACCCTGTGAAGATGGCTCAGTACCGCGATCAAACCATTCACGACATTCAGTCCTACAATGCCAAGATCGCTGTAGAACAGATCCTAACGCTCTATCGGCGCCGGATCGTGTTTGAAGGGGCCAAGATTGATTGGTCTACTTTTGTGCGTGATCTCACTCAGGAACTGGAACCTTATCAACGTGTAGGTGGCGTTGGGGGGTTGGAAGATCTGGGGGTGATGGAACGCATCAACGTTGGCGAAGTTGATAACATCAAAGATCAGTTCAAATCCGACGAGGGTGAGAACGATCCTATTGGTAGTCAGATCTTTCGATTTGGCTGGCAAGGGCTCAACCGAGCCTTTGGCGACGTGGGTGGTCTCAGGCGGTGCGACGTGTTGGCAGTCTCTGCACTGTCTCACAACTTTAAGTCTGGTAAGACCTCCAACATGTTCAGGCAGGCTGCTCAGTACAACGTACCGATCATCCAGCCAGGTAAGATTCCTCTACTACTGCACATCTCTTACGAGCAGTCGGTTGAGGATACCTACAAGAACATCTATTCTCAGATCATCCTCAACGAGCAAGGCATTCGAGTTAACCCTAAAGAAGTTAACGCCAACATCGAAGAAGTCTCTGCTGTCGTTAAGGACCGGTTGGAGAAGAACGGTTGGAAAGTTGAGTTCCTACGGATCGACCCGGACAACTCAAACTTCCGTAAACTGTTTGCGCTGATTGAATACTACGAGAAGCTCGGGTATGAGATTCAGCTGTGCGTCATCGACTACCTGGGTAAGCTCAACCGCGAAGGTTGTACTCAAGGTGCGTTGGGTGCCGATATCAAGAACATGTACTCCAGGGTAAGGAACTTCTTCAACAAGAAGTGCATTGCTCTGATTACGGCTCACCAAATGTCTGGTGAGGCGTTGGCGTTGACCAAGATGGGTGTCACTGACAACCTGGTTAACGAGGTAGCCGGACGGGGCTACTACGATGGCTGTAGGACGCTGCACCAGGAACTCGATATGGAATTGTACATCCACATCGTCGAGAAGGATGGCTCGTCTTACCTGTGCTGTCGTCGTGGCAAACATCGGATCAGTTCGATCACGTCGATGAAAGATCAATACTACGTTTACAAGATGGCAGACAACCTGGCACCTGGCTTCCCCGATGACGTTAATGGACCCGACATGTCCATGCGAAAACCTGGCGACGACAAAGCAGAGAACCACTACGACTTCGAATACTAAGTCGACCCCACAAAGCTCACTCTCCTTGTGTCTACATGACCGGAGAGTGAGCTTTACTTATGCCGTCAAACAAAAAAATAAAGGGTAGGCATAAAACCCTCGCCCCTCCGAAGAGGGACGAGGGGCGTATCATTCAGCTGGGGGTGCTTTACGGGTACGGGGCTTCTTCTCTACAAAGTCACCCGACTGCTCGTTGAGAGCAGCAATGAAACTTGAAGTGACCGTGCGACAGACGCTGACAGGATCGGCCATTGCGGCAATGGCTTGCAGTCCGGCAGGTAGAGTGCTGTCTTTCTCACGGAAACGCTGAGCGGCCAAGCGTTCAATGCTGGTTATCACATTGACGTTGGTGTCACCTTCTTTATGCAGGGCCAATTCCAGCACCAGGGCCATATCCAGCGCAGACCACTCGATGGGTTCTTGGTTATCTTTTTCTTTAGAGGACATAGTAGGTTACCCCAGTGCAGACGATGAAGAGAACAGTCAAAGCATAGACTGGATCGATTCTCTTTAACCGACTCATAATCGAAGGACCGACCGTAACCCGTTCTTCTAATGCAAGGCCTGGTCGGGTGAAGTAGTCGTTGAAGGTAATGGGAGTGTCATTCCCACCTTCTAAGATTTGTTCTCCTAAACGATTTCTCCTGGCCATGCGTCACACCGCCTTGAGAGACGGAGTGAAGCGTTTGCGCAAGGTCTCGGCGCCGGCGTCAAAGACCAGCGCTTGAATGCCGCCTCTGAAACCCATAGTGGAAAAGGTTTCAACCTTGAATTCGATAGCAAGGTCTGCCATCCAATCGCGCAGCCACAGCCACAGATCGGAACAAGGATCGGCGTTAACGTCGGCTACGAGTGCATCTTGATCGGCGTAACCCACATCCAGGATGACGTATACCTTGTCAGTGTGGAAGGTCTCAGAGTTCAACGACACCAGATGGGCTTCGAAGAACGCATTGTGATTGGGGGTCAGCCAATATACAGGGTATTCGCGCAATAGTTCGCCAGGTCCGACTTTGAAACCTTCAGCCTTGCACGGGTAAACTACGTAGGTTGGATTGATAACGCCAAGCTGTCCAGGCTTCTTAACAATGATGTAAGTAACGCTCATGATAAGTCCTTATCGGTTGATTGAAAAGTCATTGGATTAATACTCCAATGTCTATCAGTTAAATAATTCAGGTCTGTAAATAACTTATTCCCATAAGCTCTCTAGAGGCCTCTAAGGGCCTCTAGAGAGCGGCTATGGATTAAACCATGTCGGGTAAGGAGTCTTCCACCGTTTCTGCTGTAACGAACACAGCGAGGTGAGCGACGCATACCTGTTGGCTGTCCCGCAGTGTTTTGCCTTTTGGGCTGACTAGATACTGACTATGGATCAATACCCCTGTCCTTTCTTCCAACGTGTCGTCTCGCAGGGTATAAACCTTGACCGGCATACCTGGGTAAAGAATGAACGGGTTAGCGTTCTCCCAAGTGAACTGCATGGTCATCCCTTTACGCGGTGCCAGAAGCGATGCCATCTTAAACGGGTTGGCAGTGATCCTGTCTTTGGCCATGGGAGCAAAGTCAATCCCAGAACGGCGATTGGAATCCACGAACTCAGAGACAGCAGCGCCACGACGAGCCACCGCGTTGTTACCGTCTGTAGCCACAAACCCTTTCAAGATAGCGTTGGCATCACTGAAGCGAATACCGTTACCCATGTTCAAGTCCAAAGCCTCGGACTGATCTTGGTTGGCGGACTTGCCCGTAGACAACATGATGACCTGACCCGGCGTTTCGCGATAGGTTCGCTCAGCCCCTGGGAACTGGTTGGCAGGAATGTCAAAGATGGTCAAAACCTTCTTGGTCTTTTCCTGACGACGACAATCGTGCGTGGGCCAGATGTACCAGTGACTGCCCTGCAAGAAGAACTGAATACCTGCGTTGTAAATGCCACCTGCCTTGTTCTGCAAGTAGCGAGCCAGTTCAATCAACAGCATGCCGTTGGGGATAACGATCTGCTCTCGTTTGTTCTGGTTATCGGCAGGCACCATGTCGACACCATCGATAATCTGGGCATTGTCTACCTTGATACGCTTGCTAGCCTCATCGAAGGCCATCCGCAGGGCCTGAGCGGGCGTACAGCCACGAAACACTGGAATCCCCACTCCCAGTATCTTAAGCTGCTCCAACGCCTTAGACGCGAGCTGGATGCGCAGAGGGATTGCCCCATGCATGTCCATGTCCTCGCTGGTACCCTGCTCTCTGGACGGGTTCATCTTAAGGTCTTTGGCACCGACGATGTAGCCGCGGTAAACCTCAGAGACACGATCCAGGTCCCAGTTGATGGTGCCATCTTCATACAGCGGGATTTGTTGCAGGGTAACCGTGAGGTTATCTCGGTTGGGGTAGATGAAGTCCACATACTGCGATGGAGCTACCATCAACTCAACCTCAATGTCCTCAGCGAAATCCTGGGTGTAGTCACGCATGATTTCGATGTTGTGGGTACGCATGGGTTCGTACCGAGTCCCCAACACTAAGAACTCGGCTTTCCAAACAAAGTGCACAGGTTTTTCGGAGTCATTGAAGATCTTCTTGACTTCGTTCATTACCGTTGAAGAACGAATATCCATTACATCCACCCCGACCGGCCACGAGCCACCTTACGCTCGATAATCTGATCGACCACCCGAACGTGTTCACGGGTATCGATTTGTTCTGCCACAGCTTTCTGCTGGTCATGCGACACGCGCCCAATAGGCACGCGCTTACGATAGCCTGCCAATGTACCCAGAGGCTTGTCTTCGTCCAATGGCAGGTAAGGCTTAGCCACGCCAAACAACCACTGAGCAAAGTTCTCCAGCATCAACAGGTTTTCCATCAGCTCATCAGTGAACCGAGAGGACGTGGTATTTTCCTGGAAAGCCGTTTCCACACTGCGCAGGTATTCGAACAAGTCAAGATACATCCGACTTGTACATGCAGGAGTAAGGAACCAAGGTCTGCAACCGCGGTTGAATAACTCTGCCATACGCGTGATCGAGAGGTTGCAACGAATGTCGCCAATCTCCTGCTCTTTCTGAGCTTTAGGATTGTCATGAGCAATGGTCCCGTAAAAGTTTGCAGACTCGGCAGACTGCATGTAGACCCTGGGTACCGATACGGCATACAGCGTAAAGGTAATTTTTTGTGCCGGTGACATGGAGTCTGCCATAGCCGTGTCCTTAAATGGAAGAAGGTCCTCGCAGTGCAAGCGTGCACAGCAGGATCAGAACAGGGACAAAGTAGAAACGCTCAAGCTTGTCCCAATACTTGGATTGGTTTACCAACGAGGAAAGCGTCGGAACATCCACGTCATTCTGCTCCAACACGCTCCACACCGTTTTCTCCAGCAGAGATTGATTGGCATGGTCTTGTTGGTAGAACGCTTTGCTGAAGACGTAGTAATCGTCGTCCGCCACATTGTGGATGTTGGGTACCATGTCTGTCGGAGCACGCTCTTCTACAATCTCAACCAGCGAGGTATCTTTGGTGCTGATCAGACGGAAGAAGTCACGTACCGGAGCAGGACCATGGTCCAGGCGCTCGGTGATAGCGTCGATGTTACCCACCCGATGGATCATGGCATCTTCACGGGGTTCCATGGGGTACATGATTTCATCGATGTGGTTCCAGTACGCTCCACCGAATGGCGCTCGCGTTTGGACAACCGTTTTATCGGTCAGGCCAAGTCGCTGGCAGGCGAGGTGGATGTGGCTGGGTTCAACTTGGAGCAACGCGTCCCAGACCGTGGTGGTTCTGAAAGCGTATTGGATGTCCAGGTTGTGGGCGGTGAGCTTTCGAACGAACCCATGCTGGGAAGTTTCGAGTAGCCCGAGCATAGCAGTAACCAAAAAAGGATCATAACAAGCGCGCTCCTGTCCAGGGATCATTAAGGTTTGACTGGTTTCATCGAAGAACAAACGCATGTACTCGGAAATCATCGTGCCCTGAACGCGCGACAGGTTCCGGTAATCGTTGTAAAGCTCATCGATAATGATTGGGTTTTTGCCGGACCGTGCAAAGTCTTTAATGAACTGGTAACGCTGGTCGGTCTTCAGATCAAGGTTAGCCAGCAAATCGGCGTTCTCAATGTCCATCAAAGAGAACTGGATACTGTAGCAGGTCTGCATGTAGTAGCTGAGCGGAATGGCGTTGGTGACCTGGAAGATGCCCCGACGACCCTGCCCTGCGTCAGCGAGGAACATGTCCCCTTCGTTAGGCACAGGACAGCCTGGGTACATAGTCAGCTCACCAGTGACCGTACGCTTCTTGTCGGTATCATTGACACTGAAGCTCAGATCGCCCTGACGACGCGTTTCCATCTGACTGATACGGTCGTAGCTTTGATAGACCGGGTCAAGGTCCAACGCCAGTGCACGCACCTGATCATTCGCTGCACGGTTCTGGCGAAAGTAATCAATTACATACACTGACCCAGAAATTTGCGTAATCAATGACTGGCGAGGCGTGTTACGGGTTTGCACTACAGCGGTTGCCAGAGCGACTGGCACCGCTTGCCCTGTAGCTTTAGCCTTGGGCTCTTTACCCGGTCCTACTTCAACAATTGGCATGACTAGGTTCTCCGTGTAACAAGATGATAGGTGCCCACTGTCTGCATGATCCGGCGACGCACCGCGTTGGTCAGACCGTTAGGGTCACTGGGGTTAGGGTAGCCAATGCCTGGACGAGTAGGACTTAGCGTCTTAACGATCTGTGACCATTGATCCGCTGTCCACACACATCGCTTGTTGGGCTTGGGCAATAGTCCAAGCTCGGCAGCAGTCGGCCAGATAGTCACCATTACCCCGTAAGCCAGACAGGCGTTGTAGCGAATGCGAATAGCGTCTTCTGGAGACAGCAGTGACAGGTCCACCAGATAGGAAATCACTGTGTGGTAAACAGGCTCCAGTGACACACCGCCGATTGCATTCACATGCAAATCGGCAGCCAACTCGATCTGACCCGGCAGTGCTCGGTTGTTATTGGAGTACACCCCAATGTCAATCAGACTGCGCAGAGGATCAACCACGTATTGGCGTTCTGACTCAATGAAGGCCAGGGCTGCATCTGCCAGCTGGTGGTTACCCAGGTTGTTCAGATCCAACATGTAAGATTGATCTTCAGGAGATATAGTCGTAAGACCTAGCCAGGCGATCTTACAGCCACGCACTCCTCCTTCTGGGGCCCATGTATCGAAATCAGGATAACGGGCGTCTAGGAAGCCCACAGGAGCTTCAAAGGCCTTACCGTAAGGTTCTGTCAGTCGGTTGAAGTTGTTGGGGTTGATATCCTGCTGATCCAGGCGGTACATCCCCTCTTCTGGCCGAAAGGGATACGGCAGCATCTGCTGACGGATCACCAGTGGATAGGTCATCGCACACTCGACCGCTTTGTCGTATGTGTAAACGTAAGTCCACTCGATGGTCCAGACGTTCTTCTCTTTGTCAAAAGTGGGCTTATCAGTCACCCCAGCAAAGTCAAAGTAACCAAAGACCCGCACCTGATCTTCTGCTACGACCCAGTTCACTTCCTTACCCGACTGGTTGGTCAAGTTAGTCGCACGAGGATCTGAGTTTGCCACCACCCATTCCCCAAACGTTTGGCCGGACTTATCCACGGCTTCCTTACGTTTGAAGATCTCACCCAAGGTAACAATCATTACATCGGGGATAGGGTAGTGGTATGTGACCGTATGCAAACCGTCATGACGCAGCAGGTTGGCCCGTGTCCAACAATCGTCTCGGTAACGGTTAGCCGTTACCTCATCTACGAACTGCACCTTGAAGTTGATCTTGCCTTCAGTGGGGGCATAGATGGGACGAATGTAGGTCTGGCAGGTGTTCTCCCGAAAGATGGGATTGATGTCAGGCCGCATCGTACTGGCTTCGTAGATGCGGTTGATGATAAAGTCTTCTTCAACAACGAGGGTTGTCTCATTGTTGGTACCGAAGTAGTTGCGGTTAGCCGTAGGCGTCAGCGCACTGTCCTGGTTAAGCGATGATTCGTTCTGCCCCAAGAAGTCAATGTAGGCGTCTTCAGGAAAGCCCATACGGGCCAAGCAGTCTTTAGCAATAGAGAATGCTACAGGCCGGGTGATGGTCTCGTAGGTATTCCCCAACGCAAAATTGGTATTGGGCATGATGATGTCCTTGGGATACAAATCTAACTGGTCATACCATGACACGGCATAAAAGCCGGGGCAATGCCCCGGCTTTTATTTATGCACCTGGCTCAGGCCGGCAAGAATTACTTCTTGTCGTATTGTTTCAGGTTGGCCGCAACGAAGGCAGCGATGCCGTTGATTGCGGTGGCCGAGTAGGACAGAACGTCTTTGATCGGCTGGTTCAGCAGACGAGCAGCGTCTTTGGCGGCGTTGATAGCAGCGCGCGCTTCTGGATCGGATGCTTTGTCGTTGGACTTGGCTTTCTTGGCGAACTCGTCGCCCGCCTTGATAACAGCTTCTTCGGCGCGGTCTTTTTCCTGGAAGTTCTTCTCGAAGCCGGTGACGGTCTTCGCAGCTTCTTCCAGCTGAGTCAAGATCTCATTGATCTTGTCCAGGCCCAGAGCTTTGCCGATGTACTTCTTGCTGCCGGACTTGTCAGCGTGGATGGCGAGGGTATCGCCAGCGTTGCGGATCGAACGGCCGCCAGGCAGCATTTTGAAGCCATCCAGTTTCTGGATAGGCGCTTTCATCGCAGGAGGAATGGTGAACTCCTCTTTGCTTTCGCCTTCAGCGCCACCTTCGGCACCGGCTTCTTTGTTGACCTTGGCAGCATCGCCGGCCGACAGAGCGGAAGCTACAGCTTTGGCGTGGCCAATGGCAGCGCCGGCGTAGTCGGTCAGGATTGCTTTCAGCAGCTGGTTCAGCTTCGCAGCATCGCCTTCACCGGTGAATGCATCGCTACCCAGTTCAACGTTGCCCGATTTCGGCATGGAGCCGTTGCGGTTGGCAGCATCGGCTTTCAGGCCTTTGACGCGGCGTTCCAGACCCTGGATGGCCTGCTTGACCTGGATGAACAGTTTCTTGGCCAGGTCACGGCCTTTCTGGATCAGCTCTTTGATTTTGGCCCAGGCCTTGTCGATCCACTCTTTGATGCCTTCACAGGCCATCACGGTGGACTGGCGGCGCGAGGACGGCGAGGTGAAGTTTTCCAGAGCCGGAACGATTTCTTCAGCTGGGGTGCCCAGCGGAGCGGTTTCGTTTTCGACTGCCTTTTGCAGCAGTTCGGCTGCAACTGGGTCCAGGCCGCCGGCTTCTTGCGAGGCTTCGGCAGTTTCCAGCAGGCTTTCCAGAGCGGCAACGGTGTTTTCCAGCTCGTCGACGGCTACGTCGTTGGCAGAAGCGTCGGTCGCGGTGTCTTGCATGTCCAGCAGGGCAGCGTCGGCGCCGTCGCCATGCTGCTCATCGTTATCGATGTCCAGTGCGTTGTCGTCGTTGTCCAGACCGTCAAGGTTTTCGAGGGCCATGAAGCCTGGGGTAGTACGGAACTTACGTGCCATGATTGTGTTTCTCCGGAGTATGAATTGCGGTTTATCTCGCTAGCTAACGAGTGAGCCCACTTCACCTGTGAAGATGGTTCCACCGTACATCAGGTGAATGGACTCGATCAAGTCCACCAGTCCACCATCGTAGGCGATCCAGCGGGAGATGATTTCGGTTGGATGTGCCTTCAGCCATTCGGCCGGCACCTTGATGTCCGTGTTGACGATACGATCACCTAATACAATAGGCTTAACCGCACCGTCGTTACGCTCACCACAAAGTTCTCTCCACGTAGCCTGATACTGACGGCGTTTGCCGGTGGCTATATAATTAACCGTATCAACCATGAAGCCCACTTTCCACTTATCCAGGTTAGGATTCATGGTTTGCAGGATGATCCAATCAGGACCAGTGCCAAGCAGAGCCAGAGCATTACGCAGAATGCTTTCGAAGTGCTTGGCGTCAACAGTCGTCACAGTACCGTTCAACAAGCCCTTGTAATGGGCACAAGCCATACTATCAGGCTCTTTGTAACCGGTACCGACTTGCAAGGGGTTCAGCCTTGCAAACCCTGTTGAGTAAACATCGAACCCACGATTGGGATTCATTAGACCGACTCCTCGATATCGGCGATCTCTTTGTTGAGGCGCTTGAGTTGGCCATTGTGGTAAGCAATGGCGTTCTCAAGTTTCGGGTTCTGGGTACCGTCCTGTGAGTCGATCAACGACTGGATACGGTATTCCAGCGCCTGGCGCTCTTCCTTGGCCGCATTGTAACGAGCCAACAGCCGATCAGCGATCAGCATGCGGATTGCACAGATCGGGTTCCAGTTAGCCGAGAAGAAGCCCTGGGTACGCAGTGGGTCCATCTTGGCAGCACCATGGGCCGCTACCATCGAATCCACATCACTGCCTGCTACGTTGAACTCAGGCATGGTGGCCAACTTGCGTTCAACGCCAGCTGCGCCCACTTCCAGCGCCTGCATGGCAGCCACAAAGGCTGGCAGGTTCGACTGCAACAGCTTGACCTGAGAAGGCGCCAGACCGCTGTCGAACTTCGGACCATTAACTGCCTTGGTGATGTCGGCAGTAAAAGTCAGGAGCAGTTGGCGGATGTAGCTGTTGACAAAGCCCAGGACTTCAACGTACTGAACCAGGTTGGCAGCCCGGCCATCCAGGGACAATGCATCGGCGTCCTTAGGAATCAGCTTGCCGATCAGGTCCTCAACGTCGCCCTCTTGGGCCACGTTGGCGTTGAGGGCAGCCAGGATACGATCCAGGAACTTACCCTTGCCAGCGCCCAGACGACCGACGAAGTCCTTGCCAAAGCGATCCAGGACCTTCTCAGCCTTACTGTTGCCTTCGATGAAGGCGATGAAGTTAGTCAGAGACGGGATAGTGGTATCCTTCATCTCTTTCATAACCGAGGTGTAGATGGTCACGGTACCGTTGCGGCTAAAGCCACTGGTGATCCGATCAACGAATGCAGTGATCTTCATGAGTCACAATTCCTTAAGGTCAGAGGGTAGGAGCGGTGCCGGCCAGGAACAGCTTAACGATGTCGGCAACATCGGAGCCGCCTTTGCTCTTGGAACGAGTGTACTCGGCCACGGGCATACTGGTAGGCTTGCTGATACCGCGGTGATAAACAGTGATCTGGTCGAAGTCGGTGTCGATGACCATGAAGATCATGAGGCTGGTACGACGGAACACTTTCTCACGCGTGCCGAAGTCGGCCATCTTGCCGCCGATAGCTGCTTCCAGTTTCTTGACGGTGGCGCCCGCAAACACAGCGATAGCCGAAGCAGTGCCGATCGAGGCCTTACCGGTCAGCAGGGAGGCCACACGGTTCTGGGTATCGCGTTGGCGATTTTCCAGATAGGTACCGGTGTTGTCCTTGACGCCAGTGCGCTTGTGGTTGTCGATGATGTCAGAGCACATCAGGATGTCTTCCACAAAACGCAGCTCACCCGACTTCCAACCGTGCCAGCGCTCTTTGAAAGTGCGCAGCTCGCCACCGGTTGCATAGATGTCAACCAGGTTAGCGGAAGTGGACAGTTTGGTCTTCAGGGAAACCAGAACCTGAATAGTGACGCTGCCGTTACCGTAGTCGGCTGTAACTTCAAAAATGCGACCAACGGCAAGATTGGGGGCATCCAGGATATCGCCGACCAAGCCAGTCTCGAAAGACTGTTTGCTCGCAGCTGCGGTTTTACCAGCGGCTTGGAGTTCTTTGAGCTTTTTGTCGTATTCAGCACGGGCAATCTTCTCGCCAGTTTTCTTGAAGACTTCAGCAGCTTCCTTCTGGAACTCTTCAGATGCTTTCTTTTCTTCCGGGGTAGCTACCCGGAACACAGGTTTGCCCTCAACGGCCTCCAGCACGACGCAGTGATGCTCGTGTTGGTTAGAGCCTGGCACCGGCAGAGACAGGGACTCTGCAATGACCGACAGAATCTTGCCTTCAACGCGCTGATCCAGCGGCGTCTTGTTGCCGTAAGCACGGTCAGCCGAGGCTTCCACGAAGTCGTAGATCGCGGCGTTCATGTTGCGGTCTGGCTTGAGGTTATCGACCTCACGCAGCAGGCGCATCGATGAGATGCTGATCTGGGAGTTGAGACCCTGCATGTAATAGGCAGAGATCAGGTTGTTGGTGGTGCCCAGGCAAGGGTACAGGAACTCGTACTGCGCCAGAGCCGCGTCGATCAAGCAGGTAGGCTCGATACGGGCAGGGGCGGAATACTGTATGATGCTGTCACTATTTTGGGTCGACGCCACACGCAGTGCATTACCAAGTACCGTAGTAAACGGTGCGGCTACCAGACTGAGGTCCGGCAAGATGTTAATGTTCATTGAGGTGCTCCTGACCATTACTGGAGGGTTTTATGAGTTTAAGCCGCGAGGAATTTGAAAAGGTTTACGATTTCATTCAAACGATAGGCGGCAAAGGCAGTGCGGTGCAGTCTATCTATGAGCAGCTGCGAGGCATCAATAGCATTGGCACGCACCCATCGATGCCGGCCAATCGAGAGCAGTTTGGCATGACGTTTTTCACCCGTCCAAGAATGAACTTGAACGATGCCAATCTGCGGGCGTGGGAGCCTTTCTATGCAATGATTGGCGGCGAGGGGTCGATTAACATTCCACGCGCTGTTCGTGCCCTGCTTGATCCCGTCGGTGTTTGGCGATCCAGCAAAGGATCGCTACTGATCGACAATGAGCAAGCGTTTATTCCGTGGCTATCAAATATGCTGGTTAGCCAATCTGGCTGGCCCGACATTTCGCCAGGAACTTGGACCTCCAACGAAGGTAACCACCACGAAGCCCGGAGTCAGATTGATGACACCATTAAAAACTATCGTGTATGGGATCTTAATACTACCCTTCGTAACGGTGCGGGTAACTCCATATTAATGTTGCTCTATGTCTGGGTTTGCTATCCGAGTTTGATCTATGAGGGGGACATGACGCCCTTCATTGACGCCATTATCCAGACTCGAATCGACAGCCATACTCGGATCTTTCGCTTCTCTATGGACGCCAACAAACGCAGGATCAGTAGCTGGTGGTCAACCATCGCCTATCCTTACGTGGCACCTACTGCGACTGGGGCCAACTTCTCCATGGACTCCCCGTTCAACCAGGAAGGCCAGCAGTTGTCGGTTAACTGGAAGTGTCACGGGTGCGACACGTTCCACCCGATCGTGCTCTCTGAGTTCAACAACACCGTGGCTTACTTCAATCCCAAGATGCATCCATCGATCCGGGACAAGTACATGGTGGAGATCAAGGAGGATGAGTGGGGGGTCTTCAACTACAAGACGTTCTTCAGTATTGATACTGAGGAGCAGACCATGCACCGCTGGGTAGACAAAGACATCTACGCAGATTGGACCACCAACAAATCGCTGACGATGGGCCAGCGCTTTACCTCCAGCACGATCCCAGTTAGTTACGGGGGACACCTGGATGGTACTACTACCGCCGTTGCCTCTACCGCAACGCCTACCACGGGGACAACGACATGAGTTCGCTACTGACCAGCGATGAGATCATTGAGGCAATGGACTGGGCACGCTTTGACCCGATGGGCCAGCAGCGCGACATCCTCAACAAGATGGAAGAGGTGATGGATGGGGACATTCGTTACTGTGACCCTACCAACCCTGCGATGTTTCTGTTCGAAGCCATGATCGCTGTGGGCGCTGGCAACATGATCGGCATGGAGGTCCTGACCCGTAAGCGCTATGCAAGCCTTGCGCTGACCATGGAAGACCTCTACCTGCACATGGCCGACAGAGCGTACCTGGGGATCTTTGCAGAGCCTTCTATGGCGCCTATCGGTTTGATGGTGGCGTTGGAGGAAGTGCGCAGCTATGCCGTAGAAGTGACACCAGGTGGCGTGCGTAAGTTGGTAATGCCTAAGAACTCTTCGTTCACAGTGGACAACACCACTTTCACCTTCGAATACCCAATCGAGTTTACCTTTGCGGTAAACGGCGGGTTGTCTGTGGTGTACGGCACTTCACCCAATGGCGCACTGCACACCATTGCGAGCAACATCATTAACTACGATGTGATCGACTACGGTGGCACCAGCTTCATTCGTTTGCAGACCACTGTTCCGCAGATGACGATCACCAGTCAAATCTTCCAGACTAACGCGGCGGGGGTGTTCAACACCACGCTGAGTTTCACCGACCAGTTCCATTATGCCCGAGCCTATGTGCGGGTAACGAATGGTGCTGTGACGTCTTGGAAAGAAGTGGCAACCACGCACACTGATCAGGTCTTCAATCCATCGGTGGCTACGGTGCTTCTGCAAGTGGGTTCTGGTGTGATGTCGGTCCGTGTACCGATAGTCTATCAAACGCTGGGCCTGATCAGTGGTGAGCTGCGCATTGACATCTACACCACCAAAGCCGTCAATGACAAGATCTTGACTGACTTTGACTCCAAAGCATGGAGTGTGGTGTGGGAAGATCTGGACAATGATGACAATGGGTTGTACACCGCTCCTTTCATGAAGATCTCCACGTACCGCGCGTACTCCGATGGCTACACCAGCGGGGGCCGTGCAGCACTGACGTTGGAACAAGTGCGCGAGCGTGTGACCAACTTCAACTTGGGTCCGATCAATCTGCCGATCACCAACGTTAACCGTGAACAGGCTCTGGCTGATGACGGCTATGACTCTGTGGTGGACGTGGATGCGATCACCAAGCGTGTGTTCAACGCAACCCGTGTTATGCCAGTGCCTTTGGACAAGTACACCCTGACGCCAATCTCCACGGCGACAGAGAGCATGTCCTTGCGTCTGGCTGATCTGAATGGGTTGGCAGGCACCAGCCACAACGGCGACCGCGTTACCCTGCATCCATCGATTCTGTACCGTGACTTGGATGGCGGCGTTGAGATCGTGTCGGAAGCTGAGAAGTCCGATCTGTTCCTGCTTAAACCTGAGGCCACTGCTCGGGCTATCAGTGAGGCAGATTATCGCTTCTCTCCTTTCCACAACGTACTCGATGCAACCAATGATGGATTCGCTATGCGGATCTATTACCTGGATGCCCCTCAGGTAACGGCTCGCCAATTTGTGCAGGCTAACCCTAGCGTGCAGTTGGACTTGCAGGCCGCCTCTGCCATCGTGGTGTCTCGGGTAGCTAACGGTTATCTGATCCACGTCAAGACCAGCAGTCAAACGCTGTATCAAGGCTTGGAAGATGATCAGGTAGAAGTGCAATTGGCCTACACGCCTCCGGGCGAGTCGGACATGGCTTACCTGAACGGCATTATCCTGACTAAGGAGTCGGGTGAGCGTGTTTGGGAATTCAACCTGGTCACCAACTACGACATCGATTCTAACGACTCGTTGACGCTGTTGAACTTCTCGATGTTTGGGGATGGCCCGCTGAATCACCCGATCGGTTTGGCACCGACGTTTGACATCATCTACTTGGTGTCCGCGTATACCGCACCGAACATGAAGCCTGGTCCAATTGACGAGCTCAAAAACCGCAACATGCTGCCCTACGATTCCATTGGGGTACTGCACGAGCGGGTTACGATCTCTCTGGGCAGCCCACTGAAGTATCTGTGGGCAGGCAGTCGTACCGTCGGTACGCCAGCCGACTACGAGTTGTACGCCGATGACCAGTTTGACTACTACACCGAAACGACCTACGTGGAAGACCCGGTGACAGGTGGCATGTTGATTACGTTGGGTGACGACGGTGAGCTGCACAACACCGTGTTGCACAATGCAGGCGATCAGATCTTCTTGGCAGATGGTTCCCCGCAGTACAAGTACCGTAAAGGCGACTTGGTGTTGGTTAACGGTGAGAAGGTTCTCAAGAACCCTCGACAGTTGGCTCGCCAGATTGACCTTACGTTGTTTGATGGCCGGTACTACTTTGCCAACGACGCATCGTCTATCAACTACATGCAACAAATCTGCACCAACATGGTTACGTGGGCAACTACGGACATGGGGGCTACCAACGAGAAGGCTCTGGAGAAATCCAGCATCTACTTCAAACCACTGGCCACAACCGGTCAGCTGGATGCAGTAGTGGGTGAAGGCGCTGATGTTACTATCTACGCCGAGCAGTCCCTCAAAGTGTTGGTATTGATGACAGAGGTAGGGTTCAAGAATGATGACCTTAAAACCAACATTCGTAAAACCATCATCAGTATCATCGCAGACAAGTTTGCAAGCAGCAGCGTAGCCATCGTGGATATCTCCACGGCTGTCCGTGAACAATCTGGTGCCGATGTATTGGGTCTGGAGATTACGGGTCTGGGTGGCATCTACAACTATCCGTTGGTAACCCTGACAGATGGTAACGGTCGCCTCTCTATCCGTAAGAAACTGACCTCTCTACCAGACAACACGTACACCGTGGAAGAAGACATCGACATCGTTTTCACTCCGCACTTGCCAGCACGCAGTCAGAAGTAAGCATAAGCCTCCCACTCCTTCCCTAAAGAAGGAGTGGGAGTATGCCGTTATTTCAACGCAGCAGCGATTGGATCAAACATCTTCTTGAGGTACCCAACGCACTTGCGGTATTCGCCGGAGTTATCCGGGTCAGACTTGGCGCGCTCTTGGTAGAACTCAGAAACTGCTTTAAAGCCATTGGAGACCGCCATCGCTTTAACCTTGGAGCAGCGCTTGTGCGATTCTACTTCGGTTTCAACAATGGAGAACACATCGGCCAGAGCGTTAAGGATAGGTTTGCACTTCTCCAACAACTCTTTGACCTGTGCCGCGTAGTCGCCAGGCAGATCCTTGTTACCCTTGAGTTTCTTCTCGTAGGTTTGGATCTGGCCTGCCAAGTACGTCATCACGCCCTGGGCTTTGAACATGGTGGTGATCGCTTCCTCAGGCATCGCCGTGGAGTTGATCGTAATGCCTTTCAGACGACCCGGCAACTCAGACGCAGAGACAGGCTTGGAGAACTGATCACGAAACTTCTGAGCAATGTCAGAGTGGTTGTTGAACGAGATTTTCTTATCGCTCGCAAACCGCTCCAGGTGCGCACTGATCCGATCTTCAATTTTGACATCAGCAAGTTTACCGGATACATTATCCAGATCCTTGCCTGTGCCCGCCTTGATCATCTTGTCCAGTTCTGGGAAGATCGTGGACTTGAAGAACTTCTCGGTGATAGCCGCCTGGGTCATTGCATCGGTGCCAGCAATGGCTGACAACGAATGGTACTTGCCAGACAACATGTCCATGTCGATCTCAAGCATGCCTTGACGCACAGCGGCATTAACAATGCCTTCCTCACGCGTCCACTTGAGTTCTTGGTGATCCAGTTCAGGAAACTGGTGAGACAACTCGGTGATGGCAGTACGGAGTTTGTCTTCCACCGTATTCACCATACCAGTGACCACCTTGTCCATTCGCATGTCAGGCAAGCGCTTCTTGAAGCGCATGATCTTGAACACGATGTAACCCACACCACCCAGTACCGCAACAACCCCAGCAGCCGCCACCAGCTTGATAGCCGTGCCGATGAACTCCAGGGACATCACATGGTTGGTATTAGTGACCTGATCCGTAAAGGACTCCATTGCGAAATCACCAGGCAGCACGTCGCGAAAGTTCTCCGCCATAGCGCGGGACACCCCGCTCTGCTCTACCAGCATTTCCTGAATGTTGATGAGTTCCTGTTCGCGTTCCTGCGCTTTGAACAGATCGTCTTCCAATGACTTGATATCGGGTTCTTCCAACAAACCGGCTTGTTCGTCTTCTACCGACAGGTCACCCTGCCCGTAGAGTTCATCGACGATACTTTCCAAACAAAAGTATTCACCAATCATAACACTTATCTCCGTTGCCCCTCCCGAAGGAGGGGCGGTTATGGGTTAGAGACCTGACTTCTTCAGACTGGCTTCCAATTCCTTTTGCATCTCTTCAAGCTTATCCAAGATGTCACCAGACTTGGACTTGTCGTTGCTGTTAGCACGAAGCTTGCCTTTGATGCGACCCAGCTTCTCACCTTGCTCCTGGATGCCAGCAGCATCCTGACGCTGAGCACGGCGGTGCAAACGAATGGATTCCTCAACACAGGTGCAGAGTGCCTCCATCATTCGAATGCTGGTCCGGAAGAAACGAGTCGCCTCGGTGAAGGTAGGGCGGAACTCATCGATACGCAGGAGCAGCGAAGACCCCTTGGTACGACTACCTTTGACTTCAGCCGCTGCCCGAGTAACCAAATCACCATGGGACCCTTCGGCCTTGTTGACGAACTCGGTGGTCTCGGCGATACCTTTCTGGATACCGTTAACCAGCTTCATGTAGTCATCTGCACCAGAACCGTAGCCGTTTGGATTGATGTCCCGCTCAAGCTCTGCCCAATCCGCCTCATCGGCAGGTTTGGTAACCGTGGCAATCTCTTCGGCCATAGCGTCAGTGAGACCAGAAGGCACTGCCCCAAGTCCAATTGCGTCAGCAATCGCTGCGACAACGTCGTCGTGGATGTCGGCCAAACGGTCTTGTGGGAAGTGAGAAGCCAGGGCTTCGTTCACTGGACCAAAGATCTTGTCCTCACAGAACGTGAAAAACTTGACCACTTCCTCCAACCCTTTCTGCTGGAAGTCCTTGAACTCTGGGTTCATACCAGCGGTCAACGCACCAACGGCCCCATAGGAAACCACCGTGGACTGACCGATGAGTTTAAGGCGGCCTACGTAATTGAGGTTGGCCCACTTCTCAACCAGAGCACCCAGTTCATCGATATCGGAAATGATGTCGGCATGGTCATTACCAGCACGGCCTTCTGGGTTAGGTTTGTCGGCAGTGTTGCTGGCCCCGTCGTCCCGTCCGATGAACTCTTGTGTACCCTTAGCCTGCGCCTGGGTGGCCACAATGCTGGATTCGTCCTGAACCGCAGCTTTGAGGTTGTTGGTGCTCTCAACCAGTTTGTCGGCCAGTTGGTCCAACGCATTGCCGGTAGCGATGCCTGCTGCCGTAGCCTTGAAGTGTTCCTTCTCAGCATGCGGCTTGGACTTGCCAGAGGTGATGGACTTCAGAATCAAAGCACCCACCCCAACCAATGCCAAAGCACCCAGCACCATCAGCCCGGTTTGAACATGCTTGCCCCAGCTTTCCATAACCAGAGTAGCTTGCTCGTCGACGTTCAGATCGGCCATGACTTCAGACTGATCCATGATGCCGTCAATGTGGGTGTCGTCGTAATCCAACGCATCCATGCCGTCATCTTCGTCGAAGTCCGTATCACGGGATTCGCCGACCATCTTGTACGAACTGCCATGACGGAAGGTCGACTTCAGTGCACCGATGGCGCCCAGGACGTCTTTAACAGCCGCCTTGGTGATCTTGGTGTAAACACCGGACAGTGCAGCCAGGTAGGCCATCTTCAGCGTGAAGTCGTGGTGGGCATCCAGAGCCTCGTCGCTGAGTTCTTTGAAGGTCTCTTTGTTAACACCGGAAGTGGTGCTAGCAAAGCGTTTCATGTCGGTCACAATGTGCTCGGCATAATTCTCGATCTTCTCAGGCGCCTTAGGATCGAAACGCTCGATCCAACTGGTGGTGAAGTTGTTGTTGAACTTCGAGTAGTCGCAGTTGCTGCCATTGAACCAGCGATTGGAGAACTCGTGTTCTTTGGCTCGCAGCTCAGCGATTGGATCATCCGAGCCAGAGCTACGGCTGATCGGCAGGCCCAAGTCGATCAGTTTACCTTTGAGGGTATTGATCGCATTGTCCAACACATGGTTGCCGTTGTTGGAAGCTCGGATCACTGCCGCATTGACATGCTCAGGGTTACCTGTGAAGTCACCGGCAGAGAACGCAGCGATGGCTTTCTTGATGCCGTCAGACACAACGGTGAAACCACTGTCGATCATGCGGGTGTCGACGACAAACGGTAGGTTGTTGTTGCTACCGCGAGTAATCGAGTTAACGCCGTACTGGCCAACGCTGTTGTTCTTCAGCGTCGCTGCCAACGCATCAGAAGCTTCTTTGGTCGTTACACGCTTGCCGTTGGCCAGGATGTAGTTAATACCACCTGCCCACGCTGCCGAGAAGGAAGCTACACCGAACATGGCCATGATGGCAGAATACAGAACGCCAACAGCCATGCCGATCATCAGCACGATGCCAAGCTGCTTGAGGAAGTCCAGGATGCCGCTACGACCTTCCAACACCATAACCTGATTCAGGCTAAGGCGATTGTCTTCCAACGCCTCAGTGCGCATGGTAGGCACTTTGCCGGAGGCCAACAAGGCAGACAGTTCGCGTTTGACACGGGCCGCTTCTTCCTTGTCTTCCATCTTGCCAATGACTGCAATGATACCTGCATGCATGTCTTTGCCGCCGTTAACCACAGCGCCAATGGTTTGATGGATGGCACCCACTTCTTTGTCCACCAGCCGGGTAACCAGTTCGGACAGTTCAACCGCCGCCATAGCCTGATCAATCACCGCCTTGACCTGGGTGGTCAAGTCGTTGGAGGCGTCCTTGGAGATCTGTTTGAAGTTATCGCCGGAACGCTTCAGGTGATCGCCCAGTTTCTTCAGATCTTTGATCTTGGCGTACAGTTTCTCAACCACGGGTTTAGCCGGAGGAGAGAAGGTCATGCTCTTGGTCAGATCCACCGTATTGATGAGGTCGGCAGAGGCTGGGGTAAACATGGCTTGTTCGAAAGCCAGCAGTGCGTCTTGCAACTCACTATTGCCCGTCTGAACGCCGTAGTGTGCAGCCCAGCCGATGATCGAGTTCTGAGCGTTGTCGAAGTTACTGGTACCCATCGATGCACTGATGGATTCAGCAAGCTTCGATGCTTCCAGACCAGACATCTTCGGATTGTCGATAACCACACGCAGGAACCGACTGTCCAACTGAGCCAGGCCATCGGCCATGGCGTCGATCAGTTTGCCAGCCGAGTTCATCAAGAACTGGGCGTCCGATTGGGTCAGGATACGAACAGCATAAACAGATGCGCTCGATTGTTGCAGGCGGGTACGAATAAACGCATCCAGAGCACGGGTGTTAGTGTCACTGTCCGGCCAGCCCTTACGCAGTTCTGCAACTGTTTCGGCCTGAACGTATTCAGTGAACAGCTTTTGGAACTCTGGCGGCAGGCGAGACATGTCCAGGTTGGTCATGATTGCTGCCAGTTTCTTGGCAGCCTCGGCGTGCTTGAGTGCTTCGGAAGCCTTGGGCTCTTTACCCATCGACATACGAATCAACTTGTAAGCCAGAATGCCTACGCCTGCTACGATTGCAGCTGCGCCGGCCACCAGCAGAACAGCAGCCAGAGATTCCTGAACCATCGTGTAACCCTTCTTGGACAGATGGGTAGACAACGATTCAAGAGAGAAGTCGGCTGGAAGGTATTCCTGAAAGCCCAGTGCGTGAGCCTGAGAGGTACCGCCCAGCATGTTTACGTCGATGGCGTGTTGGGTTACTTCAGCCAGAACTTGATTGTTCTGAGCCAAGAATTTTGCCAAGTCTGCCCCACTGGCATTGGCCAGAGAATCAATGTTAATTGTGTCGCCCATTACCAGCTCCTTATAACCCCCTACAAGGAGCGTTCTCCTGTAGGGGGCAGTGGGGTTTAGAATTTCTGTTTCTGTGCTTCTTTGAGGGCGTTAGCGGCCTTCTTGGTCAACGAGGCAGCAGCAGGTGGAGATACCGAGCGAGTAAACAGTGCAACCACACGGGCGTGCTCTGCTGTCCAGCGCAATACAAAGGAAACCCACTTAGCCGTCAGTCGCTGTTCGGTGTTGATCACATCGAACAGTTTCATGGCAGCCAGAGAATCCATGCGGACATCTTCCAGTACAACCTTGAGCGCGGCATCCACTGCATCAGGGAAATCGCTGGTTGCAACCTTCTTCTTCAACTCTTCACATTCGGCCACAATGCTGCGGCCGGTGGACAGAGAAGGAGACAGTCCAACTTTGGCACAGCGGGTGGAGATATCCACCAGCGGGCCAATCAGACCAGACAGGTTGGTAGACACCCAGTCGGTAGTCGCTTTCTCTTCTGCGTTGCCGCCTTTCTGGTTGGGGTGAGAACCTTCGGACAATTCGGTATACAAATTGGCCAAGGCTTCTACCCGGTCCTCAAACATGGCAGCAGAGCCTGCCTGGAAGCTACCACGAGGTGGCGGCAGGCGGTTGTCGAAGTTACGCTCGATCAACCCCAGGACTGTACCGCGAGGCACCTTCAGATCGATTGCAACGATCCGCTGGGTGATCTTGTCGATGTGGCCGGCATTCAACGCGCCAGGCATGTCGGCAATGATCTTGCGCAGTTCGGTTACCCGCTTAGCCAAATCGCCCAGGTAGTCGCTCATCGGAGCCATCAGTTGATCGGTGGCGCTTGGAACCTCGCCATAGTTGATCTTGATAGCCAGGTCAGAACTGATACCGGCAATAGCACCCACGCCTTTAGCACTGAAGAACTTGTCAGCGAATTCTGCGTAGCTGACTTCGCCACTGAAGTGCAGGCCCAGACCGTGAGGGATTTCATTGCTGCCCAACAGAGGAGTCCGGGTGTTAATGAAACCAGGCGCGGTATGGATGTCTTGTTCCAGTTCCAGCGTAAGCTTACCCAAACGAGCAGTGACCGCCGAACCTTCTGCGATGGTTTCGGCAGCACGACGGCTACGGATGAAGTTGTAGATGCAGATACCCAGAACGCCTACCAGTGCAACACCGGCTGCGACCTTGAACAACATGGACATGCCTTCGAGGGCAATGTCCAAGCCTTTCTCGGAAGGCTCTTCGCTGAAGTTATCCAGGGAGATGTTCATGGGGAAATGCTGGATGAAAGGAGCCACATCGGATTGGCACACCAGACGATCGTTCTGCATGCGCTCAATGGACGATGAGATGATGGCTGGATCGGCTTCCAGCCCTTCCAGGGCCATCATTTTCATAGGGTGCCACCATCGGCATAGATCAGTGCCGAGATGCCCCAGTAGCTGTCAGACAGCACTGGGTAGCGTTTGATGATGTCAGCATGACGCTGAGGCATCTTACCGATGTAGCGGCCAATGTCAGGGCGAATGTCGAACAGATTCTTCACCACGACGATCGACTGACGGTAGGAGTAAGCGCCCCAGACTGCCAGCATGCATTGTTCGTGGTTGATCTGGACCACTTCACACAGCTGATCCAGAAACGCACGGACACCCGCCAGCAGAGTCGAACGGTAGAAGTCTTCAGCCTTCTGACCTTCACTGGCCAACGGCAGAGTGACGGCGATCAGTTCAGCGAATACCAACTCAGCCGCTGGGGTGCGGTCAGCGTTGGAGACACCGTTGGTCGAGAACAGGTAGTTAACAGCCGAGATCAGTTCGGCCGATTTAGCACGGGAGAGTTTAAGCGTAGCCATGAGGCGCTCCTTAAGAGAGGCGATTAGCCAGGTTGGACAAACGGGTGGATGCAACCAGCAGGTCGTTGGCTACCAACGATTCGATCTCCTGCTGGAAACGCAGCTGGCTGTACTCACGGCGACCACCTGGGGTGCAAGCCGTGTAGAACAACTCAATGAGTCCGCGCTTGTCGTCGAGATCTTTCATGATGACGTCGATGTCTTTGACGTCTTCTGCGATCCGAGCCTTCTCCGCCGCACTGATAGTGGGGGACTTGAGGCCAGCGACGAAGTCATTACGCATACGTTGCATGCGAGCATGAGGTTCGTCATAGATCTTTGCAGCCGGGTTAACGAACAAGAGCAGCAGTGGCAGCCCGAACAGGAAGAACGTGCTGGCGATGAACAGCAGGACCTTGAACAGGGTGAAGATGATGTGGCTGAGGTTGGACATGTAACTGGCATGCATGCCGTCACGGTAAAGAATGTCCATCATCTTGACGCCATCTACGCCGGAACCATGACGCATGCTGAACTGGTCGGACAGCGATTCCCACAACGTGATGTCGTAGATGCTGGAACCCAGGCCAGACTTGCGGTCAATAACGTAGCCCCGAGCCAGAACGGTGATGAACGCGTCTTTGCTCTTGGCATTAGTCAGCACTTCACGGTCGTCGTTATCCACGCCGAATTTGTCGCCCACATCGCGGACAATCTTCAGACGGTCTTCGCGTTTCTCGCACTTGAAGAACGCCTCGGAGGCTGCCTGTAGAGCACCGTTGAAGGTGGTCACACGGCCCATGAACTCGAAGTAGGTAAAGACGTGACCGATCTCATGGAGGATCGTGGTGGTCGCCATCTCAGGCGTAACGTCTTTGTGCTGGAGCAGACCGCGTGTCACAAACATCGGACATTCAATCTTGCAGAAGTCGCCGGAGACACGAGACTTCTCACGATCAACCGTACCGAAGATGGACTCGGACTTGCCAAAGGCCTTGTTGGATTGCTCACTGATGTAGTCAAGCAACCACCAATCATCGCGCTCAGCTTTGCTGCCAGCGAGCACCGCGTGGTTGGCGTCGATGTAAGGTGGGTAGACCCAGGCATTGACATACAGCGCCTGATCAATCTTGACAGGGATCTTAAGCCCTGTCCACTTCTCGATCACTTTGTCCAAACCTTTCTTCGTCAGTAGGTCAGGACCCAGGGCATTGCTAGGCAGCCCTTCGATTTCACGAAAGATCAGGCAGATGTCGCGGAACAAAGCAGACCGCCCCTGGTGGGCAATCGCCTCTTGAATCATTTGTGCATTAGGACTCGGCCTGAATTTCATCTTGGGTTCCTACCGATGAGAGATACGTTTTAGATGATTTGGGGAATTCACGCTGGAGATTTTTCATGGCTTTCATGTACCCTGAGATGCCGGACCGAGAAGAGATCGACTACTACGAGTGCATGTCCGCATCCTACTCAAAAGCAAACAACGGAAGCGCGAACGATGTTGTTGTCGTCAAAGAGTTAATTCACTTCAAAGACGGACGTCCACCACTGCCTTGGTTACGGTTGATCAAGAACTATCAGCGCGACTTTTACGTCACGTTGGACAAGTACCGCACGCATAAAGACAAACGGCCATGGGCCCCGTTGAGCCAGGTAAGAAAGTTTACCTGTGCCCAGCATGAACTACATAATAAGGTCGCGAGGGCACTGGGCAATCCCGGTATGCGGGGCAGTCTGAGACAGCTTGCACGCTCTCCTTATTTGTACGGTGCTGACATTACAACACCGGTATTGGTCAAGCGGGGCTACAAGGACCGCTGGCCTAAAACCCCCACCCCAGCTAAGGTGGCGGTTTACGATATTGAAACCGATATGAACAGTGAGGAAGAGGCGATTATCGTTGCCTCTATTACCTGTAAAGAAAAAGCTTCGATGCACATCACCGAAGACTTTATTCACAACTCTGTTCTGTCGGATGAAGACAAAGCCAACTTCATTCATTTGGTTCGACTGAAAGCTGAAGAGCTGCTCGGGGATGTGCTCAAGCGTCGTGGCATCGACCCCATGACGATGCACATTGAACGACACGAGCTACCGGCACAGGTTGTACAGGGTTGCTTTAAAGCAGCTCACGAATGGCAGCCAGACTACGTCACCATCTTTAACATGGTGTTCGATATTCCAAAGTCTGTGCAGGCGCTGAAGGACTCTGGCTACGATCCGTCCGACGTGTTCTGCGATCCACGCGTGCCTCGTGAGTTTCGCAACTTTGTATGGGACCAGGGCGATGCAACCAAGGTTAAGAAGGATGGGGGCAAGAACACAGTTTACCCTATCAACCCAATTGACCAATGGCACACCTGTAAGACCCAGGCAAGCTTTGTCATCTGTGACTCGATGTTGTTGTACAAACGGATTCGTACGGCGCTGCCTAACGAGCCCGAGTACAGTCTTGACTATCTGCTGCGTAAACATAAGCTGCAACCTAAGCTTAAGTTCATGGAAGCCGATGGGTTCATCAAGAAAGAGTGGCATGCGTTCATGCAGAAGTATTTCCCAGTGGAATACTGCATCTACAACTTGTACGATGATATCGGCGTAGAGGAGTTGGATGAGGCAACCAAAGACATCTCCATGTCATTGGGCGCATTGCTTAAGTCCAGTGAGTATCGTAACTACGATTCTCAGCCTAAGATGATCGCAGACGACTTGCACTTCTTTGGTCTCAAGCGTGGCAACATCATCGGTACTACCTCTGATCAGATGTTGACAGAGATCGACGACTTCAGCCCTGGCCTAAGAGACTGGATTGTTACACTGCCAGCCTACATGGGTCCAGAAGCCGACGTAGACCTTGTCTCGGACATGGAAGGGCATCAGCCCCTGCTACACACCCATGTATCCGACATCGACGTGGTATCGACCTACCCTAAACTGCAAGACATGCTCAACATTGACAAGGCAACAACTGTCACCGAGCTGTCCTCTGTAGATGGCATGGAACAGGAACAATGGAGGTTCATTGGGATTGACCTAACCGGGGGATACGTGAACCACACGATGATTTGTCAGCAACTGCTGCAACTGCCTAACACTCGGCAAGTGCTTGAGTTGTTCGACAAGGACTACCCAGACGGTTACAAAGAAGAACCTGAGGCATAAGCCCTCTCCCTCTTCCTTTAGGGGAAGAGGGAGAGTATGCCCATTATCTACCGCGTGGCAGTGGAGGTATCGGAGGAAGCTTACCGCCAGGGTTAGTTGCAGCGTTGAGCGCCGCAGCATGCCGTTTGTTCTTTTGCTTGACCAGCGCAAAGTCCATCTCGATGTCTGCCCGAGGTCTGTCGAAGAATGTCTGCATGGACATGCCCGTAGCCTCAAACACCTTCTCTTCGATGAACACAGCGTGGTCCCGGTACTTGGAAGAATACGGCAGATAGTCTTCCTTGGGGTTGGCCGCGACCGGAGCCAACGGAGAGACCTTCGGACCGTAGTGATTCCGTATACCGAATGCAGACTCGTAGATAGCCCGCATCATAAGCTCGTTGTCAACCCAGTCCAGCTTTTCACCAGAATCTTTGATTACTGATTTAACGCGGTCCAGTTCGGCATCGAATCTATCTGTCTCCAAACCAAAGTTGGGGTCATTAACGTGACGATAGGTATTAATGACCTTGTCTTTGGCTGGGTGCTCTAGAACGCCATATTTCTCGATAGAGTAATTTGTGTCTTCAGGCCGCTGAGGGTGAAAAAAGTGTGGACCGCATCGATCGGAATAAGCCGAGGGTTCTTCTTCTCCACCGCTTGGGACTTGTTGCACTTGGGACAGGTGTAGTTGTTGATGGCAACGACAGTGATGGTGCAGTCGTCGATGTACTTACGTACCGCCGCCATAAACACTTCGACGACCGCGTCTTCGGTAGACAGCGACTTGAGCGAGTTGTTGATGGATTCACGGTCAACGACTTCGACGTCGTCTGGGTAGACAATGGCTTCAACCCAGTGAGCGTATTGGCGCATAGCCGTCAGCTGATACTGGTCGGTCATGTACTTGTTCAGCTCAGCTTCCGACATAGTCGCCAGCATGGAGTTGGCGTTCTTCTCGATCTGATCGATCCAGGAGAAACCAGACTGTTCATACTGCTCGATGGTCGGAGGCAGGAAACGAACGCTCAGGCCAGGCTTGAGTTCCACAACCCGTGCACCAATGCGGGAGAACCCGTCTTGATACTTCTGCATATCGTCGGCGGTTTTCTTACGACCGGCCAGGCGAGGCTGCATATGTTTGAGTTGTTCAGGCGAGAGTGACGCCGAGTCGTTCCAGACGATCTTGGTCAAGCGCAGGGTATCGCGAGTGACTTCGTGGCACTTGAGCGGGTTGGCCGAGCAAGGACGTTCCAGCGGGAAGCCAGACGGGTAGACCGATGCCGACATCCAACCAGCCAGTGGGTTGAGGTCAGTGATGCGCATATATCGCTTGAGCCCTGCCACCGTCGAATCATCGACGTTGGTGCCCACGACACGGTCCAGAATGAAGTTCAGGAACGTGATGTTCTGCAAGACCATGGTGTTGGAATACGCCAGGCCCTTGGAGATCCAGCCGAGGTCGTACTTGGCTGTGGCCATCTGAGTTTCCAGATCGTGCAGCTCGTTACCCGACGGCACGGCTACGTTCAACCACAGACCACTGTGCCACAGCGGGAACATCATGCGGGCATAAGTGCCGAGCACGCGAGACAGCTGAATGTCTGCGTCGGTACCAACCAGCTTGGTGCCAGGAGCAGGCTTATCAGATACCGGCACGGATGCCGTCATCTTCACGCCTTCGTGCTCGATGACCTGGGTCCACTTAGAACCTTCACGTTTCAAGCTGTCGGAGAACTGGCCGTCTTCATGCAGGAAAGAGATGGAGTCCTGAACAACCTGTGCCCATTCACGACCGGCTGGCGACAACTGAGCAGCCACAGGTTCCAGCGCAGTGATAACCAGTTGGGTATCGGCCATCGACATCGACGGCATGCGAATCACCGCTGGAGGAACCACACCCGGTGCCAGAGGCTTGGTGATAGGGTCTTTACCCTGCACGTTGTCCTGGGTCCAGTGATCGTCAGAGAAGACACTGCTGGAGCCTGGATTAGCCGAGACCGGTTCCTGATCGAAGTCCGAGTCGTTATCAAACGATGGATCGACAGGGGTAGGAATTGGGGCTACCGCAGCGTCGGCTGCCAGTACCTCTTGGGGTACCGGGGTCTCGACATCCAAATCGCTCTCTGGCAAAGGGCTGCCAGAGATTTCATTTTCTTCGTTCATGTCTTACTCGCCTTGAAGAACTTCGCCGAGGGTGATCGGAGCAGTCGCCTTGGCGAACTGCTCGGAACTCATTTGGAACTTGCCGACTGCCTGACGGAAGCCTGGGCTGAATGGGCAGACATACGGAATGTCCTGACCCAGTTTACGGAAGTGTTCGAGCACGTTGTCGATGGACAACATCGCCACGCGGGTGTAGTCGTTCATGAAGATCTCGAACAACTCAGCGTGGTTCATCAGCTCCAACACCTGGTCTTGCCCGGCGTAGGTGATGCGGGCACGCAGTTCTTCGGTATCAGCACGCAGGATCGCCAAACGACCCTTGAACGCAGCAGTGTGGGTATTCAGGATCAGGATGTCCTGGTTCAACGCACCGGCGTTAACCTGGCCGACGAGTTCCGATTGCACGAACGGCAGTACCATGCCAGCGCTGGTGATCAGTGCCTCGCAGTCCAACGCCATGGAAGCGTAGTCGGCGAAGTACGGACGTGGATCTGGGTCGAACGTCAGGGTGTTACCTTGAACGGCTACTGTGGAAGCTGGAGCACGCTTGCGGCTACCAAACGCACCTGCATTATGTTTACTCATTTCCTAATTCCTTATCAAAAAATTGTGGCTAGCTTGGAGGCCGCTGGGGCGTGGTTTTTAAGTCTATAGCCCGCTATATGCTATTGAACTCTCTTTCTATATAACGCACTTCTCGTGGGTGAGCTATGCTTGAGCAATTTTTAAGTCACGTCTACCACCCTAACCGAGTGGTCGAATTGATGAACACAATTCAGCTCTTGTACCGCATTGGCTTGACAAGCTACGTGGACAAGATTGAAGAGATCATGCTGGCCGAAACAGGTACTGAGCCTGAAGTCATGGCGGGCAATATCGAAGCCTCAATGGTGGATGGGTTGTTGGCTGGCCTCACTCAGTATGGGGTTACTATCAATTACGACCCTGGCGAGATTGCTGTCATTACTGACATGCTTCAGTTTCTAGCCTTCTGGGACACCAGTGACGGCAGCTCTCCTGCATCCTTCGGGGAGCTTGAAAATATCCGTGAACTGTCCGATAGCAATGAGGACATCCTCATTGAGCTGTTTGAACGCAGCGGTAACAACCACGGCGATCGCCTGATCGATTGGATCGTCACCGTAAGTCCTAGCCTCATTAATCGCTTGGACGAGAGCTTCAAAGCCAAACCGGTGCTGTCTGATGAACCGTCGTGTATTGCTGTTTCTTCTCTTAATGATTTTCGTCTATTCGCTGTCCACTTCCCTGACTCTCGTGCAGTCGAGTATATCAAGGGCGGCGGTGCGATCGGACTCTCCCTTAACACCCTTCTACTGGCCAACGATGATTGGTTCCAGGTCGGCAACTACAAAACCACTGCTATCGAATTGGTTGGACTCGCCCTGATGTCTGATCTTCCTCGTGAGAATCTCAAGGCTTCCATGCTAGCCATGATCGAACCGGTTATCGGCTCGACCTTGGCGGGTCAGAATGTGATCCGTGAAGTCACCACCGTTTTTGAGAAGGTTCTTGGCAAATGAACGCTATCGATAAACGTGAGTTCTTCCTGACCTGTCTCAAAGATGGGTTATACAAACGCATGGCGTGGTGCCTACGGGCCTTTACCATTACACGCGGTGAAGGCGGGTTGTTTGAACCTTACCTGTTGGATAACCAATGGGTGGTTCGGGTAAAGCCTGGGGATGAAGAAGACGCCATTCTGGCTATCTCTGGCACCGAACCCACCAAGCCAGTGTTTGCCAAGCGTGAAGTAGCCGACTTCAAGAAAGGCGACTTCATTGGCTGTGAAGCCGACTGCGATGCACCGTATGCTTGGGTGCTCTGGCACCACATTGTGATTGTGTATGGGATGGGCAACAAGATTGCTTTCAAACCAGACCGCACTCGCATTGTAGACGTTGAGAACATCATCGCCGAGCGGCTCACCTCAAACCCGCCAGACCGTTCTGTTAACGATCCTAGCAAGATCTACGTCTGGGAGTATTTGCGTTACACAGAGGCCGTTGGGGGCATTCTCAGCGGCCTTACTCAGGTGTTCACGCCAGGCACTACCCGTCGCTCTCTGGTAACGGACCCTAAAGTCAGAACCACACGGGAACAACTGCTCAAAGATAACAAGGATCGTCTGCACGACCCTGCTACAATTTCTATGATGAAGAGTAAGTTGGAAGCCATTGACCGAGAATGGGTCAAAGGCGATGATGCAGAAGACTACCTGATCGGCAAGAAGAACTTCTCCATCGTTCGGATGAAGACGCTCTGTATGCACGGTGAGGAAGCTGCATTCGGCGACGGTACTAACGTCACGCTGATTCCAACTTCTCTGGATGAAGGGCTGGACCTAAATCACCTGGAAGACTACGTCAACTCGCTGCGTGAAGGCTCCTTTAACCGGGGCGCACAAACAGCACTCGGTGGTGAAGCGGTTCAGTATCTGATTCGCGTGTTTCAGAACCACGCCATCGTTGAACCTGACTGTGGCTCTATCCTTGGACTGGTTCGCACCATTCCTGTGGACATGGCATCCAAGTTTATCGGTTACCACATCTTTGATGGGGGCAGACCGATTCATTTGCAGCCAGACAACATCTCCAAGTATGCGGGTAAGCAAGTCGTTATCCGCAGTCCTCAGTTCTGTCATACCCCAGGCGCTGGCTACTGTGAGCGCTGCATGGGGGATGTCAATGCCAAGCACCCAACCTCTCTGGGCACTCAGGCATCCGATGTAGGCTCCACCTTGCTACTGATCTTCATGGGTAAGGCACATGGCACTGCTTTGCGCACGACTCGTTTTGATCCATTCTCTGACCTTACCTAAGGAGTCATCATGACTGCCACCCCCGCTGATACCACTGCTACTACCGTTACTGTCACCGACGCTACTCGTCTGGCCAAGGAAGCTTCTGGTGCTGTGCCCATGCGCAGCACTGCTCCTACCAAGATCGAAGTCACCCTGGAAACCGTACGCGGTCTGTTGACCACCTACGAGACCGAGATGGCTGTCAACAAGGAACTGACCGACGAGACCGGCGTTACCCAACAGATGGCATTGATGCGCGCTATCAAGATGGTACTGCGTCTGGAAGGTGAGGACTTCAACACTGGCTGGCAACTGCTGCTGACCTGGGTCAAGAGTCACCTGGGCGACATCATGGGCGTTCGCTATCGTGGTCGTAAAATGGACCTGGCTACCCGCATGCCTTCCAGCGACCGCAAGCGCTTCAATGCCCTGCTGCACCTGCTGTGCTCCACTGCCGATCCAGCGGCACGCGTTCTGTTCCTGACTCGCTACGACTACGGCCGTATCCACAAGCTGTACGAGCAGGACGACGTGGCTTCCAAGATCGAAGGCTTCTACCTGCACAGTTAAACAAAAAAAAAGAAACACTCGGCATAAGCCCAGCCTCCCTCGCTTAGGCGAGGGAGGCTGTATGCATTAGCTGTTCAGATCGCGGTTCAGACGTTCCATTTCAGCTACCTGTTCTGGATCAGGCTCTTCGTCTTCACCGACGTCGATGGCCAGAACTTCCTGTGTCTTGCTGTCCCGCGCCAGTTGGTCAGACAGAACCTGGTCACCCAGTTCAGACAGAGCCACTTGACGCAGTGCTACCAGACGAGCCGCCAGCAGGGCATTGAGCAGCAACCAGTTGGCGTAGGTGTGAGGCACGCCTTTGGTGGATTCCAGGTCATCTTCGTTGTAAGGTTGTTTGACCTTGGCCTCATCGAAGACTCGCAGGATTTCTTTCTTGTCGTAAGCTGTCAGGTTCTTGACAGCGGCCAACAGTTCGGCAGGGTCATCCTTGTGATCGCCTTGCAGCGGGATGAAGGACAGCTGACCGAACTCGGACACGACCAGGTAGTGCGCTTCCAGCTGGTAATAGCCTTCAGCCTGTGCACGACGCAGACCCGTCTGATCCATCGAACCATGCCAACGATCATCCCAACCGGCAGCGTTTACCGCAGGGTCAAAGTGATGCAGGGTGAATTCAGGATCGGAACCAGCACGACGCTCGTTACGATAGATGCGGATCAAACCCGACGGCCAGTTGGGTGGACAATCGCCTGGCGCAATGATCTCGGTATGTGCATCGAACACATACAGACTGCCCATTGGGTTATGGGCTTTCTTGGCCAGGCCATCGTTGACCGCATTGGTAAACGATACCAACAGGCCAACCTTCATGTGCCAGTCGCTGAGGGGTGCAGATTGATAGGGCTTATTCACGAGCCAGTTCCTTAGTTGTTGTTACGAATGCTGAACGTCGCCGTGTGGCTGAGTTCTTTATCGAGATACTTGCTGTCAGGCACGATCTCGACAGTACATTTTTGTTTGTCGATGGTGTAGCTCACCGACCCATCTTCAACACCCATTGTCAACACGCTAACGTGGTTGATATGGGCAGACGGATCGTATTGCGTGAGGGGAAGCAGTTTCATCAGATCGACGGCCTTACAACCGACGGTCTTGAAGTCAACTCGTGGCATTGTGAAACTCCCTACAATCGATAATCGGTGATGAGCAGTTCATGCGACTTCACCATCAACTTGAAGATTTCGACCCGACGCTTGTGGTAGTTCATGTGCTGTGAGATTTGCACACACAGCGTGTATAAGAACTCCGGCGTAAAGTAATCTGGACCAGGCTCAGGATCACGAAGCCGTTTGATGTTCTGCTGGTTAGTCTGCGTGTCGTTGATAGCCTCGGCCATAACACTGATGGCCAGACCTGGGATATCAATGGCAGTCCCGCACGATTTGGTAGTGCTGACGAGAATCTCTCCTTCAGCAATGTGCTCCATTGGGTCTTCCCCAATGTAGCGCCTAACCGTGATATGAGGGTAAGCCCTCGCCATCTCTTTCGCGACGGCGGTACACATCAGCTTGGTTGCACAGAACACCAGACACTTGCGTCCTGGCTTATAAATGGGGATGAAGCTTATGCCTACAATGTCCACCAGCATGGCAATGTAGTTTTTACTTATACTCGCAACAGACAGGATGCTCTTTTCGAGTGCCGTCTGTGAGTATTCTGGACGCCCCCTGTTCTTGAACTTGATCATGTGCGGGTTTGCAAATGAATACTGCAACGCCTTTACACGCAAGTAAGGTTCAGGAGTAGGTTCAGTGAAGCGCTCCCTGACAGGGAACGTCAAACGAACCACCTCGTCTTTGAAGACGTTATCCGGGTCTAGCGTACCAGACAGACAGACAAGCTTCGGAACGTGGTTGTAGATGATTGCACGGTGGTTAAAGTGGAAGTCCTGATGCACCTCATCGATGCCCAGCAATCCCACCCCTAACGCCTCCATTAACTCATGGGGACTGTAGGGGAATCCACTGTTCTTTATGCTCCCATTGGAATCCTCGTACAACTTGAGGTAGTTCCGATAGGTTGCATTGCTGATCAGGATGTACTTGGCGGTTAACGTACCGTCTTTCGCCTCTTTCATGAGCCTTGACAACTTCTCCATAGCCCCTTCTTTGTCATCCTTATTACCCGCCACAACAAACATGTCCTCGTCAGTGGCCATGTGCGCAGACTTGATATCAGCAATCCATTTCTTTACATACTGCGCTCGCAGGATCATAGCAACGCGTCGCTGGATCTTGAAAGCAACAGAGTTAAACACAAACGTCTTGCCACGGCCAGGCCCAAGATTGATCATCTTGGTTACGCCGTCTGCCACCGCATAAGCGATGGCGTCGGGTTGAGCCCAACGAGGAGCCCTGAGATCTCGCATCTCAATGTCAATGGCTGCCGGCTCATAGAGGGCGTGATGTCTAACCTCGGGAGCTAATCCTGGACAAGTGTCCCTGACAATTGACAGGAATTTATCCAGGACAGACCGGTGAAAGACAAACTGCTCCCTGTTACCGAAAGCACCAGCATACACGGCAGTCATCTTCTGCTCGTATCTACCAGCCTCATTCGGTTGCAGCTCAAAGTGGCCGAGAAAGCGACACAGCTTACCGCAGGCTATCCGAGAGTTATTCGTCAGACGACTTACGGTGAAACCATGAGAGTAAACGTCAATGAGCATTCGCTCTCCCCCTACGAAGATCCAGGGAGCGTGCCCCCGCCAGGAGGCACCTCACCTGTTACAGCACCGTCATTCCTTCAGGGATGTCTGCGATCAGAGCATCCATCGGGTGATAGCACCGGTGTTGGTTTAGATACGTGTCAGGTACCCCATAGATGCGTTCCAAATGTTCGTAAGCAAGCGCACCCGAAAGACTACGCTTACGCATAAGGTCTTCGTATGGCATGATTACCCCTTCAGCTGGGCTGGTGGGGAAACGAGCATCTGTGGCACTACGGGCTGTCATGCACCCTACTACAATTTCCTGGTGCGCCAAGTTCATCGCGAGCTTGGAGGAGACCAGGTCATTGAAGAGCATCAAACCATCAGCAATGTTTTCGTAGTTGATCAAGCGATCACGCGAGCCTTCGCCTTCGCCCGAACCACTGGAGCGAATGAAGACTTCCACCTCGGAGATGTACTCCAGCATGTTGGCGTGTTGCACTGGGAGGGCCAGGATAGAATCATCGTAGTCCCAATCAGCCATGTTCACCACATACGTGCCATCCTCAGAGATGGTCCAACCTTTCTTACGGATGTAGGCCAGCGCCTGGATCGTTAACGATGCCAGTCGCGAACCGTTAGCAACGACCAGACGAACCGCCTGTTCGAAACCATCTTCATCCTCGAACCACAGCTGCATGCTGTAAATGGAGGAGGTGTTGCTGATGGTCAGTTTGCTAAGGTCGTCGATTACGTTGATGTCGTTGATGTTACGAACATAACGCTCTTCGATGGCCAAACGGAGGTTCTTGAGGTTACCCAGTTCGAGTAAGCGCAGGTCTGCCTCCGTACCCGGCGCTGGCGCCAAGTACAGTGCCTCCAAGTCGCCCAGGGTGATGTCTGCAATCTCGCTGGTGCTGTCAGAGTGCTTAACCGCCAGGAGAGCCTGACTCGCATCCTTACACAGCTCAGAAGAGCACACATGACCCAGGTTGGAGCCAGCCACTACGGAGTGGCCAAGATAACCGAAGCAGGTATGACAAACGCCATGCTCGTGCCAACGCTGACAATGCATCGAGGAACGCAGCTGAACCGTTTGTCCAATCAGGTGAGTGTCGTGCTTCCAGATAGCCTTGTAACTGCCGTCTGGTTGTAGCATGTACTTACCGGCCAGCGCGTACAACAGATCTTCACGAATGGTGACGATCAGATGCTTGGTCGTGCCACAATCGCCTTTGAACAGTCTGGCGACAGGGAAGGTACCCAACTGCATCTTACGCTGGAAATACTCGCCTTTCTCTACGTGGTCCTTTGAGTAGTACATCGCTTTAGTAGCAGAGCGGGACTCGGCCGCAGATTCAGGCAACGTATTCAACCCAGTCAAGAACGAGTTCAGGATTGGGAAGTCGTAGTACGTAGAATCGATCTCGGTTGGATAGCCTTTCGGCCCAATGCACTGAAGCACCTGGCCCATCGAGATAAACTTCGAACGGCAGAACTCGGCCAGGGTGTTCTTGGCCAGATCGGGTGCCGTCATCAGCAGGTTACTGATCGTGCGGTGACACTCAGCGATTGATTTGCGGTTAGGTTCAACCGCTGCCAACGCTGCTTTAATCCCAGGGGACTCTACCAGATCAACATAGTCGTCCATCGAGAGCGTTTCTACAAACGCTTGCAGGTGAGTTACGCCGTAGTTGTAAATGGCATTCGACGACTTGTACGCAACCAGATCCAAGAACTCCAGATCCAGCTCGCAGTCATAGACGTCAAACGTATCCCAGTAACTGTGATCCATCAGCCGGATGTGGCTGTTGGAAGTTACTCGCCCAGTCAGCAGATGGCGTTTGGCCAATGGGGCATTGACGTATAGCCGTTGGAAGTTCCAACAGAACGTCGAATACACCAATCGCTGAACAGTGGATTGATGAATCCCATCATCCAGCTCCAGGTCGATCTCATCGAATCGACCAAAGCCCAAACCTACCAGCCATGCTTCAATCTGTTCTGGACGGTGCAGCAGTGCGTCTCGCCCACGCACTAACGGCTTCATTGTGAGTGCCATGTCCAGTCCTTATTCGTTGGGAATGAAATCGGGTTCGAGGCGCAGGCCGATACCGGCACACATGTGCAAGTGTTCGATCTGTTTACGAATCCTGTGTCCGTTGGCTGGGAACAGTTCCCGGTCAATGACACTTTCCATATCCGTTGGACGCTCGTCGAGGATGATGTTCTCGATGATAATGGCATGCGAGTCTGGGTTGTTGGTTTGCTCCAACAGATCCCGTGTCGCCATACCACCAATTGCCATCAACATCAACCGCACTTCTGTTTCGCCAGCGATACGCATTGGTTGCTGACGAACATGACTGCTGTAACGATCTGCGTTGGCGATCCTGGAAGGTACGCCGTTGATTTGCAGACGAGCAGAAGCCACTGCGGACATATCCCGAGCAATCTTCTCCAACATGACCGTGTAGATACTGCCAACCATACAGGATTTGACAGTCGTTTCCCACTTAGCATTTTCACCATGACCCACTTTGAAGGTGAGCTGGCTGTAGTTAGCCGGGTGTTCTGCTTTGAGGCGAGGATGCAAGTCCGAATAAACCACTGGGTTATCGGTTGGCAACCAAAGCTGCATGGTGTGGGAAACAATGGTTTGCAGATGACCTCGAACATCGAAGTCTTCGCACTCTTTAATACCCTGATGCATCCACGGGCTGATAAGCTCATAGAAGCCCATGTACTGCTTGAACAGTGCAGCGCACCGCTCTTCGCTTAACGTGGCTACAGCGCGCCCTGAGACGCCCCACTGGATCTCTTCATCGTGTAGCCCCAGCTCTTCACGCAGCAGTCGAGTATACTCGATACATGTAGACGAAATACGGGGCTCGATGATCCGTCCGTTGTTCATCCGCTTGGTCAGGGACATTGGGTCCATGACCAGATCCAGAATCTTGCCGTGCTTATCACGCGGCATGTCTTCATCGCGGGTTACTTTACAGACAACACCTTTACCGCCGTGCATGTCGGTGAGCTTGATCCCCATTCCAGCACAGATGCGCTTACGGATAGTGATCGTTACACGCCAGTCGTCCAAGTCCAACTTGCGGTAACAGAGCTTACGACCACCCTTGTGATACGGGTTGACATAAACCAGCGCTTCGACGATCAGTCGATGGAAATCGCGGGTCATAGTCAGATCGGTCTTGCGGGTATCTTCAAGCTCACGATACCGGGCAATGATCTTGTTGTAATAACGACGTTGGGCATCGTCGTAACGTTGAGGGGAATACTCCATACCCATCGGAGTATTATTGACACGGGCTTCGGCGTCGTGTTGAACGATGACGTTCACCACTTCTGATCCTGGCGGTACTTTGATCAGTTTGTCGAAGATCCGGTCGACCTTACGCAGTCGTTCTGGCGTCATCTCTACAGCGCCGAGCAGTGGACGCTTGCGACGCAGTGCCATGAGGATACCATCATCCCCAACCACTTCACCTACGTCCAGGTGAGCGCGATAAACTTCATCGTCACCATGCAGGTTCAGCGGATACCAGTCGCGACCATACGAGACTGTACGGTCCTCGTAGATCCAAGAAGACAGAGAACGTGCAAAGCTTTCGCTAATGATCGCACCGTCTTCAATTACCGCAGGCAATGTAACCCATGCACAACGTGCTTCACGCCCGAACATGTACTCGCCTTCCGGCGTTACAGTGGCTGGACGGGCAAACACCGTGCCTGCACGAATAACCGTTGGGGATCGGCTAGTCAATGCATTGTCGAGCAGAGCCATGTTCTCAGGCACTGGGATTTGTTCAAACCCAAAGCGCTTGTGAAAGGACATGTACTTTGGAATCCTGAGGATACCAATCTCGCCCGTGTCAATGGATTCGTAGATCACCAGACGCTCAGGGTTCTTCTTCAAAGCACCCTTAACGTTGCTACTGGTAACCCGGTCAATAATGTCGATGATGTAAGCATCGACAGGCATTTCGACCTTGAATACGTATTTTGCGTACTCAGGCTCCGTTCCCGTCATCAAAATACGTCGTGTGGGCGTAATGAGCGAGAGAACCTGTGGCATGTTGCCGGCCATCATCTGCTTACGAGAAGCTGAGTCATTGCCGGAGAACGAGTTGAGGTTCTGTGTGGACAGGAACTCAGGATGCAGCTGGTTAGCTGTGCTTCTTGGCATGTTGCTTTTCCTGTTCTTACTTGACCCATCCAACAGACATTGCTGGAGGAATCAATACCCTTGATAGAAACAGTTTTCACCATCTCATTAAGATGATATAGGTCTTTATTCTATTTGTATTTAGCGGGTACTCTCATGGTTATGCCAGTCCTTTCATTGGCCGTTCCAATACCTTCGGCCATTACCAACAAAGATGGTTTTCGCTTGACGTTGGAAACCCATCGAGCGTATTTCCGAGCAGGCGGTAATTACGATTACCATGCAGTGGATCAGCATTTGGCCTACGTTTACCAGTATGATCTCTACGGGTATCTGACGGCCAAAAGCATTAACCCAGAACTGCATTGGCTCACGATGCGGTTGAGCGACATTGAATCTCCCACGGTTTTTGACAACACCGTGGATTATCTGCTCATCCCTAACTCCGAAGCTTACAAGAAGATTAAGGGACTTTACTCTACATCACTCGGAAAAGTTGGAAAATAATAACCGACGTATAAAAGCCCCTCTCCCCCAAAGGGGAGAGGGTTTATGCCGGTGTTAGAAACCACGACCTTGGGGTTGGCCAATGATCACATGTGGTGCTTGAGGTTGAGGGGTGGTAGCAATGTACGGGATGTGTGCATTGGGATTATGCGGCACATGTCCGGTATTGGTACCCGCTGTGGCTGCGAAGGGCGAACCGCCGACCGGTGGCAGACTTGGACCCTGTGTGCCGTAGTAGCTGGGTTGCGACTGCACGCGCTGCTGTGCCATCTGAGCGAAGGTTGGAGCAGCGTTGTTAGCCACGGGTGCATAGCCGGTTGGGATCTGACCAGTTTGCACCCCAGGGATTGCGCCGTGCATGGCAGGGACTGTTGCAGCGCGAGGAACGTACTCGACCACATCGTCATCTGCTACGCGGGTAGGAGCAGGAGCAGCCGCTGGAGGTGCCGCACCCTGACCATTCCAAGGCAGTTCAGGCGAGTCAACCGAGAGCGTCGGAACGCCAATCGAACGAGCCGGCTGAGGATCGGCAATCACTGGAACTTCAGTCGTCGAACCTGTACCTTTTGCGTTCTTGCCTTCGTTACCTTCCAGAGAAGGCAGGCTATCGCGCATCTGAGCCAGGTTACCCATACTGGCGATCCATGGATCTTCGTTGACCAGTGTGCCGAATTCAGGGAAGTCGACCTGGAACAACTTGGCGATCGCCGTGATACGCGAGTTGATCGCGTAGTACGAAGTGATCAGTGCGGTGAAGTACGGTGCTGTCTTGGAGTCGGTACCACGACTGTACGTGTTGTCTTCAGCCCAACCAGGCAGGATGTATTCCAGCAGGTTACGCAGACTGTCGTAGTCGGCAATGCGCAAGGCCACGCCGTAAGGCTTGTCTTTGCGCTCCATTTCCGCAAACGGGAAACGAACGGTACAGATTCGAGAGTAGGCCGTGTTGCCCAGCTTACCCTGACGTTTGAGCGTCAGGTAGATCAGGCTGGTCTTGTAGTCGTCGGCTGTACAGGCCCGGATAACCGAGGCGAAGCGTTTGACCATTTCCTTGTCGTAGCCGGTGAGGCACGGCAGGAACTCAGCTTGCAGCGTGTTGAGCTTGTTGTCGTTGGCTTTATCGGAGCCTGCGACTTTGGCCAGGTTGTAGATCAGGGCCATCATGCGAATGTTCAGAGCCGAGTGAACCATATCGTTCAACTCTTCCTGGACTTCAGAAGGCCCCTTGAGCGTGTTTTCACACAGCGGGTTGAAAGCGACCGCGCCTTCCTTGTAGAGGTTATCCAAACCCTCACGATTCGGCAGGATCAGATCCTTGCCGCCCACGGTGATTGCCTTATCGCCGTCTGCATCCGTGTTGAAGATGCGATAGCCAGCAACATCGAAGCCCAGAGAGACAACGATTTGCTTCAGAAACTCAACTGCTTGTTCCATTTGATCCCCCATGGATCAGAAACCCAAACCACCGCCAGGCATACCCGGAACAGCTGTTTGAATATTAGAGAGTGACATGCTGGCAGCCTGGTTACCGTAGTTGTAGGACCGAACAGGACCTGTGCCACTATGGATAACACCAGGACCCGACGACAGCGCGTTGGCAGTGAGGTTAGCGGCCAGGTTGCCCAGGCTTTGACTCAGAGTGTCCAACGCTTGTTGACTTGGGCTCAGGCATGACGTGTACACCGCATCGCAATACGTAGCTGCCATGAAAGGCACCTTCGGACCGCTATTGAGACCGACGGTAATCGTCGAGATACCGTTCAGACGAATGTCTGCTTCGATATACAGTTTCCACCGGCCGTACTGATTTAATTGCGGATACACCTCGAAAGCAAGGTGTTGTTCAATCATTGCGGTGAGACCATCCAACACCACGCCTTGCTGAATGCCTCGGGCATTCAAAAGGCGAACGACGGTTGAGCCGTCCATGGTTTCGGAGTGAGCGATGAAGTGAATCGCGCCCGCTGCAAACTTGACCATGCTGGCAGGAATCACCATGGTGCACTGTTGGGCAACCTGTGCTTCGAAGCTTGTGCTATCCCAACCAGCAGCGCCATGCAAGATCGCAGCCGAATGATCGCGGTACGCCGCGTTCATCTTGATCGGAGTAACCCGATTAACCAGGGTTGGATCGAGAGCCAACAGCTCTTTCCAGGTTACCGACCACTCGCTCTTGAAGTTGGAACGACGACCCAGAGCGGTCAACAATGCGCTGCTGGCAGTCAGCGGTTCATTGATGTAGGCGCTCTCGGCGGCCGCTTGCAACTGATTGGGAGCAGAGCGGTCATCGGTATCAGCACTGACCATGCTGTCACGATAACCTGTCAACACACGGCTCAGGAATTCCGGAGCCACGTTGTTGCTACGGCTGGAACGCTTTGCAGTAGCGGCAAAGTTATAGCCAGTGTTAGCCAGCACAGTCGAAAGGTTATCGCCAGCAGCAGGCAGCGCACCTTCACCCAGACGACTCAGGACATCTTTCGGCCGACATGCAGCCATGCTGCGGTTGACGATCGGGATATCGTTGGAGTTATCCCAACCCTGCATCGGGGTCATGATCTGCGTAGCGTTGGTGAACTGATAGCTACCGTAGCCTTCAGCGCCGTAGCCTGCGTTGATGGTCAGGTTACCGACCTGATTGAAGAAGAAGCGCATGTCTGCATCGAGCGCCATCTTGCCCAGATTGTCAGACATGCCGTCATGGTCAGTGTAGGCAGTCAGAACTTCCTGACGTACCTGACCACCTTCGTTGTCCAACTCAACCACGAAGGTACAGGTCAGACGAGTGCTACCCATGCCGTTGGCAATCTGAGCCATGCCGATGGGCTGCTCGCTTGGCTTGAGCATCTGCATCGCCGTGCCAGCGATAGCGCCGACGGACAGGTTGACACCACCGTTGGTGGATTCCTGCAATGCATCGCCGTAGGAGTCTTTCCATTCCAGCTTGTACGGACGCAGGTACATCTGGCTTGAACCAGGAGTCTCTGCCATCAGCACACCGATAATTTTCATACCCATTTGTAGCACTCCTTAAATTGATTGCTTACCATGTGCCCGAGGAAACATCGAGCAACAAGTCAGCCATGTTGTTACGGAAACCTGGAGAAAGGATAATGTAGCCTTGATCGTTGTGGGTGACACGATCGTAGTACGCAGAATCCTTAGACAATATCCACTCTTCACTGAAGATAAGTCTAGCCAGTGCATTAAGATCGGCAACCCCTTGGTTTGCCTCGTCTGGGTTTGGATCTTTGCGACCCAGTGGGGTAGAGTGCGGATACCGCGCTCGCAGTTTCTCCAACTGCTCTTTACCCAACTGACTACGCGACCAGAGAGACGCCATTGGACTGCGGTTGATGTCCTTGGAAGGCACAGCATCCAACAACGCTGCAAACTCCAAATTGCCCCAGTGCGTGAGCAACGCCTGCGCTGCGCCCATATACCGGAACGCCCCTTCACATTGCAGCAGATCCCAATGTGTTGGAGGACAACCACGAGACAGTGTCCAGCGGGTCAGGCATTCCTGAGCTGGATGGATGTCACGCAAGATCTTCTCACCTGTGAGGTGAGTACAGCTGAGCACCAGTTCTGGGGGAACTGTTACGTCCACTCGCTGAGCAATCGACAGAATGCTGCGAGAGTACACATTAACAAATCGCTTCCGGCCACCAGGGACTTCCTCGCGGATACGGATAGCTTCGAGCAGACTGATGTTCTCATCAGTCTTGGAGGCTCCTTCTGTTGTACGCGTTTTGAGTTTGGCGCCACCAAAGTTACGGGGCACCGAATCCAATGTGGACTTAACCACAAAGTTGTACACGTTGGTGATGATGCTGGACACATCGTCACTGCAATGAATCTCGCCAGGGGCTACCCGACGGAACAATGCTTTTGCCACCAACCAGTACGGCGTCTCGGCAGAACCGAGATGACCGAGAATGGTCGAGTTTTGATGCTGGAAGTTTTTGAGTGTCACTTCCATGAAGCTGACCAGTTTCTCTACCGCAGGCACAGTCAGTACATCGGTGCCATTGAGCAGACGCACGGCCGAGGTTTCGCGCAGCTGAGTACCTGGCTGATCGAGGAAGGTGCGGATGTAGTGCCCGAAGATCGGCAACATAGGACGCAGGCGAATAGCCAGTTGTACCAGTCGATGATAATCGGAGCGCCGGTGAGTACGACCGTTGTCGCCCTCGGTTCCATACTCCTCAGTCATGGTACTTGGATACGTGAGGTTGAGCCCATTGACAATCTCTTCAGCATCACGAATAGTGAAGTGCTTATAGATGACTGCCACCAAGCGCATCAATGTAGCCACTTGGTTCTCGCTGTCCTCAGGAGTCGTCAAGCACTCCGAGATTGCCTCATACGCCTCGAAGACCTCCAACTGCACGGCTTCTGGCTTGCGAGCCCAGAACTCGTTAACCTCCTTGAAGATCAGAGAGGCGTTGTTGAACTTCAGCTTGGAGTGGGTTTGGGTATTCCACTTGATCGACTTATCGCCATGCACCGTCAGAACGCTTTGAAAGGCGCCTGTAGGTGAAAAGCCATCGATGATTATTTGCATGTCGTTACAACTCCCTGAAGCGTAGTAAGCAGAACGAATCTTTCGATGCGCTCACGTAGATAATTTAGGTTTCAAATTTCCTTATTACAAGTACCTAGGTCATAAAAGCCGGGCCCTGATGGGCCCGTCTTTTTATGTTTACATGCTTTTTTTTTTGTAGCTTACATCGGGATATCGTCGTCGAATCCGTTGGTGCTGGCAGGCGCATGGTTCTGCGGCTGCTGGCCGTTGTTCGGCTGATAGCCCTGGCTGTTGCCCTGCTGGTAGTTGTTGTTGTTGTTCGCCGGATCGTTACGGAAGTCGTAGACGTCGTTGGACAGAACATGCAGCGCCAACGGCGCCAGAACTTTGGCCCAGGCTTGCGAGTACAGGTTGGAGATGTCGGCAGGAGTAGCAGGTTGGTTGCTGACCGGATCGCGCAGTTTCGCCCACTGATCAGGACGGAACGGGAACTTGATGTGCGGAGGATCTTTACGCATCAGGGAGATGTAGCAAACGCCATCGGCATCTTTACCTACTACAACTACGCCGGCCAAAGCCTGCGGAGTACCAGGACCGTCTTGCGGAGTGCGCTTGCGCGGCGACATGACGTGGATCAGAGGGAAGCGGAAGCCAGGCTCTTTGCTGTTGATCTGCTCAGCAGCAGTAACGACTGCGCCGAAGGTGATCGCCGAGATCTTGCCCTGGATGTTGACTTGCTTTTGGTCAGCGCCGAACAGGCCAGTGTTACAGGTCAGAACAACTTCGTTCTTGCCGTTGACGTTGACTTGGAAGTTCGGATCTTTACGGCCATCAGGCAGGCGGTCGCCAACCAGACGCAGACGGTATTCGAGCAGCGCATTGGCTGGTTTCTGTGGAGCATTGTTCTGGTAATCGCCAGCCATGCTGGACTCCTTCCTAACAGTAAATGTGGGGGCATTTCTCTTCAGACAATACGGCGAGTCAGTTCTGTTTTAATCGCGCAATAGGGTCTTTAAGAAGCTCTTGAATTTGTTGGTGCCAGACTCATTCAGGCTGAACTTTATCTTCTCTGCGCTGGTCATGTATGTCCAATGAAACCGCTTGGATAGACCGGCCACAAATTGCACCACCTCTGGATCTAGGGGCGCAAACATCTTGCCCCCATCACCAAAGATTTGTAACGTAAACAAGCTGAACGGGAAATACGCCTCAGCCGGTTTTACTTTGAACTTGCTGGAGAAGTCGCGGTAAGACTTGAAAGCCCCAGTGTTCGATTCCAACAGGTAGAGTTCTTTGAACTCGTACCGTTTGACCAGATCCAGAGGCAGGTGAGTCAAGCATGCAGCTCGATCATTCTGCAACCCATCTCCCGCTAGGAAGTAGTCCAAGATCTTAGGCGCTCCGTGCTTAGACGGATTGGCCAGGATAATGTCCATGGTCTGGTCTTCCAACTGTTTGGCTCTTTGCTGTTTAGGCGTTTGAGGCAGAATCAGTTGGGCATGCGGAAACTCTTCTTTAAGCTTTGGATACCGACACAGATAAAAGTAGGTGTCCACCTTACCATTACTGATCTTGGTGACCGCCGTACGGATCTGTGTCATCTCCTGCGTGATGAAGTCAGCGATGTCCTGAGCAACTACGTCTTCTTTGACGACAGCTTTAATCGAACCCAACATGTTCCGATAGATCGTGCGCACGTTCACCAGCAGCACGTCAATCTGTTCCATCGGAGCAGGCTTTATCTTGGGCTGATCGGGGATCATATTCGCCAACGATTCAATCGCTCGCGACGTACCTGTGGAGATAGGGAATTGTCCCTGCTCTCTACCGGCCAATGCCCGAACTGATTTGCTCATGTATGATTTCCTCGCAATACTTGATCTCGTGATCGTTAGCGCCATCTCTGACCATCCAGTCCCTGGCCATGCCAATGACATTGGCTGGGCCGATCTGTATCGGGACGTAGTGACGCGCAACCGTAGGTGCTTCAAGCTTGCCTCCTACGACCTTGTCCACTTCGCTAATGATCTTGTACTCAGGGAAGTCCCGGCGGATGTGCCTGAGCATTCGAATGCCCATGTCGGAAACGGCACCTGTCAAACGAATCCTGGAATCAGGACGCAGTTTGAGAGCCGCTATCATCACCAACACTTCCTCTACCGACATACCTGACACTGAGAGCGTCCTGTAGTCCATAGCACCTTTGTTCTCAACGAAGGTAAGGGTCTTTGCCCCATCCTTGATTGAGAGGCGTACGTGGCCTTTGGGGGCCTCCTCGCCATGGATCAATCGATCGAAAGATCCTTGAGCAACAATGTGTTCATACTCGCTAAACACATGGTGGTGTCCGATGAAGATCTGGTGTCTCACCAGCGGCAGGTAGTTAGCCGATTGATGCGCCTTTTGCCTGGCGTTACCTACGTCGGGCAACTGATATTCAAAGCAACCGTGCATGCTGGCAAAGTCGACCTGAGTCAGCATCTTTGCCGCCATCAGTGCCTGTACTTCGGCAAACGTTTCGTTAGGGTCATGCCGCCATTCATCGGGGACATAAAGCACATGGATATCAAAGCGCTCAATGTACTCGATAGACAAACTGTCCACGTAACGAAAATCGACCTTAACTCCTGTTAAATCAATAACTTCCTGGAACATCTTCGATTGACGACGGTCATGACGAGGCGTGCCTTCAAGTACGGCCAGGGCAACGTCATGTTTCTCGCAGCGCAACAGAAAGCGATGTATCCAACGACGAGCGATATACGCATCGTCTTCTGGCACCTGGAGCAATCGATCAAAAAAATCACCATCGATGAAGATCATGTCCAACTTAGCGAACTGGGCATTGTCTGGAAAGGCAATGTCCAAGTTCTCTGTGATCAACTGCGTAGGTGTTCGAGTATGCCCCAAGTGCACATCGCTTATGCTAGCGATTTCAATCGAGAAGCCCTTCTTCACTGTAATTCTCCTCGCTAAAGACCTGAGTCGCAGGTGCCTCAGTGGGAGCGACTTTCAGACCGGAAGATTCCACGGCCAATTTAATCGTCTCACGCGAGTCCTGCTCAAAGATAGAAGGACGACCGTAGTGAATGAAGATCTTGTCGAGCATGTGCATGTGTTGCAGTGGACGACCTGTCTTGGTCAAGTCCAGACGACGACGCATGGCTTCGGCGTATTCGGCCTTAGCATCGCCTGGGCGGTTATAAACCCGCTTGGTGTAGTTGGCTCGGTCCTCGTTGATCGAGTCCCGTGCATGTCTGGCCGGCACTAGATCGAAGTTACGATCGAGCAAGGGCGGTACTTCAAAGAGCACTTCATTGTCGTCGTTAACAATGAGGAAGCCTTTGAACGGGCTATCGAAACGACCACCCCACCAGGCCATGTCAACCGTTTGACCTTCGTCACCGCACAGAACAGGTAACACGTCGCGCACAAAGATAGCTTCGTGCACACGGGCCTTGTCAGTTTCCTGCAACACTTGCAGGGTAGCGATGCTTTCCCGGATAGCGTAGGAAAGACCCTTAGGCATTGCATCGGCCCGCTCTGCGACAGACAGTTCGGGTTTTTTCTCTTCTTCAGCCATTACCAGTTTCCTCGTCCATAGAGCCTGCGATTAAAAGCGCGCTCACGTTTCTTTTCGCCTTTCGATTTACGGGGAGGCAACCACCAGCGCTCTGACAACTCTTGAACAGGTCGTGGGCCTGAGGGGCGGCTGGCCACAACCATGGCGTTACCGTATTCCGACGTAACGGCCTCTGCCTCGGTCATGACGAGTACGTCACAGCCAATGACTTGCAACGCAGCCTTAAGTTGGGCAGAGTGGTTGTCGCTGCCTATGATGATGATTGTTCGAACAGGGCCGTGCTCTTTCCCATGCTCAATTGCCGCGTCTCGGACTGATTCGACAATGTCATCGAAAAGACTGACAGCGCCAGAAGACTCGGTGGCTGCAACGGCGCGAACCATAACCTCATCCAATCCATACTCGCTGGCCACCTTGGAAAGGACATCTTCTACTAAGAGTACGTCAGCACGTTCGTCCACAATACTTCCCCTTGATTGTTCATGATGGACTGGATCATGCCGTTGGCAGATTCCAGCATACGACCGAAGTCATAGCGGCGGTTGTTCTGAACAACGCTGCCTTGAATACTGATGTCCACTCGCCCAGGCTTGTCTACGATGTCCGTGACGACGCCTTGAACGTTGGCTCCATCAAAGTATCGGGACAGCACGCGCTCAATGCCAGCGGCCACAGCAGTGCCAGCAGCATTGACATCATCACTGTTCAGGTAAATGATGTTTTGAATACTGGTAACAGACCCTGCAAACATGTTCGATTGACCAGCATCACTTGCAAACATGCTCATCAGAATCCGGTCACACTTGCGATCGACCGCAAAGATAAAACCCTCAGCAGTAAGAGATGGGTATCCAGTAGCCATGATGAAACCCTCAGACAAAAAAATAAGCAGCACATAGAAATGGGGGCGACCGAAGCCGCCCCCAGATCAGTTACAACTTATCACCGTAGCGGCTGGTTGGATCTTCCATCATTGCAATGAGTGCAGCATGTGCAACAGAGAAAGTCCGTGCCAGATCGAGCCGGTTGTTCTGAGACAATTTCTCATCCCATTTAGCCAGCTCCATTTTCCACTGAGTAACTTCGTACTGGGGAGTACCTTCATCAGTGACCGTGGTCTGAACGATACCGTGGGAAGCCACACGGTAGTCGTAGTGATCATGGCCAATCATGCCGGGTTGGATATCAACATAGCTTTCGCTATATCCGTTCAGAAGACCTGCTTGGTAGCTCTTACGAATTTCCAAGCTAGCCATGACGAACCGCTGCATCTTCGGAGGCGCTGTCTGAATCTGTTCCAGCGTATCAAAGAAGGTGATTTGGTCGTTACGGATATATCCAGAGATAGCGCTAACAGCCTTACGGGCTGCACGCACAACATCCCAACCAGATACTTGTTCAAATACCTGATTTGCCCTTGCAGCGTACGCCTTACCCTGTTCGGTGAGTAGCGGATTCTTGAAGTTGAGATTATTTCGCAACTCTTGAATCAGGTTATCGGATCGAGAACCGTACATCAGTTCCGATACGACATCATCACCACCGTAGATAATTTGCATGGTGCACCTTTGTTAATCGGGAGTGTGGATCTGTTCTACCTTTTTGAGGCGGGCCAGGACCTTTGCAGCCTCGACCTCTTCTGCCCGCTGGAACGTCTCAACCATCTGGGGATCGACGGTTGGGTTATCCGCTGCATACTCAGGAACCTGACGCAGTGCTGCCAGGCAAGTATCGGCCTTCATGTCAGCTTCAGTGAAGCATTCGTTGAAGGCGTCAGTGTTGCGATACAGCTCGATAACATCTGCCACTGCCGGAGCCAAAATGGCCGAAGCACGCAGAGCCATTTCCAGCGAGTTGGCCATGTAGTCAACGGATGGGGGCGTTGAGCCAGGAGGGGCGAACTGGTCGAGCATCATGCCGCCAGCCATTTCAGTCATGGCACCGACAGCCGATACTACCAGAATCGGTTCGAGCAATGGATTTTCATCCAGTTCTTCGAGATGCAACTCCTCACCGAAAGTAACGGCTTTGTGGAGGTGAACGTATTTAGACAGACGGCTCATTCTGACACCCCATCAGGCCGAGCAGGCGGTGGCAGATCGGGAAGAGATGCCACGTATGGAACCACTTCACGCAGGCCCTCGGCATACCCGGTGACGGCAGCGAAGTCCTTGAACAAACTGGCTTCGACCGTACAGACAGCGTCTTCTTTCAAGACGTCAATCACACTGGCGATGGCCGGTGCCAAAATAGCGGCGGCCTTAAGCAGCGTACGATTTACAAAAGGAGTTTCGCCAGCAGCGGCGTTAACGTCCTTCATGGCTTCGATGAGTGCAGTAGAGGCACCCATCGTCGCTTCAAGAACCACACGGTCTTGGAAAAGCCCGTGTTCGTTAGGGTTGAGGCCCTCGCCAGAGAAGTTCTGGGCCAACTTATGCAATTTGTTATAGCGATGCAAACTAGACATCTTGCTTCTCCTTTGCGTGGCTGTAAGCCACAAATTCACGCATCAGATCCAGTGGGTTGATCTGACCGTCGTCTTGGAAATAGTCGGAAGCTTCAGAGGCTTCAACCATTTCCAGAATGCCCTCAATAACCTTAACACGGCCCTGTCTGACTTTAAGCTGATCAGGGCCGGGTCGGCCGGTACGCAGTGCCTCTGTAGCATTGACCATTGCAACCATCGCCAACTGTTCAAGCACTGCTGTTGCAGCACCATCAATCAGCGAGTCTGTGGAAGTTTCCTGGTCAATTACATCGGCCAGTTCAGCTCCCAGACTTTCAGTTGCTTCTTCATGATGGATCAACACCGCGTGATGCAGATTGGGGTAGTTCTCAAGTGACATACGCTAACCTTTTTCGGAGTGATGCACGTAGTGAGCCCAAGTGGCCGCCACTGGTGCATGGATTTTCATGTTGTCGGAAAGAGTACGGGGCTCTCTCAGACTGCGGGCACCGAGGTGGGCACGGAAACGGGACATGGACTTCAACATCTTCCTGTCCAGGATGACCATGACATTCAGCTCATCGCCGTCAAAGTCGGCGTTGTATGCAACCAGGATGTTGTTCGACAGGGAAATGGTGAAATCTTCCACGTCGTCTTTGATCACAGGTACATAAAGCTGTTGTGCCGAACCACGAGTCAACGATGGGTTACGTTGCAGGATGATCGGCAGGCCACGCATTTGATTGCCGGCTGCATCGATATCTTCGAAGATTCCGTTAGGGAAGCCTTCGATCAACGGAGACTCATTGATCAACTCATCAAACAGCTCACGCAGCAATGGGTTCCATTGCAGAGTGTTGTCTTCCAAGAATGCCAGAGCATCGTTGGTCGAGAAGCCACGTCGTGCCAACTTACCACACAAGTGCGGCTCGTAGATCTGCACAGCGAATGCCCACGGCAGATGACACTCTTCATAGTGGTGCGCGTCGCTCAACGATGTGATAACCGCACGGCCAGTAAAGTGCAGACGAGAACCGATGTTCTGTCTGCGCACCAGGCCATACTTGCCACCGATGAACTTGGTGCAGATGTTGGCGTAACAGATACCCAGCGCGGCAATAGCACGAGCAGCGTGAGATTGACGGCGCTTCAGATCCAGAGCAATGGGGGTGCTGTAGGTACTGGTGATCGTGTAAACCGCATCGAGCAGCGCAGTCGTTTTGTCGTCCGCGTAGTTACCCATTGCAGTCTTTTCAGAGACCACAAAGATTTGACTCGGCAGTGGCAGATGCTTCTGCACAACCTTGTCCCGGTTTTGACGGATGAACTCACGAATGTCTTCTTTATCCTGCGCCGGTAACTTCTGGCACAGTTTGGAAGTGATGATGAACTCGATGATTTCATCGAAGTGATCGATGAAATAGTTGATACCGCGTTCATGCTTGCTCTTGTAGTCTTCCAGAATGCCTTGGAAGGATGCCAGCGTTTCCGGATAGAACGGATCGCAGATCCAACTGAGCATGGAGAACGACTTGAGCGGCGTCAGCCGTGGGGACAGAACGTTCCACACTTCTGGGTGAATGAACCCTTTTACTCCAGTTGGCGGAGCAATCCAAACACCACTGTCAATCGCCCGGTCAACCAGGTTAGTAACTTTGGTGTTACACTTTTTACAGTACCGGCCGAGGTAACGCTCGCCAGTAATGTGCCCACCCAAACAACTTGGAATAGTGGGAATCGTATCGCCCTCGAACGAACAGGACAAATACAGTGCCAACTGATCGCGACCTTCTTTGGTACCCAAGTCCAAATTCAGGTCATTGACAATAAGAGGAGGGGTCGGCAAATCTTCCATGACCTGTTTATGGTCAAGAATATACGCAACTAATCCCACGATAATCCTCCAACAAAAAATGTAAGTGAGGGCATAAGTAAAGCCCTCCCGAAGGAGGGCTATACCGGGTGAACACTGGGCAGCCTACCCATGATCTTTTCCCAACCTACGGTCAGGAAGCATTTGTGTCACCCTATCTTCCGCCAGATGTTTATCCCGATGGAGAGTCAGCTCCGTGTAACGACACAGTTTGTTTCGGGCATCCGACAAGGGGTGAGCAGGACTTTTCCACAATTGGGAATTAGGGGATCTATCCCATGACCCTATTGCCCCAAAGGGCTTTGCTCACATCCAGCATGGCGCTGCGTCTAAACGAAGCGCCTTACCGAATTACTTACCAACGACCGCCAGGACGGCCGTTGAATGCTGCGCCTGGACCAGCAGCGGTAGCGCCACCGTAGATCGACTGACCAGCTTGGCCGGCAGTGAACTGCGAGTAGTCGTAGCCGCCCATGATCAGACCGGAGCCCAGACCGTGAACCATGTTGGCAGGGTTAACCACCAGACCAGCTTCACGGCACGCCGAGGTGATCACTTCGAACCATTTTGGACCGATGAAGTAACGGCCCGAGTAACCAGTGATAACCTGACGACCGTTCAGAGCGTCGTCGATGATGGCCAGGCGGTTCGCCATGCGTACAGCCGCAGGAGCGGTGTTCGGCGAGAACGAGTCAGCCCACTGCATCATTGCCGCAGGGTTGGTTTTGCCGTACAGGTTGGCAACGGCCAGCAGATCGATGTCGCGGATATCGCGGATCGCCGCAGTGCCGGTGTCGGTTGGGTAGTAGCCGTTGTGGATGCGGTTGCCGGTATCGATGATCATCGAGAAATCGCCGATGATCGACGCTTTCTTGCTGTAGATGCCACCGGTCAGGTTGTCGCAGGCACGGATGAAAGCAGCGATTGCGTTGGCGTTGCCGCTGGCCACAGCGCGGAAGATGTCGAGGTTCAGTACGTCAGGACCGACTTCAGGAATGTCCAGAGCGAAGACCACGCCTTGATTGAGGCGGAAGTAGTCGCGCATGAAGGCCGGGAAGTTGTTCTTGAAGCTGTCGCTACGGCTGTCGATCTTGGCAGCTTTCTCGGTGCAGTAACCCAGAGCACCGATGTCGCGGTAATCAACATCGCCATCTTTCTTGTTGTAGCGTGGACGGAACATGTCCGCCCAGCCGTTTTGCACCTGGATCATCGCCGCAGTCACCAGACTGAGGATGTTCATTTCGGTGTCGGCGGCGTCGTAGCCAGTAGCCAGACGAGTCAGAACGATCTGAGCCAGGAACGGCTGGTTGTTCGGCGCATTCGGGTCTTGGACCGGTTGGGTGTAAACCGGTTCAACGTAACCAGCAACCTTGACGATGTTGCTCGAACTGGTCAGGAATTCACGGCCCGCTTGATGGCGGGACGAGTCCATTTCCAGGACGAAGTCGGAACGGATTGGCATGCCCACTTCGTCGAGGTAGTTCTCGCCGGTGGTGTTGATGCGACCGATCAGTTGTTCCTGGTTGCTGTTACGGCCGACCAGGGTGTAAGCAGGGGTATCGTCCAGGACTACGTTCTGGTTCATGGCGTTCCAGGCGGCCAGCGTGGACTTGTGCAGCAGGCCGTGGATATCGCTCTGTTCCAGGTTGAAGTCTTTCGGCAGCACGATGCAACCGGCGTCGATGATTTTCAGCTGACGGCCAGGGCGAGCCATGGTTACCAGTTCGGTCATGCGAGTCAGGTATTCCTGACTGTTGTAGATGTCGCCGACGACGGTTGGGGTTTCGATGGAGCGGCCTTCGACCTTGTCGATGCGGTTAGGCAGACGAACATCGTCGCCGTCGAGCAGGATCGAGAAGACCGACAGGTTGTCGATGCCCTGGGTAACAACGGTCTGGATGATCAGAACGGCAGGCACTGGCAGGCCGAGCGAGTTGGCGTCCAGAGTCTGGATAGCGAATTTGGAAACGGTGTCCTGTTGCAGGGAACGGGACATTTCTTTGATCAGCACCTCTTCGAGGGCTTTGGCGCGCACGGAGCCTGCCGAACGACCGATTGGACGGACGCGGCGAGCACCGAGAGATTCCAGCGTGAACTGACCGTTAGGGGCCTGGTCGCGACGGGAGTTGGAGAAGTCCTGAGTGTTCTGAGACATTTGCACTGTATCCTTTTGTACGGGGGTTGGTTGAACGGGTGCAGGGTTAGCGCGTTGCTGCGTCGCTGGTTGCACAGGTTCTGGTTTCACTGGTGCCGGGGTGGGCGCCACTGATTCTGCTGCCGGCTGAACTGGAGCAGCGGAAGACGCTGCGGCAGGTGCCGGGGTTGGTTCGGTGGAAGGCTTCACACCGGCAGCTAACAAAGCCGCCGCCATGATGTTTCCACCATCGCCAGTTTTCTTAACGGGCATGTGCCGTCTCCTTAGGGGATGTTACATTTGGCCAAATAAATCAAGATCCCAACCATGATTCCCTTTATGATTCAGGTCTGAAAAGATCTTATTTGTCATCAATTTTTCGAACCGACGTTATAGTCCATTGCGTCTCTCGACGCCGTCGCATTTTCTGCTATACCATATCCACATGGCAGTGGAAGAAAACATCACCGCTATCTTTTGACCCTCATTTTACCACCTCAAGGACATTCAAAATGTTCGACCTAATTGGCGGAAAGCTAAGAGTAGATGCAAAGCCAACGCCAGTAGGCTCGTCTACCCAGTTCGTGACAAACTACGAATTGGACATCCGTACCTACATTGATTGGCGCAACCGTGACATTGCTTTTGTGCCAGCAGATCACTGGATGGTAAGCCTTATCTTGGAGCTGGGTCAAAAGCTCGGTTACGACCTGGATCGAACTGTGGAGGACATCTATCGACGCGTGGCTTTTCTAACCCGCGAGATATCCTCAACCTTTGGCTTTACTACGTCCGCCAATGCTGGCAGACTGCACATCGGCGATCAGGGTAACACAACGATTTACCTGGTGGGCGAATCTCCCAGACGTCTTGGCGTTACCCGCAACACGCCTTACACCGACATCATTGCCATTCGGTATCTCAGTCACGACTCCACCAACCTTACGATGGGCAGCAAGGCAATCGCTGAATCGCGGATTGGCTTGGGTCTGGACTCGATTGAGATTGACCTTGGTTTGCTGATGCTCCAGTACACGTTGTGGACCAGAGAGCAACTGGCATCGGGTGAAACAGATCTGCGTACGCCACAGATCTTTGTAGGCATGCACGTACTGCCCAAACTCAAAGCCAGCCAGTACGCCATTGCCATGATGAATCGCATTACGGCCATCGCTGAGGGCTTGCCAGTCAGCGATGTCTACTACCGCCTGAGTCAGTCGTATGTCAACAGAACGCAGGGCGGTCAAAGTATCCTTGAGAGCATTTCTAAAATAATCCTCGGACGCGATGTCACCTTCGAGTTTCTCTTAGGGATGCTGCCTGTTCCTATGTCTGAAACCTTGGCTGACGTATTGACGTTGCCAGAAGGTTTGCCCACCCGACAGAACACATGGGCGCTGGTACTCTCCCGTTACAATGCCCTGCGTTACCTCTGGGCACTGACGCGGATGGATGCCAGTCGAGCCGGGCGATATCCTGTCAACGACATTCGTCGAGTTATCTTTCGAATGATCAACGATGGAGGTTTGAGTGTAGCATTAGGCAGCGCTGTACGATCTAATGTACAGGACAAACTGGAAGACCTTGTTGTGCGAACCACCGCATAAAGCCTCTCCTCTTCCTTTTACGGGAAGAGGAGAGTTATGCCGTTAAGTTAACGCTATCGCAATTGTTCACTTCTTCCTTCGACACCACTTGCGGTACAGGTAACCCACTGCAAATCCAACCACGAATGGCCAGGACAATGGAAAGTAAAAGATTGCAATGACAATGATCATGACGCCTGCGATCTTGGCGAGATATTCGCCCATCAGTGCTATTGCGGAAAAAAGAACAAGAAGTTCTCTCATGCCGTCTCCTTGCGTCGCATTTTGTATTTGAGGTGCTCCGACATTACCTCGCGGTAAGCCGCCTTGTCATCGCAGTCGTCCCCTTGCAGGTACGAATACTTCTCCTCAAACACGTAAAGGTATTGATCCTTATTAGGACCCGCCACGTCTGCGCTACTGGCCGGAGTTCTATCCCGTTCCAGCACCACGTTGAACATCGGGGTGCGTTCACCTGTGAGGGCTTGGCCGATGGTTAAGCTTTTAATCTGAGACCAATGGTAAAATGCATTCATAGCGATTTCTCCACAGATTGAGTTGAACCTTTGACTGACCTAGCCAGAGATTCATTACAATGATCTAGGTTTATAATTCACTTGTCTGTGGCCTCTCCAGATCGCTCTGGAGAGGCTGTGGATTACAAACTATCCGACAGCATGGTTGTCAGGTTCTTATTCACCATAGGCAATCCTAGCGTCTCTGCGAACAGGTAGAATGGACTAACTGCTGCGTAGGTCTGTCTGCGGATACCAGCGGCTTCTAAGATCTCTGGCGGGATACCATCACGTTGCACAATGTCAAGCGGCATGAGGAACGAGGTGATTGCAGCTTTTGGTTTATCCCCATCAATACCATGGATGTAGAAGTCTTCCAGGGCAGCCTTACAGGTTGGATTCTCAATGTTAGCAATCCACTCGCGAATGGCTGTCTTGTTAGGCAGGTCCACAGAAATCTTTACCGCTCGATATGGCAGAGAAGGCACCGCGCCTCGGTGAGCGAATGCCTTTTGCCACAGCTCGTAATGGAAGTAGTTAGACGACATCGGTTTCTTGTAGTCTTCCTTGGGCCGCACATACGCCGACTTAAGGTACTTGGTATTTCCCTTCTTGATCGACTCGGTAACTTCCCGTTCGGTATCAGCCATACCGCGGATGATCGGCATGATCTCAAACGAGCCATGTTGGTAGATCTGGTCCATCACAGACACGATATTGTCGTTAGACTCATCGATGATCTCTGGTGGGCTGTTGGAGTCTTTGTACTGAACTCCTTTGATCTCCTTCTTGGCTTTCTTATACACACTGCCTTCTTTTGCAATCATGGAGGCAATGTAGTGTTTGGCGATGTTGGTCAGACCGAAGACAGAGAATGCAAACTCGTTCTTCATTGCCAGCTTCTTAACATCATCCCCTTCTACACCCATACCTGCCGACAAGCAAGCCAATGCGTGTGTCACGGTTTGACAGGCCATGAACACCACAGTGTGCCAGGTTGCCTGACATGGCTGGTCGAACTTGGCGTAGCCGTTCTTCCACTTGACCCACTCACGCACCCCAAAGAGGCAGGAGTCAGTATCAGAACCTACCACAGAGCGCCTACGGATATCACGCGTCCTGGAAATGTTAGGCGGCACGTTAAGCGTCGTCCAGAACACTTTGATCAGGTCAGCGTATTTATCCAAAGTAGCCATGATGTGTTCAAAGGTCAACACGATCATGGACAGGGCTTCCATGTTCCCTTCGTTCTTCAAGTCGTCAATGGACTTACCGGCAGTAACCTCGGCACACAGAATCAATGCCAGGGCCCGATGGTCGCCTTTAACTTTCTTGATGGCCGTCAGTGGATCAGGATGATCGCCCTTAACCGCCATGGAAAGCTCGTCCAGGTACACGGTCATGAACTCTGGGTTGAACTTACGCAGGTGGTACATGTCGCCTGTGTAGGCAAAGGCTGCACGCTCCAATGGATTGAGCGTTTGCACGTACTCGATGATCAACTCCATCTCAACTTCACTGTGCCAATAAAGGTCAGTGCTGTACTTGATGAGTTTGTAGATCTCGTCCACGTTGGGGTATTTCAGGTTGTACTTGGTCATCACCTTTTCAAACTCGACATAGTCGGTATGAGTGACGATCGTAGTGATCTGGGTCATCACTACTTCTGGCGACCAATAATGTCTTGAGCCGGCTACAAAGCGCTCAATAGTGGCGTTACCATAACTGGTTGCAGAACGACACCCACTGGTCAGCGATGAGTGGGCAGATACCAACACAAACGGCGTAGACCCAATGGTCTGCATGCCAGAGATCCCGTTGTTGAAGATCTTGTGCGAGGTCTGTTCGTTGTGCTTGATGCCGGCAACCTGATCGTGTTTCTTGAACTCGATCTCCAAGTCGGCTAGTCGAGCTTGCAAGGCAGGGGTCAGTGGGGGCATAACCCAGCCTTCTTTACTCCTGTCGCCAATCAGATCCTGAATCTGAGCGCCGTAGCCGTTAGCCGAAAGCTCTGCTACCAGACCTTCTTCTTTGGCTTCGTTACGCAGGCCAAGGTTGCCGTTGATGTACAGACCCATTTCGCTTTGCAGGGTCTTTGGTCGCAGGTATGTGGTCATGCTAGGCGAGCAGATAAGATCTTTCGCCACGATGTTCTTGAGATAGTTGAGGTAACCTACCTTGCGAACAAACCGGTCACCATTCTCATCTTTGTCGATGATGGTAACCAGTGGATTCTTGATGGGGAACTCGCCATCTTTACCCACCTTGCGGCGAACAAACTCAACAGCAGGCTCCCACGGCATGTTCCGTAGTTTGCCCAACATGAAAGCATTGTCGCGAAAGTAGGTGGCAACTACGTTTAGATCTCGGACGTACTGGTCCGGGTGTAAAAGGAAATGATCCATTAGATCACCGCGTCAATAATCGAGTGGGGGTCGATGCCGTAGCCAAATGCGTCGGCGGAGACAAGTAATCTGATATACAGCGTTTTGCCGACAGCCTGGGTTTGGAAAATATGTCCAGCTTCAGCAATACGGGTAGGCAATTCTTCACGTACCCGCATGTACATTTCATCCGCCCATTCATTGATCTGGTCTTTAGAAAAGGTTGGGTCGAACATTTTGAAGATGTGGCGAGTACGTCGCAGTCGCGGGTGAACATTCAGGTGGTTTCTGTTGACAGCCACTCTGGCAAGGTATTCTAATTCTTGGACCAAGAAATGGTCTGGAAACTGTGCTGCCATCTCTGATTGACCGCAATCTTCTCGGAGATAGTTTCTAAAGTCAGCTATCATTTCTTCTAGGTTAATGATCGCAATGGCTGGACTGGACATGGTCTAAATCTTGCGTGGGGGACTATCTAATGTCTCCGGGTAATTCTAATCGACGGCATAGAGGCAGTCCATGGGAATTCCCATGGACTGCCCTACCAGTTACTTGATCGTTACCAGCTTGGAGGAATTAACCTCCAAATAGCCGTCAGGCGGATAGATCATGAGATGCGGTACACAGGATGCGTATTTAGCGAAATTGAACTCGAAGTCATCTCGCTTGCTGGCAGCCAGGTAGGCGTCTCGGGTACCACCTTTGTAACGTTCGATCTGTTTCAGTAGCTGGAGATTGGAAGAACCAATCTCCCCATTGAGCAACTTGGCACGACGCTGTCGCTTAAAGAACTGAGAGGTGTTGGCAGAGTTATCTCCTTCCTCCTCCCATTCAATGGAGTCCATGATTTCCAGATCGGTAGCAGTCTCTACTACCTCAAATGGAATCTCCGGCAACCCACGAACGTGTACGACGTGTTCGTAGAGTTTGTTACCAGAAACCCAGGCACCATGATCCTTGCCGTAGAGCTTGCCCAGAAGATCCAAAGGGATGGGGTCGAAGAAGAAACTAATGTGGTCGCAGTACGGGCCAACCAGATTATACTTCTTAGCCATTTCCTCAGACTTCTTGATCTTGTCATTACTGGTTCCACGATGACGCGGGGTTTCCAATCGGGCAAACTGGGCGGTCGAGTAATGGTAGATCTGTTCGTTCTTGTTCATGGCTTCGAGGACCATCGCCAGATGACCTTTACGGGCAGCCATGGTCAATGAATCTGGAACGATTGGTTTTGCATGAACTCACGCAGCAGCGCCAAGTCGGCGTCGGATGCGTTGAACGGGTTGACGTGCTTGAGGTCGGTCAGGATCAGTGGCAGCGGAGGAGGAGTCTCATCTGCCGAGGTGACCTCGTAGTCGAACTTGGCGTAGCCGGTAGGGTGGCCATTGGCGTCCAAGAACACGTCCAGCTCAAGCTTCTTCGGATATTCATCCGGCTTGATGGTGTAACGCATCTTGGCAATGCCGGTGCCGATGGCCTTGGATATCATGTCGTAGATTTCGTTGGTGGCTTCGAGGTTGGTTTCATCCATACCTGCCTGACCTTCCACGAACTTCTTGGTAGTCATGACCACGCCCTGACGGTTCAGACGGCGTACACGAATGGTAGGGCCACGTTGACCGGCACCGCTAGGCATCAGGCAACCTTGAGACTGCTCTTGCAGTAGCTTGACCACGAAAGGTTGGCCGGCCAATTGGTCCAGTTGTTTTGGATCGGCAATGCGGCCATAGAAGACGTGTTCTATTTCCTGCTCGGCTTTGCCTGAGGTATCCTCACCCAGGATGTCTTCCAGCGCCATACGTATACGAAAACGAGGACTCATAACTGCTCCTTGGAACAAAAAAAAAATTAAAGAGGGGAGATGTCGACGAATAACAAACGCACCTCCTCCACCCAGTTGCACGAGGCACTTAAGCAGAGGTGGTGGTTGTCATCCAGGGTGAACTCTAGCCGACGTATGACAGGAGCATTACCCAAACAGTAATCATACTCCAACACGCGCACGCCTTGGTTGTTCATGGTCTGTAATGGAAGATGGTCAAATGTCCATTCCTCATCATCAAACAACATGCCAACCATTTTGAAAGACAACTGATACCCGGCAGCCAAAGCTGCGGGGTCCAGGTAGGGCGATACATCGATGTAGCCTGGACCCTTGAATAACTTCAGGGGCCCGTCCAATCGCAGTAGTCTGGCCATGTTACACCTGGCTAGACGTGATAGAGAAATCGAGAACGCCATTACCGATCAGGATTGCTTGCAACTGTTGCTCAGAGATTGCATCCCTGACCACCGCTGTCAATACCTGAGTGCCTGCCACTTCAACCGAGTTAAGGTTGATGAGGGGTTCTGGGATCACAACGATCGGCTGGGTGTCCGATTGCTTGATCAGGATGTAGGTAATCCGGGTGGGGTCAGTTTGACTGCCCTCCCGGAAGTACGCCTTGGTGGCTGCAACCAGTTGAACAATGTCACCCGGTGCCAGCTTGGCAGTTGCGTAACCAACTTCACCTTGAAAGGCGTAGTTGTTGAAACGCGACTTGTTACCCACCTGTGTTGTGGTGGTAAAGTTGATCCGTGTTTCAGGAGCAACGCTACGGAGTGATACCGCCATTGTCCAAACCCTCAATCGAAAAGTGCAGGTTAATCTTGACCGTGCCTGGAATCAACGAGAAACCAATCACGTCCTCCCAGTACAGATCTGTGGCAGACAACCCATCTTTCAGGTCATCCAGAACGTTCATTAGAATCAGCCGACCAAGAGGGTGTGCATCAAAGATCATGTGATCATGGTCGAGCTGTAGAAAAACGTTGAAGCGTTTGACGATGTTCTGGCCAACGGTGTCGTACCAGTGTTTAGGTGGCTCTTCCCCGTAGTTATCACGTATGTAGCTTTTGCTGGCTACCTGATAGGCCAGTGCAAGGGTCTCGGACTCGACGGTGACCACCCCAGCGGTTTGATCAGCGTCGTACACGGGTTCGATCTGATCGTCGTGCTGCCAAGAGGCTTTGTGAGGGTCCTTGGCTATGCTCTCATCAGCTTCTTGGTGGCTGGAGGTTGGCATGATAGTTCGTCATATCCTTTTGGTTGGATTCATCAACCGCGGCCTGACTTGCCACGACCAATGTCAAATTTGGGGATCTGAAGGTGTAGTCAATCAAATGACTTAGCCCCAAGCCCCGAAGTTGTGGCGTAAAACTGTTCAGAGTATTAAGCACATCGAAGTAAAAGGCATCGGCCACTTCAGGTGCACTGCACTGACCGGGGCCCAATGAATCGATGGCCCCATCAATGCCCCATTCATCGATATCACCAAAGAAAGTCGAGGCGGCCAGTGTCACAATGTCCTCTGGCGGACCGAACTCGTTGTAGAGATCGTCGTCCTCGCAACCGTAGTTTGCGATGAGACCTGTGCGGTACTCTTGGATCTCTTCAGACATGTTCAAGATAATAACGCGTTGCAGGGTTGTGTTCATACGTCCACCAGAAAATCGTAATACCCAGGAGTCAAACGGAATTTGAATGACCCAGGGCAGGATTGTCTCCATCTGGGGTACTGACTATCCAGAGCACCCATTAGGTTAGTGTAGATCATGATCAGATCGTCTCTGATTTTTTCTATGTCAAAAGACCTGCCTAGAATGAAAGCAAATCTAGCCACACATTCTTCGTAGGTAGACAGGATGTCGATAGCCTGAACGTGTCCGGAGTCGTAAGTCCAGCTGCGGCTATCAGTAACAAAGGCCTCCATTACAAACTCTATCAGGGTTTGGCAATAGAGGTCTAAGTTGCCTGCTTCAATCCCCAGATCGAAGTAGTCGCTTTCACGATCTATTCTCAAGAGGATTGTGTTGGGTAAGAAAGCCCGCTTGATCCTCAGAATGGTCGGAACAGCCTGTGATGTTGTCATTGGATGAGACATCCTAGTTTAACCGACGTACAGCAGGCGGTGTGCGGACCCACAGTGTGAAGGTGAGAATGTTGTTGTGTTCGGGCGGAGGTTTGCTGTCGTAACCCAGTCTGAACTCTTCGGGGATGGGCCCAGTGGGATCATCCACGTAGTCCAACAGAATTGGATTTACAGGTTGAATACGTTGAGCCTGGTATTCTCCAGCCTGATTGCCCACCTGCGTTGGGGTGAAGTTGTACAGCGTAGGCACGCCTAGAGTATTCTCAAGGTTCGGTATGGAATGAATGATTTCCAACAGGATGTGGTAAGCCAATTCAACCACAACTGCCATTGTTGCATCCTTGCCCCAGCGCCCAGATTCTTGAGCGAAGACGGCATAAACCGCATCCACCTCATCAAACAGCACCCGCCTTACTTTGGCGTGGGCTGTGCGGTCTTTGAGCACCCTTGCAACAGGCGACATCATAAATGCACATGCACACACAAGCGCCAATTGCTTGTAGTGTGCACATGCCATCGAAGTCGTTTTGTAGTCCATGTTACAGTTGGACACAGCCGACAAGATCCTGGAGATCTCACCGATTGCTTCGTCCAGGTTCAATCGTAAACGATAATTCCCGTACATCACATGACTCCCAATATCCTGTCATCGATCCGGTACTCCGCCCAGATTCTGACACTTAAAAGGTTAGGCGTAATCTGCCAGACATCCTCGATGAAGAACTCATCGTATTCGCTCGTTGTGTTGCTAACGAATTGGATGATCTCGGTATACCACCTACCAGACTGCGCCCTGAAGAACAACTCTAGGTAATGGAAAGCACTCCCTAGGTTGCTTGCAATAAACTCTTCCAGACAACTGCCGTACCCAGAAGATCTGTCCTTAATGGCCAACGCCGCTAGGTCGTTAACCATCTCGGTGAAATTAGGGAACAGTTTAACGATGCCTGGGTAACTCATCTTGACCTCGGCCACAATTTCAGCCATGTCATGATTGATCGTTAGGTAAGGCACAGAAGTCTCCCTAGAAACCCAGCGCTTGAATCGCCGGCAATGCAATGCCGCTATTCTCCAACTCTTCGGATAACTCCTCATAGTTGGACGCAACCACTTCCTCGTACGACAACCAACGGTACCACAACGTCAACGTGTAGTAGCCATCGATCATGGGTGCAGGAAAGGTACAGATTGCAAACTTGCGGTGTGGGTGGGCTGTCTCAATAATGAGTTCAGCCCTGGCGATCTCACTCTGCAATGCTTTCCAAACATTGTCCAGCACTTCACGACCAGCTCTTTGAGCATGGCTGGGAAAGAACTGGACACATTCGTTAAGCTTGAGACCGCCCGGTATTCTCAACGAGCTGTGGATCAAACCGCGGGTCAGATAACCCACGGTGTCGCTGGTGAACTGTTCCTGCACATTGTTGAATACAGGATCGTCCAGGTCAATATAAAACTGACCGATGATTTCTCCCAGGGTAATCACAATGTGAAAATCGGGATTACCCTGGTTGTATGAAGCTTGCTGAAGGCCACTCATGTAAACCCCTAAGCGATTAGGTGCCTCACGAAGTCATTCATGTTTCCGCCCGATGCTCGGACGGCTGCTTCCACAGAAGCCCGATGACATACGTAAGAAAAGATCAGAGAGTTCCCCACCGTAGTTACCGTCCACAGTTCGCCTGAGCGAACGGTGTGGTCGATGAACTCGTGAACTTCATTGTGGGGATCGTAGTAACTGTTGTCCAGGAAGTCTTCCAGGGCAGCAGTGTATTGGAAACTTTCTTGCTGAATCCAGCGCTTCTTGAGCTGTGTTGGGCTAAGGCGCGCTGTCGTATCATCGGGCAGTGGTTCGGGTTCGGTTGCTTTCAGATCGATTGCATCCAAGAACGTTTTAAGTTCCAAGGTACGCTCGTAAGCATTCCGACCATCGTCACTGTATCCGTTGTCAACGATAATGCCACACTCTTCCTTCATCGTGTCCAGCAAACGCTTGATCTGGCGAGGACCACTACCCGGCACGTATTGGCCGGATCGTAACATATCTTTGGCGCATTCAAACATGAACTTTGCCCAATGGCGAGTGGTCATCAGATTTACACCTGGGACCTTACACTCGTTGGAGAACATGGTCAGTTCTGCCAACTGCTCACCCATGTCAAAGATTCGGTTCATCAGACAGCACTCCTTATAAAGCTTATCGCACATAAGCTGCTACCGCGAGATGTCACCCACAGTTCTTCCCCGTTATATCCGGCATGCGATAGCGTTTCATTCATGAATAGGAGAATATCCTTTTCATGGTGATACCTTACCGCCTTGCCGTTTTCAGTCAACGCAGGCTCTGACCCAAATGGGGTTAGGACAGGATAGCCAAGGTTGATCAAAATCCAAGCAATGTAGTCTGCCAAGTTGACGTAAACTCCAACTTGAAAGAGCTCATGTCGCCACTCGGTTACATGGAAAAGAATCGAAGAATGCAACCCTGGTATATGGTTGATATTCATAGTACGACACCAGAACCCAGATCACGTAGATAATTTAGGTCTGAGAATCCGTCGTATGGATCTCAGGCGGCTCTAGAATCGCGTCTAAGAGGCGATGGCCTCCTACAGGATATCCCGTTGCAGTTTCAATTTAATTGCTCTTCTAGGTGGCTTACAGAAGCTCGACTAAACATTAGGCATAAAGCCCCTGTCCGTCCGTGAGGAGGACAGGGGTGGATCGCCCACACATGAAGCCTACCACGCAAACCCTCTCCCCAAAGAGTGTTCAGTGAAAGCCTCGGATTAACTCAGCCGTAAGGAGTACAACCGGCAGAGTCTTATCAATAACTTACGCAGCCTGGTTAGGTTTGAATAAGTTCTGGGGGAGGATTGACCACCTCGTGTATTTCTGGGTTGTATTTCAGTCGCAGCATGCGGTCATGCCAAGGCAGCCCGTGGCAGACCGTACACAACAAATTGATCGGTCGATTGTCTACGTCTCGATCGTTGCCCAGAAAGTAAACGATGTCCATGTGGTCGACGTAGTTACATCGAGTGCATCTGAACACGCCGCTCATTGTTCAGTCTTTTGGACCAGTCGATCCAGCCGGGAGTTGAGGATGCTGGCCAGTTGCGTCATGCAGACCACTTGCTGTGCCATCAGTTCCTGATCGAGTGGATCAAGGCTTGCATGGATCTCGCCGGCGATGAACTTGTTGGAGGCTTCGATGCGGGCGCGCAATTGGGCCAGTTCGCCAATGATGGTTTGCTGGTATGGGGGGAGGTGGCCAACGTGACCGATGGCGATGTAGTCTGCCTCGAACACATCTTTGGGCGACCAGCTGACATGGCCATTGGCGTATTTAACTGCGTAGCCTGGCTGGCCTTCTTTGTCCTGTAGACCTGCCTGAGCCCAGGCCAGGACTTGTTTGGTACCGATGTAAGACTGGGTCATGGTCGTATCCTAATGACTGCATAAAAAAGCCCACCCGAAGGTGGGCTCGGTTTTAGCGGGGTTGCAGCTGATTGGACTCAAGACCCTATTCGCTCAACGTATCCGCCTGTCCTATTCGGAAGATGTACTTCCGCATAGAGTAGTGGTACTGGTTAATCATTTACCGGAGTAAGAGGAAAAGGTGAAAAGAACAGTCCAGACATGTTCTCCTCAGTCATTGGAACAACCCAGTAGTTTTCCTGGGTAAACGAGTGGCGCCCGGCAGGCAGGCAACGAAGGAAGACTGCCTCCATAGCGTGGACCAATTTGCCGGCATCGTTCCTGGCCATTGGTCTGGTTCCCCGATACTGTAACATCAGGAAATTATTGGCACCGCCACCGTTGGTTGGGTCATGCGAAAACATGTCGCTGGTAGAGCTGTTAGCCGTGACCAACTGGCGCAGGGAATAGAGTCCATGCAGTTCCAGCCGATTAGAACTGCCCCTCCATTTCCCCAGCATGTCATTGCGTTTCTGACAGCTTGGGTCGAAGTCAATGTTAACGAGGGGTTCTGTACTGATGATCGGCATGTAATCCTCCAAAAATTAAGCAGTTGGGCATAAATGCCCGCCCCCGAAAGGGCGGGACTTGAGCACCTGGAGATGCAAGTAGGAGTCTGTCCTTAGACTTCCAATGGTTGGCTGCAACCATCCTCTACTCAATACTATCAGTCAGTGCGTGGTCGCTTAACACGGCCCATTGTAGAAACCAAGGTCTGGAGGCCAGAGATTGGCTCTTGTTCCTTCAGTCTTTCGCTAAGCCGCTTGGCTTTTTTAACAAGAGCAAAAGTGTCACCGGAAACAATGTCGTTCAAGTCTTTACGTTCCATGTCTGCTCCAACAAAAAAATAAAGCAGTGAGTAAAAAGGTCACCGGGTTTCCCCGGTGACCGATCTGTTACTTACAGGAACGTACCGCTGTCGGACACTTTGTCCTTTTCAGACGTCTTGAGCTTGTCGCCCGCCGCAGCTTCGGCTTGCTTTTCCTGAATGCCGGCGAAGGTCTTCAGGGTTTGTTCCAGCTGGTTGGTCAGCTTAGCCGATTTGCCGGCGAAGAGCTGGTACTGAACTTCGACCACGTCGTCAACGAACGCCAGGCCTTCGGTCACATAGCCGCGAGTTGTCCAACCAGCACCTTCTGGGAACTGGGGAGTGATACCGCGCTTGGACAGCAGGGACAGTGCAGTGATTGGAGCTTCGCCGGTGGTCGGGAAATCTTCGCTCTCGCGGCGGCTGGTCAGGGACAGGAAACGAACGGTGCCTGGCTCGGTTTGTTTGATCGGAAAGTTCAGCCAGTTGTAGATGTCCTTGCTGTCCAGATCTTCGTTGGTTGGATGGCCAACCATGACCAGGTCTTCCAGGTTGGTGACGAACAGCGTATCGGCCTTGACTTCGTCGATGACCGTTTTCTTTTCGTCTTTCGGGTCTGGGAAGCGGTTGCTGCCATAGAACAAGGTGAAGTTCTTCTTGCCCTGGCCAGCCTTGTGTTGCAAGGTCTTGACGGACTTGAGAGTGTTTTCCACCGCCGTCGCATCTTCGTCAGTGCCCAGCATCATGGCCAACACAGGACGCCCGCGATCGCCCAGAAGCTGTTGCAGCTCGGAAGCCGTTACTGCACCCGAACCACCGGACCCCGACGAGATGAGGATAGTCAGGCCCTCGGACAGCTGGTCGCTGTTGACGAGTTCGGTGGTCATGGAAACGATCTGTTCGTAGTTCTCGGCCCGGTATTTACCGGAGCCGTTAACGTTGGGGACCAGGATCTTGGTGACGACGTCGTCGATCGGCTTGCCAGCAAAGCGCTTCAGGTTAGAAGGACTGGTGTCGAGGGCGATGAGGTTCAGATGTTCGTGCAGCTGTCTGAAGACTTCACGCTCCGAGAAAAGGATCATGATGTTTTGACCGAAGCCACCGCAAGCAACGATGTTTACTTTGTTACTCATACCGACTTTACTCCATTCAAAAATTGGGTATTGCAATACCGACATGCTATTGATCGACATGTTGTGGTCAAAGCATGTGTCAGCTAATGGGAATTAAACATGAATGCTATTCAGCACGCACTCAATGAATTGAAGCACGTCATTCCAATGCCGATCTTGCGAGAGGCATTTTTGAACGACCTTATCCGTCAAGAGACATGGGGAAGACGCCATGCTCCCGTGGTCAGTATCGACCATGTTATCCGCGACAAAGTCATCGAAGGGCGAGTTATCCCTGGGATGAATTTGATTAGCGGACAGCGGGAACTGATTCCCTTGTTCGGGTTGATTCAGGAACAACAACCAGACTGGAGCCTGGTTGTTCAGATTCCCAAAGACCGCACTGATGGGCGATCGATTACCGCGGTGTATGCCATGGTAACCGGTACGCCTACAGGTGCACTGGGGGGCAGTGTGTCCATGCAAAGTGGTGGCTATGGTAGCGGATTGATTGACGCCTTACGGGCCAACCAATTGTCCCGCGCCCAAATGCCATTGATGAGCGATGCCAACATTCAGCTCATTGGCGATAACACTCTCCTCATCCGTTCGCCGCTTCGTCTTGCAGGGACGCTGTATCTTGACTGCCAGCTGGAGAACAACAACACCTTGTCGCACATTCCTGCATCTGCATGGAAGCACTTCAAGAAGTTGGTTGAATACGCGGTCAAAGCGTATATCTACAACAACATCAACATCTCGATGGACGAGGCACAGATCTCTGGCGGTATGAGTCTGGGTACGTTCCGTTCAGTGGTGGACGGATACTCTGACGCCAACGAGCTGTACGAGGAGCAAATGAACAAGTGGCAGAAAGTCGCTATCCTCAGCGACCCTTTGTCACACTTGGACCACATCCAGTCGATCGTGGGTGGCTTGCTGTGACTTTTACCGGCCTGGTCCTTGGGCCAGGCTGGTTTATGCCGCTGGTGAAAACCTCGTCAAAGAGCTTGTCGAAGTCTTTAGCCTGCGGGGTGGGTTTGAGTTTGGAAGTGTTAGGGTGCACGATGCAGTGTCTCTTAGAAGCAGCCGTAAATGGCCAGAGTGCCGATGGGCATGTCGAGGAACTCACGGCAGTCCATGACGGGGAATTGGTCGGTAGCAATCGCGTACCAGTTTACAGGAATGCTCTCTTCGCCCGGATGGTGCCGGCGGCTACGAGGCTGTTCGTTGGCACTCTGGTTAAGCCGCTCTTCCATTCTGGCAGCCATGCGTTCCCAACCATGGTTACTTCCATGCTTCGCTGCTTCGTCGGTAGCCCGCCGAGCGTCTGGCCCAGCCGAGGGTTCAGCATTGGGCGCCACCGGTTCTGGCAGAAAGCCCAGTTTTTGTTTGAGCTCCTCTAACGACAGCAGCGGGTTAAACAACCAGTCTGGTTTGATCCGGCTGTAAAACGAGTCTTGGATAATGTAATCCAACAACGTCATGGTTGGAGTGACGAAGGTGGGTACTTTTCCGTAGACGAAGTTCTGTGCGCGAAGCCTGGCATGGAGGTATTGACCATACCCCTTGGGTACGTAGATGTTCTGAGTAGCACGGCGCTCACGTTGAGCCTGCTCGTAAAGAGGGGCGGTGAACATGAAGATTTTCTCTTCGACATGCGTAACCAGTACATGCAGGTCCATTGCCAAAGGAACGCTTGGGGTGGATGGCAGCGATGGGCGAGGGTCGTCAGAGACGTAACCGAACAATGGCTCAAGTGTCACGGTTTGAGGAGACCTCGGGTTAAAACGAATGCTCAGTTCAACTTCTTCTGGGCGTACCATTTTGTCCCAACCAGCAGGGGCCAGGATAGTTACTAAAGAGTGCATGTGTTGTCCTTTCGATTAAAACCTAGTCACTGCCCGAAAAGGTAGTGACTAGGCGAGGGTTGTTATTCCTGGACCGGTGCTTCGCCAGTGAGGCCAAGCAGGGTGATCCGCAAGTAGGCTTGGGCAGTTGCAGGTGTCAGGGTTTCAACAACTGCTTTGATGGCCTCGAACATCTCCGAAGCAAGTTGCTTGTCTTTCAAGACAGCCGCAACTTCGGTCATCAACTCTTGAACATTGTTGCTAGTGGCAGGTTCTTCCATGATGTTTGCCCACCAACCCAGGAAGTCATGCGATTTGCCTTGATCACTTTCTTCCACCTGTTTGCCCAGCGCTGCCATCTTACCCAAATGGATCGGGAAGTATTTGGGCAGGCTTTCAACGGTGGTACAGGTATTACCCAGCTTCAGAGCGGTTTCAACAGACACCGCTTCTGGAGACGCTGGATCGATACCCAGTTTGGTCAACCCGTAGTAGTACCGGTATTGCGCCGAATGATCATCACCGACTTCATGGTCAAGCTCAGTCGATTCACGCAGCTTGAACCAAATGTGTTCTTCAAAGAACACTGCCAGTGGGTCAACCAATTGAATCGGTACCGCGTAGGTCACTTGTTGGTCAGGGTCATAGTCCTTGTCTTTAACCCAACCCTGCAAGGCTGCGTACTCTACCAAGTTATTGATATCGTTTTGATCAACCCCGATGTGGTCACGAACGGCCAGATAAGCCCGGCCAGCATCGAACCAACCTGGACCATCGAAGCCTGGCAGGTCCCAGGAATTGACTTCCTCTTGCAAGGCGACGAGGTCGATGCCCGAACTGACGAATACCTGACCAGCGCTGTTGATTACCAGGTCGTCTGGAAACATCTTGCGCAGGTCCACCGGTACCAGCCCAGAGATTCTTTGTGGCATGCCCGCAACGTTATTGACCAGTGGCAGGTCGGCAATGTTAATCGAAGTCACGCCACTGCGATTCTGCATCAGATCCAGGAAGGTAGGTTTGGCTTGAGCCTGACCCGTTGGAACATACTCGATAGGTTCTTCTGTGACCGCCAGCTTACCAGGTTGAGGGTCCCGACCTTCAAGAATGTCAATCACCGCCGGCAACATGGTAATCCACTGAGTAGGATCAGCCTGCTTGGAAAAGAAATCGATAGCGATTTCAACAAAGGTTTTGACATCAATGTCACTGTCCTGAGCCAGTGCGGCAGGCAGGCACAGTATCTGGTTGGTGATCGATTTGTTGATACGAAAGAACTCGCTCCACAGGACGTTGGTGACCAAGCGAAGCAGATACAGCGGTCGGTTACGCACCTCATATCGGTCTGCTGCCATCATGGTCCTGTAACTGTAAATGCTCCACCCTTCGGTCTGGTGAATGCCGAAAACAGATAGCCTTTCTTCGATCATGACCGAACTGAAGACTTGGTCCTTCGTCAGGAGCTTCAGGCCCGGTTGATATAGCGTGCTCATCGAGTAGCTTTCCAACGCTTCTGGAGAAAGCCCCAGGGCGTCGGTGCCAACCCAGTAAAGATTAGCTGGCAATTTTTCAATAACGGCTTGATCGAAATGGTCAACCCGTTTGAGTCTGGTGTTGACCAGAGTAATGCCTAGATCGGAACTGATGGAAAAGATGGAAACTTCGTTAGTCATGTACATCTCCTAAACCGACTGTGAGCGCTTTGTAGCCTCACTAGTCAAATACTGAGGATTGGTGTGCTTGCCGGGAGAAGATCCCACAGAAGCATTCACAGAGCGTTACATAAGGCATGTAACTCACTTGTATACTTTAGTTTTGAAATCTGGTTACTTACGGCGCCACGGCGCGCGCACTAACTAACTGTGTAAGGGCCAAGGCTTCTCTTTCCCTAAAAATCCCTCTGCTTGGAAAAGGGTAGTGCTAAGAGAGGATTCCCTAAGAATCCGATCGTCTTGGTAACTTAGCCAACAATCATCCAAAGAACAATGTATTTAAACTCAACTGGTCTCCGCCAGGTTATAAAGAGTTAATTGGCGTAGTAGCACTAGCTAGGAGTAGTAGGGAACGAAGTGAGCGGATACGAGTAGAGAGCGCTACGCCCCCTGAGGGACTACGCTAGGAGTACCGATCGGGCTGGATTGAAAGAAAAGATAGCCGAAGGCTATATTTATTCGCGCGAGGTAAACAGAAGGGTTCAATCGTCCACCCTTCTAAGGCGAGAATCGATTTTTCCGAATATCTCTTTTATCTCGTAGGTGGTTAACGTGGCAATGGTTCTGTGGACCTCTCCAATGTAGAGAGACTCATTGAGTTTATCAATGAGCCTAAACTGCCCGTCGAACATTTTCCAAGTCGGTGCAGGCAGCCCCATTTTGTCAAAGCTCTCAAGGAACCATGCCGACGTGGGACAGAGCCATGTATCCATCCTCTTGATAAACTTAACCATCTTCGCATTTCTTTTGAGTGGGTTGGTATAGGGATACTTTGGAATGATTACCAATGGGTGGTGATCGATGTGGATGATAACTTTGTCTGTATGGAATACTTGTAGCTGTAGAGGTGTCATTGTTGGCGACCTTAATCTAATCCATTTCAATTTTATGATCTAGGTCTAAAACTTAGTTACCTCCTCCCCAGAGCAAACAACCGTGCCCAAACAACTCCCTCCTCCGCCCAAGTATCTGTATCACGGCTCAATGTTTAACAACGAGGGCAGGTCCCTCATGCCAGGCATCCATTACACTGGGGAGTTGACCACCTGGGATGGAAAGCTTGAAACCAACGAGTTCCTCTACGCCACCAGCGTGGCCCAGGAAGCAATCCTTCTAGGCTTTGGTAGTCTGGTTGAAAAGAAACACAACAGCGTGCGCTTCGGAACCGGTGACGGCGTTGTGGAGATCACACTGGACACAGGAGTCAGAGGGGCGCCAAAGGCAGTCACTCTGAAGAGACTCCAGGCTGAGACAGTGTGGATGTACACCATCCCGACTACCACGCGTGACGGCTGGTATAAGAACAACAACCCATTCAACAACATCACTACCGAATGGAAAACCACTCACTCCATTGAGTGCTACATTGCAGTGCCAGTGGAGATGGGTCCGTGGTTAAAAAAGAACGGGTATGAGATAGTCTTTAAGTAGACACGCATATGGAACTCCCATGACCGACCCGCGAAACGATCCAAAGAGAATCAAAGCTGCTTTGGCCAGAACTTTGCCTAAAGGCTACAGCCCTACCAAACTGACGCATGTTCAGACTAAACGACGAGCGCCTCCTAAATCGTTCCTGAGGCGATTCATTGAGTGGTGGACCCATGGGTAAGCGTCGGCTGTACACGTTTGTTCACACGGGCTTAACGGCCGTTAATGAAAGACATATCCGACAACTGGTCATGGCTAAAAGTAAAGAAGAGGCACTGGCTCTTTACACGCCCGATTCAGTTACCCGTGGTATCGTCGTCGCCACTCCATCGATGGATGCTGGGTGGCCTATCAAGGTGAGGTTGAAAAAGGCAATGGCAGACTCCAAACCCAAAGCAGAAAGACCCAACTGCGTACACCTGCGTAGCAACATCTTTCTGCTGCGCACTCAGGCAGGTTTTCGTAAGGCCGTCAAGCAATTCTGGGGCAAGCCTGAGGAAGGCGAGATGCCAGAGATGCCCAAGTCCTATCCAACGATTGCATTCTTCAGCATTCACCACAATGCTGGTCTGGAATCGCTGGGTGCCACCTACATGCACGTCAATGCCATGCTGTCGGCACTGGAGGGACAATGAGCGAATGTCATCCAGACTTTAACGTTCGTAACCGAGCGCCTAGTAAGCCGCTGAACGTGTATCGAGTGTTTACCTCCAAGGCAGTGCCCGGCATGCTCAAAGAAGCCGTGGTCGCAGCCTCAGGGCCTTCTGAGGCCAAGATGACCATGCATGTGGGTGTTGACTATCGGGTTGACCAGGTGCATGGTTTCTTTGCTAATGCAGGCGCTGCCGGTCAGGTGGTCATGGCAGTGTATTACGCTCCAGAAGTGGTGGAACAAAAAAGTAATGGGTAAACATAAGTCACTCTCTCCCACATGGGAGAGAGTGGCTGTATGCTGTTGGTTTACGCCTCGTGGCCAACCAGACGAGCTACTTCATTGTAGATGGTCAGGATGTTGTAAAGCTCGCAGTGGTAGTCTGCTGATTTACGGCAGGCTTTCAATCGAGTAATAGCCATTGGGTCACCGGCCATCAGTTTGAACAGCGTTACCTCGGCACCACCGAAGCCCCACCGATGGGAGTCGGTGTCGTAGCCCAGTTCTTCAACCAGCAACATGGCGCGAGTTCTGGTCTCGTCCGAGAGGCCGCCGAACGTCTCCCAATGAGGCACAGGCAGAGCAAACGCCACCAGACAGTCGTGGATCAACCGCAGCAGGGTTTGCTGATTTTCCTGATAATAGGACTCGTCAAAGAGTTCGATCAACAAGGTACGAACCATCGGCAGTGCGAGGATTTTGCTATCGGAACTGCCTTCGTACCGACCTAGATCATTCCCCCAACCCCTGGCAACGTTTGCCATGACGTAGGTGTGGTTGCTAACCTCCTGCCGTGTTCTGTACGGGTCCCTGCCAGATTCAATCAGCGCAATCGCCATTTCTTTGGAGATGATGTCGGCACCCGCTGCATCGAGCAACGTTTCGGCAGCAAAGTTAATGTTGATTGCCCGCACCGCTTCGCTTGGCAGATCGTTGTTCCTTAAAGCATCGTCGGGCTGCATCACTTTCAGGGCAAAGACCTGTTCAAGAAAATGCTCGGCGCCAACAAAACGCATTGCCCAGATTTTGAGGTAAGTCCACATCCCGCCGGTGAACTCAATCTCGTCGTCCAGGATAAACTTCTCGGCCGCGAAGTCATCCAGAAAGAGTTTAAAATCGAGCTTAGCCATCTCCAGTCGTTCGGCCGGAGAGAGGATTACCCCACCACTCCGATGGAGGAACTCTGATTCGTTCAGGTGCACGAGGTGATCTGGAATGAGGTTGAGACTGACCGACACCAACCCTGCAATGAACCGTGGTTCCAGCGCCGAGTAAGGCAACAGCAACCAGTTCATGTAGAGTTTGTCGTCGTTCTTGGGATGCAGTATCTCTTGTTCGATGTTGGCCACGTTGATCGGCCACGTTGTGGCGATCTTGCGAATGTTCTTGACGATTGCCCAGAGATTGTTTACCAACAGTTCAAAGTTGCGAACTTTATCGTTGTACATGTGTAACTCCTCAAATGTCATAAAGCCTGTGAGCAGAAATTGCTCACAGGCGTTGTGGGTTTAGCAGATGTAGCCGCGAGCATCCAGATCTTCGCGCACCACTTCTGTGATGGCTGTGATCAGATAAGAGAGTCGGTTCAATTGAGCATGGTGATAGGACCGACCAATTTGTTGCTTGTCGCCACCCATCCAGATATAAATGGGCACGGCATCCAAGGTGAAGTCTACGTCCTCGTCCTCAAAGTGACACTCGCGCAGATTGAGCCCGTTCCACAGCACTTTACTTTCCAGATGATCCGCAGCGCGGGCCAGGAAAAGATTGTAGGCTGCGCGAATGGCAATCTTCTTTACGGTATCGTCGTTACTACCGTCAAAGAAACGACCAGGGACTTGGTTAAGGAACAGATATAGCTCGTCTTCCTTGAGCCGTTCGTCACGCGTTTTGATTGGGAAGCCCCAATACAAAAGCATCAGTTTGGTTGGAGTGGACAGATTCTCTGCCGTTCCATCCATCACCTGCAAATTGTTTAACCGCCCAGCATCTTTTTGGTGCCGCCCATATTCCATCACCACCCATTTGGGCAGGCAGGCAAAGGCAGCCAGTTCAGCAACCCGCTCTTGGCCAACCGAGGTTCTTTCCTGGAACATGCACGATTCTTCTGGGGAGAAGACATCGTTAACCAGAGCCTGCATACGTAGCTGGTAACTCAGAAACCCGTAGGACCAGATGTGCATGTATTGGAAGTGCTGATCGTCGATGTACTTACGGTCATCGTGCACCGACGAGAACTTGAACAAACGATCGATCAAGTACAGCGCCATCTTTGTCCTTTGAGTTATCAGTAGCCGGCGCATCTCTGGGTTCCAGGTGTAGGCCCGCATGTCCTCCCGCAGCTTCTGTTCCAGATGGATATCGATATATCCCTCATTGATGTCGTGCAATGAAGAATCCAGTACAAAACGACACAGCTGGTTAATGAACCGTGGAGTGAGTGCGACGCTGGGTACCCGCAGCAATGCCGACAGCCTGCCAGATTGGATCTGCTGCTCAAGCGCTACCCTGAGAGCATTGTCGCGCCATGCGTAGCCCGCATCGGTGTCAACGGTATCCATCTCCTGGTCACCGGGCCCGTATTCGGTTGCATATTCCTCCATGGCTTCTTTATACACCGCCATGGCCAAATCGGCCAGGCCTGCAATGACCTTGGCCATGAACATGTCTTTACTCATTTTGCTTCCCCTTTATCCTTGCCGGTATTCAACCGCATAGGAAAATGTTTACGGATGATAGGATGAAACTCATCCTGGACATGAGCAACACAGGCCAGAACAACCGCGACCATATCCCGATTGACGCCGTTCATGTTGCCCAACATTTCGAGATCGATCGGGGTACGGATAACCGTATCCAGAGCGTCCCCCATGAATGTGCTCAAGATCATGGATGGCGGATGTCGGATGAAAACCTTCAACCAGCTTATGTCCAATACGCGACCAGCCGAATCGTCCTCTTCAATTTTTGTTGCATTGAGGTTGATGTTGAGAGGACTGTACGAATTGTAGATAGCCCAGTGCATCAGGTTGCACAGGTTGTTCATGCTGGTCCAGCCAGGGCCACCCACTACACCGATACCGTGCACTTTGCCAACCTGCTCTTCCAGCCACGGATTGCCGCTCCAGTCAGGAATACCTTCTTCCATAATCAAAGGCAGACCCAATAGACGACATAGGTCTTGATCGTAGGTACCGACCAGAACTTTGTCCAGACCGCAATGAATGCAGCTCTGAGCCGACACCATCGCCGCATTCGTCATGCGGTCGCCGTGAGCGGTGCTGGTAGCCTTCTGCACGTCTTTGACCAACCGCTTCTGCAACAACACCATGAAGCGTTTGTTTGGGTTACTGGTGCCCACGTCGTAGTGTTCGATGACATCGTTAAACCACAGGCTTTCGGCCAAGGTAACAACAACCGGTTGGTTGACCCCACCAAAGTTCCAGCTAGCCAGAACGTTGTCCAACCAACCTTGAGTGTAGGGGAGTTCGAACGGGCCTTTGAATTCGCCGTGCAACTGTTTGGCGATTTTAAACACCTGGTCAACAGAGTTGGAATTCATCAACCGCCACGGCAACCGAGCCATGCTTTCACGGTTGCAATAATCGCTAACAAACAGTTGGCGATGATCAGCAGTCAGAGTAGTACGACCATGGGTCTTGGAGAAATCCAAGATAGCATTCCCCAGATCGCTCACGAGACGGGTTGTAAACATTGCCTTATCCTTTCTTCGGTTATCTATTTAAACCGCTCAGACGCCCTTACAGGAGCTCCAATGACGGCATAAGCCCACTCTCCTAGCTGCTAGGAGAGTGGGTGGGTTACGTATCAGTCTTCGGGGTCACTAACAAAGCGGGTATCAACAGCCTCGTCTTCCCCATTATCGCCAACGCCGAGTTCGATGTTGGTGCCTGCGGTTACATCTTCTGCGACGACAGCTTCGGCCACCGGTAGGTACTGGTCAACCATCGCCCGCCAGTCGTAAGCAACGTCGCCAGGAGCGCCACTGCCGATCAGGCCGAAGATCATGTTGCTGATAAAGCCTTCCAGATTGAAGATCCGCGTAGTGCCTTGACCACTGGTACGCGCCAGGGAGAACTTCGCAGCAGTACGAATGTCTTCGATCAGTTTATCGCGCAGCGGGGTGCCAGCAGGGACAGGCCAGACTGGATGGAGATTGAAAGCTTCATCGCCAAAGATCCAATGCTCGGTGTTGGTCGGCCACAGTGCAGAGGTGGGACGATTAGGACTCGCTGCCTTATGCATTTCTGCAACGAGGGCCTGGCCCAACATGTCCGATACCTGTTCCAGCAAGGAAGGAATCAGATCGCCGTCCTTATTGCGGGCACTGTAGAACATCGCCGCCACTTGCACCGGAACTGGCACACCTGGTTCATTGACGTTTACGGTGTTCAGGTCGTGGAACTGGTTGTCGTATGGATACTGCCCGCTCTGCAACCAAGTACCACGAGACATCTCGGCACGCGCTTCGCTTGGCTCATCCTCGCCGCCTTCGACCGGCTCTTCGGCTTCGGCCAGATCTTCGCCGGCGCTAAGCCACCGAACGTCAATCTCGGTGATCAACACCAATGCAACCCTGTCCAGCCCGCGTTGTTCGGTCAGCCACTCGTGGAAGATTTCGGTAATCTCCCGAGGGTGCACACGAGTGTTGTGCAATTGCAGGAACCCACCAAACACACCCTCGCTGCTCTGCACGCGGTTGAAGTAAGCCACTTCGCTGAGGCTGTCGAATCGTTCAAGCAGCGAGCTGCCTTTCAACCGCACCTCGTAATTTTCGCGTAGCACCGAGATGAAGAATTCCAGTGTACTGACGTCACGGTCAGACAGGTTGTACTTGGCCTGGAAAGAAGATCCAAGAAAGCCGTTCAAATTCATGTTATTCCCCTTTAGGAGATAGAGAGTAAGGGTCCAACCTGCTCAGTTTAAAAGACTGTCAGAGTTGGCCGAGTTTGGTGATGAAGTCCTGGAAACCTGGGTCATTCCTTGGATCAGCAATGACCTCGTATTCGGGGGTGCCTGTCGAATTGATAATTCGCACGGCCCCACGGTTGGTTTCAAACACCCGCCGCCGATTGCACAGATTGATCGAAGTCAACAGCGTACCAACCACTGGAATGCGAGCCCCAACCAACCGCTGTTGAGTGATCTCCTCCACAACCATGTCGTGCCACTTGCCAGTCAGCAACTGCTTTTGAATAATGGCGTATTCAGAAATGCCAGATTCATTGTGCAGCAGCATCAGCACGTCCACCGTCCCACCCTGTTGAATGGTCTCACGGGTGGGGGTGAGTATCAGATGAACTTTAATCACGAGTTGCTCCATGGCTTACTGCCGCCTTTGGCCAACCATTCTTTTATATCGGTCAGTCGCCAGCGTTTTACACCACCCAACTTAATGGCGTGGCCTGGAAATGGGCACTGTTGCTTTTCAGTGTCCATCAATCGAGCAAGGGTAGTTGAACTAACCCCCAAGATGGCTAGCACTTCTTTTCGAGTGATGTAGTCTTGGAGGAAAGTGTCGATGTTGATATCGTCTTCTGGCGTGGCCATACTGACTACCTCAATGCAATACGTTGAGCTGCGTCCTGGGCATCAGGGTTACAGTCAACAACGAAGTAACGGTGATAATGGCTTGGTCTTGAGGATGAGCCGTGCCAACATTGGCCAAGTCCAACCCCAGTTTGCTTTTGAACAAGTCAATAGCATGACCTTCCCGAGGTTGAGGGATCATCCCAATCAAAGAGCGACGATGCCAATCTACATACACACCAATCGCTGGCATTGCATCCAGAGAGACTTCCCCCAATGCCAGCTTGCGAGTAGCGACCAGGTAATCATGGATCACCTCGGCGCAGCGCTCATCGCTGGCTGGTACAGAGTAGTACGTCGAGTTACCCGAGTTACGGTTGGCCCGGTTGATCGCAAACGCTTTGAAGAGCATCTGGTGATCTTTGGGACGGATCGAAACCAGGCTAAGAGGAGGTAATGCTTCTTCCACCTCTTTCACCAGATCTTCGGCAACCACCATGTCAACGTTACGGGCATTCATTACCCGCACCCGGCCAAACCCGTAAAGGTTGGCCACACAGCGAAGGTCATCGCCATCGAAGTTCACGCGGTGATTAGGGCGCATGTTAGCTTCCTTCAACACCGCCGTAGTCATCTCGGTATGACCGTCCCAGTATTCCGGACAGTTCACGTAGTCGAGCATAAGAGCGATTACTCGCTCGATGCGACCATCGGCTTGGTGAAGGTTGCTAACCGCTCGCCCAAGATCACGGTACGTCAAATTCGCACGAGTGATGATGATGTACAGGAACATGTTAATCCAGGTCATCTCTGGATTAAAGATGCTCTCCATCGGAGGCAGCCGCTTTGCCCCGTTTTCGACGTAGCTGTAGACCATCGGGTCCAGGTTGGTGCGGATGCGCTGGGAAAAGTTCATCATCGCGTCGGGGTCGTTAAACCCCAACATGCGAAACACTTCCGGACGTGTCATGAGATGGACAGCACGATCCATCTCTTGACACACTGCATGCCTTGCAGCTTGCGTGGGTGCTATGCCTGTCCTTAAAGGTAGGTTCATTTCAATGGTCCATAAAAGGGTTTTAAAAGCAACACCGGCTCACCTGTATGATTCAGGCTTTAATTCTGGTTAATTCGAAGCGGCGGTGCGCTCGTCTGCCGGACCATGTTCGTAGGTCCAGTAGCCGTTCTTGACAGAGTCTTGCAGGTGTACGATTCGATCGGTCACCACGTCCCAGCAAGTATTGTCCTTGCAGTAGGCAACCATGTAGCCATCGTCCAGCATCTTTTGGACGCGATAAGGAAGACGGGGTTCTTGTGCAGCGGTGCTAGCCACTACGGGGGTGGACAGCAGAACAGCGAAAGCAATCAATGCAACTTTGTTCAACATGGCAACTTACCTTAAAGTTGTGGGTAGTGTAAGTAGACAATAAATACTTCAGGGCATTTACTGAATACTGGAGGTATTACTTAATCAGGCGTACTGATAGAGATCGTCGGTCCACATGGAGAAACGATCTTTCATTTCGTTCAGGACCTCGGCAGGATCACCCGACAACGATTCTTTGATCGCCTGGATTTCTTTATCGTACAGCTCCTGGCCGTACTGGGGAATGGTATCCCAGGCATAGCCATTCGGACCATACTTGTCATGGATGTGGTCCAGCGAATCAATGCAGATTACATTGATGGTTTCTACCGAAATCACATAGTTGTCTGGCAACTTACTGACACGGTACAATACCGCACGCTTGAGGAAACGGTACAGGTCAGGGCAGCCGCGATCGGCGCTGGCAACCGCGTCGGACACATGGCTACTGCGAGCCAACTTCCAGGACGCCCGGTGTTCAACAATTGCCCAGTAGAGCAGATCCATTTCCACAGCGTTGAACAGCGACGGCACGTAGGTGCTGATCGTTGCACAGGCATGGATGGCGCCTTGCACGTTATGGTTGTCTCGACCCTTGTGACACATGGTGTCATGCATGAGGGCCGCTACGTAGATAACCCGTTTATAGCGATCCAGTTCTGGGTTAGCAGCAATGATCTTCTCGGCTTCCAGTACAACGCCCAGGACATGATCCCAGCGATGAGCACGGTCATTGCGTTGCAGATTGAGCAACACGTCATCAATGACGACAGTAGGCAGAAAGCTAACCAGTTCAAGGGCCCGGTTGTGCAGCACATCTTTTAACTCAGCCATAAAAACTCCACAGTTGATGAATACAGATACTACATCCAGTTCGATACTTCAGGTCTGAAATCCATTTAAATGACAAGACAAAAAAGTAAGGCATAATAGAAGTGCTCCCCCATCCGAAGATGGGGGAGCTTATGCGATCTATTCTTTACCGCGTAACACAGAAAGCTTTACTTGCGGATATACCGCTTTGATACCAGATGGCTTGATGACAGTAAAACTGACACCAGGAATGATCATAGACACACGTCGCTTTAAGGCAGACATTGTCCGATCGTCTGCTAGCGGATTAGGCCAGCGGGTACGGTACGATTGGAAGTCATTGCGATCCCGCTGATGGTTGACCATCACCTGGATCTCTTCAACCAAACGAATTTCTTGCTCCAGCTCTGCTGCACTGAGACCCATGATGAGTCCTCAGTTGGAACGTGCCAACGAACTACGAATGATCTCGATGTCGTTGTTGAGCACTTCCAGGTTAACGGTGACCATGTACCAGGTACGCTCAAACGCATCCGGACGATGGTTTTCTTCTGGGTCAGCCAGCACCGCAAGAACCTTGCCGCTCTGTGCCCGCACTGCTCGGATGGACAGGCCGGTTTCAACGATAGCTTCTTCCACTCGTTGAAGCATTGGCATGACCCCACCAGACACCAGGCCAAATTTGTCGGCGCCCGACACGATCAATGCAGTGAGGTCTTTTGGACCCACATCCAACCACGCGCCTTCGAAATACGGCATCGTCACTTCACGGTGTGCGTGACAGTAGATGAAGTCGTCGCTAGGGCGACCCAGTTCAACTTGACCGGCCAGGGTACGAATACCCAGCGAGTCGCTTTCAGGGAAGAGTTTCAACATGGCGGGATGAAGATTGACATCAACAATGTCCCACCACATTTTGCTGCCGTGACCGACCATCTTGCCGAGGATGTTGGCGGTCAACAGAGAAACAGATACTTGCTTAGCCACGGTTGCGTGAGTGTGCGCTTTGCGCAGACTACGAACCAGTCCTACCAGTTTACCAGGGCGATGGTGATCACGAATACGCAATGCCGCGGCTTTGAAATCTACTACATTGTCCATCTTAGACTGCTCCCACTTTATCGGCGATGAATTCATTCGCGCCGAGCTTGATGTGAATACAACCAGTAAGGCCTTGCAGAGTATTAATGTCCTCTACCCAGGTCTTTAGGATGTCGTGGATTTCCTTCAAGCGTCTACCCGACCGGGTAAGTGCAGGAAGGTATTGCTGTTTTGAGATCGTCGGATCTTGATAGACCAAATAATACTCAATGCCCTGTGCAGAGAGAATCTCCCCGGCTTCCACAGAGGCCTCTACAACTACGTCCCAACCGTTGTTTAATACAGAGACCACGTCACTGACGATTAGTGCTTTGTGTTTTAACTCCAGCGCCTTGCCTCCGGCGGCATTGACTTCACGAATGTAACGAGACTTGCCCGTACAGTGGTGAGCGAGAATTACTTTTGGCATGGGTGAAACATCTCCTACGAATTAACAGCCTTCGGATCTTCATGATCTGGGAAGGCTGCCCGGATGTCGGTTACTGCATGTCCGATGGTGGTCATCAGACCTGAGAAACCCCAACTAGCAAACAACAGAATGTGACAGTTAATCCCATCCAATCCCCACGCGGTGGCTGCCACATGGGCAGTCATTCGCATGACATGGGTTTCATTTTCTCGACCCCACAGAATGGCTTCACTATCCTCACCATAAAGCTTGACAGGGTAGATGACGCTTTGGTAAATCAGAACACCGTGATACCCCTGTTCTGAAAACTCTTCGGTAGCAGCTTCCAGTGTCAGATAGGTATCCACCCGCTCTTGCAGTTTCTTGAACGGGCGAGGGTCGGCCATAATCGGCTTGATGACAGTATCGTAAACAGCCTGCCTGACGCAGGTAGCAACCCGATAAGTAACGTCCAGAAACTTTTTAGGTTTACCGGACAGAACTTCATGGAAGCCTTTGCCTGGATGAAACTTCTCAGCTAGAGCCAGGATCAACAGTGTGTCGAGAGTGGAGAACGGATCGGTGTCCCAAGGCTTTGGTTTTGCATCCTCCAAAGCCTGAAGACGAGCTTGCTCTTTTTCTTCCTCGGCCTTTACCAGGGCAAGTTTTACTTTGCCCTGCTCTTGTGCTTGAAGAAAGAACTTCTTAGCGCCCATGTTACTCGCCCTCAACCTTGTCCTGGATGCCCATCAACAGCTTGACCATTTGGTAGGTCATGCTTGGGGACATCCCGTCGCTGTTGCGGGGTTCGCCAGGGAAAGATTCGGCGATCTTTATCAGGTGACTCGTGATCAGGCCACCAGGATCTTGCTTGTAGGTTAGAAGAAACCCACCGACCGACGACGGCTCAACTTGATCAGGAGTGATCAACCCTTCTTTGCTCAGCGACCAGATCTGGTAGGCGTTGCATGTAACCATCCTCGTGGTGAAGTACGCCGGGAAAATCGGAGCGTTTCCATACTCCCCGGAATGCACTGTGGCTTCCGAAATGGGACCATGTTCCAAGCGAGGGTGCAACCGTATCGTGGACATGCCCGCCCTGCCTTTCTTAGCGTCCAGTGGAATGGCCTGTTCCCGAAGTTCGGTGATTGGGTTAACGTCCGACTCGTTCTGGTTCATCAACAACTTGTCCAGGGGATGGTCACTCCGTTCTTTTCCGAGAAAGCCCGCCAGGACTTTGGACATATAGGTTTTAGCCTCGGAACCCATTGGTATTGTCATGCCAGAAATACCGGAATTCCGAATCTTAACGCCGACAGGCCTGTGAACAACAATCAATTGAGCACCAATCACCTCATGCACAGGCAACTGCCCGGATACCACCAGAGCCCTGGTGGCCGAATTGCAGCTAGCCACCCACTCCAGGTGATACTCAGAACTCACCCTGGCCAACGTATCACGCTTGCTTTCGCCGGGCATAGCAGGCGGCAACCCCATCACATCGGCCAACAACTCGTCGGTGACGTCATCCAATTTGACCACCTTGGATACTGGGGCATACAAGGTTAAACGGCCACTACGCTCATCACGAAATAAGGCGTTTTCCGGACTGTTCATGTCGTCTAGAAAAACCAGATCCAACCCATAGGTCCTTCCTATCGGAGGATGCGGTAACCGCTGCCGATAGAAAGCCATCTGATCAAACTGAAGAGGTGCTTTATCAGAAGCATCGTCCGACTGACCTGCCAGCGCCCAACCAATGGTCGGCCAGGTTTTCGGATCGCCTAGAATGCGACGGCGGCCAAGGAAGCGTCTCATGCTAGGGAAGCCTTCTTTGGCCTCATCTTCGAAGGCCTGATTGAGGTTCTCCATGTAGAGTTGGAACAGGTCAGACTCCTGATCAGGAGTCTGTTTAATGGGACCGAATTTTGGGTTTAATGAAAACAACTCTCCGCCGATGGACACCGTTGCATTATTAACCCCTGGGTCCAGGCCAATGACCATACCCGTGGCATTGGTGCGCGAAAAGATTGTGCTGAGTGCCGACATGTCCGGCGTGAAGTAAGATGGGGCCCAGAAGAAAGACAGCCCGCGCTGTACGTCTTCACGGTTCCACCAGGCACTGGTCAGCCACTCGCCATTCTGATCGATGACTTTACGAAAGTCATCGGCAGTAACAACGGGTTCCAGTTCACGCAGGACGTCACCTACAGTACCGATGCCCAGGCGTTCCAGATACACGGAGTAAACGTTAGGGCGCCAAACGGTGGCGATGTGGGACAGCAGTTGGATCAGTGGGTGGAACTCACCCTCGGATTTGTAACTGCCAGAAACAAACAACCGCTCGGCGCTGTCAACGATCTGCACCGGAGTAATGAAGTCGGCGGCAGCGACAGACAAAGCTGTTATGCGGGCGGTAGAACTAGATTGCTCGGACATTGTGTTCCTCCTAGGAACATGATTAACGAGAGTACATCAGATTAATAGTTTAGTTTTAAGATCCAGTTAATTAACGCTGACCCCAGCCGTCTACAAACAGGACGTTAACCCATGGATGATGCTGAAGACGGAAATTGGTCACATCATCATCCGTTACCATTGCCAACAACAACGTGGCGATCACCGGGAACTCGGTGTCCAAGACCGCGCGGGAAGGATAGTCTTCCAGGTGGTCATGGGATTCCAGTGCCTTGGCAATCCGCCCCATTGCTTTTATACGCATGGCGCGAGTATGGTCAGACTTCGGCTCTGGAAAACGCAGGCGAGCCATTCGCCACGGAGACGGTGCCGAAATGATCTCTTCGGTGGAGCCACTGCGGTGCTGGTTAGCAGCAGCGTACATTGCCTGCCCCAGATTGATGTTGAGCCAATCGCCGCAGCAGCCCAGGATGCGAGTTAGGATCTCGGCGAACTGCTGGCTGTTACTATCCCCGCCATCATGGTCAACAAAGAAGGCGGTGCATTCCATGAACATTGAGTCACAGACTTCTCGTCTGGAAGTAAAGCCTGGCGTATAGAGCGATATTGCCCGACGGGTCATGAACTGTGCCAGACCCATGTTTTCAATTAACAACTCAGTATCGTTTTTCATGTTATTCCTTGTAGGCTTTGAGTTCTGCCATGATGGCCAGGAAGTCTTCTGCGGTTACATCGTGTTCTTCTGAACGCGGTGCCCGATCTGGTTCCCGACAATTATAAAGGTTGATTTTGCCGCCCGAAGACTTGTCTGCGTTGATGGCACAAGCCACAGCCCCAAAGGCTGTGGCCCCCATGTTCTCCATGGCAAACTTGGTAACAGAGGTTCCGCTACCGATGGCAAAAGGAAAAGAGGTAATCTCCTTTACTTTGATTATCATCTTGCCCAACGACAGGTGCCAAACGGAAGCTTCCGTTACAACCAGCAAGGAACACTCGCGACCTGCATTTGAATCACCGCGCGCATGACTGATCATTTTGCCGATCACGTCAGTACGGACGTTGTTCTCCAGCCCAAGGCCGATTGCATAGATACTGTCTTTGGACCCGGCACCGGCATAGGCTACAATTGGGGAGGCTTTAAAAGACGTCGGGTTGCGCTCGCGGCGGATGACCTTCAGTTTGTTGTGAAACTGATGCATGGTGCCAAGGTCCGTGGAACATTTTGGACACATGTCGCCACGGTGGTTACAGCGGGTGACAGTCGTCTGACTGTCGGTAGCCAGATAGGTGCCGTCAAATACTACAGTTGTCATGCGATGATCTCAGTTATGCATCCGATAGATCCAGCTTACGCACTTGATCGAGCGTAAGAAGGGTGCCGTCCTGCTTTGCCTTGGCCATCAGCTGCGAGTTTTGCGCGCAGCTGTCAGAAGGTTCTGCCCGGAACATGTAGCAGTGTTGCTCTGTAGACCGAAAGCGAAGATGCTCACAGCCTTCACAGATTTGTTGCCAACGAGCACAGGTGTTCATACCTACCTCCTTAGCTGAAAGAAACTTGACTGTGGTTAAACTCACCGATATAGCCGCGGTGCTTAACCAGAACGATTTCCGCTGGCATTGCATTGCCAAACGCCTGGTCGGCAACAAAGACGCCATCGAATTCGGCTTCGATGTGCAATCCCAGTTTGCTATGGCCCTGATAGGAAAACGGTTTGAGGTAATCAGGCTGACCAACAACCGCTCGCCGCATCACGCTGGCAATTCGCTTGAACTGCCCAGTGATCAGCAAAACGAAGTGGCCTTCTTCTGCCACGGCTCGAAGTCTTCTGATCTGTTGGTAGGTTTCGGTTTTATCCAACAGATGGCCGTCAACAATTACCAGTTTCACTGCCCCTCGATCAGGGCGTGTAACCTGTTCAACAAACGTTACTTCAAAGGTGTCGATGGTCACCATGAAGCGCTCTTTGGTCATCAACCCGCGAGGCGCAGGCGTTGACCAGGAAACACCAACAATACTGGGGCAGGTAGGGTCAAGATTCTGAACGAAGTCAAACTTCATAGTCTCTTCATCCACCAGGTAACACAACCGCTCAGCGATTCGAGGAGCATCTTCGAAATGATGCAACAGATAGGATGCCCCCAAACGTAGGCCACCATATTCACTAAGCAGGTCATCTACCGATGCATGGTTAGTTTTGATTACATCTACAGTCATGATCAAACCTCGGTTATCACAATCGCCTTAAGGATTCGTCCTTGAGGCGTGTGAATCAATTGAATGATGGGTTTCTCTTTCAATGCATCACGCTTTGGTCCAGTGGGGCGAAGTTCCCCACAGAACAAAACTTGTCCAACGTCGTAGTAGAAGTGGACGAAAGGTTCATTGATGTAACCACAAACCTTTTTGCTACGGATGAAAGGATCGTCAGCTCGGCCATCGAGTTCGAGATGATGCGGTCCTTGGTCGACCCACTGCTGAAATTGTTCCGGACTAGGGACTAGTCCTTCAATTGGCAATCTCAACAGAACAGTCGAGTAAGGTTCGATCGAGGACTTAGTCATCGGGCGCCTCCTTTACGGCAACTTTTTTACTCACCAATCGATCAACTTCTGTGGTGATGGAAATGGAGTTGATGGCCCATATAAAGGCGGCCAACAACCTACCCACTGCCGCATAGGACAAGGCCCCACGACCAAGACGGAAATCCCACGTCTTCAGTTCGAGGGGTAGGCCCTTAAACGTAGAGAACGTTAGGGTCAGGTCTGCCCCACTCATGGCGAAGTTTACGGTCGCTTCTTGTCTTTCCAATAACCGGTATGTCCCACGAATAACCGTCGGACCTACTTTGCCAATACATGGTCTACGAACGTCTGCGCCCCTTGCGGAAACATACTGTTCTCCGGCCCTTTTTATGTACGGGTCAATGAGCCTTGCCAGCTTCGCCTTTCGGCTATTGCCCTTCATTTTGGCCGAATGCAGTTCAATTATTTCGTCAGACATTACCGCCTCTTTAACAGGTGGAACATGTGGTTTGGGATTCGGTTTAGGAATCGGTGTGCAAGGTTTTGGTCGATACATGTTCAGTTACTCCCTCGTGTTTTTCGAGGAAGGCCAATGCTCTTTCGAGACCTTCAGCGGTTGCAAGATTAATGACGTCGATACCAAAATGTAGTGCCAACGCTACTGCTGTGCCTGTACCGCCCTTTACCTTACCTTTCTTGCCGATAGGTTCGGCCCAACAAGAAACAAACTTTACCGGGTGACACAGATCTAGGTCCAGGATCTGACAAGCATTGCGAGCATGCAAAAGCATCCCACCCTGCTTTAACCCAGCGGTGGTTCCCCTGGCCCCAAGTCCTAACCAATGCGCCCGCCGATAACAATCGGTTTGGCGCAGGTCGTAGATGTTTCGGCTAGGGTCATGCCAAACCCCCTCAAAGCCTCCCCAAGGAATGATCGCACAAAACCCTACCTCACGGTAGCGCGGGCTAGAACGCGCGCCGTCATGGTACCGTTTGTCCGACCCTGGGGCCTCGCCGCTAAATCCCCTCCATCCCAAGTCGCACATCACCCGACCAATGCGAAACTGAATGTCTAGGATAGGTTGAGGTGTCTGCCTGGAACCGATACAAGCATAAGTCCGACCCATACCTCACCTCGTCGCATTACGCTGCGTGCGCTGCCTCGTTGAGGTTATTAAAGCGGATCTTGAGTATTCGACGGGCTTCGTCGTAATGGTCATCCATTGCCACCCGATCGCGTAGCAGAAGAACCCACCGCTTCTGGAAGTATTTGATCTTGGCTTCGTGCTTACACGACTGTGACCCACAATGCGTGCAGCTAAAAAGGCCAATCTCGTTGGCCGTCAACCCAACCTTTGTAGCCTGGGCAAACAATGTAGCCTTGATCTTTGCCCAAGATACCAGGTGAAAGATGCGGGTCTGGCGAACCACCCGACACGTACGGCGATATTTCTCCATCGTGTCGTTGGGGTCTTTCGGTGTGTGGGTAACCCACGGTTTGTTCTTTGCCATGATTACAACCTCGTAGATAAAGTCAGCCTGAGACAGCCGTTCTGATTACGACGACGCATGGTTACCGCTGCCCGATCGTTAATCTCGGAATAGCTTAAAGCTTTGCTTGGGTTCTTCACCAGATCTCTGACAAAGGCACCCGCTAGAGAAGCGAACACAATGGACTCGTAATGCTTGAGCCCACCGACCAGAATGCTCTTATTGACCAAACGTTTTACCGGGTCAAACAGGTCAACCACATTACTGGCCTGGAGACCAATGGTTTCCAGTCGCAGGATCTCAGTGACCTTCTCCGCGGTAAACCGATAACCAAAGATGAAACCATCCATGAGGGTTTCATCCTCGGCATTGGGCATAATCTCAAAGCACAGTCGGGTCATTTGAGAAGCGGTAAGTCGCTTACCTGCCGAACGAATGGCCATAAGCAAATAGCCGGCCACTTCACAGTTTTCGGCTAGGACCGTAACCATGCGTTCAAACGTTTCCATGGCCTCGTGATGCTTGCCAGCTTGCCTTGCGCGCACTAGAATCTTTTGTTCTACTATCTCACCCACGTTACGCCTCCCTGAATTTTTCATCACAGCGAATAATGTCTGCCTTCAATCGACCAGATTTTACCGCCAAGGTAATTGCAGAAATCGCCCCCAACTCTGGAACCACCTTGTCCCGCAGGTGAATGTCGCCCACCACCGCCACCACTGTAGCAAAACGGGTGTTAGGGACCGTACGCATGACTTCAAGCATTCGTCGCTCACGAGCCTCGAACTGCTTAGCCAAGGACAACTTGGCGTTGAGCAGTTTGTCTCCCTCGCTGAGATCGCAGCCGAACAGGACAATGCCCATACTGGCTGCTAACTCGAAGATGTCTTTGTTGGTCTGAGGATCACACCATTGTTGGCCATCACAGATCTTCAGTTGGGCTTTCACATCAGGCTTGGACAATACCGCATCGCCCAGTAACTCATGAATCAGAACGATGGGTTTGAGACGGCGGATCTCTTTAGCAATGAAGTCCACCGACTCTTTTTGAAAGTGTGCTTCCCCGTAAATGTAAAGCATACATCACCGTTTCTTGAGCGGACGAATAACTGCCGGACCATCACTTCCGTAATTGGTCTGGCGATCGAAAGATCCCTGAGCATAAACCTTGGTACCCGTGGCGATGTGATGGGTATTGCCGCGTACAGAGGTCACCTGCAACACGATCCGGTAGATGTAAACCCCGGCCTCACCTGCACGGATACCTGGCTGCATGGTAGTGACCAGCGTAGGCTCTACCAGGTTGCTGGTGAAGAGATCTGGATCAGGGTGAGAGATGGTTACCTTAAGAGCACCATCTTCCTCCTGTGCGTCCACAACCTGCCCCAGCAGTGTCAGGTCTTCGTTGTTCCAACCTACATCGGGATGCACTGCTCGATAAGCAGAAGCCCGCAGTTGTTCGGCAATCTCTGCCGTAGTCAACTTAGCAATCATGGCATGTGCAGAACATGCCACTCGTATGACGGTAGTGTTCATCAGGCGTCCTCAGCGGGAACAAGTGTGGCAACCAATCGGTAGGAACGCTGCCGAGTAATGAAGCCACGTCGGTATTTCGTTTTACTGCGCTGTGGGTCTTCCTCCAGATAAGAATCCAGAGACAGTTCCATCAGATGCCCATGGATAGCATCCTGGTTATGCAGACTCACGTCGGCTCGCACAGAGCCTGCTGAGAGAAAGACATTGCCGTAGTTACCAATGGGAACCAAGCCCCCTTCAAAGGGCGTGTAGAGCACTCGCTCAACTTTGGCATCCAGGTGCTTAACGAGGCGCTCTTCGGTCCAGTCCTCGATCTTACAGATTTCACCGTCTGGCAGATACAAAGGAATGCGAGGGGCGTAGTGTGCTCGAATCACCTCGCTCTCATGCACCAGGATGTGGCCGAACAATGCAAGGCGTAGAACAGAAGTAGAGGAGGTGAACGTGAGCACCAGAGGCTCGCGTTTTTTATAGTCCCCCACTTCCACTGACCACAGCTTCATCTTCCGGCTTCTGAGCATGACGCTGGCAAAGGTTATAAAAGGAACCAGCATCTGTCCCAGAGTAGCCCTGTGCCTCGCCGGATTGCCGCCCAGGTCGTAGTGTTCGCCAAAATACTCGGCCAATCCAAACATGGGCAGAACAACACTCTCTGGCAATCGTTTACCTCGGCGCTCTGCCTGCACTTGAAAGAATGGTAGATCATCGGATTGCATTCCAACCTTGCCCAACATGTTGCTGAACACAGCAACTGTCGTACCCTCCTTACGAGAGTTGTGGTAGGAAGTCTCAACGTTGTTAGCCCAGATGGTTTTATCAGTTTCCAACCACTTGGCTAATACCCCCAGAAACAGCAAGGCGATTTGATCGCTCTTCTTACGCAGGACTTTAATCAAGCCCTGCAATTGTGCAATGTTGTCAGACATGGTCTTTCCTTAACGACGAAGAGTCGGAGACCCCCATACGGAAAAGTATGGAACCTCCTTGAGTGCCTTGATCCGCACCCGGTCAACCAGGCGCGAAGAGATAATGGCCGCAGGGCAGATGTCGGTTTGCAAATCCAGGCGCATGGTCGCCCCAACTGCATTCAGAACGACTTCGCCCATCAGGCGAATACCATGTTCGTCTTCAACCAGCTCCACGTCCAGAACGTGTCCTACGACGTCGCCGCTGGCCACAGTCGAGATACGGCCGTTCTCGTTGAGACGGATCTTGTTAGCGATAGGAACACCACCGCTCAGTTGTCCACGGGCATTAATGCGCTCGATAAGCGCCGGCAATGCATCGGTTACTTCATAACGAGTACCGTTGCGGGTAACAGTGTTGAAAGTTAGCAAAGGGGTTTTCATTACAACATTCTCCCAGATGGTTTTTACTATACTGCCAAAAAATTATACTTGACAACAGAGCCTTGTCCTCTTTGGACAAGGCTCTATGCCGTGTTAGGTAGTAGGTGTCTGGAAGTCGGGGATTGGCTGCTGATCGAACTCTTTCAGCTCAACTTCTTCGACAGTGTAAACCAGTCGATCGTAGTCCACAGAGACTACTCGATCGGTCATGCAAAACCGTTTGCCAGTACGCGGTGTGTTACCGGTAGTGACGATCAGGTCGTTCGGGTTAGGGAAGTGGCCGGACTGATTAAACCCGTCCCGATACACCTCTGAGATGGACCAGGTAACCTTATCACGGGCCCGGTCAACAAAGGCCTGTGGCTTGTAAGCGTAGTTAAGTGCCATGGGTATTTCCGTTGGTTGTGGCTTGATCAACTAAGGCTTTGCCTACGGCGGCTTGTTCTTCAGACGGAATGAAGAACACCGCCTCAAGAAAGCCCGCTGGGATTACATGGATGCTCCCGTTGGTCAGGAGTACCAGATAATCACCCGCGCACGCAAGATAAGAATCACCGTTTGGATACTTGACTACCCATTCAACTTCTTCCTGTTCAGTGCTACCAATCGAGACGCAGAGCACCTTGTCACGAATGGCGTCCTGAATCCAGGTGTGAGTGGGATCACCTGCAAAGTTAGGACCAGAATAAGTCCCATCCTTAAAAGTAACAGAATTGATTTGGAAGGCACTGATGGCCACCTGTTCACGATTGCTTAACATCAACATACATGACCATAAACCGATGCCGGTTTCCCGGCATCGATCCCTTAGTTATTTGCGTTTGGATTTAGCGGCAGCCTTATCCGCCTCCACGTACTCTTTAGCTACGTCTTGGGGGATACCGACTTTGTCCGCGAACTCTTTGTTGTGGGCGGCACCGCGCATGGTGCGGGCTTGCTTTTCACTTTTACTGGGCATGGTTTCTTCTCCAATGAGTTATCCCCTAGAAAAAGATACTTTGGCTCCACGCTGTCTTTGATTTCACGGAGAACCTTTTCGGCCTCCCGGACAGTCTTAGTAGAATACTCATACACCCTCAAGTCATCTTCGTGCTTACACAAGGCCTGCATTTTTGGAGGGAGGTTTTGTAACACCACCCCAACATCAGCGCTGACACTTTTGGAAGCACTAGCGATGAACTTGCCCGTGGGTACATGCTCAATAACAAGACATCCGATTTTAACCTCATCTGTCTTTTTACCTGCCTTGATCGATTTGTTAGAGTAGCTCTTGCCTTTGGCGTTGGTGCTGTACATTCAATTCCATCCCATCACTGACACGCACCGGATTAAGCAACTGGTTGCTCCGGTACACAAGACCGTCTTCATCCAATAGAATGCCGTAGCAGAGTATGCCTGCCGGCATAGGCGGTTGCATGTGAGCTTGTGGATGGGGTCCTGGCAGTTCTACTTGGCTGAACCGCGAGACCATAATGAACAACCTCTGTCCCCCAGCCGGCCAATGGCCGTATGTTTGGGCAGGCTGACCCATGGTGGGTTGGCTGAAGGGTTGACCATAGCCGGATGGCATTCCAATCTGCCCCATATGGGCCTTATAAATCTCACCCTCTTTCCAGAAAGCTGCCTGTGTTTGCAGATAGTTGCGGTGCAGCCAAATAAGCCGATCAATTCCAACTGGCTGGTTCATGATTTATCTCCCAATGGCATAAATGCCCAGGCCTAAGAAGCCTGGGCATTTATGATGAAAATGTTAGTGTTCGATTCTTGCTTCGCGTTCGAAAATCATCCGGTACGCTTCCAGCCAGGCATCGATGTCTGCTTGGCCACTGAGCAGGCTTTCCGTGGTCAGGTCAATTGCCACAAAGACGACCACCTGATCGTCGTCCGTGACAGCATGCGCCTTGCCATCCTCCTGCGGCCCGGTACCCATAACAACATTGACCACCGCATTGAAATGACTGTTCAACTGCTGACAGATCTCGTGACGACTGAGATAACCTTCCGGCCATTTAGCAGTGTCTTTTACTTCGCGCAGTCGTTTAGCTTGTTCTGTAGTGAATCCCATGAGGGTTCTCCTAGTTGGAAAGTCTTGCATCCATTTCTGGCTTGTGGTTACGGCGAGCAATCTCGACCCAGTCTTTGTCTGGATAGAGTTCCTTACCTGTGGCAGTGCACCCTTCCACCACCCCTTGTGTGGCAGTGCCTGATCCCGGCCACCCACCGGTAGCGCCGCGAACACAATCCAATACCCATTCACGATGGGCACGGACGTGATTGACTTCTAGGTAGATTGGATTGATGGCGTAATTCTTGTAATCGTCCAAGGCCTTGTATTGGACGGCCAAAAAACAACCGTAAATGATTGCCGCAGCTATAGCGCCCATGGAGAGGCCGAAGTGGTGCTCCTCAACGAACCCCCAGACCTTCTTTAAACCAGCCGTCAGCAACCATGAAACACTCAACCATTCCGGATAAGCTTTACCGTCGTCGCTGTTGTCCATAATAACCGGTGGACGAATGGCGTTTGGATTGGGTTTGGGTCTATCGACAGAATGAGTCATACGTCACTACCCCCACGCGCTTGCCTACAACGAACGTATAGTTGTCGGCACCTTTGAGTACACGAGCATCTTTGTCACCGATGCCAGTCTGAATTGCCCACCAGCGTTCCTCCCCAGGAGGAGCGACGCCGGTAGTTGGATCGATCGGTTTGGGCTTGGTGTACTGACCCACCACCGTCATTTCGATATTGCGCACGTCCAGGGTGGTCTTCTCGAAAGAAGTTGACGTGTCGGTAAAGCGATAACCAAACACCTCTTGATACTTGTAGGTGTAGGACCGCTTGCCGGTGATCACCAGATCTTTATCCAGAGCCATGGAACAACTGCGCTCGTAGGTAAAGTTATCGGTCTTCATGTGTTTGTAGCCATAGGTGACCGTCAGAACCACCACGATGATCACCAAACTGATAATCGATGCGATGGTCCAGCGAATGGCTTTAAGCGTCGCACGCGTCGCTACACGAGCTGCCAGCTTAGCCTTGGCCAAAATGGCCGGATCAGGGCGACCAGGACCACCCAGGAATCGCGGCTTAAGATCGTTGGGATTAGGAGGTTCCATCTGGAACTCGGCGCCCACATGCGCGTTGCCTATCAGATCACCCTTTTCATTACGAATAGGAATCTCACCAGGCGATAGTCTAAATACTTCTACGGACTCAGTAACCGGAGCTTGAGAGGCTTCCAACTCCTCGACGATGTCCAGAGTTTCCTGCCCGGCAACTACAGACAGTGGGACAGGAATGGTGGTAAAACGATAGGTCGTAAGGTCGACCATGTTAACCGCGGAGATGATCCCGTGGATATCCTCCTTGTCTTTACCGCTGGGATGGTAGTCGGTGACCCAATCACCGACGTTGGGCAATGCACCGCCAGCATCCAAGTTATCTGGATCAACCAGCTCGTAACGTTCCCACCGCGTGTAACCACGATGGACGTCCACTTGAACAGTGCCTTTGGGAATGTTTGGATTTACAATTGCGACCATGATAAGTTCCTAATGCAGTTAATGCCAATACCCTACTTAGATATTGGCAATGAACTTGAGTTTAATCACTCGCCCAAAGACTTACACTCGGCAGTCTTCTTGGTGGTAAAGATGATGTTGCCGTCCTTGGTTTTGACGGTTGACGTGCTCTTGTCGTTATAGTGAGCAGCACCTACGTTGCCCACGTAATCTTTACGCAGGCTGGTGCAGGTGGAACGATCTGGAACAGCGGCTTGGTTAGACGAACTGGATGTAGAACCCGTCGACGAAGTCATCGTCATAGCGGTAAACAGCAAATACGACATAACTAATTCCTTAAAGATGAATTAAGAAAGCATACCGGTTCAGAGCCCGTACGATTTCAGGTAAGGTTGGATCGGGTAGCGGCGAATACCTGCTAAAGATAGATATTACGAAACCGCGATGTTCCCGCAGATTGATACCGCGGTAACCGCCAGAAACGTCAACCATCGGAATATTAAACAGGCCTGTTTCGATCAAAGCTTTAAACCCATCGGTGGTGAAACCAATAGTCACCCCACCGACAGGTCCTTCTTTGTCGATCTGCCCATCAAAGATGAGGAGATCGATACTCATAGGTCGAGTTTCGCCTGGTCGCCATCATCAGGTTCTTCGCCATGAGCAGCCGAGGCCTCGGCCTTACTCAGCAGATCTTCGATGTCCTTGCCAAAGGCCAGGTAATCGAACTGTCCCAGCGCACGGGCCAGTTGATCTTTCTGAGGCATCTGAGTACGACACGCTGCAAAGATGTCCTCGATCTCAGGACGGCAGCGGCGCAAGTCGATGGCGCTCAGATCAGGAACGTAAGTCTCGCCCGATTCGTAGTCGCTGAGTCCATTCTTGATCAGCTCGCCAGCAGCCTTGTCGCTGATAGAAACAAGGATACCTTCGGCTGGACGATACCCGTCAAACAACAGTACACTGGTACGCATATTACACCTTCCTTTGTTTGCCACCGAACAATGGTGGATCGATGTACGCGATTGCTTGGGCGTTTAAATAGACTGTTGCAAGTGCCCAAGCATAGTTAACGTTTATTCCGAGAACCTGCCCAGCGGCCCATTCTCTGTTTTCCGCCATGACGCCTTCCCGGATGAGGGGGGACTTATCCCCGCCCCCTGCCAGAACCTGATCGACAATCCAGTGGCAGTGTTCAATGCTGCCAGCCCGATCAAAGCGTTGCTGGGAAGCAACGCCTTGTCGAACCAATGCTACCTTTATTTGAGCAGCCGTCAGAACAAGGGGGTCCGCGTACGGCAGATGATCGAATACAGCTGCGTACGCATGACGCCATGCGCGTTCGGCAGCTTCCTCCGATGGTGCTACAAGGAGATTAACCCCAGGCACCACGCAATGGATGGTTGAAACACCGTCCTTCACTGAGATGATGTTGCCAAAAGGTCTTGGCTCCAACACCACCTCAACCTCAACCTTGCCACCTTGACGCTTTTCAAGCAACGCCCTGCACTCTTCCCAGCCCAACAACTCAAGTGACATGTGGCCCCCTTACTTGGCTACCGGAATATTAATGGCTGGATGGCTTTCATAGCCAACCAGTCGCACATCGGACGCCACGAAGTCGTCGATGTTGATAAGCTTTGGGTTGACCATGACGCGCCCAGGCTGCATGGGGTCGCGAGCCAACATCTTGTTAACAGCATCCACCTGGTTCTTGTAGATGTGCAGGTCGCCGTTGGACAGAACGAATTCGCCTGGCACCATGCCGACAATCTGAGCCAGCACCATGGTCAACACCGAGTAGCCGATGATGTTGAAAGGCCGCCCAATCGGGGCATCATTCGAACGCATGGTCAACATGCAGTCCAGATAGCGAGTGGCAATCCCGTGTTCTTCCGCAAAGTCGTAGATGGCCTGGTAGTAGTCCGGATGACGGAAACCGCTACCACCGTTGGCGGCTGGCAGGAAACCATACTGCGGTTCGCTGGAACGCATGTGTTTGACCGATTCTTCAAACTCATGCCCGATCATGAAATCATCTTCAGAGAAGGCGATGTCGTTGAGAACGTCTTCCCAGCCACGCTTGCGAGTGTTGAACTGGAACAGCGTGTGGCAAGGACGCAGTGCCATTTCGTCCAGCGCAGGCACATGCCAGGCGTTGATGATAATACCGCGGTCGTCTGGGTTGTTCTTGAGCAACTCGATCGCATTGGCCAGTTGATCGATTTTACGCTGCACCACAAAGTGGGTGCAGTAATCTTCACCCAAAGGCTCCATGCCGCCCAGGCATTTGAACCCACGGCCTTTCAGGGCCTCGACCTCGGCTTCTGTTTCAACCAGCCGGGTGTCCACGATGTTGCGCCACTGCACACCGTACACCGCGCCCAGATCGCCATCCAACAGCTCGTATGTGGGGATCTTGAAGTGATCCAACATTGGCACCAGAGGGACACCGGCCTGATTTTCTTTAAGAACGCAATGCTCGTCCTTGTAAAGACGGAGCTCAGCTTTATCGATATCTTCGTCCTGGCATTGACGATTGAATATCGCTTCGCGTTCTTCAAGCGACAGCTCACGACCCCAGACTTCGGTACCTGGTTTTACCCACTTGTTCCAGAAGGTGACACCGTTGTCGATCAGGTATTTCAAACGACCACTGCCCGACACAATCCAAACCATTTCATGCACCGAGGCCATGAAAGGAATCCGGCGCAGAGTGCCAGCCGGAAACGTGCCTTCCAGTGAATAGCGTTGCAGGTAGCCGAACACCGAATGAGTGCCCTTACCTGTGCGATCATCTTTCTCGGTGCCGTTGTCCAAGATGTGACGCAGCATTACTTTTTCAGATTCCATGTTAAATCTCTTCTGTTAACCATTCATATTGCCCACTCACGCGACGCAGGTCATTGGTGACCGTGCGAGTAACATGGTAGGATAGATCGTAGTTGTGCGAAAGGAACTCAAACGCGCAAACACGAGGATGTAGGTGAGTCATAATCCGATCAATGTCTTTGACCGTTTTCTCACCCAGGTATTCACCAGCCAGATGTAAATCCAAGATGCGCTTGGACAGACTCTTCTGGTAATTACAACCGTACCGTACGGCAACGGCTTCTACCAGACGAATGGTTTTACGCAGTCGTCTGTAACGCTTGAAGTTGTGGACAAATATCTGCCACCGGTTCATGTTAGGTAACCACCTTTAAAGTTGGCGCATCGATACGGGGAGGAACTTGAATATACTCATCTGACTTATCCGGCAGAATCTGCGTATCAAACATATTCAGTAAGTGGATATCGTTGATAACCGCCTCGTGGCCATCAATTGCTGCAAGTGCAACCATGGCCCTCCAAGGAATACCGATGAAGATCGGACCCCGGTCAAACTCGTGCATGATCTCAATGCCCCGAGACGTCCGCTTGATGTTTACCGACTTAGGCAGAGTCAGCGGTACCCGAGTCTTACCATCAATTACTGTGCCGTATGGATGCAAATCAACGCCACTCACCTGGATTTCTTCCAGATGAACAACCAGCATTACCTCCAGGATACCCTGGTTACTTTCGGCCCATGTCAGATAGGTGTCAAACAAAGGCGGGAGGAAGGATGTGTATTTCTGCATGTGCTTAACCACCGTTAAAGTTCTATCCAGTAACAGACAAGATAGCCATTCGTGTTGATAATCTAGGTCTATAAAAAAGTTAACTAATGGACATAAACCCCCCTGGCCCTAAAGCCAGAGGGGAGAATTTATGCCCGCGCCAATCGGTGAGCTATCTGGCTGACCGATCCGTTGTTTGGGTTGAAGCTGAAGATGGCTTGAGCGATCCAAGTTCTGGCCATGCACTGAAGATATTCCTTCTCCTTCAATACCAGACCGTTCTTAGCGGCCATGGAGTTTTCCTGTAGGAGATTGAAGATCTCATTACAGGTATTCAGGATCACAAGCACATCTTGTCGACGAACACAAGACAGCCAATTATTGTGTAACCGAACCATCTGCTCAACAGTGAACAGGTCAAACAACACCCACCACACCATCCGCTCATTGCTATTTTCAGTTGCCGCATTTACAGTCTTTTCCCAAGCCCTCAGTACAGGGCTGTTGTCAATGATGGATTGTATTCTTTTTTGGCTATCCAGTGCAATCGACTGGTAGCGACGAAACATTTTACCCTCATCCGTGAAGTTGGAGAATAACCAAATGAAAGCATTCTCCCACCCAGCCGCTTTACAGACGCCCAATAGAGTACCCGTGATGGGACCCATGGTAGGTTTGATGCCTGCAATTTTCTTGTACAGTGAATTGGACATGCTTACCCCAACAAAAAAATAAGCAGTAGGGGGATTGCTCCCCCGTCTGCATAACGATTAATCCCGCAGTTTAAGCTCTTCGCCCATCAGTGCAGATTTCAGTCGAGACACCAGGCCACGAGAGACTGGTGGTTCTTCTGGAACCGGCACGCGCTCAACGAAAGGCTTCTCGGGTTTGGTCTCCAGGGATTTGGCCCAATTAGGATTGCGCGCTTTGATGAAGTCAACCATGTCCTCTACCTTGTCGGCAGTGAACACCTCCAGCACGTCGTTATCCTGGTTGATGTATTCGACAAAGTGCACCAGGCACGCGTCGATGATTGCGGGAGTTACCTTCTTCTTGCAAGGCAACCAAGTACGTGGAGGCTCACCGCCCTCACCCACTTCATCAGACATCCCCCACAGAGGGAAGTCTTCGCCCAGGTAGAACTTTACCATCTTGCCATTGGATACGGCCAGTGTAAAGCTACCACGAGAGTTTTCCAACATGTCCAGCGAATGCTCGCCGATAACGAAGTTGGTGTTAGCCGGTTGAGAAAAGATACCCACACCATTAGCAAAGTCCGCTACCCGCGTACCGGCAGCGAAGATGTAGCGCCAGATGGCACGGGTCATGAACACGCCTGGTTCTGCATTATCAGAGATGATAAGCTTCTTGCTTTCCAGGTAAGTGCGCAATGTATCCCAGATGCGTTGGACCACAAAACCGTGGTCAATGCTTACGCCCTTGCGAGAGGTCAGACGACCGTGCAGAGCGAACTTCTTTTTGACCCGATCGCCGTTGGTGGTGTTGGTGGTCACCACCTGAAACTTCATGCAGCTTTCGTAGTTGTCGATCTTTTGGGAGTTATCGTTGCCATCTGCCAGCACGTAGAGCTTAAGGCCCTCCAGTACATCGATGGGGGTTTCAATGTTCAACAGAATCACAGGTTGTGCGTTCATCCAGCATCTCCGTCGACACTGGCATGTAATGGCCAGGTCGTCACGCAAAATATTCGGTAAGTGCCTCGCCCTGGGTGCTACGCACCAGCTCTAAAAAGTCTATGACCCACATGCTTCTATCGGCCGGAATTATCTTCGGTTGCGATGAGCTTTTGCCATAAGCGTAATAGTGCACTAGGGGAAGCGTTGATTTGGTCAGTGCTATCAGCAGTTTGGGATAAGTCGTAAGCTTGAGGGCAATTGCATAACGCACCTCGTGCTCAAACGTAGCTAGGGGAACCCTGGGCAACATTAGCCCTAGCCGACGCGCATCGAACCCTGTACAGGTTCTGAGACGATCGTTGACCATCCCAGAAGACAACCACCACCACCACCCCTCGATGGAATTAAAGTGGCCAATGACAAACTGCTGTTCCCCGCCGTCTTCTGCCGTACGTCTGACGACTCGATCAGAAACGGTGGGGAATTTTGACATATTGGAAAGACTACGCCCAAGCTCGGTATTCCCGCCCGAGTAGACATTAATGTGGGTGACACCGTCCTGGGAAATATCAAGAACTACTCCTTTTCGAATAACCTCAACTACAGACTTGTTAGCCATTATATTCGTTCCTTCATGGTCGGCCTGCATGTAATGCAAGCAGGCCTATCCATTTACCTTAGCCGAGTGATGCCTGACTAAGGACCTGCCTCAGAGAGACTTGATGTTTACGCAGGTATTCTTCTTTGGCCTGTTCGCGAATGTTTACAGCGCGCATGAGACTACCGGTTAATTCATTTGTCTCTTCGGGACAGGTTACCTGATACGGCATGTAGCTGCTCTTGGTTTTAAACACCCCCACGTAACCCGTTGGGTTTTGTTTATCAGAGCGTTCCACCGCATGCAGGTTCTTACAAGTTTGCAGTGCCCCCAAGTTACGCTCCAGCATCGCCAGAGCTTCCAACAACGGAGTACGATAATCTTCGCCGTACACAATCCAGGTGCAGTAGGAATCTCCCAACTTGGCCTTGAACGTGTAACGGTCTCCTTTCTTCAGAAGTTGCAATCCACGAATGTATGGCAGTGTGCCAACGCCTGGAACATAAAGACGACGACCAGCTAAACGAAATGGATACTTCTTATTCACGAGTTCGGCCCTTTTAGGGAAGTGTATCAATTAGCAGATGGAAAGAAGAGTTAGAGCTCTTCGGGTTCCACTGGTTCGCCGTCAAGATCGGCATCACCGAAACCTTCTTCCACATCGATCTCGTCATCGAGTGGTTCCAGAATCTTGTCAGGCATTTGCAGGTGGGGGATGATGTCCGCCAACTGCGTGTAGAAGATGTCGTACTCATCCACCGAGTCGTCGAACTCAGGAGGACTTACGCCGTCTTCGTAGGTGAATTCGCCAGTGCGCAGGCACAGCACCAGGCCGCGATCGGTGTTGGCTGCATAGCCTTCAACGCCTTCTTCAGTAATCCCATACCAGAACTCGCCGTTATTGGCCAGACTGGCTACAAGGTTGGGCAGATCTTCTGGCCAACGCATAGGGGCAACTTGTTGATTGACATCGTAGTCAACGTTATCGAAGGTGACTCGAATACGTTCGATGGCGATATCATTGAACGCAGGGTCAATGATACGTGTATTGATAATACCCATTTGAATCTCCAGCTTAAGGATAAGAATGGACCACATACAGAGAACATCGGTATGCTATCTCACTTGGATACTCTAGGTCTGAAATTAAGTTGATTTAAGGGCATAAATAAATAGGTACGCAGGACCACCCATTCTACTCAAGGCTTCTCAAGACTCTTCATAGGTGCTAGCAAGAGTCAGGGAAGCCACCCGTTATCCCCTACGGGAAAAGAGGTGTCACTTGGAAGAAGGGTGTCACTGCGGGGTCACTGCCTAGCGATTGGGTAGGTATCTAGGATCTACGGCCAGCCAGGTCGTTTACTCCTGATCCAACCATGAACCGTCTGTGCAGGTAAACAGAGCAATTGGGGCATGCTCTAATTGGGTCCATTTAAACCCGTGGTCGGCGAGGCGCCATGTGTGCCATCGGCTATTGGGGAGGAGGGCTTACGACCGCCTTATGGTCGTGCCACACCTTATCTGCAAATCGTTCCATCCACGGGGTAACGTCTTCGATCTGGGCATCGCGGCGCAATACGCGGCGTGGCCCGAAGTAGCGTTTGCCTGGCGGTGGGAATTTGTGCAGACGACCAACAACGATGATCGAAATCAACCAAAGCAGTCGTACGATGCTAGCATCTCAGTAGGGGGTTAGAGGTTTTGGCAAGTCAATAATTACCACGGTTCTATCGGCTTATGGAGTGGCTGCCTACCTGACCTGGCCCTTAGCCTCGGGGGTAGGCGATTCACGCCCAGATGATGCTGCGCCAGGCTTACCGTCGCGGGCGGTTAACCACGTACTGAAGGCGGGATTGATAACTGTTTGCACAGAACAATCCCGCAGATCAGCAGCGGTCACCGCCATGAGCACTGTAGGGGCCAATGATATCGACAGTGCAAGTAAGCCGGTCGCAAGTAAAGTTCGACTACGCATTAGCGCATCCCTGTATACTTGTGGTCAATATATCTGGCGGACCCTTAGAGGTCTACAACCACGCCCGGCACTTCACTGGCCTGGTACCACCAGACTCGATCGATAACGATCGAGATCAGGTTAGCGCCTTCTTGCTGAATGTAGTAATCTTTGACCTTACGGATAACCGAGTCGGAACAAAGACCTGTCACATTCAGGTCGTGGGTTGCAGTGGTAAACTCGCCGCTGGAACCACCAATGCCGGTGTTGAGCAATGACCGTACAGTAACGGTCACCTTAGCCGGCCATTCGCTGCGTTCGAATGTCGAGACTTGCGTCATTCCAGTTTACCCAGGTCAGCAGGGTTGGTTGGAGTGTCACGACGAGCCTGGCGCAGGCCTTCAGGAGAGGCACCGTCTGGATACGGTTTGATGGACAGAATGCGCATGCGCTCCAGAGAAGCATCGCGTTCGGCGTCCATCAGTGCACGGCCTTGATCGGTGTACATAACCGCTTCGCTCAGGAACTTGAGCTGACCCGCGTACATTTCCTGATAGGAAATAGGCTTCTTGAGCACCAGGGTCATTTCACGACGCAGCTTCTGCATGATGACGTTAGGGCTGTCCTCGGAGAAGGAGAACAACAGGTCAGCATCGCGCAGCGCTTTCTCGGTCGGAGTACGCGGGTCTTTCACGAACGGGTATTCGGTGATAGCGATCAGACGCTCTGCCATTGTCAGAACATCTTCGCCGTAACGCTCTTTGACAATGTGGCCGATCTCAGCCAGACCACGCAGAGCCAGAGCGATGTTTTGAGCATCGTTCTCTTGCTCGCCGCCCATGTGACCGTAGTCGTGCATCAGACCAGCAATAACCAGAGCGATCGCCGGACGATCGTTCTGGGTGATGAACAGGACCTTGTCATCGACCTCTGGGACAGCTGCCTGCTCAACCTGACCCTGCTCGATCATGTCCTGGTAGATCGACCAGGCCACCCCTGCCACCCAGTAGCAGTGATAAGGGTTGTGGTAGGGGTTCTTTTGCGAGACGGTGTCCTGAGCAAAGTGAACCAGCCAGCCAAGCGCGAACTTGTCGATGAAGGCTTTGAATTCTGGGGTGTTAGCGATAATCATGATAGCTACCTTTTGATGGGTGGGGAAATCTTCCCCAATACGATTAGAGGGGATGTAGGTCGTGAGTCAGAGTGGTCGTTACCCCATCGGCCAGAACTCCCCAGTTCTTACCTTGTGCCCAGAGCAACGCTTCCTTCACACCGATCTTGTGACTACTGCGGTGATAGGCCTTTATCTGGTCTACCACATCATCAGGTGCGCAGGCGGTTACAATGAACCGCATGCGATTGGTACCGTTGCTGTCAGTAAAGTGCAGCACCATCCCGCGATTGTGTATCAGCTTAACTTCAGGCATGTTACACCTTCCCGTGAGTGATCCCACGCTGGCCCTGATATTTGCCACCACGGTCTTTGTAGGACGTGTGGCAGGGTTCGTCGCCTTTAATGAAGACGAATTGGCTAATGCCTTCGTCAACATAGATCTTCTGCGGGACGCCAGAGGTGTTCGAGATCTCAATGACCACGTTACCCTCCCATTCTGGTTCCAGAGGGGTCACGTTGACAATGATACCCTCACGAGCATAGCTGCTCTTGCCCAGGCAGATAACAATGATGTCACGAGGAATACGAAAGTATTCCACGGTGTGCCCTAGCATGAACCCACCGGCAGGTAACCACGCAAATCGGCCACCATATTCGTCGGTCAGAATGTTGGCTTTGACCTTGTTGCCCTTAGAGGGACGCTTGGCGTCGCCGCTGATGTTATTGATGGCGCTGAAGATTTCCAACTCGTCGGCCAGTCGGACGTCGTAGCCGTAGCTGGACAGGCCGTAGGAGAACACGGCAACGTTGGCGTTGTCGCCGACTGCTTCGCGTTTTTCTGTTTTAACAGAGTGATTGATGTAGGGCCTTATCATGCCACTACCATGCACTACATGCTCTGTGGGGCTATGTTGCATGTCCAGTGGAAATACACTGCACAAAGCGTTGATTGAAATATCGGAAAGAGCTGACATTATCGTCTCCAAGAAAGTAGTGGTCTGATATATTGCGACTGGCTTTCAGACTTCAAGGAGATTGTATGTGATCTGGTTAGAAAGGTAATGCTTTTCGCCAGGCCATTTATGCGAACGACAACCACGGAGAACCCCCATGTCGACGTTTAAACCGCACCCAGAATTACTGCTTGACCTGGCAAACGCTGAGAACAACTCGCACGTTGCCTTCTCCGAAGTAACGGTGAGTCCTCCTACCGCCATCACTGGCGACGACGGCGACACCGAAGTCACCTTCACCTCCACCGTTCCATTGAAGTACACCGGCAGCTCCACTCACCCGTATCACCGCCTGGACTTCACCACGCTGTTCGCTACTGCCGACATCACCACGCTGTCGGTCGCCACCAACGCAACCACCTCGGTTGAGTTGGTTGAAGCCATCCGCGACGCCTACGGTCTGACGCTGTTTGCAGACGACATCGTGGACGAGCCTATCGTGCGCTTGGACGACGGCAACGGCACTGTTAACCTGGTAGCCTCGCATACCTCCTACGTCTTCTCTGGCAGCATTGAGGTGGCCGTATCGCCTCTGCCAGTTGAATCCATTCCTCTGGGCGACATCCTGACCGTCAAGGTACTCAATGGCCTGAACTATCCGCTGATGGATACCAGTGCTCTGACTCCTCCGGCGACTGAAGTTGAAGCACTGCAAGGCGGTGCTGTCAAACAAGACGGCACTCTGCTGGCCGGTACCGGTAACCCAGCCGGTGGCTTCACTGTGGCCACCAACAGCGAGATCTCGTTGGGTCTGGTTGCCCGCGTGTATCGCTCCACTGACGTGGTTGAGCCTATCGAGGGCGAATACCTGCTGGACATCCCAGACGCTGGCGACTGGAACTACACCTACTCGATAGGTTTGGATCTGGCTAACCCAGGCATCAACCCGATCACCAGCCGCTACGCTGTGGCGCTGGAAATCAAGTCCCACCAGACCGAGCAGTCGGTGACATTCACCCTGCAACCCGTGACGGCTGAAGGTTCTAGCTATCAGTGGGTGGCCGATGAAGACAACACCGTCATCATCACCGACGACGCTGTGTCCACCGATGGCCTGGTTACCCAGAACATCATGCGTCTGAAGTTCTTCGCTCAGTTCTTCCAAGGCGAAGTGGTCAACACCGCAGGCGCCCTGACCGGCGTCTACGATCTGACTCTGACGGCTCGCCGTTTGAACTCGATCGCCCCTTTGGTGAAATCCACCATCGTGGTCCACGCAACTCCAGTACAACCTGCTTAACTCAGAGGTAGACCATGCAGATCCAAGTTATTGCTTCGCTCATCGGCCGTACCGAAGTTGACCTGTTCTCGTTGGTTCGCCAACAACAGGCCATCGATCCCAATCTGGTGATCACCGGTATTACTTTCGTGGACTTGAAGAAGTCAGGCATTCCTGATGCCATCGAGAACCTGACGGTGCTGGACGAGTACACCCTCGCCAACAGCTTCACTCTGGCGCTGGATGGCACTCTGGCGCTGTACGTGTTCGCCGAGACAGACACTGGCAACATGCGTGTTAGCGGCGACTCTCCTTGGGGCGACAGTCCCATGAGCCTGAAGGTGGAAGTGACTCTGTCCATGCCTGAAGGCTACGCTGCCAAAGTTGTGGCAGCCGATGCCGCGGTCGAAGATGCTCCAGCTGAACCGGTGGCATAAGGTCATCCCAGTCCGCCTTTAGGGGTGGACTGGGATTTATGCCGGTTTACCATTGGATTGCGAAACCACCGTTTAAGATGGTGATGTCATTGGGATGCAAACGAATACCCACCTTGTGCTCGGTGTCAAACTGTTGCATGGCCGACTTGGTCAACTCTACGGCCATCGTGGTCGTCCAGCCGGGCGTACCAGTAGGTGCGTCCTTTACCAGATGGATCAGTGCCATGCGAAAGAAGAACAACAGACTGGCCCGCAACGTTTCTTGACAGACCTCGCCCTGCTGTCTTGGATAGCAGGTAGTTTGCTTGCCCAGAAAAGGATCGGCTGAATGTGCCGCGATGGTAACCCCGCTGGCCATGCTGATACGAATGGTCAGGCCATGTTGCAGGCAGTTATCAACATAGTCCACATGTCGATAACGAGGGGTTGAGCCAATGGCCAAGTTCAAATCACACACGAACTCAGCCAGCACATCGTTAATCGAAGAACTCGACGGGCAGCTCTCTAGGAAGCTCAGTAACGATGGAGGGAGTATTTTCTTTATTTGTGTAAGCCTGTTCACGTTTGAACTCCTTGGTTATCTCTCCCATGTGCTCGAAGGGAATACCGTCGAGCTCACAGCGCTTGCGAATGATTTCAATCAACAGGTGTCTATGACAGAACTTCCCAGCCTTGCAATAACAGGCAACACAGACTTCCTCCATCTGGAGGAAGGCGGTCCACTGCACAGGGTAGTCGATCTGTCTTTGAGCCAGAATCGAAATGAAGTGGGTGGTGTACTCGGCCTCGGTAATACGATCGCCCTTGTAGTTCATCACGATCTCACGAGTCGGTGACAAATACGGGGGCTGAGCGGCGAACGTAGTATCGATTAGAGGAATCCCTTCAGCCTTGGCCACCCTCCACTGCGCAAGCTGAATCGTCCAAATCCTCACTTACGCACAAGTGAGGTGTAGGCATGGGAGAGCTTTCCGTCCCCGTCGCTCACTTTCAAGTGAGCGGCGACCTTCCACACATGGTCTTCAAGCTTGGGGGCGTAAACCGTATCGCCCACAAAGTCATTGTTAACCTGAGTGATCAACAGCCGAGTGGCGTAGTCAAAGAACTCTTCAAAGATCCTGACACCGCCCACCACGAACAATGAGCCCCGACCAAACTCGGCATAGAGGTTCACTGCTTCCACCGCAGACCTGGCAATCAACAGATCCGGGTTAGGGATTTGCGGTGGGTCCATGGTGGTGGACACCACGATGGTCAGTCGATTGGGTAGGGTATAAACGTCGGAGGGTTTGGTAACTGCCAACAGGGCAGCTGGGCGTTTCAGTTCCAGACTGCCAGTACGCCGTTTCTTACCCACTGCTTTGGGATCGTCGAGGATCTTTTTGATCTCGCGATCGAACTGGGCATTGACTTCCACCAAACGCCGCTCGTAAGCCGCCACAGCCTTCGGGTGGAGATGTTGCAACGACAGGTGGGTATTGAGACCCATGATCTGCGTATTGCCCGTGGTGAGACGCTTGTAGCGTTCCAGGTCATCGGGCAGGTGCCAAGGGATCTTGCCCTCATGCCCGATGGTGCCGTTGTTGTTGCAAGCGTAAAGCAGTGTCAGGTCTTTCATGGCTTGGCCCCGGCCCACAATGTGAATTGAACCACCAGGTTCTCGATGGAAGCAACTGTTTCATCAGGGTGGACAAAGCTGCCGGTGCGAGCGAGCAGGCGGTCGCGAAGGTCGAGCAGTGCGGTGAAGGCCTTGGTTAGAGGACTTGGAGCGTATTCGTGTTCGGCCAGTGCTTTCTTCAGATCCAGACCGAGAATGGATGCATAGCGTTCCAGCTGAATCTGGGCATCGGCGCGAATTCTTTCATCCTCAGCTTTGAGCATGAACTCAAGGGCATTGTGAGGCCCCGGCTCAAAGGTGGGGTCGAACGTAGCGCTCTTTAAACGATCATACACGCTGTCTACCAGTTTGTCGGCGGCGGCCTTAAGGTCACTGTCCTCAAGGGTCACGGTGAGCACCTCTTCAGCAGGCTTGGAACTGCCAACGGTTACGCCTTGGCTTTCAACCAGGTTGTCGCCGTTGATGGACTCACGCCGACCTTGAGTATCTTCAGCGTAGGCCAGAACTTCCTTGATCCAGGCGCGCGCGGGTTCGGCCACTGTCGCTGGGATAGGATTAGAACCCAACTCATAGTCCAGATTCAAAAAGCCCTTCAGACCGGCGATAATTGCAATGCGCTGGTGGGCAGCTTCCAAATCAAAGGGCAACTTGGGACGGATGTTGGCCTCAGCGATTTTAGCCCGGTACTGAACGTTAACATATTCGGTGAGTTCATCCAGCACTGCTTTGAGAGTAGGGTAGTTGTCAACCAACAGGGAGCCGTCATCCCCATCTTCCAACAGCGGTGCCAGAATGCTAATAGCTTTTTCAATAGGTGACATCGTATTTCTCCTCGATTAATGAAACCGTGGTTTGAGAAATCAAACCGTCGGTCAATAGGTGATGAATGAATTGGCCACGTACGTTAGCCAGTGGCTGACTTGCGTCGATAAGTCGGAAGCGTCCAGTAGTATCTTCGGCCATCCGTGTTAGAAAACCAGACCTCGCCCGATGAAAGAAGGCCATGGACTCTTGCTCAAAGCGGTCTAATACCCCACGAGCAGTGGCCCTGGCCATGCCAATCTCTGGATCAATGTCCAGTAAAAAGGTAATGTCCGGCACAGGCGGCTTTAGCAGTTCTACAAGGGCGTCTATGAGTGACTTAGACAAACCTCTGGCGTAGTGCTGATAGGCGTAGGTGCTGTCCACAAAACGTTCACAGACAACGACACGCCCCTCTGCCAGCCTGGGTCTGATAAGCTCTGTCAAATGCTGCTGCCTGGCTGCAAATATAAGTAGCAGTTCTGTGGGGGCACACATTTGCTCTTCTCTGGGGGCCAGTAGCACTTCCCGAATGATTTCGGCCAGAGGAGTACCGCCGGGTTCACGGGTCATTACGGGACCAGCGATACCATCGTAGCGCTTTCTTTTTTGGCCGGTGACCCCGGAGAGACAGTCGTGCAGAAATTCTTTGGCAGTGCCTTTTCCTGCTCCCTCGGTAGATTCCAAGGTGATTAATTTGCCATTCATAATAGGGACCAAATGGGTTAGCTATAACCTTACTATGGTATGTGGGGGTTAACATGTCCTCCATTACCATCCCCTAATGAAAGGTAACGCGTCATGGCACTGCACGTAAGTGACTTCTCCAAAGCACCGGCCGATATCATCATCGACCTGATTGCTGCGGACAACACCACCAAGCCGATCACCAACCAGACCATCACCCTGGGCGTTCCTACCGTTGCAGCCGTCGTTGACGCCAGCGGCGACACCGAGCTGGAAGTTACCGCCAAGGCTGGTTCCGGTTATACCGGTTCCGAAGTGGTCAAATACAACCGTCTCGACCTGCAAGGCTTCACTTTCGGCGAGACCTTCTCGCTGCCAGTTGGCGATGCCGAGAACCTGGCTGACCTGATCCTGGAAGTCAACACCGGTCTGGGCGTCAACCTGACTGCCGACGACTACACCGACAGCGCCATCGGCGCCTGGGCTGGCGAGCCGAACGAAACCAAAGTCGTTTCGCTGCCAATCACTGCCGGTTCCCTGGTCTTCAAAGGCGCTCTGTCGATCACCCTGCACGCCGAGGACATTCCTTTGTCCGAAGTGATCACCGTGACCACTCTGAGCGGTCTGAACTACCCTGCTGCGCCGGTGGTCTAAGACCACTTGTCTCTAAAAAAGACAGTGTGAAAGGGAGCCTTTGGGCTCCCTTTCATTTATGCCCTAAGTATTATTTTTTAATGGGCTAATCCTATGTGGATCTTTTTGTTCACGCCTCTCTCCCCACGCTCTGAATACGATTTTCAGGAGAACCCCCATGTACCTTGTCCCTGGAAAGGGTAAGGACATTTTGCTTGGGCTTGTCGCTCAACAGAACGTTCTACCGTACCCGCTTCTGGCAGATGAGACCGCCATCTCCTCTCCTAAAAGCACCGCTACCTCCCAAAAGCCCACTGCTGTTTCCGCCAAGGTAATTGCCCTACCGGGTTCTCCTTACGAAGGTGCGGCGCCCATCGGCTACCAACGAATGGATCTGAGTGCTGCTTTTGGCAGCATCGTTCCTGTTATTCGTTCTATCAGTAGTGGCACTTTGCACTCAATGCTGCCAGAGATTGGCCGCAAGTTGGGCATGTTCCTTGACCCCATCGATTTTGATGATGTCGACTACTCAGGGTTAGGTGAACTGCAAGAGGCCTTTGTTCGCATCCGTGCCTCTGCTACATCGTTGTCCTACACCGGCTCTTTCATTATCAAGTTCACCCGCATCAGACCTGCTCTGCTGACCGCCACCCCAACTGGCGATCTGGACAGAACGCGTTTCCCAGGCTCTACTGGGGGCAACAAGAAACAGGTAGATACCTTTACCTGGGCTCGTGACTGGACTGAGTTCTACTCGGCCGTTCAAAAGCATTCGGTGCTGAACGTTGCAGGTAACCCGGCAGCTCTGGTAACGTTGATGAACTCTTTGGGGTTCTCAACCTGGCCGACTGGGATCAACTTCCCCACGTACGACTACCCAACCAGTGCCGTGCCTCAGGCTAACCCCACCTACGACCGGGTCATTGTTCAATCGGTGGTTAACCCTACCATTGTTAACGACCTGGCCTACGAAGGTACCGCCTATTTCCACTACAATCTCACGTAAAGGGTCTGACCATGTCGCTTTATACAAACCCCTTGGATCAAGTCGTTGAGTCGATCAACCGACTCAACAATGTCGCCCTGATTGCTGGGGACTACAACTTTGGTCAGCCCAGTGCGGTAACTGTTCGCGGTAACGGCATCAACACGGAAGTTACGCTGACTGCTAAAGGCTCCCAGAGTGCCTACTCGGGTTCCCGTACGTTTGGCTATCACCGTTTGGATTTGTCAGAGCTGGCCGTACAGGCTCCTCTGATCATTCCTGTGCACAACATCCTCACCATTGCCGATGTCTGGGGTGCTCTCAACAGTAACTTCGGTACAGTCTTCACAGCCGCAGACTTTGCTGCTCGTGACCTGACGACTGCTGAGAAGACCATTCCCTCCAGCATTACGTTGCAGGCACTGGCTACCAGCTATGGCTGGACCGGTAGCACTCAGGTGACTACACGAATCGGTGGTTACAAGTTGGCCGACTACCTGACGGTCAGTGCACTCACTGGTTTGAACTACCCAGCGCCTGTGTCAACCCGTCCCTATGCATGGGCCTACTCCTACAGCCGGGACTTCAGCGACCAGCATGCAGGGTTGGACACCGTTCAAACAGGCACTGCTCAATTGGCCGCAGTACAAGCCGCTCTGACAGCGATTACAGGCGATGCGTGGACCTTGTCGGGTGTCGGTCAGTATTCCCTCGGTAATGCCACTGTAACGGCTGTGGGGACCACTGCGTCGACTACCGGGTACAACACGGACTATGTTCGTTATGTGTCTGTGCAATTGGACCCTGCTCAATGCACTGGTTTGCTGGGTAGCCTTGTTCTGCACTACAACCAGTCTTAAGGCTTGGGTGATGTCATGTCTAACACAGAAAGGCTTTTCGTTGTTCTGAACGAACAATTTGTACCGCCCAAGGAGTTTAACCAAAAGCGATTGGAAATCGCTATCCCTGAGGCTGTGGATGAACATGGACGTAATACACGGCTCACGGTCTCGGGTATTCCGGGCCGTGGCTATTTTGGCGACGTTGACGTTTACTATGATCGTGGCGACATTGCAGGGTCGGTTATTGACTTCACGTTTCGAAGCGATGTCCCATTGACCCATGACAACATTGTCAAGGCCATGGCAGTAAAGTGCGACATTGAAATCAACCCAGAAGACATTGATGCCTTCGATCAGATTCCATTGACAGAAGGTCAAACACAGACAGTTATTCTGACTGTGGCTGAAACCTCGGTGCAGTGGTATGGTTTGGTTGAGATCACTGTTGAGTACGGCAAGCAGTGGTTGGATACGGTCACGGGTGTAACGGACTTGGATGTCTTGCAACACCCAAGCCGAGACGCCACTCGCCAGTCGGCCCGTGTGGCGATGTGGGGCATGGACTTCTCTGGTCTCTACCCTGCACTCAAACCTACGGCCAAAGGCGCCTACAGCGACTGGGCGGCTGTACAGACCCTAACGCGTAAGCTGGGTATCCGTGATTGGATGCAGGGCACTGTTGTGGACATGGCGACTGCCGATGTTCCAGATGCCAACCCGCTTTTCGAACGGGTGGTTATTCAGTCGTCTGTGGTCAGCGGTCTGCTGGTAGGTCCTGTCTATTTCCATTACAACCCAAGCTAGGTAAATAACGATGCCTAACTACTCAGGTACCGCGCTGCAAAACGTAGTGGATCAAATCAACAAAGACAATCCACAGCTTCCTTCTCCAATCAACACTACCGACTTCATCTTCGGTATTCCCAAAGCGCTGGACAAACCAGTGGCTGGACGTAACACCTCGATCCGGGTTACCGCCAAACGCACCGGCACCTATGTCGATGCAAAAGACCTGACCTACACCCGCATCAGCCTGGCGTACCTGTACCGCAGCCTGCCTCTGACCTACTCCAAGTACATTGATCAGTTGCCCGCTATTACACCCGCCATTTATTTGGCCAGTGTGAATAAGCGCTACGGGTTGAACTTGGAAGCCTCCGGCATGACGTTGCCCACCTGGCAACCTAATGAAGGTGGTGTGGCTAAGGCACTGGTTGCATTACCCACCAACCTCATGTACATCGACAGTGTCCCTCTGACCTGGATTGCTACCAAGAAATCGGTGGCCGACCAGATCCCTGCACAGACAGCTGGACTGACCGTGCTGGCTGCCGGGGTTAAACCTCAGGCATCGTCAGACAACGTTGTTGACTTCATGACCTATGCTGGCGACTTCTCTGCCTTCAAAGACAAGTTGTCAACCTATGCCGCGCTGACCACGATCGCTAATGATCAGGACGGCAAAGCGTTGATCAAGTACATGGGCCTGGTAAGTGGTCTGCCATTGAACTTGGCAGTTGCAGCTACAACACGCAACGGCATGACAGGCGTGCGCGCTATCCAATACGCTCTGCCCAATGCAGCTGTGCCAGAAGCTAACTCCACAGACTACAACCATGTGGCGGTAGTGACATTGCCGGCAGCGGGCGGCTGGTTTGCAGGCAGGTTCCTGCTTCACTTTAACGCATAGGGGCCTGACCCATGAACTTGAAACAAGGTTCTAAAGCTAACCTGCTGCTCCAGCTGTCCATTCTCTATGGCCTGATCGTGGGGGATGTCACCAAGTGGCAGTTTGGTCAGCCGTTGGCATTGGTTAACGATGCTGGGGGCAGTAACACCCAGATCAGACTGACTCCCACCACCGACAACCCGGACTATGGCGACAGTCGTATCTTCAAATACGACCGCACGCCCCTGACCGAGGTTCAACGTAACTTCCCAGCCCACATCTCTCATGCCCTGACAGGCGCGGACTCTACGCACGATTGCTTTGCGTACCTGCTGCGCTACACAGGTATCCTGTTGGATGAGACCGATGTGGAAGACTTGCCCCTGACCGACAATGGAGATGGCACCTACGTCATCGCCTTGCAGGCCAAAGCAGGTTCTCTGTTTTGGACTGGGACAGGGAGCGTGCAGTCTGGGGATACGCCAAACGTTAATCAGGCGATCACTTCGTCCTCGTTTGATTGGAGTTAACCATGACCACCCTTTTCACACTGGATGCCAAGCAGCACATTGCTAACTCCATCAACGCCCAGAACTCGCTGACCTTGAAGGTTGCCGATTTCACAATCACCAACCCCATTGCAGCAGTGACTGGCAGTTACAACTCCAAGGCCACCTTTACCCTGCTGCCCAGCTCGGGTTATAAAGGTTCCAAGGATTTGGCCTTTACTCGGTTCCCACTGAGTAACCTGCTGACCGGCAAAGACATCACCTTGCTTAAACCCAAGGCAGGTGTCACCACGGTGTCGGGTTTGGTGGACACGTTCAACCAGACATTCGGCACACAGCTTACTGCCAATGACTTTGTGGCCGGTGACCTGTCCCAGACGGGTAACACAACGCTGACCGCATCTGACACCTCGTTGTTCTTTATTCCGGGCGGCACCATCGATGTTGGGTTCGTGTATCCGGGCAGTGCACGGGACTCCGAGCTGGACATCTACGCGTGGCCAGATCTGGTAGGCCAATTGGCCACCTACGGCATCGATTACAGCACCACGCAAGGTAAGAGCTTGTTCTCTGGGATTGCGGCATCCGGCACCGTCCTGTCTGATGCAGTGGGTGACACCTTTGCCAGTATGTCCAATGCCCTGGGCGGGATCACTAGATCGGA